AGAGTTCAAATTTTATTATATATAACTGCATGATTGCAGTTATATATAATAAAAGAGGATGCTCAGAAAAGAGTTCAAATTTTATTATATATAACTGCAATCATGCAGTTATATATAATAAAAGAGGATGCTCATCCCGTCGTAATATTAGCATTGTTATCAATACTATTAATATCTAGTGATACGATTTGTTTTTCTTCTTTTAATTTTTTCATAATAACTTTAAATGTATTTATGACTAAATCTTTGTTTTCATACATGATTATTCGTAAATCTTCTTCTATCATCTCTTTCGTATCTGGATTATTTTCGGATAATTTTTTAATTAGAAGATTTATATTTCTTTTTTGATTGGAATTTAATTTGATGGCAGGGTCGGTTAATATTTTACATATATCTGAATGCGACTTGAATATGATATAATTTACTATATCATCAAAGGGTATTTTCACAAATCCTTCACCGTCAAATATCATTGCAGTTGTATGTTTTTTCTGATCTAAATACATATTATGATTTTCTGGCAGAGCTGGATTAAAGTGTTTATATCTAGTTAATTTACTAACAGCATTGCCACCTTGTTGCACAATATGTTCCTTTTGTCTAACGGACAATAACTGTTCGATCGGTACTTCTGTGCCAAATTTATTTACAATGTTCGTTATCGTATTATTAGTAGTTGAATTAATATGAACATCTCCATATATATTAATCGGCATAGTAATAGATGGAATTTGATTATTGAAGCCATTTAAATTATTTATATTATTGATTAGAGCAATGTTATTAATCATATTTTCTTGAAATTTCTTCATTATTTCCTGTAACTGCAATTGTTTCAAATTCATCGACATTATATCGCTTTTCAGTTTATCCTCTCTGGCAGTATGTTCGATCTTTTGTTGAGCAATATGTTTATGAATAGGAGTTTCTTTACATTTATCTATATGTTTTTGTAAATAATATTTAGTGGAAAAGTATTTTTCACAGTGAGTACATTTATGATTTGTTACTATACTATCATGTATATGTTTATGAGACGCTAACTCTTTCTTATTGGTGTATTTAATATTACATATATCGCACTGATATAGAGACATCTAATAAATATACTTATTATTTTATTCTTAACTGCCATACCCATAAATCAATCTCATATAATAAATAATCCTAATACATTATTAGATATCAGTTAAGACCATATGCAATAAATCGCTAGAGATGCTTTTTTTATAAGGAAATTTTATAATTTTCTATTTATTTTATCATATATTTTATAAATTAGTAATCTAATATTAGAAGTATATTATAATTATATAACGAAAAAAAGTAAAATAACATCTATAAAAATTCCATATATTTCCTGGGAAAAAAAGTCCGAAAGAAAATCGGCGGCGATTTGGCGGAATTCGAACCGGGCTTTTTTTCCCAGGAAATATATGGAATTTTTATAGATGTTATTTTACTTTTTTTCGTGTTTTTATTCATATCTAATCTTATTATGGATGATCGCTTTTAGAATATATGATAAAATAAATAGAAAATTATAAAAATTCCTTATAAAAAAAGCATCTCTGGCGATTTTTTATAGATAATCTTGTTTAATACCTGATAATATATATTTGTATTATATATTACAGATGAATATAATAGATGTAGCAGATGGCAAGTACCTCAGATATAATTTATAACATAGTCATCTATACAAAAAATAATTAAAAAAATATAATAGTCTTTGATCAAATGAAACTGAATAAATCGCTAGAGATGCTTTTTTTATAAGGAATTTTTATAATTTTCTATTTATTTTATCATATATTTTAAAACTTGATCATCTTCAATGCGATTATATAATTACAATAAAATAAGAAAAGTAAAAATAACATCTATAAAAATTCCATATATTTCCTGGAAAAAAAAGTGCAAAAGAAAATTGGCGGCGATTCGGTAGAATTCGAACCCGACTTTTTTTCCTGGGAAATATATGGAATTTTTATAGATGTTATTTTTACTTTTCGTTATACAAATATTTTATATTGATCTAATATTAGATTATTGAATTATAAAATATTTTTGGAAATAATATGAAATTATAAAATTTCCTTATAAAAAAAGCATCTCTGGCGATTTTTTAGTTTCATATAAATACAGATTATAAATCAGAATTTATATAAAAATATATAAGACGTTTACATAGAATATGTATCAAATTGCGACCCATAGTGATCGTTATTACCTAGTAGATATTGTTTTGATATATCATTAGGCTCTAATTCATCATAATTATTCACATGATTGTTAGATGTTAATTTATCATAGGTTTCCCATATTGTCGCATTATTATTTTCATCTATATGGTACATGTTTGGATTTAAATTAGGGTTCAAATCTGAACTTCTAACATCTTTAGTTGAAATTAGCGATGAACCTTTAATTGGTCGTTCTATGTCTTTATATATATTATTTTTTGTAGTAACCTTATCATATTCGGTGATCAATCGTTTTTCCAATTCATCAAACATAGAATTTTGATCAGTTCTAGTTAGAAGTTCGAATTGTTTTTCTTCTATTACTTCATCGTCTGCATGTAATAAATCGTCAATAATATTATGAAAAGGATCTTCAACAACTATATCTGCTTTATCTGCATAGTTTATTTCATGTGTATCTTTATCATCTATTCTGACATAATTAACTCTTCTATCAGAGACGGTATTAATAACGTTGGATTGTACATTGTTTATGTTTGTATCATGCGACATAGCGATAGAATTTTGGCCGTGAGAAAATGGGCAGCGTTTAATTTTGATGATTGTATAAGTTGTAGTAAATTGGTAAGTGAGGAGTATTATAATAATACATAATAAGATCATGATGGGGAATTTAACTACCATACGTTAATTATAATATTGATACAAAATAAAAAATATAGTATTCTTTATATGAAAGAACAAATCTTTTATTTTACCATTGGATTGAATATATGTCTATTGTATTTACTTTTGAATTCTAGAGTGAAAATATTAAAAAGAGAGAAAATAGATAAACATTGTTTTAATTAAATTAATTTCCACCATATATTTATTAAATGAAGAATACAATTGCATTATTAATTGGCATATTAGTCGGCCTAATTATCATGCGCCAAGTCACATTTGACCATATCGTTGTAGTATCATAACGATAAGACAAGAAAATTTTGAAATTATTATTATTAATCATTTTAAGGATATATGATTACTATTAATTAATAATGGCGGATTTCCATTCTACAAATATTAACGGCCTTGGTTACTCTTATTATACCAAGGTTAGCGAAAAACCCGATATCAAATTATTTGCGAAATATATGGCACATAACGCCACACTAGACCTAAATGAACTGGTAGCTGATCAAATGTCAGCTATAGAACAAATGATAATCAATTCTAGTGCATTTAAATCACAGGGGACCAAACAACCATATCAGAACAAGTGGCAAGCTTACAAGATTTCCACTAAAACACCATTTTCAGAGTTATGTTTAATATTGAATCGAATGAATGTTAATAATTTAGACGAACTCATACAAGATTCTGTCAAATACGACACGTTATCCTACAATGATATTAAACAATTAGCCGACTTACTTTTGGGCAAGTGTATTAAGGAACCAAACAATATCGAAACATATACCCAGTTCTTCAAGAAAGCGGTTAATAATAGCTTATGGTATGTCTACTATGAAGATAAAGTAATATCATTTTTGGATATTTGTCTTGATCAACTGGAGCATGATTATAAAAATTTGACTAAGTTGGCGGGATATATTGAAGATATGTATGAAATGCAAAAAAATAAAGTAGACAACGTTACTGTTGGTGGTGTGGTTATGACGCAAATGCACAACCCTGAATCGTATCTAAAGAAGAAAAATATTATTATTGGTTTGATAGACATTATTGGTGCATTTTACAACAATAAAATAATTAGTTCAACTCTATTAGAAAATATTTTTGATAATCTAAAAGAGAGATATGAAAGCGTTGGTTCCACAGGTAAGAAGACAAAAATTTATTTTGAACTTTGGCTAGCGTTGTATAATAAAGTAAAAAATAACCTGTCAGAACAATCGCGTAATTATAAATATGGATGGCTAACCGTCGAGAAAGATCATATTGGAGATGATCGATTAGTAATTTTAATTGAAAATTCGCTCAATGCGGATGGTGCGAATGGTGCTGACGATGCAATCTCAATTGAGGATTTTGTGGATAATGTTAAGAATTTAATTGCTAACCTTCATACAGCCTCAGATTACGAAATGTTTGCTAAAGAACATGGTCAGCAAGCAGAAAGATATGTTAGTAAATATTTATTAGAGCAATGTAATAAAGATCTGACGAAACTACCACATGCGATATCTATGATTACAAAATACCTCATGCCCGCCGATAAATTTAAGAAAATGTTGGCCGATTTATTGGATAATGATGAGTTGATGTGTGATTATCCAAATTTTGTGAAATGGGCGAAAAATTATTGAATTTTTAATCTCATATAAGCAATTCATTTATATATATTACATAAATGGGTAGAAAAAAACAAAATATAGAACAAGATGATGTAGAATTAGATGACGAAACATTGCTGGCGAAATATTCTGAAGTAATTGCAGCGGAAGAAAAATCAAAAAAGAAACCCACACCAAAAAAGAAGAAAAATACCAAATTAGAATCGGATAGTGATAAATCTGATAATTCTGATTCTGACCAAGAGGTAGAAAAGAAAAGATCTAAAAAGACAATTCCTGAAAAAAAAGAATTAACTGTTGTGATTAGAAGGAACGAAGTGGTGCAATCAGCGGTACAACCGCGAAAATGCCCTGTTAATTTGCCATGGGTGGAAAGCTACAGACCTAATAAAATGCAAGATATATTGATTGATAATTATATGAGAGTGAAATTAGAAAATATGATTAATATGCATAATTTACCAAATTTGCTAATTAGTGGTCCATCTGGGACAGGTAAGACAACTACAATTCGCACTTTGGCAAAACGTATATTAGGCGACAATTATCATAACACACTGCTTGAATTAAATGCATCTGATAATCGTGGGTTGGATATGATAAATGATGTTAGCTATTTCTGTGATAAAATGGTCAGCAACGGGTTAGGCACTGTTAAAAAGGTAATTATTTTTGATGAAGCAGATAATATTACTCCTAAAGCCCAGCATATGCTAGCAAATATGATGGACAAATATAAAAATACAACCAGGTTCTGTTTTACCTGCAATGATTCAAAGAAAATCATAGATGCGATTCAAAGTAGATGTTCGCCGCTCAGTTATAAACCACTGAATCAAACTTTAATATCCGATAGATTACAGTATATATGTCAACAGGAGGATGTTCAATATGACGAAGGTGGTATAAAGGCATTAGTATTTATTGCACAAGGAGATATGCGCAAGGCAATAAATAATATGGAGGCGACATATAACAGTTTCGACAGAATTACAGAAGAATATGTATATAAATTATGTCATCAACCTCATCCCGACAGTATTATAGCCGTCGTTAAAAGTTGTGCTGCCAGGAATTTAAAAGAAGCAATTAATAATTATAACATATTAAAAGAGAAAGGCTATTGTAACAGCGATATATTACAAACATTAATAAATGTTTTAAAAGCCGTTACAATAGATGAACAAATGCGTATTAACTATATTAAAATATTGTCAGACACATATATTACAATAAATAAAGGTTTAGATACATCGTTACAAATGTATAGTTGTTTTGCAAATATGATAATAGCTACATAAATTGATTAACGTTAATTCATAAAAAAAATCGTTATATATTACATCATATATTACGATTTCTCTATTGGTATCTTTTCGCCAATAACATAATCTTCGCAATCAGCAGATGCAGCAGCAGAATCTATATTTGAAATATCAACTAAGTCGTGTGTGTTTTTATCCATATATTTATATAATAAAATAAATATATTGATTCTAATCGATGAAATCATCATCATCATTTTTTGCTTTTTTCTTTTTAGGCAAATTGACCATAGCAAATGGGCTATGTCCCTCTGTAATTTGTTCATCACATACATTATGCCATATTATTTGATATTCCTTATCAACATAATCCATAAATCGTTTCTTTGCTTGAAACCTAAATATATCTATACTGTCTACGATATCATATATAGTAGGTATATTTTTTCTCTTATGTACTTCTTCTCTCATAATTCGCCCGGTTGCTTGTACCACATCACTTTGAGGTGTACATAAAATGACGGTATCTAATCCCTTGATATCCAAAGCTTCGGATGCCATTTGAAATGTTGCTAAAATTATCGATTTTTGTTCGGATAATTTTAATTCATCTTGACGCATGCCACCAATGTAATAGCCAATCCGTTCCTTCCATTGTAAATTTATAGCAATTAATTCTTTTTCTAATTGAGCTAAATGTTCTCGACGATCTGTCAAAATAATTAATTTACGATAATTGATAATATATTTATATGGACACGGTTCTGTCGGTATCATAGTAAATTCTTTATTTACTACTTTATCGAATAAATTATCATCGTCATATAGAACTAAATCACATAATTTATATCTGTTGTATAATTGTTGTTCACTCGGTGTAGGGGGCATGACTGGAAATATATCATTAATCATATTAATAATTAATTTATTTCTTAGAGATACTTCAGTTAAATTAGTAATCATCTTAGCCGTATTGGGTTGTTTGCCGAAACTTAACACTAATTTATATTTATTGTCCGGCTTGGAAATAGAAAAGTTATATGCTTTGACTAGAATCGTAGAATCAATTTGAGCATACATCTCATACATCATAGGCCCCAAATGCCATAAAAATACCTTATCTAATCTATCTTTCCTTTTCGGTGTAGCAGATAAGCCAATCGTATACGGTGCTTGTATTTTTAATAACGCTTTAGAGAACATCTTAGCTCCTAAATGATGCACTTCATCGAAAATAACCAAGGGAAACCCTTCGAAAATGTCATCATCATAGTCTTTCCCGGAAATTGATTGTAACATACCAATTACAATGTCTTTATTATCAATGTCAATCTTTTTACCTTGTATAACACCTATTCTGGCATCTGGTATATATTGTTTGATGCGTTCCATCCATTGACCAACTAGAAATTCGGTATGTACAACGATCAATGTTTTTACTTTACATATAAATAATAAATATAATGCAATAAATGTTTTGCCTTTGCCTGGTGGAATAGTAATGACACCTCCACCATATGGTTTTAAACGCATCTTCTCATGTTCTTCGAAGAGATATTCTGAACATTTATCAATAATCTCTAATTGATAATCTCTAGGCTTCCCTCTGAATGTGAGATTAATACGATCAGCGTCATTAATAGAGCAGTCAATTATTGCTGGCTTTCCTAGTTTTTCCAATGCATAATACTTTGGCAACAGTAAACGGGTTTGTCCTTCTTGGAATACAGGATATGCTTCAACCGCCTTTTTGATAAAACTACTTTTGATCATAGGTTTTACAGTCAGCTCATCCCGTATCGTTTGAAGCAAGTCGGGCCGCAAATCTGATTTATTTACCATGTAACCATAATTGTTAATCATCTGTATATGTTATGTATAAATTAATGTTTATGTTAAATAATTTCAATTTTATCGCCTCCTTCCAAAGATATAGTCTAAGCTTTTCATGATATAGCTGTAATATGTTACAGCTATGAATAACAATAACAAGAATCCAATTATATAAGTTAGTTCATTATCGGTGTTCATATAGGCATGTACGTATTTGATATACCCCCCAACTATTTCATACGGCGATGAAAAAATCATACATATGGGCGTAATCAAGCGCTCAGCCGCATCAAACAATCTGAGACTCGTGATAGCATCACAAATTGTTTGAATCCAGATCGGAATAATCTCGATGATATATACAAACCATTGTTGTATAATATGCCACATATTTGCGAGATAATAATATATCGTATCCAAAAAATATGCAAAATGGACGCCAATGGTTTGGAAAAACGCAACTAAATATGTCGCAATGACCGATAAGAAATATGATGGTGAATTATGATGATTATCTGTTCCATATGTGACGATTTCTACGATGTACACTATTAGACATGTGAGTAGGAAGTTGTTAAGTGTCAACATTGCTGTTAATGAATAAAATAATGATACTTTCACTGATGGTATATATTTCAATTTTTATGAGCCATTATTTCTTTATATAACTTGCAACAATCTGACTCGCCTTCATATTTCTCTAAATTATCGTCCAATATATGCCTTTGTTCACTACTCATTTGTTCGTATATTTTACATAGTCCTTCGAAACTATTAGTTTTATCTACATTGGCGTCCAAAATTAATTTCAAAGCAGTGCCAAATTCCAAAAGTTCCCCATCCGGCTTAGCAGTTACGCCATATAAACTTAAACATTCTAACCAATAATCCGGTGAAATTAATGATGCCACCATGATAGTGTCGTTTAATAAAGTGTAATACATTCGTTCAGCTAATTCAAGAAATACGTTATCTACACTCATGTAATTAAAAGATTATACACATTATATCCATCGAGTTAATATATCAATTTTTCCGCCGACAATAATAAAAAGAATATAAGTAGAACATATAATGAATATTAGTAATGAGCAACTATGAAAATGTTGATGAATATACTGGGACAAAATATGGTCACATTAACTGTGTATCTATAATATTACGTGAAATGTAAAAATATTATATATAAATTAATTTATTAGAAATATATTACGTCTAGTAATGATCCAATAAATGGTACCTATCATGAAATTAATAATATAACATAATAATAATTTAACATAATCCACATAGTCATATTCTTTGAAAAATATTTGTACCAATGCTAAACATATAATACTTATTTTACATAATGTGGCATAAGAATTAATTACATCAGTATATGGACGTATTATATCTGGATTCATATTTAGTAATAATATTAGAAATAAATGGTTATTGATTATAAAAATCAATTTTTATCATAAAAATCAATTTTTATGATAAAAATTGATATATTAACCACTTCGGATGATAAAATTAATTATATATATAAAATATGGGTAACTGTTTATACAACTCGGCTGTATCGGATCTTGAACTATATAAAAATTACACTATGGAGACTACACCTAAATTATTTAATTCTAATAAAGTCACCTACACGAATGTGCGTGTAATAGATATATATGATGGTGATACAATAACAGTTGCCATTCAATTGTTTCCCGACAAGTTAAAACAAGAAACAATATGTCAAAAAAAGGTGCGTTTGATGCACATCGATTGTCCAGAGATGAAATCAAAAAACTGCATAAATCGGCAATTGGCAGTTAAAGCAAGAGACAGGCTATATAACCTTATAACTGGTTTGACGGATATACAACTGAAAAGATCAAAAATGTGTGAGAAGCTAAGCGAAAAAGCATATCTGGTAACAATAAAGATTTATGGAGAAGATATGTATGGTCGTTTATTAGCTGATGTATATGCGTATAATAATACATCGGCGAAATCATTTTCACACGTATTATTAGATGAAAAATTGGCATATAGATATGATGGGGCGACAAAATTAACCGAAGGAGAAATAGAGGAACAACTTGGATAAAATGCTATAAAAATATTAATTTATAATTAATATTTCATATACATAAAAATATATGTTTCATTTATAATATGTCCTCGGGTTTAGATTTATCAAATATTGATACATTGGTAGCTGATTTTTTTAGCGATAATTATGTAACTTCGTCTTTAGTTGTATTTATCATATTGTATATCAGTTTAGTTGCAAATAAGTTACCTAAAACATGCTCTTTACTTACATTACTTGATTCTAATTTATTCCAAATGACGCTATTATTATTGATTGGTTACGTTTCGACCAAAAATTATACAATTGCTATAATGTTAACAATTGCTTTCTTCGCAACTCTATTCACTATGCAGAAACATCAAGTAAATGATAAATTAGTAAGCATTATTATTGTTGACAGTGTTAACAGTGGTAAAGAAGAAGTAGTAACTCGACCAGTAGAGACACAAAAACGTCAGGTACGTTTTAATATACCGGAAATAAAAGAAAAAATTGCTGAAATCCCCAAAGCAGTCCCGGCTCCACCACCAACAGTACAATCGCATGATGAACCGAGAAGCGCTATTATGATGCAAGAAATTGATCGTGCCGGTATAAGTAGTCGTGATCAAACTGGTCATGGCAAGAGGGAGCAATCAATGCGTCCGCCAATGCAAACGATGGATCAAGAGATGTCTGCCGGCGAGGAACATTTCGAAATAAGCGGATTTGGCGGAGGAGATTTTGCAACATATTGAAGTGTATAGATATTAAATATCGAAAAATATATAATCTGTAGTGGTATACAGATTATATCATTACTCATAGATGTTTCTTATTATGGCTATTTTGGTATAGACATATCTGAAGAAGAATATTATACGATGAAAAAATCCAATTTATGTATATATAAAATGGAACACTGAATGTTGTCGATATATGAAAATAAACGATAGAGAACCATCATTTGGTATGATATCTTCAGGTTAATATTAATTATTACTATCTGCAACTATATTATTATAATATTGTTCATTTGATATCACTCTTAGTTTATTTTTATCTATTTGATTAATTGGAAACATTTCTTTACTGAACAATGGCATCTTAGGAATGTCCATTAAGTTTTCTCTCAATGCTTTGATATCAATGTTGTTGATCGGATCGATTTCAATGCCGTGTAAATCCACATTTTTGGCAGGTTTGATATTTGCCATTTCATTGCCAGCAAAATATTCCGGTACCATATTGCCATTATCTTTGACCATTAGGCGTCGATATTTTCGTCTAAAATGGCGATTCGTATAATAGTAAAATAATTTGAACAACAATAAAAGTAGAATCAAATTCAGCAGGTCATTATCGAATATCATTAATAACATACGAATAGAAATAATTTTGATGTTATATATAACATCAATTAATGTTTAATACTTTGTCCACAAATAGAAATAGATGCTCAACACTGTTGCAATTATATATAATATATGAAAGTTTATAATATCCCGGCTCAACGTCCTTGGTCATATCTTTGACCATTTCTTCAATGTCTCCCCCCGAAGACGAAAGTTCAACCACTTCAACGTCAAATATTTTATTGTCATCATACATTTTCAATAACTTTAACAAATTAATTCTTTTATTAAACATCATATTTGCCTCATTTGAAATTGTATATGTTGTAGTCGAAGACATGCCAAAATATCCATATTCTACTTTCGTCGTGAATAAATCATCCAATTTGTAAATTTATTGGAATGCTTTTAATTTGTCTGGTGAAAAAATTAGTTGATTTAATTGTTATATGTTTGTCCATTATACTATAATATGATACGATATGTTTAAATCATTAAGACAAAAATTATAATACAGTAGTTATACTATAATTTATCATTTTATTACAATAATAATTTTATTCAGTATATTAATGAACTCTTTAGTAAATATATCATCGCTCGACTTAACGGGCGGCGGGGGTATGGCATATGAACATGAACAATTTAAAAATGATTGTAAAAACTTTCAGTTCATACCACATACTTTGATGCATACGTCGCGTACAATTATTTGTGGAGATATACACGGCGACCTCGATATTGCGGTTAAATTTTTAGAACTAGCAAAGTGCATAGTAAAAAGTAGCGTAAAATGCCATAATACGGTAACTCTCGTCAACAAACAGGGCGAGGAAGAGTATTATAAATGGATTGGCGACGATGCCATAGCAGTCCAAGTGGGTGACCAGATAGACCGATGTCGTCCAGTTGGTGATAATCTTTGTATTTACCCTAAATCTACATATGAAGATGAGGCATCAGATATCAAGATATTAAAGTTCTACACTGATTTGAATAAATTAGCAATGAAAGAAGGCGGCCGTATAATATCATTATTGGGGAATCACGAATTGATGAATGTGTCGGGTAATATGCGCTATGTTTCGTATGAAGGTTTGAAAGAGTTTACAGATAGCGAAAACGAATCCACTAATTTAGTCGATATGGCGGATGTGAATGTGATTGCTAAACAAGGATTAACTAATCGAAAGGCGGCATTTAATAACGAGTTAGAATACAAGAAGAAGAAACACATACTAAAAAATATTGATAGCGCATTCATTGATGGCGTACCATTAAATGAATACTTAGCATGTACTCGTCTATCTGCGGTTATAATTGGTGATCTTCTATTCGTCCATGGTGGTCTAGTTAAAAAAATGGCAGAAGCTTACAATATCAATGATGTAAATACGATTGTCAGAAAATGGTTATTAGGTTCATTAACAGAAGAGCTCGGTGCAAAAGATTTACTGATGACAAATAAAGAAAAAGCCAAAGGTACGTCTAAATTTAATATTAAACAACGAATTGAACAATTTATAACAGATGATCAATCTATATTTTGGAATAGAACATTAGCCTATGTGCCCAGTGATACTTCAGTTGAAAAATGTGACGAAATATTAAAAGATACTTTTAAGACATGGAAAATATCGGGCATAATTATCGGTCATACGCCAAAGATAAAAGAAGGTATTACTAGCGCATGTGACGGGAGAATCTGGGATGTAGATATTGGTGCATCAAATGCGTTTCATTCGTTTAAGGAGGGTCAAAAGGTGGAGGTATTAGAAATTACATATACAAAGGATGACAAACCGATATTTAAGGTATTGAAAGAGAAAAATTGAAATTTAAAATATAAATAGTCTCTTTACTTAAAAGGTCAGTTGAAGAACAACAACTATGGAGCTCTATGAATACATCAAAACGGGACAGATCGCCGCAGCGAAAGAATATGTCAACAACAGGTCAGAGTACAAAGAATGTGCATTTCGAATTGCATGTGCTAATGGTCATCTAGACTTGGCAAAATGGCTGCTTTCAACTGAACGAACCATCAATGTAAATGCAAATAATGACGCTGCATTCCGCTGGGCATGTGCTGGTAATCATTTGGAGGTGGCAAAGTGGTTAAATGCGATTAATGACGACATTGATATCTGTGCACTAGATAATTATGTCTATCGAACCACTTATGCGAAGAATCATTATAGAACATTTAAATGGTTATGTCAATTATGTGACAGCTGTGATATAATGATGGAAAATGGTGTGGTCACGATCCGTGTTGAACGTAAGAGTTTAACTAAAGAATTAAAGAAAGTGACAAATGAAATTAAATTGAACGAGCCATGTGCGATTTGCATGGCATGTGATGTAGATCGAATTAATTTGAATTGTCTCGATAAACACACACATTGTTATTGTTTTGATTGTTTGGCATCTTTAGAAGAACACAAACAATTAAAAAAGAAATGTTTACTTTGCATGAACACTATTGTCGTCGGAAATTGTTCACTTGCCAAATGTTGCGATGTGCACTGTTAATTATTTTATATTGTTAATAACTTATAAACCTACTTCCTTCTTATACTTCTCAAAATTTGCATTAAGAAGTTTAACTGCCTCCTTAGCGATTTCAGCGGCGGTAGCGCCCTCACCCAATATTACCTTAGCTGCACGATTTGCTGCACCAGCTACCTTACTCGCTGGTACACCTCCTTTTCCTAACTTGTTAGCAGCCGCTTTGACAACTGTTTGGAATGCCACGAGAGCGGGGTTGGCGGCACGCTTGCTTCCTCGGCGCGACGACTTGGAACTCTTGGACTTTCGCTTTCCACCAGCGAGCTTGCTGCCCTTGCGGGATGGCTTTGATGATTTAGAACTCTTGGAACTCTTGGACCTTCGCTTACCGCCCGCTTGCTTGGAACCTTTGCGGGATGGCTTTGATGATTTAGAACTCTTGGAACTCTTGGACTTTCGCTTTCCACCTGCTTGCTTGGAACCTTTGCGGGATGGCTTTGATGATTTAGAACCCTTGGCGGTCTTGGACGACTTCGACTTTCGCTTTCCACCGACGAGTCGGCTGCCTTTGCGGGATGGCTTCGATGATTTAGAACTCTTGGAGCTCTTGGACTTTCGCTTGCCGCCGGCGAGTTTATAAGCAGCGGATCTGCTTGATCTCTTCGATCCCTTTGATCTCTTTGATCCCTTGGAGCCTTTAGCGGCCTTGGGTCCACGTCTCTTTCCACCAGACAATGCGAGGTTAAGCTCGTTATCGTTAGAAGTCATATTCAAGTATATATATATATTTAGGATATTTTTTTGAACGCGAATAATTAAAATTAATTGTAATTGGATAAATAAATGTATAAATTAGTAATCTAATAATATTAATTACGGTTATCGTTATCACATACGGGGCAACTTTCTTTATCTGTACATAAAAAGGAGTCATACATGACAAATGAAAAATAAATCCCGAAAGCAATGAATAAATGCCACAGCGCATGCCCCCACCAATAATAATCATATTGATCAGGAGTGGCAACTTTAAATACAATACCGATTATGGCACATATTAATGCTGTTAGGCCAATGCGCCAGTTGAAATGATATTCTAACATATGGGGCATTTGCTTGTCACAATACTTATAGTATATAATACGTCCTGCTAAAGTCACGAAGCCACAAACTGCGCAGAATAAATAGAACCATTTGTCAAATGGACCGTTATAATAAGTTGTGACATACGCAATATTTGTTGAGAGGATAATACTTAAGTATAGGCACTTTAACAGGAATGTCGCCCATGTAAAATATGGTGAATATACAAACACTACATGCAATATTTGGAAAGAAAATATAAAATCTAAATAATACAGCCCCTGCCAGGTCGCCAGACATATATTGGTGTTCTTTGGACCAGAATCGCACATATGATACACTGTCGAACAAGCGCAGGTCAACGTTGAAAATATAATTTCTGGAATAAGTGAGAAGAATGGAATCGGCTTTTGTAGTGTGAATTTAACACAATATATCGGTATGTAGAGAAAAAATACATTTGATGCTACTAATACGAATCTCTTAAATACGTCATAATCAGTGGCATCATCACCTGACCCCATTTTAATCACTATACCTAAAACAACCGCAGTTATAACTGGTACAATATTATACATGATGAAATGTTTCAATATGGGCGAAACGTCTTCTAAACACATTAATTATAATTTTATCTATCTTTACTTGCTTGAAGCTCTCGTAAATTCAATTTTTAGCATAAAAATTGATTTATTAATTATCAATCTAAAGGGTTATTTAGTACATCTATATATAGACGTAATATATGGGTGTACCTGGAATGTTTCGATCATTAAGTGAGCGTTATAAGCGACACATTATTAAAATAAAGGGGGAGGTACAAGAGAATGGTTTGCCGACAGAGATTGAACCGATGGACGCATTATTTTTTGATTTTAATTGTTTAATTCATCCTATTTGTCGGCAAGTTTGGCTAGAAAATAAAGCGAAGAACATATCTATGACAACAAAAGAATTCGAGCGGAAGGTCATGGAAAAATGTATAGAATATATGGAAATGAAAGTGCAGGAAGTTAATCCTATTTCTACAGTGGGGATATTTATAGATGGTGTTTGTCCGATGGCTAAGATTGCTCAGCAAAGACAGAGAAGATTTGCCAGTATTTTGGATAAAGAGATTATGAATAATATCAAACACAAACATGGAGTTGAAAAAGATGAATATTATGATACAAATTCAATTACTCCCGGAACTGAGATGATGGAAACTTTTCATAAATATCTAATCAATTATGTAAATGAACAAAATAGCAAAGGTAATAATATATTTAATTATGTATATTCATCTTACAAAGAAATCGGTGAAGCCGAACATAAAATAGTCCATTATATAAAAAAGAATTGTCTCAAAGATAAAACATATTGTATATATGGTCTTGATGCCGATTTAATTATTTTGTCGATGACATTGGTAGTCAATGGTTATAAATTATATTTGTACAGGGAGAATAGCAAGGCGGCAAATAATGATGATAATATAGCACATATGGGAATGTTATATTTCGATGTAAATGCATGTGCAAAAGCTATTGCTAACGAATTAAGCAGTAATAAAAATATTAATTATGACAATATGCGAAATGTGATGCCATATGTGATTGATTTCGTCTTCATTACCTTATTACTTGGTAATGATTTTATCCCACCGAATCCAACGTTAAATATGCGGTTCATGACGAAAGAACTGAATGGGTATGATATACTGATGCATGTATACAAATCTCTATTTAGAAATAAAGATGATACGCATGTTGATACATTTGTAGCAACATATGATTTTACGAATAGGCGACTAATTATAAATTGGTCAGCATATAAAGAATTAATAAACGGGTTGGCGACATTTGAAGAGCAATATTTCAAAGGACAGAGCAATTACAGGAACTTCAAAAAATGTGACAGTAAGGACATGGCCGCTATACAAATATTTAGAATGGAAAATTTAATGTTCAAATTTCCGGATCCGTTAAAGATGTCAGACGAAAAGATACCATATGAAATTAGGAAAAAACGTTATATTCATCACTATTATGGCACAAGCGTATGTAAATGCACTATGGAAGGAAAAAATAAGACCTATCATTCACAACTATTATCAAATACAAATGAGATGGCTGATAACTTTTATGAAGATAAAGAATTGACGATAGGTGACAACTATAGTAAAATAATCGCCACATATCTCGGAACGATGTCTTATATAATGACATATTATTTCGACGAATGTCCCGATAATTTATACTATTATCGTTATATGTCGTCGATATTGTTATCGGATTTTTATGAATTTTTAAATAAAAATCCCGTCGATAAATTGGATGAAATTATTGATACGTTTGGTCAAAATAGGAATAATAAAGGAACAATCACACCCATCATGCAACTGATGTTAGTACTGCCCACAAAGAGTTTTTATTTGTTGCCGACTAATGTATATAAATTATTGACTGGAGCATTTAAAGTATCAAAAGAAATCGAATACATTTTAAATATGTATAAGACGTATTTTCCTAAAACGCCCAATAGGGATTTTATATTTAAAAATAAATTATTCCAGGCATCATTAGTATTATCTATACCTAATATAGATACAGTAATTACATTGCTGACAAGTGTAAATGTATCAAAAGACGAAGAGGAGAGAAATATGTTATTAAATTGATTAATCAACTTAGATGACCATTTTTATTTTATGTAGATTTTCATTAATGTTATATATTTTTGCGTGTGTTTTCTTAACCATTTTATCCATAGTATTATCGATTTCTTTTAAGTCATCATCTGTGAGTTTGAAGTCGTGGGGCCATTTGATATACTTATAGACTCGCTTCGCGTTAATTTTAATATTATGCCATCTAACTACATTCTTAATAATTTTGCGGATTAGTTCTTTTAATTCATTATTTGTATACTCGAGTTCTTGATGTGATTTCCAATATTTTCGAGTTAATTCAAATGGTTCCACTTGTATTCCATTGAAATAGTCTAACATAATTAGATCGGTGTATGAAGTTGCTCTATTTCGTTTAGCCCTGCGCATAAAATCGGCCTTGTAACTGATAATTTTTAAACCCATAAAATAATAATGAAATTTCGGATTAAATACGGTCTCTTCCATATCTTTTGCTTTATATAAGGCGGGCCATTCATATTCAAACCAATCGTTCAAATATTCTTTACTTCCTCCAGCCTTCCAGCCGAAATAACCTCTGATATGTAGATCTATTAAATCGAATCTATCTTCAATAAAATATTTTTCTACAACTGATTCGATAGATGGCGGTGCTGTTTCGTCTTTGGAATAAATGAGTAAATCAATATCCTGACAATAGGTATTTCCGATAGTAAATAATATAGAACAGGAAAATAACATAAACCTAATTTGGTCGACTAATTTAACTTTAGCATACAAGAAACGTTTATAAATTAAATGATTATATATCGTCATTTTAAATTGCTTAGTTAAGATGCGATCTAATCGACATAAATCCAATGCTTCCAATGATAATCTATTAAATATAATCTGTGTTACTTCCCTAACATTATTAAAATGATCTAATCTAATTTTATGATCAGTAGATTGGCATTTTTTATCAACGTAATAAAAATAATATATATTGTCATCTGATTTATATATATCATATAAATTATTATAATAGTCATAGTGTTCTATTTTATTAAATTGGATATCGATTTGAAATATGATACCTAATAATTGTCTCTTAGTCAATTTTAATCGATGACAAATATGATACTCAATATTGAGTTCATGTGATGCAAATAATAAATGATATTCTGGTTTGGACTCGATGAAATGCTGTACAATTTGCAACACTTTATCACCATCATTAGTATATTTATTAACATTCAGGGGCAAAGTCATATCTAAATTAGATGTAAATTGCAAGAGTTCATTATAGTAATCATTCTGATAATATTCTGCTAGATATTTGATTGGATCGATGAATGTGTTATTACGAGATGTAAGAATATTCAAAGTAAGATCAGGGCAACATATATAAGAGTCTGCTGGTTTGAATAATTGATATTTGACTTTGTCAAGAAAGCTATAATCGCCCTTGAAGAAGTGTTCTTCTTTTTCCATTAAAAAATGAATAGATATTATATTCATTTTTTGATAAAAAAATTGAAATGATAAATCCAACTAATGATTATCTAATGATATACACATCACAATGTCGTCCAATACAGATATACTAGATACTATTAGCGTATCGGCTGGTTCAACTAGTCCTAATATTTCTCCACAATCATCAGGCACGTTTAGACGGCCAACATTTCCCAAATTTAACATTCCGCCCAGGGAATGCCAAGCTTTAACATTAGTTAACCAAATTAGTCAACCTTCTGACGCAACACTTGTTACCGCTACTGACGATATGTCAGTAGCGACTACTGATACAAAAAAATGTATCAGTAATGATTTTATTTCTCATTGTGTGCGTCCAGTGGTCAAATCAACATGGACAGACGAACAAAAAGCAGCAAACGTAAAGTTATTCAATTTTGACGCCAATCCGGTAATTTTTGGTGATGATCGTGTTGGTGAAGTTTTTGTCGGCGGAGCAGCATCAAGAAGCGTACCAGAAATATTATACAAAGTTGGTATTCGCGGTATTATTAATACATCGGTTGAATTGATTGAAAGTCTTGATAGCAATTTACCGCTTAGTATCACCATTAATGAAGATAAAAATGTCATTTACGATCATTTTACCTCGTATGATGATAGTTTAACAGATAAAATCGTCGTAAAATGTATTCCTCTCAAAGATGATGCGGCATCTGATAATGATTTGAAATCTTCAATTGAAGAATGTATTAAGTTTATCGATCATATTCGTAATGCAGGTTATAGCGTGTTAATACATTGTCAGATGGGGCGCAGCCGTTCAGTATCGATTGCAATGGCATACATGATGGCAAAACAAGCGAGGAAATATATCAAATCCGAACAAGACGCACCTGCTCAATTGACATTTTATAGCAAAGCGTTGGAACGTGTCCAAACATATCGTCACCAAAAAGCTTGTCCTAACATGTCATTTGCATTTGTCTTGTATGGATACGACGAAGAATTGCGACAAAAGGTGACTGACCATTATAAAAAAACGAAAACAGAGACAGATGTGTAATGTTAATTTATTATGAATTGTTAATATTTAATACATAAAAAAATTGAAAAATAAATAATGTATAAATCTCATTGTATTTTAACCAATATTGGCGACATCTCCAGATCGCCACCCAAACTCATACACCACAGACTTACACAATGACTCGTATTACCATGGATTTACCATTATCTGTTTCTTGGATTGGAGCAGATCAAAAAATTGACTTCACTTTCGAAAGTGAGCCAATTTCCCACTTGGAACCAATTTGGTTGCCAATGGACGAGACGGACGCCGAAGTAGCATGCAAGACGCTCGAACTAATCAAAGAATTCTGTCCAGGTGCCATCAAAAAAGAAATGATCGCCTACACTATTTGGCTTCCAACAAAAGAGTCAAATGCAGAAATCGCGCACAAGACGCTTGCATTGATTGAAAAATTCTGTCAGAACGCGGCAGAATTTTTCAATGAGGGCAAATTTTCGCCGCGTGATCGTGAAGCTGAACAACGCCTAACAGCAGAACAGCTTCAAGATTATGAGACGAAATTTGCACAGATCATCCGATCAATCGATGACGAAGAACTCCCAGCAAAAAAAGTGCAGACCGAACAACCACAACAGACAAGTGCACGTATCCAAAGAGCTTGGCGCAAACAGTTTTACTCCGATCAGACACTAAAACGTATTTGCGCACAGTTATGGACAAACGATTCCGAAACTGCGACATGTGTCTATCCTACCAAGGATCAAATCACCACATCACATGCACTTGTTCGCCATTTGTCGGAAAAAAAGATTGAGATACCGTTGCCACCGCCACCGTTACCTCAACCATCGCAGCCACCGCAGCCATCGCCGCCACCACCGCAGCCACGGGCGCCACCACAACCGCATCGACCTCGGCCACCGACGCAATCCGAACAATCGAAACATTGGCAGCCACCGCCCCCACCAGTAAAGTACTTACCGACGCAAACTGAAGGTTGGTATCAGAGTGACTACTACTATCCAGAAACAGCGATTTCCGGAGTCATCTACATTGTTACATACGGCATGTAGAGTTGTTTTTTAGTGTGTTTTTCTTTATTTTCCCAAACCCCCCCCCCCCACATCATTGACGAAAAAATCCATAATCAATCATTTTTTTTTATTTATTTATTTAATGGACAACGAAGAGAAAAAAACCTCTAATCATTCATTTCTTGGTTATTCCGGCAAATTCAATGTAAATGCAGATACGGAACCAGTTAAGGCATGTCATCAAATCATTAAAAATAATATTATACAGCAATTTTCAAAAAACTGCGATATATTATTAGATATTGGCTCCGGGCGCGGGCACGATTATGAGGCATGGCAACAAAACGGAATTAGACAAGTAATCGGAATAGAACCAAGCGAGAAGTCAATTGCAAGCGCTATACAAAAATATATCAAACAAAGGACAATTAATAAATGGCCACGTGTCACTTATATTAATGCAATCGGTAATGATATATTTGAAGATGGCTCGGCCGCTTTGAATGATCAAGCAAAGCAGTTATTGCTTAAAATTTTTGAAAAGCCACTTAATGCAAATACAATTCATATGTTTTGGACAATACATTACTGCTTGAATACAAAACAGGATTGGAACAAATTAATACATAATATTGATCGCAACTTAGCCAGCAATGGCCTTATAATTATTTTATATATGAATGGCAAATTAATACATCGTCTATTTAATAGGTATGACGGCTTAATCGAAGTTAAATCGTCTACTTCTAAAAAAAATATATTTGAGATTAGAAGTTATTATGATTACAAGGGGAAAAGGTTAAATGCATTTGGCAACACAATAGGGATTAAATTAGCGGGAACATATGGGTTAGATAATGAGATTAAAGAAAATTTGGTAATACCGCAGTTTCTGTTTGTAAATTTTGAAAAGAGAGGTTATAAATTACTGTTACAGGATAATTTTTTATCGTATGCAAAAAGAAATTCAATTCAATGCGTGAACAATTACAGCAAAGAGCAACAGAAAATAACTATATTTTATGACATCGCTATATTTCAACGCATCAACTAATCTTTAATAATATTTTTTCAGCTCATGTAATTTAACATAATATTTTTTACTATCCAGTATATGATCATCACTGTATTTTTTTACTTCGTCTGATTCTGTGCTACCCCCTTGTTTGTTAAAAAGTGATGCAAACGAAGCAGCAGTATCCAATAATGATTTTCCTTTTTCTGTTTTTGATAATTCCTCTTTTGCCGCAGCAGTAGCCATGTCTGCTGCGGTAGATGCGATTTGTTTAATAAACGGGTTAGATGCTAAAATATTATATGCATCTAATGCCGCTTTGCCTTTGGATGAATCATTCAAAACTTTAATCGCTGAATCAGAAGCAGCAGCTGTACCAAGCGTTATCAACTCTTTTGCTAGATCTTTTGTTTTTTGATCTTGAACTATTACTGTTGCAAGGTTAACTAATGTTGATGTTTTATCTTTTTTATCTGTTGACAAGTTGGCTAATATGCCGTTAATTTCGTCGATGATCGAGCCTTTGCGTACGGGGATATTATGCTGTTTTAGTTTCAGATTGTACACTATATCGTTAACAGTACTACGAGTGAATATATTTAATATATCTTTGCAGGAATTTGATTCTTTTGCTGCATATTCTTTAATTAGTGAATGACCATTTATACTCTCGGACAATACAAGACGGCCATCCTTTAATGACACTTGTATTAAACATTCAGATGTGGCGGTGTCAACCGAGGGACTATTATAATACACCAGATACATTTCAATAGGTGAAGTGAGTACGAGCAAATTAACAACCGCATTTGTTCGTTTAACAATATTATTGAGAGTATAGCCGTTGAATCCTGTTTGTTTACCTTGTGAACCAATTTTCTTAAGATTAATATTTGGTGAAATGGTTAGACCTGGTATATTAGGATGTTTTTTTAGATAACTGATAATAGTTTCCATATGTATATAAATAATAAAATAATTATTTATAAAATAATTAATTATTTTAACGAATTGATGATATGACGATAATTATAGACGTGTAATATTAGTAGTATTTGTTAGTTGTGACATAATAATATGTGGTATAATTTAGACTGAGCTAAGATACCTATTACATAATATATATATATATATATGGATAATATAACAAATAATCACGATATGGTCGACATGTCCAATATCGATACTTCAGCAGCCGCTGCTAGTTCAGGCTCTACTATTGTACCTGTTAATAATACTACCGAAAAACCACTCTCGAATTACGAAAAGTTGCTGGGAGTGTTTAATATAAAGCGTAATATATATTCATACGAAATCGAGAATATAAATACTGATGTATATTTAGCATTCGCCGATATTATCTATAATAAATTATCAATAGATGACCCTCGCCATAGGAAAATACGCGCATTTTATAAAATTCTAACTGGCAGTCAAATTATAACTGATAACATTTTACTTCATGTCAAAGAAATAGATACGTTTAGACTATATACAGAAATAGGTTTAACTAATACATACATTAAAGACTTTGTAGAAAAGTGTACGAATGTGAGACGACTGACATGTAGTGTTACTGACGAAATAGATTTCAAAAAATTGACCCAATTAAAAGCATTAACCATCTATGATCTGGATGGACAAATAGAAATAATGCAAGATCTAGTTAATATTAATGAATTGGCATTATTAGGTAGATTCAATCAGGAAATAACAGTGTTAGGGAAATTACCCAATTTGACACACCTCACTCTTGGCGATGACTTCACAAAACCAATAGATGTATTAAAGCACCTGGTTAAACTAACACATCTTACTTTTGGCCACTCATTCAATCGTCCGATGGGTCAGTTAAATCTACCAGAACTAACACATCTTACATTCGGGTACAATTTTAATCAACCAATACATCAACTAGTCATACCTAAGCTAACGCACCTCACTTTCGGCGCGGCGCTTGATCGGGCAACATATCATCCACTACCATGGAACAAAGACTATGCCAAGTCCGGTGGCAACTTCAATCATCCAATACACCAACTAAATTTACCCAACTTGACACACCTTACTTTAAGCCAGTCTTTCGACTTGCCATTGGACCAACTAAACTTACCTAATCTAACACACCTCGTGCTTGGCTCCAATTTTAACCAAACAATACGACAACTAGATTTACCCAAACTAACAGATCTTACATTTGGCGACGAATTCAATAAACCAATAGACGCACTATATAATCTATATAACTTAAAACATCTTACATTTGGTAATAATTTTGCCGAGCCATTAGATACCCTAAGTGGTTTATATAGCTTAACACAACTTACTCTAGGTATGCGATCTAACAGAATAATAAAACACTTAGACCTACCTAATCTAACACATATTACGTTAGGAGAAAAATTCGACAGACCTATTGGTGCATTAAAGTTACCTAATCTAACACATCTTACTTTTGCACGTGGATTTGACGTAAATATATATAATCAATCAATTGATATGCTAGGTGACATGGTTAAATTAACTCATATTACGTTTGGCGATAAATTTAACAAAAAAATTGATGAACTGGGTAAATTAAGAAATCTAACACATCTTACTTTTGGTGATGCATTTAATCAGGAAATTGATGCACTAAATAACCTAAGCAATCTAACCCATCTTACTTTTGGCACTGCATTTAATCGGGAAATTGATGGACTAAATAAGCTAAACAACCTAACACATCTTACTTTTGGCGAGGAGTTTAATCAAAAAATTAATGCACTAAGTGAGCTAAATAATCTAACACATCTTACTTTTAGCGATGCGTTTAATAAACCAATTGATGCACTAAGCAAGCTAAACAATCTAGCACATCTTACGTTAGGTTTTGAGTTCAACCAGTCAATAGGTGCGCTAAACAATTTAAACAATCTAACGCGACTTATTATTGTCGGCGATTACAATAAGCCAATAGGGCAATTATATCTACCCAAACTAACACATCTTAGCCTCAGCATCAAATACAATCACGCGATAGACCAACTAAATCTGCCCAATCTAACACATATTGGTTTTGGCGTCGACTTTAATCAATCGGTAGATGTACTGAACAATATGAGTAATCTACGGCATATTGTTTTTGGTATGAACTTTGATCGACCAATAGATAAACTAAATATACCTAATCTAACACATATTAGTTTCGGTTACGCATTCAATCGGTCGATAGATGCATTAAACAATATGACTAAACTAAGGTACCTTGTATTGGGCAGTAATTTCAATAAGCCAATAGATAAGCTAAGACTGCCCAATTTAACACATCTTGTGTTTGGCACTGAATTCAACCAGCCAATAGATGCACTAAAGAATATGACTAATCTGGAATTAATATATTTCGGGTTCGGTTATTATTACTATCGTGTCGCGAATTATGGCGCGGTACCACCTCGTAACAGTGCCAGCACAGCTACTAGATTCGAGGATGGCCCTGGATTTTTCTCCATGAAGAACATTCCGTGGGTATATTTTAGTATCAGTAAGTTCAATAAATCAATAGATGTATTAAATAATTTAAAACAGTTGAGAACTATTATTTTGAGCGAAGAATTTGATCAACCAATTAATTTGTCCAAATTAGACCGTTTGCAATTCTTGTATATAGCGAATATAAAATATAACCGTCCTATAATCATACCATTAAAGCGGCTAAATGGTTTAAAATTTAATATGCCGGCTAAGTTATTTGTTGATGGAGCGACTGTCAGCAGTGCCGTCAGTTTAGCAAATGCGACATCCATGTCCGGTGGATATAATAAGCTAATTACTTGCGGCTATTTTACTTTTTAACTTTTATACCAAAAATTGATATTTATAATCCATGGATCAACGACGACGTAATTATTTTTAATAAAGAAAATGTTAACGCCAATTCAGAATTCGCCATTTAATTGCTTCATATGATCCCGATTTATATTTAGATCTTGCACGTATATTATATAATGAGCCTCCACCGGATGATGACGTCTGACAGAGACTGTATAATGTTTATCATATAGATTTATCGCCTGAACACCTGCGTAACTTAAGGTGTAACATTGCTAAATAGTGCGTTGCTCTGTATAACTACTATTTCATTTACCACTAAAAAATTGATTATAATATTATATATCATAAATATATCATAATAATAACAAACCAAACCCCTATGCCTGTCCCAAATGCTCTTGCTAAAATAGCATCTCAGTTCAGAATCCGTCATTTAATTGCTTCATATGATCCCGATTTATATTTAGATCTTGCACGTATATTATATAATGAGCCTCCACCGGATGATGACGTCTGGCAGAGACTGTATAATGTTTATCACATCAAAAATAGTAAACAAATAATTGATGATTATTTTTTGCATACTATTAGAGAAATAGATACCAGTATATTAATCGATGAATTAAATATGCATAATTCCGAGATTAAAAATTTCGTGGAATTGTGTACAGGAGTGGAGACGCTAAAATGCGCGGGAAAGGATGATATAGATTTAACAAGATTGACTCAGCTAACATCACTTAGCATTGCCGATGTCGCCAAACAAATAGACATGATCGTCCAATTAACTACTTTAAAAAAACTTGTTTTGTCGGGCGATTTCAATCAGCCAATCGGTGGACTAGGTAATTTAATCAATTTGACACATATTGAAACTAATTGGAATTTCGATCAGCCAATCGATGGCTTATGTAATTTAACTAATCTGACATATCTTAAGTTCGGTCAGGATTTCAATCAGTCAATCGATGAACTAAGTGGCCTAACCAATCTAACACATCTTAAGTTTGAGGGGCATTTTAACCGGTCGATCGATGTATTAAGTGGCCTAACTAATCTAACGCATCTTAGCTTTGGCAAGTATGGTAATTTTAACCAGTCGATCGACGTATTAGAGAACTTGGTTTCTCTAACGCATCTCGAGTTCAGCTACCATTTCAATCAACCAATTGATGTACTGAGTAATTTAATCAACTTGACACATCTTACATTCGGTTTACATTTCGATCAATCAATCGATGTGTTGAGTAATTTAATTAATATGACGCATATTTATTTTGGCGAAAAATTTAACCGATCAATAGATGTGCTGAGAAATTTACCTAATTTAACCCACCTCACTCTTGGCTACGGTTACGACCAACCAATCGATGCGTTGAGCGATTTAACCAATTTGACGTATCTTAAATTCAACCGAAAATCCAAACAGTCACTAGATGCACTAGAAAAATTAACTAATTTAACGCACCTTGAATTCGATGATAATACTGGTCAGCCAATAGATGCACTGGGGAGTTTAACTGCTTTGACACATCTCAAGTTCGGTATTTTTTTCAACCAGCCAATCGACTCATTAGAGAATTTAACCAATCTGACACGTCTTGAATTCAGTGGGAGCTTCAATCAACCGATTGATGCGTTGAGCGGTTTAACAAATTTAAGACATCTAATAATTGACAGTGATTTCAATCGATCAATCTATGCATTAAGGAACTTAACTAGCTTGACAGAAATTGTATTCGGGCATACGTTCAATCGATCAATCCACGCATTAAGGAACTTAACTAATTTGACACATATTACGTTCGGCAATTGCTTCGATCAATCGATCGAAGCACTAAGGAATTTAACCAATCTGACGCATCTTGAGTTCGGCGAGTTCGCTAGTGGCGGCAGTTTTAATCAGACAATTGCTGCACTTAGTGGCCTAACCAATTTAAGAGAGCTCAGTTTCGGCAGTCATTTCAACCGGCCGATTGATGCAATAAGTGGATTAACTAATTTAAGGAAACTTAGTTTCGGCTTGCATTTCAACCAATCGATTGATGCGATAAGTGGCCTAACCAATTTAATAAAACTTAATTTCGGCTGGAACTTCAACCAATCAATCGACGCGATAAGTGGCCTAGCCAATTTAAGAGACCTTAGTTTCGGCTGGAGCTTCAACCAATCAATCGATGCGATAAGTGGCCTGGCCAATTTAAGAGACCTTAGTTTCGCCGGCAAATTCAACCAATCAATTGGTGCACTAAATTGCCTAGCCAATTTAAAAAATATTGATTTCGGCAACTACTTCAATCAGCCAATCGATGCATTAAATAGTCTAAGCAATTTAAGAATACTTAGCTTATATCGAAATTTTAATCAGCCGATTAACCTGCCCGCCTTGATGAAATTACAAAATATATATTTATACGACAATTATCATAATAATATCGTAAATATATCATCCGGAGAATTAGAACATATCCGACGTGACGATGACGACTATTACTGGTAAAACTAAAAAATTGATAATATTAATATATAACACCTATAAATCATAATAAAATAAAACCTCTATGTCTATTGCAAACACTTCCTTTAGCAAATTGGCGAATCAATTTAGAATCCTCCACTTAATTGCCTCTTATGATCCAGATTTATATTTAAATCTTGTATACGTATTATATAAAGATCCGCCAACCGACGATCCTGTCTGGCAGCGAATACGCGATCTTTATCATATCAAAAATAAGCAACAAATATTTGATGATTATTTTTTGCATAGTATTAAAGAAATAGACACTAGTAGGTTAAGAAATGAGTTAGATATAGCCACTTCTAATATTAAGAATTTAGTGGAATTATGTACAGGAGTGGAGACGCTAAAATGCGCGGGAAGGGATGATATATATTTAACAAGATTGACTCAGCTAAAATCACTTACAATATCCGATTTCGATGGACAAACTAATATGTTCGCGAATCTGACTAAATTGAAGAAACTTGTTATGACAGGTGAGTTTGATCAGCCGATCGATGTACTAGGTAATTTAACTAATTTGACATACATTTGCTTCGGAGAACATTTTAACCAACCGATCGATGCACTAAGTAATTTAACTAATTTGACATATATTTGCTTCGGAGAACATTTTAACCAACCGATCAATACACTAAGTAATTTAACTAATTTGACATATATTTACTTCGGAGAACATTTTAACCAGCCAATCGACGCATTAAGTAATTTAACTAATCTGACACACATTTGCTTCGGAGAACATTTTAACCAGCCAATCGACGCACTAGGTAATTTAACTAATTTGACATATATTTGCTTCGGAGAACATTTTAACCAGCCAATCGACGCACTATATAATTTAATCAATCTAACGCATCTCGAAATTAATGGTAATTTTGACTACTCAATTGACGCACTAAGTAATTTAACTGATTTAACGCACCTCGAAATCATATCCGATTTCGACGGACCAATAGATGCACTAAGTAATTTAACTAATTTAACGTATCTTAGACTGGGTGGCATGTTCGATCAGCCAATAGATGCGATAAGTGGTTTAACTAAATTAACAGAACTTCGGCTCGGTGACAGGTTCAACCGGTCAATAGACGCACTTAGAAATTTAACTAATCTAAAAGAAATCCAATTCAGCGGTAACTTCGACCAGCCAATAGACGTACTACAAAATTTAACCAATTTAACAAAACTTAGTTTCGGCTTTTATTTCAATCAACCAATTGACGCGATAAGTAGTCTAACCAATCTAACAGAACTTATTTTCGGCTATTTTTTCGATCAACCAATCGATGCATTACATGATATAATCAATATGGCAGCAATGAATACCCACAGTCACTTTAATCAGACAATTGACGCAATAAGTAGCCTGACCAATTTAACAAAAATAAGTTTCGGCTATTATTTCAACCAACCAATTGGAGCATTAAGTAATTTAACCAATTTGACGGAACTCAGTTTCGGCAGCTCTTTCGATCAGCCGATTGGAGCATTAAGTAATTTAACCAATTTGACGGAACTCAGTTTCGGCAGCTCTTTCGATCAGCCGATTGAAGTATTAAGTAATTTAACCAATTTAACAAAACTGAGTTTCGGCTGCTCTTTCGATCAGCCGATTAATCTACCGAATTTGACGAAGCTACAATATATATATACACGTAATTTTATGTATAACAATACTATAAATATATCATCTGGTAAATTACTATATGGATAGTGACAAGTCTATTTAATTTATCTCAATAAAAAAATTAATTATAATAGTACATATCCTCTAGATCATATTAATAATAAAACCTATATGTCTACTGTAAGTACTCTTGATAAGTTAGCAAATCAATTTAGAATTATGCATCTAATTGCTTCGTATGATCCCGATTTATATTTGGATATCGCACATGTATTATACAATAATCCACCACCAAATGATCCTGTCTGGAACAACGGTCGTAACTTCAACCAGCCGATCGATATACTGAGTAATTTAAAGAATATTACTCATCTCAGGCTTGGCGAGCACATATATAAACCATTAGACGTGTTAGAAAATTTAAAAAAACTAATACATCTCGAAAGTGGTTACATAAAGCATTTTGCACAGCCAGTTAATATGTCTAAAATAATGTCATTAGAATATTTAACTTCTGAACAATTATACGCTTTGAATTATGTTGTTCCAGATGAGATTTTTTCACAGAGCCTGGAAATGAAATATAAAAAAAAAATGAAATTTATTGTCTCTGTATTGTTACATCTACAATAATATCAATGGCTGGGAATAAAATAATCGTTAAAACAATCACAACAAAAAAGGTCGAAAAGACAACTGAAAAAGTCGATAAGGCTTCCAAAAGCAGCACATCTTCACAATCATCAAAATCATCTACTGCTGACGTTGATGCAGAATTTAAAACAGCGCTGTCTAAAGCTTTACGTCAAGGATCATCTGCAGCTGGCAAGGCACTCGCAGCCTTGCGTAAGCAATAAATATTTATTTATAGAAATTATCTACATAAAAATAAAAGATATTGCCGTAATATAAATGACAACACAACAAATAACAATTAATTGTATAATAGTTGGCATAATTACAGTCGCTATCGGTATATTCACTGAAAAGACATTACATAAATATGATCGCAAAGATAATTTTTTATCACGTCTAAAGAAGAATTACGCTCTATTCATAATTTGCCTTTTTTTATTCGGTTGCGCGGTACATTATTTATTTGACTATATTGGCTTAGAGGCGGCGTGTGAAAGGAAGTGTGAAAATGACAAATGTCAATACCAATGTTTCGTCAAATTCCACGACTAATAAAACAAAAAAAATGAAAATAATTATCCATCTATGTCCCATTATTTCAGATAGGCATAAGCGTGCATAAGCCGCATGTAATTTTGTTTTCGTTGCCATACGTGTTTGGTCGATAAAAAGTGCAGAGGCGCCGATCACCCGTACGCAGTTGCCTGTAAATCTTCAACTGTAAGGGTTGCGTTGATGTGTCTTTTCCCTCGTGTAGGTGTGCAGCCAGAGGAACTGCTGCTTCCATAAGAAAAAATAAGGAAGTACAAGCACTGCATGTGGATCTACCTCGTCCACAGAGGTTTAGCCCAATGTTACGCAACTCCTTGGTAATATTTGGCGTCAACGTTAAGGTGCCGGGTAGTTCTTTCGTAATACCAAGCTGAATTACTCAAACGAAGTCGGCTTAACGGCGAAACTCATGCCCGACAACGCCGTGTCAGAAGTCATTTGCTTTTCTAGGTCATAGAATCGATTAAATGATGACTGATGTAGAGACGATACGCCGATGTGTGCGATGGGTAGCTTTGCGAGCCCATCAAGCTAAAGACAGAGTCCAACTCACGCGGGCGTTACCAATAGCTCACAATTGGTAATAAGCGTGCCCCGTATTGGATCAGCATATCCCTATCCAACAGGGGAGGCCTGTCACAATGGCAGGCTGAGAGAAATGACTTATTGACCAAACTTACGTCCACCCTACCCTCAAGACGCCCAGACAAATGGATACAAAAGAGATCGCTGCTCTCGCTATCGCCGCGCACGACGCCTGGGTTGCGGCGCAACACCTCATCATCAACTCCGTCCAATTCGGTACAGACGCGAATCTCATGCGTGCGATCCAACGCTATTTCGAGACGCATGATACATCTGCATCGCACAAAACGGCCATCGACCAAGACGTGTACCGCACCACCGCCAAATCCATTCTAGAAAAACGGGACAGCAACCAAGCACTAGTCAAGGCTTTGGCCGCCGAGGAGAAACTTTTCGCCGCAACGAAAGATCTGCCCTGTGACAAAGCCGCGGACGCTTCCATTTTCTTCTTGAAACAGGCATACACCGCCCGACACAAGGCACTGGCCAGCGGTAGCGACCTCGCTGAAGTCCGTGAGCTGATCGAGCGTTCACAGAAACGACGTACCAGCTCATCGACAGTCGCGTCCGAGGCATACATCGGGTACGTCTATCCGATGTGTGCCATAGTCGTCCCGTCATACTCGGTACGCAGAGCCTACGCAAGCTCCGGCCCCTCAGCCTCGCCCGTGGAACCGGACCCAATCTGGCAAAGAATCAAGGAGGAATTTGCGACCGCAGCCGCCGAGGCTGAGCGAGCCGCGGACGAGGCTGAGGAGCTCGCCAGAAAAGCGTACAGTGCGCTGATGCAGCAACTTGACCCCAAGTTCACGCTCGACGGAAAGTACCCCGACACCAAGCCTCCAGAAGCAGGGTTCACCGTTGGTTCAGTACCTGAACTCAGAACCGCCGCCGCGTCCACGCCGCCAACCAGAGCTGCGACGGGAATGTTCCAGTTGTCGTACCCCATGTCGCCGCATTGACATTATCCATTTTTCTCGGCGCCTTGTTTGCATGCTTTCACTCTGTGTAAGTAACGGTTACATCTTTTCGCTTACTGTGGCCTTGTCGCCACTTTTGCCCGTCGTCCTTTGCGCGTCACTTTTGCCCGTCGTCCTTTGCTCGACGACCTTTGCTTTATCTACAACGTTTGCTCCTTGTCGTTTCTATAACAAGTCGAAATAAGATGTAAAATTATCCTCTTCTAAACTACGTGTAAAATCCATCAAATAGAACAATTTATAATTACTCGGCCGATATATCACATTAGCCCTGACTGAATCGTCTATCAATAATAATATTTGGCCGAGATTTGTCTGTTTCAAATTACTTACATATGCGAGTGTGATATCAATTTGCATCAATTGTTCATTTATATTATCACTAAATCTTCTCATACGATACTTATATATATTAGATCTAAATTCAACGTTATATGTCGTGTATTTTCCTTTGATCGGCAATGTTAGACTAAATGGATGTTTCATATGAAATTCAATTGACAATGCCATATTTTTATCTAAAAATGTCATCAATAGCCAATTGAAATGCCAAGATGCCGGTTTTGTAGTAGTATACTTAGCACCACCGGATAAAATACCGTTGTGTTGCTTTATTCTTCTATAGGGATTCGGTGTAGATCCGATATAATGGATTTTCCTGTTAACATTATTGTAGGGTTGATTTACTAATCGATATATATAATAAGTCATTAATAGACCTATCTTATTTAATCTTTATATACATATTTTATTATTATTATACATATAAAGGTTACAATTAATGACTTATTATGTCATAAAAATTGAACTCATACCGTTCTGATAAGGTATTAATAAAACTCTAGCCGATTTACATCGTTTCAAGTTTCGTATACTCGAGCAATCTGAGGAAAATGAAGTAGATCAATATAAAGATTGGTATGTAATCGAATTACAACTGCCCCAGGACCGTTGTTCAAGGATAGTTATTCGTTCTTTCCGATCTTCGGTCCTTCGGAAAGAACGAACAACAAGGGTTAAATTTATTACCGATCTTCGGTCCTTCGGAAAGAAATTGTTTACCGAAGCGCGTTCAATATTAATTTTTCGAAAGTAATTTTATATCTCGATTGCCAACGTGTGAGAAAATGTAAATATCCCCTTGACGAATCATATGTAACTAGACCTTGTATTGTAATTGATGGTGAAAAGAAAAAATCAACTATTACTGTTAGTGATATATTTTCTGTTACGCAAAGCATGTTATATGTAGGATGTGGCGACATTGTTCAAAAGTTTATACTGAGAGAATCAGATACTAACGACGAAAAAACGTTAGTATTAGATGTTGTGATAGAGTAATTCAAAAAGTTTGAAATTTGTTTATGTTGCAAGTTATTAATTTATAAGTTAATAAAATAAAAATGTCACTAGTCATGAATCATGGCAAGATCATTTTGCGTAAACCAATTATGATTACCAATACAGGTTCCATTTGGATGCATTTTGCAACTATTCCCGTGTTAGCACCATGTTGTCCAAAAATTTTAGATTTCGAAGACAAATTTGAAATCGTAATAAATCCAACTCGTCATACGATTTTCGAACGTCAAGCGTTATTCTTTGATTATAGTGTTATTATTTATCCACCAACGGTCGACAGAAAATTCCCGTTGCTTGAATTTTCTTATCGTATCCATTGTCCACGTTGTGGAAATGAATATTTATTCACCACCACATTTGAAATGACAGAGGAGCCAATTAAGACAGATGATATTATCACAGAATATGATGAAGATTATTATTTTTGATTTATGGCATTTTCTTAAACATTGAGCGTAAATTTTCCGGCACAATATCATCTCCTAATACCTCTACATAATATTGTGAGAATAAACTGTTCAAATATTCATCTATAAATTCTTCACGTGGAATATTATTTTTCTTACATGTTGCTATCATATTCGTCATAAATTCGTGGAACTTCTTAGTTGCCTTTTCAACATGGCTCAATAATTCTAATGGTGACGGAATCTGCAATTTATCATATGTCTTCACTGCCCTCTCATATAATTCTTTCATCCTCGGTGTAATTCGTGGATCAGTATTTAATTTCTTTAATTCATGATTCAATCCTGATACCATTTTATTATATTCTTTTTGGCTAACTGCTACCTTACCTTCCCCACGTAACTCCGCACGTTTAGCTCTTAGACGCTTTACTAATTCCTCTCTACTAGGTTTCGCCTGTTGCGGGACAACTTCAGTAACTTTCTTATTGTTCGTCGTTGATGCCATATAATATTTATATATTTCATATATTGTTTAAATTAAATCATTTTCATTTTTTACGTGCGAAATTAATTTATCGAACTATTGTATTACAAAATGCTTAACTCAAATTCACTTTATATTTTTTTTATTTTTAGTATGTTCCTAATGTTATTAGTTATGGTCTTTGATGATGATGCTAAATTTGTTCGCTATAGAAATAAACGTATAAGTTCACGTAGATATCTAGATAAATTTGCAGCAGACAGTTTAAGTGATGCCAAAAATGTATATATAATCAAAGACAACAATACGAAATTTGTAAATGTCGACAATATACATACCGATGGTTATATCTATGATTCGACTGACTCTTTATTAGACCCAAATGCTGTTAATTATAAATTATATAATCAGACATTTATAGATGATATCGAACCAACATATATTTAGGCAATAAAATTGAATTATTTTAATTTAACTTAATATTAACTATATTATTTAATGTCAAGTAAAGCGGACGTATTCAACAAAGACACACATGGTCTAGTATATAAGACTATATCGACTAATCGTCTTGTAAGTGATAATGTGAAATTGGCTTGTTTCGATCTAGATAGTACGCTGATTAAAACAAGATCCGGCAAGACTTTTCCAGTCGACAATGATGACTGGCAACCGTTAAATCCATTAGTTCGCGAAAAGTTGCAACAATATTATTCTGATGGATATTTAATTGTCATTTTCTCGAATCAGAGTAGAATTACTGAATTATTTCCACTAAAAGTGGCAAATATTATGGATTACTTCGCAATAGCAAATTATGCCTGTTATATTGCAACTACTAATAATAGTTACCGTAAACCACATGTAAATATGTATTATAAATTTTTACTTGATCATAACATCAGAACAGTTGATACCGATTCATTTTATTGTGGTGATGCGGGTGGACGTGTGCATATGTTTACGGGGAAAAAACTGGATCATGCTATATCAGATTATCAATTTGCAGCTAATGTAAATCTAAAATATTACACGCCCGAACAATTATTTCTAACCAAAGATGAATATGAAAAATCAAACGCAAAATATTACATCCAAAATAATCCATATAATACATTAGCTTTAAAAATTCATTTCTGTGAGCAAATACCGATGCCATGGCATCATATTGACATCTTTCATGAACAGCCAGGCAAAAAAATGATAATAATGATAGGCCCACCAGCATGTGGTAAATCATCTTTATCAAAAAAGATTTTAATGAAATATTCAGATCCGACATCTGACAGAGAGCCGGCATATGTCTATTTAAATAATGATTCACAAGGCAGTAAAGTGGCGTCATTTATGAAATTGGCTGTTATACAAAAGAAAAACCTATTAATCGATAATGTCAATAATAATTATGATAAGAGAGAAGAAATAATTACAAAGGCTAACAGTGTTAATCCTGCTGAAAAATATAAAGTGTTATATTTGTATTTCGATATTTGCAAAGAAGTGGCTATGCATTTGAATAATTATAGAGTAGCGTTAACTAATGTTGAAAGAATTCCGGATGTAGTGTATCATACATATTACAAACATTTACAAATGCCGAGTGTTACATCAGATAATGAAACGTTAATAATAATTAAACCGGAAATGTATTTGAGAGATTTACAAAAAAAACTATTATGCAAACAATATTTACAAATATAAGTTTGCATCAACTTATTTCATTTATAACTAAAAAATTGATTATAATAGTGTATATCATCTATGGACTATTATAATAACAAAATAAACTCTGTATATCTGCTACAAGCACTCTATTTAAGCTGACGGTAAACGATTTATTATTTATGTGATACAAGATGTAAATTAAAGATGTATTATATATTAATTTATCGATAATTCATCTATCATGGGCGTCGTTAAAAGTTGTCATTTTCATGTTAATTTTTTAAGATTGATGCCAGATTGTACTTTAATGTTATTATGAACATATTAGAAGGTAAAAAGAACATTAAAGTACAATCTGGCATCAATCTTAAAAAATTAACATGAAAATGACAACTTTTTAACGATGTATATGATAGTTGAAAAAATAAATATTGCATAAAATTAATATCTTACTACGCGTCATGTAATACGTTAAATTGTTAATTTTAAATAATCTAAACAATACATATAATTAGTATAACAATGGTTTTATATACATGTGGAACTTGTTCGAAAATATTTGATAACAAGACAAAATATAACAGACATCTAGAACACATATGTATATTTGATAACACTTATAACAATCTCATAAATATATCATCCGGCCAAATACATTATATCCACTAGGCAATAAACTAATTTCATTTATTACGAGTAAAAAATTGAATATTATACTATATGTCATCTATATATCATAATAATAACGAAACAAAACCCACATGTCCACTACAAATGCCTTTACTAGGCTGACGAACCATTTTAGAATTCGCCATTTAATTGCCTCTTATGATTCCGATTTATATTCCGAACTTGCATATGTATTATACAAAAATGCACCGCCAGATGGCTCTATTTGGCAAAAGTTGTGTAATATTTATAATATCCGATGCAAGCAACAAATATATGATGATTATTTGTTGCTTAGCGTTAAAAACATACATGTAGATAGCTTAAGTCACGACTTGGATATAGACGAATCACATATTAAAAATTATGTGGAATCGTGTACAGGAGTGGAAACGTTGGCTTGTTACGGGGAGAACAAGACAAATTTTTCAAAACTGACTCAACTGAAATCACTCATGATATTAAATTTCGACGAACAAGTAAATATGCTCTCAGATCTAACTAATTTGGAGCGACTCCGTTTATGTGGCAAGTACGATCAGCCAATTGATGGCATTGGTAATCTAATTAAATTAACGCATCTTGAAATTGGCCGGCAATTCAAGCAGCCGATAGAGGAACTAAGTAAACTGCACAACTTGACCCATCTCAAATTCGATAGTGGATTCAATCAATCAATTGATGCACTAGCCGGTCTGACTAATTTAACGACGATTAGTTTCGGTAGTGATTTCAATCAGTCAATTGATGCACTAGCCGGTCTGACTAATTTAACGGCGATTAGTTTCGGTGGTGATTTCAATCAGCCAATTGATGTATTGGCCGGGCTGACTAATTTAACGAAACTTAGTTTCTGGGCCAATTTCAATCAGCCGATCGATGGACTAAGCAGTCTTAACAAGTTAACAACACTTAGTTTCGGTTATCACTTCAACCGGCCGATTGATGCGATAAGTAGCCTTACTAATTTAACCGAGTTACGTTTCGGCGCTGATTTCAATCAACCAATTGATGCATTGAGTGGTCTGACTAATTTAACAACACTTATTTTCAGTATCCGATTCAATCAACCAATAGATGCGTTGAGTGGTCTAACCAATTTAGCGGAACTTGAATTCGGTGATCGATTCAAACAGCCTGTCGACGCACTTGGTGAGCTGCCTAATTTAAGAACAATTAGGTTTGGTGCTAAATTCAATCTACCTATTAATCTGCCAAAGTTGAAAAAGCTCGAAGATATATATATTAGAAATAACAAGTGCAATAATATAAATATTACGTCCGGCCGGATACGACATCCTTGGCAATAAACTTATTTCATTTATAACTAAAAAATGATAATTAAAGTATATGTCATTAAATATATTAATAACACATACTCTATATGTCCGCTGCAAAATCCGATATGGATCAAATTATAATCGCCTCTAATGATGCCGATTTATATTTAAATCTTGCATACGTATTATATAAAAATCCATCATTAGATGACCCTGGTTGGCAAAAACTACAAAATGTATATCATATCGAAAATAAACAACAAATATATGATGATCATTTTTTGCTTATTATTAAAGAAATAGACACTGACAGATTAAAAGAATTAAATATCGCCGCCCAATTAAGATATAATTTACAATAGACTTATTTCATTTATTACAGATAAAAATTGATTATAATAGTATATATCATTAAATACATCTATAGTAACAACACAAACATTATATGTCCACTACAAACACTCTTGCTGGGCTGGCGGACCATTTTCGAATTCGTCATCTAATAGCCTCGTATGATAGTGATTTATATTTAAACCTTGCCTACGTATTATATAAGGATCCACTATCAGATGATCCTGTTTGGCAAAAGTTACGTAATATTTACCATATCAAAAATAGACGACAAATACATAATGATTATTTGTTGAATAGCATCAGACAAATAAATATTACTAATTTAAGAGGGTTAAATATAGCCACTTTTGAAATTAAATATTTTGTGGAATCGTGCACGGGCCTAGAAACGTTGGATTATGATCAGAAATATAACATAAATATAACGAGGTTGACCCAGCTAAAATCACTTACAATATCCGATCCCACCGGACAAATAAATATGCTCGGGAAACTGACCAATTTAAGAAAGCTTGGTATATTGGGATATTTTAACCAGCCGATCGATGCTTTAAGTAGCCTAATTAATTTGACTCATCTTAGTCTCAGCGGCCATTTTAATCAACCCATTTACGCGTTAAGTAGCCTAATTAATTTGACTCATCTTAGTCTATACGGCCATTTTAATCAACCCATTGACGCGTTAAGTGGTCTAACCAATTTAACAGAACTTAGTTTCGGTTGCTCCTTCAATCAGCCAATTGACACGTTAAGTGGTCTAACCAATTTAACAAATCTTAGTTTCGGTTATTACTTCAACCAGCCGATTGACGCGTTAAGTGGTCTAACCAATTTAACAAAACTAAATTTTGGCAGTAATTTCAATCAGCCAATTGACGCAACACGTGGTCTATTCAATTTAACAAATATCAGTTTCGGTTGCTTCTTTAATCAGCCAATTGACGCAATACGTGGCCTATTCAATTTAACAACGATCAGTTTCGGTCATTGTTTCAACCAGCCGATTGACGCAGTACGTGACCTATTCAATTTAACAAAACTAAATTTTAGCAGTAATTTCAATCAGCCAATTGACGCAGTACGTGACCTATTCAATTTAACAAAACTAAATTTTGGCAGTAATTTCAATCAGCCAATTGACGCGTTAGGTAAACTAGTTTATCTAACAAAACTTGAATTTGACCATAAATTCAACCAGCCAATAGATGCACTTAGCAATCTAACTAATTTAACGAAACTAAGTTTCGATATCGATTTTAACCAGCCAATAGATGCACTTAGCAATCTAACTAATTTAACTGAACTTAGATTCGGCTATTGTTTCGACCAGCCAATCGATGGGCTAAGCGGTCTGATCAAATTAACTGAACTTAGTTTCGGCCACTACTTCAATCAGCCGATCGGCGGGCTAAACAAGCTAACCAATTTAGAAATACTCAAATTCGGCGAATATTTTAATCAGCCCATTATTCTGCCAAAGTTGAAAAAACTACGATACTTAAATATACGTACTAATTACAAGAATACTATAAATATATCATCCGGGGAAGTGCGACGATATAAATAACACACGTATTTCATTTATCACTATATAAAAATTGATTATAATATTACATATCATCTATCTAATATACTAATAAAGTAAGATCCATATGCCTACAACTAATACTCTTGCTAAGCTGGCGGACCAATTTAGAATTCACTATTTAATCGCTTCTTATGATTCTGATCTATATATAGAATTCGCATACGTGTTATATAACGATCTTCCATTAGACGGTAAACGATTTCTTTACCCAGAGATCGGTAAAGAAATCTATTTATTACCGATCTCTGGGTAATAAATTTAACCCTTGTTACTGTTGTCCGTTCTTACCCAGAGATCGGTAAAGAACGGGTGCAACTAGTAACAACGGTCCTGTCTGGCAAAAGCTACGTAATATTTATTATATCAAAAATAAACAACAAATTTATGACGATTTCTTTTTGCATACCATTAGATATATAAATACGCATACATTACAAGACAATTTGCGCCTAACCGCTTCTAAAATTAAAAATTATATAGAATCGTGTACGGGAGTAGAAACGTTGAGATGCGAAGGGAAATATTATATAGACTTCATAAAATTGGCTCTGCTGAAATCTCTAGATATAACCGATTTCGCCGGACAAACAAATATAATTGCAAAACTAACTAATTTAAGAAAGCTTGCTTTGTTGGGCAATTTCAATAAGCCAATTGACGCGTTAAGTGGTTTAACTAATTTAACAAAACTGAGTTTTGGCAAAAAATTTAACCAGCCAATTGACGCGTTAAGTAGTCTAACCAATCTAACAGAACTTAGTTTCGGCTGTTATTTCAATCAGCCAATAGATGCACTTAGCGGTCTAACTAATTTAACAGAACTTAGATTCGGCTCTGATTTCAACCAGCCGATCGGCGGGCTAAGCGGTCTAACTAATCTAACTGAACTTAGTTTCGGCTATTATTTCGACCGGCCAATCGATGGGCTAAGCGACTTAACAAATTTAACGAAACTAAGTTTCGACTCATACTTCAATCAGCCAATCGATAAGCTAAGCGGTCTAACTAATCTAACTGAACTTAGTTTCGGCTATTATTTCGACCAGCCAATCGATGGGCTAAGCGACTTAACAAATTTAACGAAACTTAGTTTCGGCTATTATTTCGACCAGCCAATCGATAAGCTAAGCGGTCTGATCAAATTAACCGAACTTAGTCTCGGCCACTACTTCAATCAACCGATTGATGCAATAAGCGATCTAATCTACCTAACTAAACTCAATTTCGGCGTTCATTTCAATCAGTCAATCAGTAAGCTAAGCGGTCTGACCAATTTAACAGAACTGAGTTTCGATTTTCATTTTAATCAGCCAATTGATGCAATAAGTGGTCTAACTAATTTAAAAATACTTAAATTCGGCTATTGTTTCGACCAACCTATTAATCTACCGAATTTGAAAAATCTACAATACATATATAATAGTAATTACAGCAATATTATAAATATATCGTGCGGAAGAGTACAGCGTATCTGACATTAAACTTAATTTATCGCAACTAAAAAATTGATTATAATAATACATACATGGATAATACATCTAGATTAGCGAAAACATAAGCTATATGTCTACTGTAAACACTATTGCCAAGCTATCGGAGCAATTTAGGATCCGCCATTTAATTGCCTCTTATGATCCAAATTTATATGTAAATCTTGCCTACGTATTATATAAAGATCCACCGCCAGATGATCCTGTTTGGCAAAAGTTACGTATTATTTATCATATCAAAAATAAACAACAAATATATGATGATTATTTGTTGCATAGTATCAGATATATAAATACTTATAAATTGGCCATAACCGCTTCTAAAATTAGAAATTATGTTGAATCATGCACAGGAGTAGAAATATTAATTTGTGTTGATGGGGGAATAGATTTAACAAAAATGACACAATTAAAATCATTACGTATATATGATTTCGCCAGACGAACAAAAATGATCGCAAACCTAACTAGTTTAAGAAAGCTATATCTGTTAGGCAATTTCGATCAGCCAATCGATGAGCTAAGTAAATTATTCAATTTGACGCATCTTGAATTCGGCTGGAACTTCAATCAGCCAATTGACGGGTTAGATAAACTAGTTTATCTAACCCATCTTAGTTTCGGCGACATTTTTAACCGGTCAATTGGCGCACTAAGTGGTCTAACTAATTTAACAAAACTTAGTTTCGGTCGAGCCTTTAATCGGCCAATTGACGCGTTGAGTAAATTATCCAATTTGACAAAACTTGATTTCGGTCAAGCCTTTAATCGGCCCATTGACGCGCTTAGCAATCTAACTAATTTAACGAAACTTGATTTCGGTCAAGCCTTCAATCAGCCAATTGACGCACTTAGCAATCTAACTAATTTAACGAAACTTGATTTCGGTCAAGCCTTCAATCAGCCAATTGACGCACTTAGCAATCTAACTAATTTAACGAAACTTGATTTCGGTCAAGCCTTCAATCAGCCAATTGACACGTTAAGTGGTCTAACCAATTTAACAAATCTTAGTTTCGGTTATTACTTCAATCAGCCAATTGACGCACTTAGCAATCTAACTAATTTAACGAAACTGAGTTTCGGCCAGATATTCAATCAGCCAATTAACGCACTTAGCAATCTAACTAATTTGACACATCTTAAATTTGGCACATGCTTCAATCAGTCAATTAACGCACTTAGCAATCTAACTAATTTGACACATCTTGAATTTGGCACAATATTCAACCAGTCGATCGATAGGCTAAGCGGTCTAATCAATTTAATAGAACTTAGATTCGGCACATGCTTCAATCAGCCGCTTTATGGACTAAGCGACTTAACAAATTTAACTGAACTTAGTTTCGGCCACTACTTCAATCAGCCGATCGGTGAGCTAAACAAGCTAACCAATTTAAAAATACTCAAATTCGGCGAATATTTTAATCAGCCCATTATTTTGCCAAAGTTGAAAAAACTACAGTGCTTACATATACATACTAATTACATTAATATGATAAATATACCATCCGGAGAAGTGCGACGATACTCATAATAAACAGATATATGATGATTATTTGCTACATAGCATTAAAGAAATAAATACTAGTATGTTGGAGAATTCCGTTATCAAACATTATGCAGAATCGTGCACGGTAAACAATTTCTTTACCGATCTTCGGTCCTTCGGAAAGAAATCTATTTATTACCGATCTTCGGTCCTTCGGAATAAATTTAACCCTTGTTCCAAAGGATAGTTGCACCAGTTCTTTCCGAAGGACCGAAGATCGGTAAAGAACTGGTGCAACTATCCTTTGGAACAACGGACTTAGAAACATTAACGCACTGAGTGCTATGACCAGTTTAACAAAACTTAGTTTCAGCTGTAGGTTCAATCAGCCAATCGATAAACTAAGTAGTTTGACCAATTTAACGAAACTGAGTTTCGGCCAGATATTCAACCAGCCAATTGACGCATTAGATGACTGTATCAATTTAAGAATACTTAGGTTCGGCATGTCTTTCGATCAGTCCGTTGTTCCAAAGAATAGTTGCTCCAGTTCTTTACCGATCTTCGGTCCTTCGGAAAGAACGGACAACTATCCTTTGGAACAACGGTTAAATTTATTACCGATCTTCGGTACTTCGGAAAGAAATTGTTTATTGTTAATCTGCCAAAGTTGAAAAAACTAGAACACCTACGTTTATCGGCATACATTAGTCATATAAATATATCGTCCGGTCACGTCGTACGTGACCGGACACGACGCAAGTTAGCAAAAATAAGCTAATCACAACTAAAAAATTGATATTTATAATACCTATCGGCTGTTTACCATATTAATAACGAAACAAAGTAAGATCAATATGCCAACCATATACAGTCTTAGCAAACTATCGGAGCAATTTAGGATCCGACATTTAATTGCCTCTTATGATCCTGATTTATATTTATATCTTGCATACGTATTATATAAAGATCCACCATTAGACGGTCCTGTCTGGCAAAAGCTACGTAATATATATTATATCAAAAATAAACAACAAATTTATGACGATTTCTTTTTGCATGCCGTTAGATATATAAATACGCAAAAATTAGAAGACAATTTGTGCATAGCCGCTCATGAAATTAAAAATTATATAATACTGTGTACGAGTGTAGAGACGTTAAATTACAATGACAAATACAATATAGATTTGACAAACATGACTCAACTAAAATCACTCAATATATGTGATTTCACCGGACAAATAGATATGATCACCAATTTAACTAATTTGAGAGAACTTACTTTAGGGGGCAATTTTAATCAGTCCGTCGATGGCTTAGGAAGTTTGACTAATTTGAGAGAACTTACTTTAGGGGGCAATTTTAATCAGTCCGTCGATGGCTTAGGAAGTTTGACTAATTTGAAATATCTTAAGTTCGGCTGTTTTTTCAACCAGCCAATCGACTCATTGGGTTGTCTGATTAATTTGACAACACTGAGTTTCGACTGGAATTTCAACCAACCAATCGACTCATTGGGTTGTCTGATTAATTTGACAACACTGAGTTTCGACCATCATTTCAACCAACCAATCGACTCATTGGGTTGTCTGATTAATTTGACAACACTGAGTTTCGACCATCATTTCAATCAGCCCATTGATAAGCTAAGCGGTCTAACTAATTTAACAAAACTTAGTTTCGGCTGGAATTTCAACCAGCCCATTGATAAGCTAAGCGGTCTAACTAATTTAACAAAACTTAGTTTCGGCTGGAATTTCAACCAACCAATCGATAAACTAAGTAGCCTAACAAACTTAACAAAACTTAGCTTCGGCTGGTGCTTCGACCAGCCAATAGACGTAATAGGTAATCTAACAAATTTAACTGAACTTGATATCGGCGACGATTTCAACCGACCAATTGACGCATTAGGTAGTTTAACTAATCTAAAACGTCTTCGGCTCGGCCATAGGTTCAATCAACCCATTGATGCAATAAAAGATCTAACTAACTTAACTGAACTCAGTTTCGAATCTTGTTTCAACCAGTCAATCGACGTATTAGGTAATTTGACTAATCTAAAACGTCTCCGGATCGGCCATATTTTCAATCAATCGATTGATTGAAACAAGATCTAACTAACTTAACTGAACTTAGTTTCGGATCTTGTTTCAACCAATCTAACAGGACTTGGATTTGGCATACTTTTTAATCAGCCTATTAATCTGCCAAAGTTGAAAAAACTGCAACACGTGTATATAGATAATACTAATTATAATATTGCCATAAATATATCATCTGGTCAAGTACGACATTCTAGATAATAAACTAATTTCATTTATCACATCTAAAAATTGAATTAATAAGATTATAATATATTTGATATCGTACTTTACACAGTAACTAGATGACAACCATCGATTTCACTACATGTATCGAAAATTACAATATTGAACAAGCACAGGAAGGTATTGCTTTGCTAAAGAAACGAATTGATGCCGTTCAAACTGCCACTTACAGGCCAATTATAATTAAAAGAGTTAGTGATGCTATTTTAGAATCAGATTCAGATCCAGATCCTAATTTCGTATTTGATGTATTGTTATATACAAGGTCTCCATACAATTGTGATGAACCAGCATATACTACCGCTGAACATCTCGTATGCACATTACAAATAGATAATATGAAAAAAATGGAATTTGATATTACACTTGATGGTGATGAATTTAACTGTATTATTAATACCAATTTCATGGGTAATATCGTATATATATATGATACATGTTCTAATATTAAGTTTTTTCCAAATGCAGATTATCGCTCATATGTCCCAAAAGGCAAAGGTTATATGGTCGAATGTATGTTATGTAATTGTCTAGAACAAGAACTGGACGCATTTAGCTTTATCGAGGAAATCGATACAGAACCAGATGATAAAAATTTAGCCTTTGAAGCAAAAGCCAAGGTCGTATTTGATAATATATTAGGTACGGATCACAAATTATTCGCCAAAGGTATTAAAGGAGGATTTGCAATTGGCAACCGACTTAGGCAGCTTGGGCTAGCGTTATATGATCATCGACTTACGTATATATATGTCTATGATAATTACATTGCATATGATGACGTAAAATTATACGCTGATGGAGCAAAGGCAGTTACTAGAAATAAAGACATTAAATATCCCATAGGGTTGTTTATTTTTGATAATCCGGACAGAGATAAACAGGTAATGAACGGCCTGTTAGAAGCATATGGCGCTTGTTTTAGGTTACCAATAACACATAGCGCTAAACGTAGGATGCCTGCTAATCTTAGATAGGCATCATCATTAATTTATCACAATCTAAAAAATTGAATAAATAAGATTATAATGTATTTGATATTATACTTTACACATAAACTAGATGACAACCGTCGATTTCGCCACATCAATCAAAAATTACACTATCAAACAAGCTCAAGAATGCGTTGCTTTGCTAAATAAACATATGGATGCGCTTCAAACTGCTACCTACAAAGAAGCTATTATTAAAAAAGTTAAAGATGCTATTTTAGCAGTTGATGCAGATGCCAAATTCGTATTTGATGTATTGTTGTACGCAAGGTCCCCGCGTGGATGTAACGATGTAGATAAAATCACTGACGAGCATATCGTATGCACATTACAAATAGATGATATGAAAGTACTGCAATTCGATATTACGTTTGATAATTACGACTTTTGTTGGATTATTAATACCAATTTTATGGGCAACATCTATTATTCAGATGCAGAATGCGAACCACCTATGTTTGTTCCGAATTCAGACTATCGTTCATATGTTCCAAATGGCAAAGGTTATATGATTAACCGTGTTTTATGTAACTGCCTGGAACAAGAAATAGATGGCTTCAAATTTATTGAAAATATTGATTTGGAACCAGATGATAAAACTTTATCATTCGCAGGAAAAGCTAAAGCCGTCTTTGACAAGGTATTGGGCGCAAATCATAAACTTTTTGCCAAAGGGATTAAAGGAGGCTTCGGGATCGGTGGATGGTCTGGATTAATGCCATCTGACAATCGTCTAATGAAGGTATATGTACATGATGACCACTTTGTAAACGGTATTAAAACCGTGTATGCTGATAAGATAGTCCTATCCGGAATCCATAAAAATTGCGAGTTTGGCAAAGAACGCGAATACATATTTTATATTAATTTTCCACACAAAGATAAAATTGTAGAGATTGTAAACGGTTTATTGGAGGCATACGAAGCTAAATTTAGATTGGTATAATTATTAATTCATTTATTAAATAAATTAATTGTATAAATAAATGAATAATATTATTTAGCATCAGCGACGTCGTCGACCAGGTATGTGTTTTTCAATGATGTCGCTGATGCTGAACGGTGGTGTTCATTATTGTAGCTATTACTACTATCGTAGAATTTAACATTCATCGGCATACGTTTCGGCAAGCATTGATCGAGGCATGATTGTTTCGTATCCCTACGTGCTGTATTATTTCTGATGTCGGATGCGGAAAAAATATCGAAGCCCCCCTCGTAAAATCGGTTATGCCTGCTGCCTCCAGTAGCATACATATCGTTGTTCCTGCTGTATCTGGTACCGGGGACATTGTTATTGTTTCTAATGAACCTGGTATCGGGAACATTGTTATTGTTTCTAGTGAAACTATAGTGTCGGACATTCGCGATATCAGGAGCGTCGTAAATGTCAGCTCTAATATTTCCAATGTTCACAATGTTTCTGATGTTGGGGGCAGCCGAAACATCGTAAACGTTTCTGAAGCTGGAACCATCACTATCATTTCTAATATTCCTGCCGTTAGAAATATTATAAGCGGTAGGATTATAACCACCATTCTCGATAGGTTGAGACGTATTACTTGCTGAATTATTTAATGAATTGGTAGACATTAACATAGATGGGCTGTACATGGCTTTGTGGTACTGTAATAATTTGCACTATAACGATTTAAAATTTCAATTATTCAAGGATATGATTGACTGGAAAAATTGAAATAAACCTATATTAATATCAATTGTTACTAATATATGTAATACAGATGAAACTAAGCTACTTCAAAATAGATATCGATACTGCACTTGAAAAAATGTTTAGCTATTTGAAATTATCGGAGTTAGAGGCAACGGCTATACAAAAAATATGTAAAGAATATTGAACTGAATACAAGAGAAATAACGCATATTGCAAATACAACTAATGAAACTGTGAATATAACTAAACAGCTATAAAAATTGAATTATTATTGTTTTATCTATCATAACTACTAAATATGTAAACAAATGACAAAACTACTGATCGCTTTTTTATTAACATTATTATTCACCTGCGTTATGATCGATGCAAATGATGACATTACATATTTAATGGAACATTCGAGTTTTTTCGAAATAAAACGGTAAACAATTTCTTTATAAAAGTTTATAACTTTTATAAAGAAATCTATTTATTACCCAGAGATCGGTAATAAATTTAACCCTTGTTACTGTTGTTCGTTCTTATAAAACTTGATAGTTTGGTTGACCAAACTATCAAGTTTTATAAAGAACTGGTGCAACTAGTAACAACGGTTTATACCAAATCGCGAAGTTTATTACCCAATTACAGATTTCGATTATAATGATATCGCTATTACTAAAGCTTGGGCATGCGGATTGATTGTTACCAAAATGGCAAATGATTCATGGTTAGTACAAGGAAACGTTAAAATATACGATACAACTCATATATATGCACCTCTCGAATATCATCAAATTAAAAGAATTTTCGATACTGAGCATTATAAATATCATTTGACTGTTAATAAAAATGCCTTTTATCAATGTGATCATAAAAATATTTATTCGAAATTGCTTAATATGATATGTCCAGGGTCCGATTTTGTAAAACATGTGCAGCGAGCTTTTAAACTTGCTGTTCTAAATTTTAACAAAAATGTGGTCTCTCATCAAAAAATGAATCCTGATTATTATAAGATACATATAGATGAGTTAATACAAGAATATTTCAGATACAACCGATTCAATGAGTTTGTAGTTTCTCGTTATGATAAATATTATTCGAAACCGTAGTTACTAGTTACACCAGTTCTTTACCGTTCTTCGGTATAAATAGATTTCTTTACCGTATAAAATCATACTTTTTTATATCATTAACAGCTTCTCTTTATTATAATTTTTGGTTGCCATTTTTAAATATGCGTATTTATCTTCCACATAAGATTGAATAATTGATTTTGTATTATTTATAGCAGATGATAAATATTCGTAGCGTTTGACATTTTCTCCTGAAACCATTTACTATATATAATATGCAGACATATAAGATATTTATGATCGTATACATGTAATAAATAAAAAGTAACAATATTAAATATAACAGTTATATTTCGATAACGGCCGCTCTTTTTTTAGTTGTTTTTTTAGCAGGTACGTCTAATGGTACGTTATGAGTGCTTATATCGTTAATTTGCCCTTCTACAATAGTATAATTTACATCATTATCAGCAGTGTCAATTTGAGAAAGTGCAAGTGAGATAGTATTATTTTGTTGCTCTTCGAAAAATTTGATATACATTTTATTATTTTCAATGAATTTATCGTATTGATCACATATTTTGATAATTTGTTCTTGTATTTCAAGCGGAGGTATGATAATCGTTAAATCATAGAAATTTTTTTGATTGATACCTTTTTGTGCACTTCCATTTGCTAAATTATATAATATATTTTGATTTGCGTGTAAGTAATAATATACATATTTCTCATGTATATTTGCATTTTCTAATGTAACTGTCCAACCATGATGATTTAAGAAAAATTTATCTTTAATCCATCTGACACAATTCTCCGAAACACCGTCTTTTGCTATTATTAATCTATTTTCATTGTTAAACCGATCTATAGTATATGACGCATCGCCACCGCCATATACATAATATTGTCCTGGTGTAATTGTGGATTTTGTTATATAATCGCCTTGTTTTACAGTTAATATATTTTCTAATTTTTGTCTGTCGTAATTTTTAACAATCATTTTCAAATATGCTTGTTTTTCTTCTTCACAAGTAATATTATTTGATTTTAAATTATTTATCATCTGTGTCAAAGAATCACAACGTTTGATGATTTTTTGTTGAATTTCAATAGATGGAATCGGTATTTTAATAGTGCCCAAATTGGTTTTATTTAACCATTTGATTGTCGTCCCTGCTGATAAATCATGGAGTATTTGTCTATTTTGTATTAAAAAATAATATATATACATTAGATTTATATGTTGATTGTTCTGATTTAACTGTATTACAGTAACATGTTTACTAGGTGTAAATTTTTCATCGAAGTGTACACATAAATTACCTCCGTTGCCAATTATTATACTCGGTTCCACCACCTCACATGTATCTGAATACAATTTATCATCTTGTGATGAATTATAAAATCTATATTTTCCCTCTTGTTTACCGTTTGAAGACGTATGTTTCGTTGTGGGTAAAAAGGTACATATATCCCCCAATTTCTTATATTCTATTCCTTCTGTCCTTGTCTCTTCTACTTTCATATATTTGCCAATATTCAAATCATATTTATTATTTATTATTTGTTCATAAGGGACATCTATAATGTGTTCTTCTACTACATCACCGCCATTTAATTTAATTACATCATATGATACTGATCGAGTTCGTCCATCATTCGAAAAGAATAGAATTGAAGAATTAACACCAGTATTCAGAAATGTTTTCTCGCCTAATTTTACAACTTTTCGCAGATTTAAATTTTCTATCAAATATTTACGTGTATCACTATGTAATTTTGCATCATTAAATAATACTCCATCTGGTACAATTACAGCACAACGACCACCCTCGTTTAATGATTGCATCATGAGTTGTAAAAATAACGGTTCCGCTTTTGTACCATTTATTTTTAGCTGTTTAATTCGTTGACAGCAATTTGCATATATAAGTGATTTAATACCAAATGGTTCATTTGCTAAAATTACATCCACTTTTTGCATTATAGTTCCATCAGCAAGTCTATAATCATTTTGCAATGAATCCATATGCATAAGTGTAGTATCAAACATTTCGCCAGTTTCTAGAAGTAGATTTAACATTGCCAAATTTTTAACGTTTTCGTCAATGTCGAATCCGAAGAAACTTAACTTATCAACAGACCAATCTAAACCTTCACAAGTACTATTTATATGTTTGGCCGCCATTGCTAAAAATCCACCACTACCCATGGACGGATCCAATACTTTCTCGATCGTACCATCTTCCTTAATTGTTGGATTGCATAAGGAGACCATATATTTGATAACCCCTCTGTGAGTGAAATATTGACCTAAATCTCTCATGGAATTTGATGAGCCGGATTTAAGATGTAATTCATATATCATCCCAATAATATCACAATATTGTGCCAGCTCATTTAGATTTACATTTGCCATTGTTTTAAAAATTGCTACAAAATTATAAGATGACTTAATTTTAAAATCGAATTTATAACCAAATACATCTATAAAATGTGCATATAAAATATCCTCACGTGCAATACTGTCATTTGTTGTGTAGAATTTAGGTATAATTCTAGGGTCACCATCAACATAGCGTTGTCCAGTCGCTTCGTCTGTTAGAAAATTGTCGTATGCGAATTTAACGGGTATGTCAAATTTAACACATGCGTTATTTGTTAGGAAGCGCATAAGTGTAAATGCCACACAATGATGAATCGAATCCATACCAGTAATTCCCTCATTACGTAATATGCTGCGAATGCCATTAATAATATTTTCAAATTGTGCTAACGCCATCTTAATTGTCATATATATGCTATATATATTAAAATATATAAAATTCAATTATTTTAAATAAATTAACTTAAATTTTAAAATCCTAGACAAATATTTTAAAATATCCTATTTGTCAATTTACGTGCAAAATAATCATCTATATTGAATAAATTGCCATATACATTGCTAACTAGGTAATCATGTTTGAAACATTTCGGATCTTGTGAACAATATTCTCGATACATTTCATAATTTCTAATATTATTATTTTTGCACACTTGCTTCAATTCATCTCTTGTATAAAAATTTTTAATATAATCTTCATAATCAAATCTTAAAAATTTGACCCAGTTATTATCATCTACTTTTATATTTGTTGGTAAATTATGTAAAGCTGCGTATTCATCATACAGTATTTTTGTATCTATTATTTGTTCCCCTTTTCTTATTTTCATTTTATTTACCATTTTCATGTGACGTTTTATTTGTTGCACTTCGATGTTGCAATCATTTGTAATTTCTCTTATAATTTCATCCCTTAATTCATCATAACCTAATTCTATTATATTTTCATCGTCTAATATCTGATCTATTAAATGTATCGTTACATTATCAGAATCATCTACAGTAGTTTTATTTTTATATTTGCCATTACTTGGTATCGCAGATGTATCTGTCAGAGCGTTTTCAATCCAATTCGCATAACGTTTCGCTATCTTATTTTTCATTTTTGAATCATTTGACATCACCAAACAACCGTAATAGCCTATTTCCTTACCTTCACATAATCTAGATACTCTCCCCTCTTTTTGCTGCATCTTTAATGGATTCGGATTTTTACATATATACATGTCAAGACCAAAATCGACATATTTATCGTCAAACCCTTCACAGCCACGATCAACCACCAATAACAAAGCGTTATTATGTATACTTTTAAATTTCTCTATTTCTAAGCCATTCATGTCGTTCTTAGAATGTGATTTGATAATAGTGATGTTATGTAAGTTGCCAAATTGTTCCTTATTTTGTCTAATGTATTCATCAAATTCTTCTAATTTCTTTATTGATGGAAACCATAATATTCCTTTTTTATATGCCGATCTATTAATCCAATTATTAAACCACTCCATAAATGATCTATATCCTTTCTCACCTATTGCATATACTATTTCCTTCTCTTCATTATCAATTTCATTTTCTTCGGCTCCATCTGTAACTATCGGGATAAATATATGTTTAGTTGGTAATCTATCTCCTTGTATAATACTATCTATATATGATCTATTATACAATATATTTATATTATTCTCATCTGCCGATTTAAATATTGATAACGTATTATTATAATTGTCTAATATCGTGCGCACAGGTGTTGCAGAAAAGCCTATCATTTTATCAACTATATTATCTTTCATGTGCGTAAGAAATTTACTAAACTCTTTCGCTCCCGACCAATGACATTCATCTAAAATTAAAAGTCCTAATCTGCCAAATGAATATCCTTCTTCCATGTAAGTATTAAATCGTTTTGACGCTATGAATTTGTCATTATTAATGATGTATATATGATTATAATCACTATCATTAATAAAATCATTATTACTATAATCATTATTTTTTTGCATGTCGATAACTTTAATTTTTAGATTGAAATAATTTATGATATCATTAAGTTCATTTACAAATTTCTGATCGAATATTTCCAATCTTTTATTCATTATCATTACGTCTTTTTGCTTTTGCAAGATGTAACAGAATATAGTTATAACTTTAATTAAATATGATTTGCCACAACCAGTAGGTGCCATAATAATACCTGCCTTCTCCGTCGGATCATCTAAAAATAATTTAACATTCTGACACGCTTCAATTTGCCATTGTTTTAACGTGATGACATCTGTTATTAGATTTAATAATGTTTGAATTGATTTATCATATGCTCGTTTGAATTTATTCGATTGTAAGTCCGATATATTTATTTTATTCTGTTGCATATATTCAATAGTGAATTCGATTGCATCTTCTATTTGAGTAGTATGATGTCGTTTATAATCATCATCTATATATACGGTATATTTGATATTTCTACTGTCAAGGTATGCAAGAAGTTGTTCTTTTGTAATGGTGTAAAATTCTATACCACCACCGGGAATATGAGAACGAAATTCATCGAAGTATACTTTTAAATCCTCATCAAGTTGATATGCACAATAATCTTCTATGAAAATGTAACATACTATGCTTGTCGGATAAGGATAATAGGTCTGATAATTTCTCATTCTACTTGGCAAGTTTTTAGAAGAGCCAATTTTATAATAATGTTGATTATTTGCATAGAAAGCTAAATGATGTGATAACATATAAATACAATTTGTAAATTTAGATGTCATAGATGAAATAAAGAAGTGTAATAGGATGTAACATATTGAAATTTCAATTTATTTAGACAGTTATCGCTTGGCAAAAGTATTTTTTTCATGCTCGATATAAGGTAACAGTTATTGATTTGTCTAACAATAAAGAAACATGTGATGAATCGATACATTTGTCCATACCATGATGAAACCATATTTTCAAATTTATATAATCTATCATCTTAAAAAGTTGAAAAATTATAAGTATGTTTGTATATGCTGATGATTGTTAAAAATATGGTATATATATATGCTCTACAATTACAAAATAACAAATATTATGTTGGCAAAACAGATAATCCACGTTTCAGATTAGATGCGCATTTTAATTCGAATGGATCGGCATGGACAAAGAAATACAATCCAATTAGGTTAATCGATTTAATTAGTGAGTGTGATGAATTTGACGAAGATAAAATAACGTTGCGCTATATGCATTTACATGGAATTGATAATGTTAGAGGTGGAAGCTTTTGTCGAGAAATATTGAATGAATCAGAGGTGAAATGTATTGACAAAATGTTAAAAAATGCAATGAATAAATGTTTTAATTGTAATCAGACCGGTCATTATGCTAAAGATTGCAAAGAAAGTAAAGCTCTTAGCGCTAGTTCGTATACCACATTAAGTACAACTGCTGTTAAGGAACAGGCTGATGTACCAGTTGAATACAATAATGTGTATCCTTTTCGGAAATTATCTACATTTGATGGAGGCCATGAATATGAATGGAGATACAAAAACATATTTACAGATTATGATAGTCGTCATTATGCTATAAATCTATTTACATCTTATGCATTCACTGAAAATCAATATCTGTCTGTAGCCGAATATTTGCTATTAATTGGACAACTGATCAATGATCCATTAGTTATTGGAAAAGGTGCAGCTGTTTTAGACACGAATGTTACTAAATTTGGAAAATTTATTAGTAATGATCCGGATGCACATAATCTTCAAATGATTGATGAAGGTAAATCATTTTTCACTAACAAATTCAAATTACGAATAATCAAAGCAGATGCATATTATTGTCAAAGTTATAATGATACCACTGCCAAACATATTAAAGAATATGTGAAATTTTTCACAACCGCAACTGAAAAGGTATTGGTTGCAAGAGTGGTATTTTCACAGAAGAGTGTCATATTAAAATTTATTGTAAACAAATAGTATTATTTGCAATAAAGATCTAAAATTAATTTATTAAAAATATCATCTTTAAAATATATCGAAAAATTATAAAATACATCGTCAATAAAAAAATAAACAATAAGCTAATTGGATTAGTCGTCAAAAAAAGAAATTGCATCGATGAAAGATCTAGGAATCAATATTTTGGATCGATAGATCCTATAAGAAATGAATTCATGTCGAGGGAAATAATGAATATATACAACAAGATTAAAATTAATAGATGGATATGGTGAAGAAGATAGTAAATTATATTGTAAATACATTTAATGCAATATAATTTATTTTTATCATAACATTTTATGGCAGTAGAACATAAATGTAATTATATTGTCCATTGATGCCGGATCCTCCACTTATTTTATTTATATTATGGCGGTCATTTTCGCATATAGCTATAAGTTTATCTTCAATATATTCTGCATTGTCTTTACCATTTACCTTACATAACACATACATATTACGCATATTTTTCTCTTTTATATGTGCTTCTAATCTTGTTTTGGTGTCCGAAGTAACTCCGATATAATATGTTTTATTTCCTTTCAATTCATTAATTTGGGCCAGACAATGATTGATCGTCTCATCAATTGTATTTTTATCACATTGTTTATCTTTTACTTGTAGTACGGTCCTTGTTGCATATGTAATATTATAATAATATTATGTCTTTATGTAAAATAATATTAAGATTGTTCGAATAAGATTTTTGCGTATAACTTTTTCAAATCTTAGGTTCATTTAAATGATATGGATTGATATTCACATTTTTTTAATATTTCGCATAAAGAATCATTCAATAGACACATCATAATGAATCCATTAGACTGGCATAACAAAAAATATGCTGATATAACTGAACATGCTACAATATATCGACAGGTATACTGGGGTCAGTTCGTATATGATCGAAATAGTCCAGATTACAATCATGCCGAATTTACAACTATAATACGTAACAGAAACTCATTTATTAATGATTACAATATCAATAACAAATATAATCGCCGAAATATAAGTTATTTTGAATCATATTTAAGAAATGGCTATTCACGTCGAGGATATAAAATAGATCATACAGAAAGTTATGAAACCATTGACAATAGAATATTAATTGTCAATAGCCCTTATGCAGTAAGTGTAGAAGAAGAAGCAATGTTAGTAAATGATGGTTGGATTAAAATATATAATATATATGCTTATAACGCAACAACGTTTATTAAAACATTTGACAGAAATCAATTTGGAACTAAATATTTTACAGATGCAAATGGTCGCATAGCTATGATATGATAAAAATCATATATTTATTTTTTAGTCAGATGTTCGTGCGATAAAGAACATTAAAAATTATTTTTTTAGCCACATCTGCTATCGTGTCAAATACTTTTATAAATGTAGCTGCATCATGTGCATATAATGGATATATTCTAATCCATCTATAGTTGATCAATAATTGATCTTGCTCAATCATTAATCCATATGGACTATTAACTATTATTATTTTTTTATCATTTGTAATGTATATTTCCAAATGATCTATTCTATGACCTTTCTGTGGATATGCATTTGATAAATATGACCAATAACAATGATTATATTAAAAATAGTAAAATAATGGTCGGATTATCGCTGTAAGGGTGTATTAGGTTATTTAAGACATTATTCCAAAATGCGAAAGGTCACTTTATGGAATATTGTAAACAAAAATATATGTGTGTTCAATAACTGGAACGTTTTATTTTAAATTTAGTAACTTTTCTATATTAGTAATTCTTCATTTTCAATACTATCTAAACTTTCGAACTTAGTATATTTGTACATTGGGTCATAATTAGCAACATTTTTATGTATTGTTCTAATTGCTTCTAAATTATCCAAATATTTATGTTTAACCTTATCCTGTTCCTTTTCAAATATGTATCGTACAATTGCATGCATTATTTTTAAACTTCCACCAACAATAGAACTAATACCTGGTATCAATGAAATAAATAAATAAAATGCATACATGTAATCACCACATCCTAGATTCATAATGATGGCGGCTTAAAGTTAATTGAAAATGAAGAATTCGAATTACTATATTAAAATAATAATTCGGAAATTAATATAATTTATTGCTTATCTTCGTACGTCACAAAATGCGCAAATAATTCTTCAAAAAACTCGGCATATTTTTGATCATTTTGTTTCAAGCACTCATTGTGTTCTTCGGTCTTATTTTTTAGAAAATCTTTTCCAAATAGTTCATCGTTATCTTCCCAATTATTTTTTCCAATATAATAATCACTATGATATAATATTTGTGCTTCCATGCTTAATATATGATTATATATTTTTTATTTAAATTATATTAATTGAGAAAAATTTGAACAATTTATTTTTGAAAATATTTGATAAATCATGTAGTGTCAGTGTTAATATCGATTCATGTGCTTCGTTCTTTGCTTGTTTTCGTATATCTTTGTCGATGTGTAAATGATCTAGCATTATATATTTTGGATTATTTATAACATATTTTTGATATGTATCAGTGTCTATCGATTTAATAAATTTGATTACATCGTCTGAAACATTTATATCTTTCATGTCAAGAATTTTATTTATTGTATTTATTAAATACTTCATTCGTAAATAATCTTGTGAACATTTACCAAAATCTTTCCTTTTTTCCAATGATATTAAATTTGTTTGTAATAATCGTTTCGGATGCGGTAAATAATAATGTAATTTATTATGTTTCAACACTAGCATTTTATTTTCTAATTCAGATAATGTTACATCGCTTGATATTTGATTATATTTCCAAAATATTAGATCAATTATGTGACAACAGTGATTTTGTTTCCGTAAATTTAGTCTGAAAAATAGTTTTTCGCGATCTTCACGATAGATTAAATAATATTTATTTTCTTTATAAATGATTGTTTCATCAGTTCTGTATTTTGGACTATCTATTTCATCAAAATGCATTAATATTTCATTACTTAGATTTTTCTTCATCCAAAATATAAAACTACGTTTCATATTTTGTATAAATTCATGTATATTAATATCATGACGTAACGATAGACTGATATCCCAATCGCATGTTTTTGGAAAAAAATAATTATATTGATGTATTGATAATGAAGGATGTATTTTTTCAAATAATAACGAATATGCATGATACGCATTACCACCATTACAAAAAATTAAGGGTTCACCAGCATCGCAAACAGATATGTCTATTGTAGACGAATCTAAATTTATAGAATTAAACGTTTTGCATATATTAAAATACTTCGCTAAGTGGGGTTGTCTCAATGTACTATAAAGACAATGTATTAACAAATCAAATTGTGATTGACATTTATCTATTGCATCCCGGAATAATTTCATATTCTCCCCCATGCCTATATTATCATATGTATAATTCTGCAGGTCTATTAATAAAGAATTATTATGATGTATTTAAATAGCAATTTCTAATTTTAATAAATTATTAAATATTCTGTGTATTGGGCCATTTATCGCTATATTTAAGATAAACATATAATACATACATTAATTATGATCAATCGTGATAATTGGATAGGTAAGAATTATTCCAGACTTACTGCCTACAATGATATATATGAACAAGTTTATTGGGGACGATTTATATATAACCAAGCAAGTTACAATTTTCAAAATGAAGCATTTTACGATGTCATCCGTAATAGAAATAACTTTATCAATGATTATAATATCAAAGGCAAATGTCATAGCGACAGAGTGGGTACGTATGTGCATTTTTTGAGAAGAAAAGGGTGGCATAATGGATATAGACTCGACCATATTGAAAGTTATGATATGATTGATGGTAGAATACTAATAGTGAACAGTCCATATGGCGAAAGTCAGGAACAAGATGTGATGGCAATTAATGATGGCTGGACTAAGATATATAGATTATATTCCCCAGGCGGTACAACATATATCAAAACATTTGAGAAAAGCCAGTTCGGGAATAAATATTTTACGGACGCGACAGGTAGACATGATATGACATATCAAAATTCAATTCCAATTGATATTTAAATGTTAGTAATATAGTAATGAAAAGCTTATGAACGTCACCATGTTGATGATCTTGTCCCGCTCCACCTGTTTGTATTACTTGCGGATTCTTTTCTTTTGTTTTTGCGTTTAATACCGCACGCATATTTCCTCGAATTCAACTCCTATTTTGTTTATAAGATATGCTTCTAAATCGTTGGTTAGAAAAGGATCAGATGTTTTACATATTTCTATAATCTCAATATCTTCAAATCTACTATTATCATCCATGTGTTCTCGCAGTCTTACATTCAAATCCCTTTCTGTCTGTCCACCATATATATTATTTATGATCAATATATTACGAAAATGTATCTGGTTGCAGTTCTAATTTATTTAGCTTTCTATTGAAATATTTCATTTGGATAGTGTTCTTGTAACCAACACTACTAAGTTTTTTAGCCAATTTATAACAGTAATAATCTACTTTATCAAGTAATGCATATTTATTTTCGCTATGAGTTATAATATATTTTAATACATTCGTCTTTGCCATAGTACTGTAATTGTAAATATCCGTTAGACTATTATAAATGCGATTTAGTAATTTAAGCGTACTTTTTTTAGGTAATTTTCGTCTTTTATTGTTTAGTAAATTTTCCCTGGTGTTGTTGCTAGTATATATGGCGAATTTCTCACTAAGCTTATTTATACATGTTTTTAATATATTTAGTATGATGAGGGAATTACCCACATCGATATCTATTTTACATTGTATTACCATTTCTACTATAGCTATGCTAGGAAGTTTGCATTTATATTTTGGATTATTGGGTAGACTTTTATAAATGAATTTTAAAAAACATATTATTTTTTTTAATCGATTATGTTTATCACCACTTAGACAATTTATAATATATTCATTTTCTTGTGATTTTGCATCGTCATGCAATTCACCGTTATAGAATACCTGTTGGCAGCCGGTTTTAGATTGATTATAAAATACGATGTCGAAATGCGCTCCGTTTGTATTATTGATAAACTTTATAGCGCATTTGCCAATCTTACTTACCCGTACATCTACATTATACGATTGTAAATCCAAATAAAATGCTAATTGTAATCTAATATTTCTTATAATATTAGATGGGTTACGTTTTATATGTAATATGACGGATATATCCATGTCCACATCTTCAGATGTGTCTGGTAAATCTGCATTGGTATGTGTTTTGTGCGATCCTTGATCTGAAATTTTTGCATTATACGAAGGGTAACAAGAATTAAAAAAAATCCCTATTTTTGACTTGATGGAATTTTTAATATCGATCATTTTTTCTAATTTACCTTTTTCAATTCTTGTATTTACATAGACATTTTCTATAATAGTGTCTAATATATTCATAAATATATAAATTAATATCTCTTTATACGATGGAAAAATTGAAAAAAGTTAAAACAGCGAATATAAATTAATTATATGTATGAATTGTTTCGTAGGGATGTCCGACAAAACATTTAAAATATTATCAATCGATGGCGGCGGCATAAAGGGCCTATACTCGTTGTATATGTTGCAAGCCTTCGATGAAGAATTTTGTAAACCAAAAGGCAAAAAAATAGTTGATTATTTTGATATGGTATGTGGTACGTCTACTGGCGGAATAATTGCCTTGTCCTTGGCACATGGTATTTCTGTAGATGAGATTATTAAGGTATATGAAAATAACGCAAATGATATATTTCCATATCACAATGTTCCAATTTACTACAAACCTCTCGTGTTCATTAGGAACGCATATTGTTCTGTAATTGGATGTAAATATAATAATAACAGTCTAATCAATATTACTGAAAAATGGTTCGGTGACACAACATTAGGAGACTTAAAAAAAATTGTATGCATACCAAGTTTTTGCATAAATACTGGCACAAATACCGTGTTCAAAACTCCACATCCCGAATTTTTAAAAGAAATCAGCAATCCAATCGATAGAAATATAAAATTAACAGATGTTATATTGTCAACAACTGCAGCACCTACATATTTTCCAATACATCGCATAGATTCACAATCAAGTAGAGACGGATATTATATAGATGGCGGTATATGGGCGAATAATCCTTCGATGGTAGGTGTCATGGAATCATTAAGATTTTTTGTTGGCGAAAATAAACAATATAATAATTACAGTTTATTATCGATTGGTAATATACAACAAAATAAGACTATTGTTCCGGGTAATTTTTTGGGCAGATATTGGCCTTTTTGGAAAATATCTAATTTAATATCTACATTTTTTGATGGTAATACACAAGCAGTTCATCATTGGTGCGATCAATTAACAAAATATACAGATAGTAAATATGTTAGGCTAACTTCTAATGATTATCATTTAAATGGGATAATAGACATAAAAATGGACGATTCCAATAAAAATAGTTTATACAACCTTCGATCAAATGCAAAAAACCATGCTTCGCGGTTAATAATGAGGGATTCGGAAGAATTCAAGAAAAAGAATGTTGAGCAATTTTTTGATTCACCTGCCACATACATTTTTTAACATTGTTAAGTATATAATACATAGTACAAATACTACTATTTCTGTTAATTGATCTATCCTTTTATCCAGACGTAAATCTATATATATTAATAAATAATATCAGATAAGTTATTAATTATTATTTAAATTTACTCGATACATAGTTGTATGTGTAATCGTACCGGCATTATTTAATTTCATTGCGGCTGATGTAAATTCTACATCCATATCTTTTAATACTGATTTTAATATTGATAAATACCGTCTACTAACGGTATTGCGCGTGTCACTTTTGTAAGCCGGCCAAGAACTAACTTTAAATATTTTTTCTATTTCTTGATCGTATGACAATATTTGTTGTTGTATCGTGGGATTATTATCGATATCGTGTGAATAAAATATATTATTGGTCGGAGTTACACCAACTACTTGTAATAACATATATAATAGAGCTTTACGCTCTTCTTTAAATTTAAGCTTTTTATTCTTTATTGATTTATTTTTAATGATATCATCATCAGCAATTTCAGTGTTGTCCATTATATCGTAATAGTGAATTTTGTTTAAACCACTTTCACCAGCCATATTTCTACCATAATGATATATATTATTTTTATAGAATTAGCTTAATTTTAATTAAATAATTATATAATTATGGCGAAAGAATTATATAATTATTTTCTATAGAATTATATATATGATAACTATCGAAAAATTTATACATCTTAATAAATTAAAGTTTATCGGTGTAAATGCACAACTTAAGGTAGATGGTACGAAAAAATTCGATTTTAAAGATACGGAATATTATGCTGGCTGGAAAATTAATACGTACGAAGATTGCGTATCTAAATATGATATTCGAAAAGAAACGGGTAATTTTAATCAATTCATGATAGATTTCAGCAAATGCGACAATTACATGGTAATTGATACCGATGATCAAAATTCATTTGAAACATTAGTCAAATATTTACAGGATAATAATATATATAATGGTGACTGTATAACCGATAGTTATCGTGGCAGAACTTTACAAATCCCATATAAACGTCATTTCTGGTTTAAAATAGACGAACAAAATATGCGATCTTTAAACGTATTGCGTCATAAAAATCCTGACATAGACATATTTCCAGCCAACGGAGCATGCCAAATCGCTGAATTTAGCGACTCCGGCTTGGATGTGCTTAATATGCCAGTGCTAAAATATAGTAATTATGAAGAGATCTTAATTCAATTGGGTATAACAAAAAATATAATCGAGATGGAACATAATGATAACACCAACACAAATAATAACGGTGAATGGACATCAGATATGTGCGAAGAATATTTTTTAAAAATATTAAGCGCTCATCGAGCAGCTAATAACGATGATTGGCTAAAGGCTGGATTTGTGTTGAAACAGATTGATGAATATAATTTCAATATATTTGATAAATTCAGCAAACGATCAGCTGAGCATTATACTAATACCAATGAAATACGTCAAAGATGGAAAGGATTCCCAAGTGAATATAAATCCGGCGGAGTATCGATTGGCACAATTTTACATTGGGGTAAAGAAGATAATCTAGAAGCCCATAATGCATTTAAAGAAAAATATTTACACAATGCAAAAATTTTAAGTGAGTTTGATAAAATATATATACCCATTAAAGAAGAAATTGAACAAACATGGTGCAAATTATTGAATCCAGTGCTATATGTGAGATTATATAATAATGATGTTCAATTAAGGTCGATAAGAGACACTGCTGAATTTTTCAAAAATAAAAACTTTGAGATTATTACTAGATCTGATGACAAGAAAAAACCTATTGTTAAAAAATATAATTTCTTCGATATATGGAGAGCCGATCCAAATATTAAAACAAAAGAATCCATAATATTCCAACCAAATTTATCTAAAGCTGATCCGAAAGATTATAACCTATTTACTGGATTTAAATATGCTAGCACCAGAAAAGGCAAACTTGCGGCAGAGTTTAAAAAAGTAATTGATTTTATATTTGTTACTGAGCAAAATATAATTTATTTTTTTTCATGGGTCAGTCATATAATTAATTTTCCCTGGATAAAAACAGGTAAAGTTATTGTATTATATTCTGAAATACATGGCGCTGGTAAAAATTCAGTATGTGAATTGTTGATTAAATTATTTGCCAAATATGCATCTAAAGTTAAGAGTATCGATGATTTTTTAGATAGATTTAACGCGAATTTATGTAATAGATTATTCACGTATGGTGACGAAATAACGGCGAAAGCATCAGATCTTGCCAACGAGTTGAAAAATGTAATTACACAGTCAGAAATAATACTAGAGAAAAAGGGTGTTGATAAGATCGTTATGCTAGATTATAATAATTACATGTTTACGACAAATAATGAAGTAACATTTAAAATCGAATTAGGAGATCGCCGTTATTTTTTAGTAGAAGTAATTGGCAAATTAGACCCACAAGATTATAATGATTTTTATATGGCAATGGAAGATGAGGTTAAAATGGAAGAATTATTTAATTATATTAAAAATTATGATGAAGAAAAATTAATAAAAAACATTAATACGAAATTACCACCTATGACTCCTTACAAGACGCGTCTAATAGGTGAAAAACTGCCTGCGCATATACAATATATATACAGAGAAGCAGCAAACTTGAGCAATAATATAATTAAAGCCCGCACATTATTTGTGCAAACAAAAGAATATGCGAAAAAACACAATCTAAGTCAGTCATACACCGAAACCAAATTTGGTAACGATATTTCGTTTATTAGGAAGGAACGTAAAAGAGATGGACTATATTATATATTTCCGGATCGTAAAACACTTTTGCAATTATTAAAAACACATGATGAAATGTACTACTATGTAATGGGTTGCGAAAATATAGAAATAAATGATGATGCAGAAGAGGCATCTACCTTTTTATATAATATATAAATTTATAATCTTACATATATCTATTTAATATATGCACTAAATAGATATTTTAGATGGTGTAGGGTATATTGTCACTCTGTTAAAATGTATATAGATGGTATAATTATATTATAGATAGATATAGTTGTATATATGAGGTATAATCATATACTAATAAATATTAACATAGATGGTGTATAGTGTGTAGGGTGGTATTTCCAACTATACACAGATGGTATAATGTTACATAATATGCTTATAGTTGTATATATGAAGTATATTTATATAGATACAATTATTAATATAGATGGTGTAGGGTATGTAGGGTTTTTGGCCAAAATCGCAATACAAAAAATGATTTTTACAAATAAAAAATGAATGAATTCGCATGCCAACCCTACACCATCTGATGTAAATAGCCAAATTGCTATAAATAATTTATATATTAGATGTTTTTACGGTAAGTGAATACAAAATAATAAATAATGTAGAGTTAAAAATAAATAAATTGGCTATACATGAGTGACGTATAATCTACTTAATTTAATCTGGCATCTTAAAAAATTGATATTTTAAATTCTACTTAAATAAATAAAATAAAAATATATATTATGAGTGAGCAAAAACTAAGTAACCTATATGAAAAATATCCGAATATGGATGAAGATTTGGCAGTTGACATAGACAATATGGTAAATGATATCGTCGGAGAGCAAGCACGGCAACATATTACAGTTATCAAACAATTAAAAAAAGAATTCAAAGATTTGGACGATAAATTTAACAAAGTGTGTGATGATTTAGAACTACAAGAAAAAGTAAGACAATCGGAACGTATCTACAGACAATAGTTACCGACTTTGCGACAAAGTATGAATGTTCGTTTTCGTATGTTGTGGGATGATTTATCACAAGATGTCAAAGATAAGTATCATAATGGTTTAGCAAAAGGATTTATAACAAGAGATATTTTAAACGACGGAGGTGTTAAATTTGCACTATTAGTGCTGAACGATATACATAATAGTGTTAGTAAAAAAACTTGTAAATATTATATGGATTTGAATAATACATTTCATCCCAAGGTCTTACCGGTTAAAACTAATTTGCACAATTGTATCGTGAAACTTAAAGATATCGCCCCAAACTTGCCCAACGACATTGATATTGAGGTGTTGGAAGAATTAGATAGATTGAATTAATATTAATACATTTAAGTTTAAACAATATATTACTAATCCATAGTAATATATTATGCAAGACATGCAAGACTATTACGATTCAACAATAACGCTTTTTTTCAAAACTATGACCGCTATGTACGATGAATTATATAACGAATGTCTTGCGACATTAAAAAAACCTTTTCTTTATTACGATTTTAACGATATTACATTATATCGTGCACCTACAGATGAAAAGGCAGAAATATCGAATGGTGATAGATACATTCTACATATAATGAAGCAAATGTATATGTATAAAAAGCCAATGATGGTTCATATTGATCTCGAAAGTGCGACGAAAACTACAGAATATCGTGGCAATGATATTCAAACATGTATTATGTGTAAAGGAAGTACGAGAAATGCACATCATCGTTATCTCGCATTACAATGTTACGACGCAGGAAACACGATGAATATGATATTAGATGAATTGATGTATGGTGATGATCCTAATTATGACTCAAGAACATCGAAAACATTGGATAAATATGAAGAAAAAGAAGACGAAGGAGTGAGACTAGCAGTATGTTATAAATGTTTAGCCGAAGATGATTATTTTGATAATAGACCGTTAATACATTTAATACCAAGTAATAGAACGTTTGAAGTCGACCATACATTCATTATGAACAATTAATAAGAAGACTAAAAAGAAAAATAGCCAACTGTATAAAGTTTATCATAACCTCCAGACATAGCACTAGCACTAGCACTAGCACTAGCACTAGCACTAGCACTAGCACTAGCACTAGCATTAGTACTAGCATTAGCATTAGGATTAGTATTATGAATACCATTAATAAATACCAATCTTTTTGGTACCATACGCGCGATATTGGCTAACTGTAAAGGTGATAGATTTATGCTATTTATATTATTACTATACTGTTCATTACTTATAAATAGATATTCTAAAGATGTTAATTCAGATATATCGATTGGTTTATTAAAATTGTCGCCAAATTCCAGACGTGTTAATTTGGGTAATTTTTGCAATGCATCAACTGGCTGGTTAAATTTATTACCGAATTTAAGCGATGTTAAATTATTCAAATTTGCTAATGCATCTATTTTTTGATCGAAATCATTACCGAATTTAAGCGATGTTAAATTATTCAAACTTGCTAATGCATCTATTTCTTGATCAAAATAATCACCGAATTCAATATGCGTTAAATTGGTTAAATATCGTAATACATCTATTTTTTGATTAAAAATACCAGTCAATCTAAGTATTGCTAATTTGGACAAATTTTTTAATACATCTATTTTTTGATTGAACCGGTTAGCAAACGTAAGATCTATTAAATTGGTTAAATCCGCCATTGTATGCATTAGCTCGACGTCTGCATATATCACTAAATATTTCAACTTATTTAATCCTGTAAAATCTATATCATTAATAAAATAACACTCCAATCCCTCCAAATTCCTACACTGTTCTACAAAATGTTTAATTTGTTTATATGTTAAACCTATATGTCCAAGATCATATGTGTCTATTTCTCTAACGTTATCTAAAAAACCATCATTAACTATCTGTGCACGACTTTTAATATTATATAAACTATGTAATCTTCGCCAATGTATATCCTCATTCAAATTATCAGATATTGGCATATATAATGCATGAGCAAGATCTTTATATAGATCTGGATCATAAGATGCAATTCCACGATTCGCATTGAACATATCGTTTAATTTACTAATAGTACTATCTTGAATGACGCTAGAACTGGCTGCAGCAGAAGTTTGTATAGAAGATACATCTACTAATGTATTATTTGTATTTGAACTTTTATCCATAATATATATATTAATAATATAATATTTTAGTAAAAGAATTACTGACGTTAAATATATATATGAAAAAATGAAAAATATACTCTTATAACTGAACATACTAAGTATGTCCAGAAAACAATGACGACTAAACAAGAAACAAATATCGTTCAACATAATAACACTGGTATTAACCTAATTGATACCAGTATTAATAATATGTTATGTTTACAGATAAGAGATGTTCGAAAATAAGAAATTTACATATTCAACAGCTGCAGCATTAGTATGTATGTTATCATTTACTAAAAATAATACAATCAGCGGATAAATAATATGTATAATTATTTGAAAACATTTCGTCAACAAGAGAAAGAGAGCGAAAAATGTTATGAAATTGAAATTAAGGATGGAAATACAAGTAGCTCGGTAGAAATTAATTTATCATCTATTTCTAATATCATATTATTCTCTCTCACATATTTATAAATTTTAATTCTGATTTTCATTTTATCATGAAAATCATATTTGTGTACAAAATTCCAAAATTCAACTATGTTCTTCTCATTTAATCGTTCTAATACAATATCTTCCAATTCTAAATTATCCATATCTTTCTTAATAATGTTATTTAACTCATCCAATTGTCCATCTGTCGGATCTGTATAGAAATTTGTCAATACAATTGATTTCCCGATAATAGTTCGCAAAAGATCATAATTTGACATAATTATTATAAATAATTTTTTTGTTATAATTAAAAGTACTAAATACTGTCCTAATGAATATCATGATGGAATTCTTAAAGAAATACATACTAGAGCCAATTAGGAACTAACGATCCGTTGACAATTATTAATATCTATTCTGGTTAAACATATTAGACATTTGTCATTCGCTAGTGTTTCGAGACATGATATACAGTGGCAATGTAAATGTTTATTTTGACAATTCAAATTAATTCTGATATTATCGTCTGTTTTGCATATCAAACACACTTCATCCGAGATTATTTTCCGTTTAATCATATTTATTTCTTTGTTCCACTGTAACTTATTAATTTTCCACTCTACTATTTTACCATTCTCGATCTCTAAATAATAATCATCACATAAAGTTGCCAACCATTCTGCAAGCCCAACATTATAGCGGCAGGCCGATATAAATGCTTCGTCATTTTCAGCACGGATATCAATATTTCCATCTAAGGACCATAGCCATTTAGCAATTTCTAAATATCCACGATCACAAGACCAACGAAATGCAGTTTCCTCACATGCATGTATATTAACACGACCATCTAAGGACAATAACCATTTAGCTATCTCTAAATGTCCGTAACCACAACTGTAACAGAATGCAAAATCATCATTTGTGTGTATATCAATAGTGTGGTCCAATGAAAGTAACCATTTAGCGACTTCTAATTGTCCGTTACTACAACTGAAACGAAACGCACCTTCTTCACGTGCATGTATATCAATAGTTTGGTCTAATGAAAGTAACCATTTAGCGACTTCTAATTGTCCGTTACTACAACTGGTCAAAAAAACATTTTCATTGACTGTATATATATCAGTAGTGTTATATAAAGACCATAACCATTTAGCTATTTCTAAATGGCCATTAGCACAACTTTCACAAAATGCTACATCATTTTCTGCATGTATATCAATGTTTTGGTCCAATGAAAGTAACCATTTAGCTACCTCTATATGTCCATTAGCACAACTGAAAGTGAACGGCTGTTCGTCATGCGCATGTACATCTATACTATCATCTAATGACCATAACCACTTAGCAGCTTCCAAACGGCCGTTACTACAAATGTAACGAAATGCATATTCGTATTTTTCATGTATATCAATGTTTTGATCCAATGAAATTAACCATTTCGCGACTTCTATATTACCATTACCACAACTTTCACAAAACGCTTCTTCATTATATACATGCACATTAATACGACCATCTAAGGACCATAACCATTTAGCAACTTCTAAATGACCATTGCTACAACTTTCACGAAATGCTTCTTCATTTTCTGCATGTATATATGTGTCTTGGTCCAATGAAAGCAACCATTTAGCGACTTCTAAATGTCCAAAAGCACATGACCAACGAAATGCACAGTAGTTGTCTGTATGTATATAAATATGACCATCTAACGAAAGTAACCATTTGGCGATTTCTAAATGGCCGTTCTTACAACTCTCACGAAATGCTTCTTCATTATTTCTATGTATATCATATGACGGATTTTCTAATAAATGTTGTTTTGCTTCATTTAGCTGGCCATTTTTAATGAATTCTATGAATTGCATATTTGATATATTATATTATATAAATTAATACATAGAACATGAATTTCAAATTTTACATAAATTAAACATCCAATTTAGCTGTTATAGTAAATAGAAAAAAATGAAATATTTCCTCATTATTAGGCCATTAAGAAGAATATTTAAAAACAATGGGCAAGATATACAGGCTCAAACGTGAGCATCTTAATACTTATAACTACAACACTGATGATAATAAACTTAGAGCTAATCAAATGTATGCGAATTTAATCGAACATTATAATCTTAGTGGAGGGGCGCATTTTTTTCTGGAATCCGTCAAATTATTAACGTCTACAACATTGTCAGTAATTGGTATTGATGTTGGACAAATGCACATTGCTGAACGTAACGAAGGTGATTATTTAACCATGTGTCAACATTTGCTAAATGTTTGGCATGGATCTACGATAGATTATTTTTCACAAACAAATACTATTTTTAATAGCATTTGGTTGGATTATACGGGATCTGCTTATGGTAATAAATCACAAAATCACAATCCGTGCAAAGATCTACAGACCATTTTATATCGTAATTTAATACAGAACAATGGAATAATTGGATTTACCTTTTCTACACGAAACGGCAAAAGAGATGGTCGTCTCAGACGTAATCGTCCTTATCGCTGCCATTTACCGTTATATATGTTGCAGCAATCTCATCGTTATAAATTATTTGATCGATTAGAGGATCAGATAGCATACAAAGAGAAGCAAGAAATTATAAGTGTATGCGAAACGGCATTTATAGGTTTTTCGCAACAATACGATTACAGAGTTGTAGATTTTTTCAAATATGAGAGGATTAATCGGAAACAAATTATGTACACATTTTTCATTCAAGTTCATCGACTGTAATATGGGAACAATTTTTATTTATGTATAAATCATGTTGTATAATATGAACAACTTTATATTATCACTCTGCAATAGAGGTATCGATTTAAAAAGTAAAATATCCTATACAACTGAGTTTATTATTACCGCCTGACATAGCACTAGCACTGGCGGCGGCATTATGACTATCAGATACTATATACTCCGGAATGCTATGCACCAAATTAGCCAATTGCTGTGGCGGCATATATATTTTATGACTATAATACCTATTACTTATAACTAGATGTCTCAAAGATGTTAGTCTAGATATGTCAATTGGCTGATTAAAACGCCCACCGAAGTCAAGCTGTGTCAATTTAGTTAAATTTTTCAATGCATCGACCGGCTGGTTAAAATTATTGCCGAATTCAATAACTTCTAAACTGGTTAAATATTTTAATGCATCAATATCTTGATCGAAATCATCACCAAACTTAAGATATATTAAATTGGTTACATATTTTAACGCATCTATGTTTTGATTGAAATTACCACCAAATACGCCATTTACATCACCGAATTCAAGATGTGTTAATTTAGTTAAATATTTTAATCGGTCAATTGGTTTATTAAAATTTCTACCAAATGTAAGATGTGTTAAATTAGTTAAATTTTCTAATGGGTCAATTGATTTATTAAAATTTCTACCAAATGTAAGATGTGTTAAATTAGTTAAATTTTCTAATGGGTCAATTGATTTATTAAAATCGTTACCTAATGTAAGATGTGTTAAATTGGTTAAATTTTTTAATGCATCCACATCTTGATTAAAGCTAGCATCAAATGTAAGGTCGGTTAGTTTGGTCAGATCTTTTAATGCATCTATTTTTCGATTAAAAGGAAAATACAACGCAAGTTTTGTTAAATTGGTCAAATTTTTTAATACATCTATATCTTGGTCAAAATTGCCAAATATAAGAGTTGTTAAATTGATCAAGTTTGCCATGGTGTCTATATGTTTAATATAGCCATGTACGTGTAAATATTTCAACTTGGTCAAACCTGTAAAATCTATATCATAAGCATCATAACAGTACAAATATTCCAAATTTTTGCACTGTTCTATAAATTTTTTAACTTGCTCTGGCTCTAGCCCCACTTGTGCAATATGTATGGTATGTATTTCTCTAACAGTATCTAACAAATAATCTTCAAATATCTGTTTCCTAGATTTAATATTATATATGGTAAGTAATTTTTTCCAATGTTCATTGTTGTTTAAATCATCCGGGATTGGCATATATAATACATATGCAAGATTTATATATAATTCTGGATCATATGATGCATTTCTACGATTTGGAGTAAACATCTCGTTCAACGTACTAATAGTGGAACTCCGAGTCGTTGCTGGTTGTACAGCAGTCATATCTACTAATGTATTGGTATTATTCGTACTTTTGTCCATGATATATATATATACCGATATGAAAAAATTGAACAATAATATTTATATTACCCATAAATAGTTATATTTATCAAACACACAAATGAGCAGACGAAACGCAGGCATTTACAAGGCACAACGTAGTGAGCAATTCCATAATCAACACCTAACAGATGGTCAACGATTCGCCAGGGGCCTCGAACACATCAATATTGATCTCGACCGTATGATAGTTATTGAATTGGACAAACATTTTACTGATCCGGCCGCACTTATAAAGACGACCGGTAATTATATCACTCTAAGTAAGGAATTGTGTGAATTTTTGTCCACTGATGAAGTTCAACCATACTGTTACGTATCTAATTCAGAAGAAACAAAACGTTTATCGTTGCATGACCCAACAGTAGCGGCAAACATAATTAACTTATTAAACAAATACGGAATTTCAGAGGAAAAGCGTAATATATTGTTAGGATGTAATGAAATTATCTATTCGTCATTGGCTGTCAAATATCATGGCGAATGGACATGGATTAACAGAGCGGAATCATATATCGTTCCTGAATTGGATATCTTAATATTGATTCTCATAAATGCTAGCATATACAATCCATATTGCTTGGACATGTCTTAAATTGCAAAAAAATTGAATTTTGTTATTATTGGTTTATTTTATGTTATAAGTAATTAAACAACAAATATGTCATCGTATATCTATCTACTTATAGAACGAGAATTTACTAAGACCGGAGAAAATATCTACAAAATAGGTAAAACCAGGCAAAACAATGATAAGCGAATAAAACAATATCCAAAGGATTCCGTATTGTTAATACAAAAAAGATGTATCGATTGCGATGTAACCGAAAAAGAATTAATATCTATATTCAAACAAAAATACAAACAGCGTCGTGATATCGGTACAGAATATTTTGAAGGCGAAGCCAACGACATGATACTTGAAATAGAAAAATATATTAATAATTATGATTCGATTTTACCATCCCAAATAACTGCAAGTGTCGCATCGTCTTCTGGTGGCAGTAGTTGGGCAGGCTGGAGTAGCTCTGCGAAGTGGACATCCACAACGACTGGGCCTTTCGGTTCTAGTAGTTGGGCAAATTGGCCCAGCAACATGAACCAAAATACAAATACGGCCAATTGGTCTAACAACACGAACCAAAATTCGAATATGACAAATTGGTCTAGCAACACGAACCAAAATACAAATACGGCCAATTGGTCTAACAACATGAACCAAAATTCGAATATGACCAATTGGTCTAACAACATGAATCAAAATTCGAATACGGCCAATTGGCCTAACAACATGAACCAAAATACAAATACGACCAATTGGTCTAACAACACGAACCAAAATTCGAATACGGCAAATTGGCCTAACAACATGAACCAAAATACAAATACGACCAATTGGTCTAATCCCCTGAGCCAAAATTCGAATATGACAAATTGGTCTAACTACACGGATCAGACAACCAATTGGTCTAATTCCGATAACCAGACATCTAATTGGTCTAATCCCCTGAGCCAAACATCAAATACGGCAAATTGGTCTAGGCCTATTAATCAAGCATCTAATTGGTCTAACTCCGATAACCAGACATCTAATTGGTCTAATCCCCTGAGCCAAACATCTAATTGGTCTAATCCCCTGAGCCAAACATCAAATACGGCAAATTGGTCCAGGTCTGTTAATCAAACATCTAATTGGTACACATAAATGTAACGAATGTGATGATTAATAAATGATTTTCTTTATACTAAAATATTTATCCGGAAGTGGCTAACTTTTTTAATACCACTCGTATCTACAAGCCTACGAGCGTGGCCCATTGCTATTCCGCTCATAAAATCATCAAAACTATGATCAATATCATAATCTCCATCCATAAACCATTCTTTTTTTAGGCTCTGTGATAATAGTTAGTTTGTAAGCTTTCGTTATATCAAATAACTCTCTGAAATTTGTCAGGTCCCGATAATATTTACTGTATTAAACGTATATATGCTAGTGACATTTAACGCGTTGCTAAAAGATACGAAGTTCTTTAAGTAATTTTGCATGGCATTCCGAAAATTACGCAAAATTTCATTAAAAATTATATTTTCAAGCGAATCATTTTCACATTCATCTGTATATAATTTAAAAGTTTTTCCTGTAATCAGTTTTTGTCGCGTAGATATTTAATTTCAACTCCGATTTTTTCTCTCAATGAGGATACTTCTTCGTCTGTTAGCCTATAATCGTTTTCGTTTAATTTGCGCAGCATCTATTATATTATAACGTTTCAAATGATTGTATTATCAATTTTTATATAAATTAAAATATTATACTTTCTAACTCGTCATGAATGGTGCTAATATATCATTCGTATTATTTCTAATCTTGTTGTGAATTAAATGATGAATTATATCAACAGGCGTATATACACCTTCAGGAATACGCTTAAGCAAATCCTTGTCAATCGATTTCCCAATTATCTTAGCATACATACATTCAATTTGATAATGGTCAGCCTTTTTTAATTCCATTTTAACATCGACTCTGCCTTGACGCACCAATGCTGGATCGAGATTATTTATATGATTCGTCGTCATAATAAACATCGTATTTTCGACACATAATGTCCCATCCAATAAATTTAGTAAGTATGATAACGTTAGGTTATCATTTTGTGTTCTCAATGCGTTTGATATACTATCAAATTCTTCGCTAGAACTGGAATTACTTGTTGCTGCAATACGAGGTTTAACGATATCGGTCATACAATCGATATCCTCGAACACTATAATATTGTCACCAGTACATTCCTTGATAACGTAGTCAAACAATTGTTTCAATTCCGCGTTGGTATTGATATTTTTCAAATCGACGTAATATATATTACGTTTGGCATACGATGCGATTGTTTTTATGGTAGTAGATTTACCTGTACCTGGTTCTCCGTATAATAAAATGCCTAATTTATGAGGTATTTCAAACTCTTTATAAATTTGCATCGAATTACAAAAATTATACAGCATATTCATTAGCAATTCCTTATCATCATGACGTAAATATAACGTATCAAATGATTTAGAACATTCATTAATTTTGCTGCTTTTTAATTCAATTATGGTTTCATCAGTTGTAATCGTGGCAGGTGGTAGATCAGCAAGCAAAAGCTTAGCTTTATTTTCATCTGTTACATGTTTAATTAATACTACACGTTGTGTATATTCTGGATTAGGTGCCGAGTTAGTCTTAATTTGTCTGTCAAAAATTAACTGATAGATTGATATTTTATGTGTGTTTTTTTTAAGTTTCACAATATCATTATAAAACTTTTGAAATTCAACTGGTAGATCAACATCGTCGCTACATCCTAATAATTTAATCGATACGCTTTTTGTTTCTATTTTATTGCCCAGATCGATATTTTCAACTGCCTTATATATCGACATAAATGCCTCTAGTTTCATTACTAAAGCACTTCTATAATTGTTAAGATTCATATGCGGATGTTTGCTTAGATAATTCGCAGGTAAACTAATTGTATTGATGACGCAAAATGTTTTATATGAATTATTTGTCATAATTTTTATATCTACAATGTAAAAGTTGGTATTTTGATCAGCTACTTGGAAGCCGCAGTCATACCCCATTGCAAAAATTAATAATATTTCTGCGCTAACAATGGCAGGATTAATAGACAGTTTACCATTCAATTTCATATGAAAACCAAGCGCGAGCCACATCATATCTGGAATATCGTAGATCTCGCGCTTGGTCAAAGTTGTTAATCCTTTAGCAAGAATATTGTATATCGTATATTTATCATTTTCCGCATCATATTGATATTCGATAATTCGTTGATCGTGAATATATAATCGACGCAAGGCATTTTGCATCTTTTCTTTTAGCTCATCATCTTTAATTAGATCCGTTAAGCATTTCGGGCTAGTAATTGTGCCGAATAATATCCTGTCTGCTCCAACAGCCGTGTCATATGAAATTATGCTGTCGTCTTTAGTGTCTAAGCGGATGTTATTAATGATGCCAGTAAACTTATCTGTAGTGAATCTAATCGTATTATATAATCGAGAAATAATACCGTTTTTAAGGTGGCAATTGGCCATATCCTTATCGATCATCGTATTCGGCAAAGACATAACACTAGAAATAAACGCGAGATATTCTTCTGATTTGACGTCTAAAACTATATTCGCTGTGTTTTTTTCAAATGTTTCTACAACTTCAGTTACTTTGCGTACTTCCTGTTGTCGAAAACATGTACTCATGTAGCTACATATACCGCTTACGCCTTTGACTGTACTATTCTTAGCAACAGTTAATACTTCTTTCGCACAATCTCGAATATCCTGCATATATAGCATACATACCAATGCAGCGGCTGTTGAATACGTGAACTTTTTATTTTCAAACATATCTTTTATATGTAAATATAATAAGTTGTTTATACCTGCATCAATAAGGTTAAAACCGTTATTATTTTGAACAATGTTTGTTTCTTGTTTAGTTGCCATTTGATTTTGATATATAGATATTATAATGTATCCAATTGTATTTTCAATTTTTACATCCATTAAATCTAGAGGCAGCGCCAGCGATAAAATGTATAAAGTAATTTCAAGGATAAAATTGAATTATGTACGATCTGATCTGTAATAATTAAATTTAAAGTATAATAACTATGTCTATTGCAGATAAGAAAAATGACGCTGCCAGGTTCTTAACCGTTTGTGTTGACTTTTTCGATTCGAATTTCGTCGATACACCACGGTGTCTTAGTTTGGCATGTTTCGATGGAAGAGAAGATGTTGTAAATGATTTAAAATATTTTAATTTCCAAATAATCGATAGAGGTCATCCAGGGAAAAAGGTAGATATTGATTTGGATTATGAAGTTAAATTGCCTAAAGAGGCAGATGCATTAAATATTAATTTTTCGAAAGTAATTTTATATTTTGATTGTACATGTTTCAACAATTGTCGCTATCTCATTAGTAAACCATATATTTCTAAACGTTGCGTAGTACTCGACGGCGAACAGAAACAGGCACCTATTACCGTTGTTCCAAAGGATAGTTGCACCAGTTCTTTACCGATCTTCGGTCCTTCGGAAAGAACGGACAACTATCCTTTGGAACAAGGGTTAAATTTATTCCGAAGGACCGAAGATCGGTAATAAATAGATTTCTTTACCGATCTTCGGTCCTTCGGAAAGAACGGACAACTATCCTTTGGAACAAGGGTTAAATTTATTCCGAAGGACCGAAGATCGGTAATAAATAGATTTCTTTACCGATCTTCGGTCATTCGGAAAGAAATTGTTTACCGTAGATGATATTTTTTCGGCCACGAAATGTGTACTAGACCAACATAGATACACAGGACATTGTGCCACAATTCAAAAATTTGTGGCCAGACAGACAAATAACAACGATGATATATTAGAATTAGATGTTGTAAATGATTCATTATAATGTTGTAATTGTATAAAGTAATTTATTTATAATTTAGATAATTGATGTATAGTAGGTATAACACATTCTTTGACAGCATCATATTTGAAACTATAACTGTCACATAATTCACATAACCATTCTATAATGTTCATTCTGCCATTACGCCAACTTTCTCTACACATTGCGAGAAATAATTTATCGTCTTCTTTTCGTATGTTATATGGTCGTCCTAATTTATGTGATAGTTCATATAACCATTCTGCCACGGGCAAACGACAGTGATGACAACTAAGATATAATGCTAATTCATTTCTATTATATATATCATATGGCTTTCCGATTTTCAAAGACAAATTATACAGCCATTTTAATTTATTGTACGCGCTTTGTCTCGAACAACAATCGAAAAATAAAATATCATCATCATAATGTATATCTACAGGAGAATCAAGATTCTGCGACAACTCATAAAACCACGCCATCCGATCACAACATTTACTATGATCAGATAACATAACTCTGCAGAATATGTCGTTCTTATGTTGTTCGAAATTAAATGGAGAAAACAGTGAAACTAATGATGAAGGACAAATGGAGAATGTATCTATATCAACTGTACATATGCCAATTGATGATATGCAACAATCAAAGAAAGCGTCCAAAAATAGTAAACGCGTCACTGTGATCGAAGTATAAATATAAATTGAATAATTAAAAAAATTGAATTAATTAACATTTGACATCTATCTATATATTTAAATACTAATTTACAATGACGTATATATTGTCATATGATAACCCACTCAGAGCTCGTGTAGTATACGATGATGTCGATGAAATACCAATAGACCCCTCTGTCACGCCTGAATTAACAACGGCAGATGATATTAGACTTGCATTTAACGTACCATATTCGTCTGACTATAAATGGTTAATTAATTGTGTTTCAGTCGAAAAAGAGGATGATGCAATAGTATTAAAGTACCACGGATATAGTTATATTTATAAACATGACGAGGAGCGTGAAAACGATTTCACGATACGGATAGATGACAAATATATTACGATCAATTTCGATAAATTTCATAAATATTATCATTGGTCGACACATGAATATGACACTAGTATCAGCAGCAATAATGTCACTGTCAAAATAGCCGCGAAATGGCTCGCCGCTGATCAACTACCGCCAATGCCCAATATGTTCAAGGATATTGTAGACGATTCACCATGTTGTGCCATACATGTCGGAAAGAATTTATATTTAGCGATGTGTCAAATATATAATAATAAAGAGTTGTTGGCGAGACTGAAAATATCAACCCCGAATCATATAAAAATTGATTAATTTATCACATGGTAACAATTATACAATAAATTAATAATATGGAACACGGAACAATTGATGAATATCTACCAGAGTGTGATACGAACTATGGTGCTATACTGGCTTATGGCGGACGTGGAGTAATAGAAGATGGCTCCTCATCTCAAATTGCTTTTACTGATGGATCGGCTGTTACAGCCGACCCTGGAGCAGAAGTGATTAATAAAACGCCAATCGTTGCAGATAAAGGTAATATCGTCAAAAATGTTAAAATTGATTCTGAAAATTTTAATTTGGATGAGTTTCTAAAAGAGAACAACGCAGCGGCCGACAGTCATATATTTTACAAAGAGTATAAATCTGTTTTCCCTCCTATTAAAATAGATAATAATACACGTTTTACTGGAACGTTACAGATAACATTGTTTGACAATAATGTTATTTATATCAAAAGAATAAAATAATATATGCATGTTACCTGAACCTCGATTAATAATTGTCTTTTTTTATTTTATTGAAATCTCTTGAAGTCAATTCATAAGCCGCTACATCAAAGTTGATAAAACTTTATAAAAGCCTTACTATATACCATATTAATATAGTCAAATTATCGGGAAAAGCCATTTTAATGACCTTTCTTAGTATGTATTGATAAATTCTACTTTATTATGGTCCAACTTTTTATTGACATGTAGCATGCCATTTTTAATAGTCTTTTTTATTGACCATTAAAATAGATATTTCTTGCTCCATTTACATCTCTATCTATTTGTGTCAAACAATAATCACATTCATATATTTTGTTTCCTCCTAAATTTTCTTTATATTCTCCACAATATGAACATGTTTTTGACGTATATTTTTCATTTACTAATTTATATATGTTCCCTCTTTCCTTACATTTAAATTCTAATCTTTGACGGAATACAAAATATTTCGTTCTTAAACATGCTACTTTTTGGCTATTTGTTAATACTTTACTTTCTTTACGTACTATACTTTTGGGACTCATATCACCTATATATATAGTATCATAGTTACTAGTGAGATATTTTATACTTTTCCATTGAAGATCATCTATTAAATTACTTATTTTTCGATTTATTATTATTTCATTTTTCTTTTTAATATTTTCTTTTATATTCTCATTTGCCTTTATTGTGTTTAGCCTTTTAATTTTATGCTCTATAATTCGATTAACATTATCACCCATATTAATAACGCCATTTTCGGTAATTCCAGTCATAAATGTCCTTAATCCTGGATCTAATGATATTATCTTATTTGTTTTAGTTCTAATAGTACTATTAATATCATAAGGAATAAATAAACTATATTTATTTGTCTGTTTATTGTAATTTATTTTAACTGCCTTTTTAATATTATTTAACGTATAATTTGTATTGTTATATTCATAATTAATATGTCCAAATATTTTCGGACATATATTATTGTTTATTATATAATTTGGTTCAATTTCTATTGTTTGAGAGTTTCTATTATGATTCCAATAACGTAATTTATAATATTTAATATTACCAGATCTAAGATTAGATCTAGCAGAAGCAATATTAGTAGCAACTAAATGGATAGCCGTATCTAATATATGTGTATATATGTTATATTTATTTTTAATTTCGTTTTTAACGTTTAATAATTTAGACCTAAGAGTGTAAAAAGAAAGATCTTTCCAATTAATATTATTATTTTTAATATTATGACGCATAAGCGGATATAAATTGCGAACATAATAAATAGTTTCATTATACATTTTGGTATAAGCTTCGAACCAATTATGAATAATTATTTTTTGTTGCAAAGTAAAATTAATATTTATCTTATTACATTTAGTAATAGAGACACTTTTGATTGGTAACTTAGATACTATAGATGGGCATCTAAAAAAAGCATTTTTCTCTAAAATAGTAAACCAAGAATTAGAATTAATATAATTAGTTGAATTGAAAAAAAATAATGGTAAAGAAAATCTATGTCGCATAATTAAAGGCAACATAATAAGATTAACAATATTCCTCCTCAGTTCAAATATTATAGTATAAGATAAATATAGAGCCAATCAATAAAAAGTTCAATTTTTAATAAAAATATGTAAGCAATATTGATTTATATTACTCGCTAAGCGAGTAATATAAACTTATCGCGCGGACACAGCAAGGCTGGTCCTTGCGGTAAAGAATTATAAAGAAATGATGTTACTAGTTGCAGCCCAGTGTAGTAATGTTTGTCTAATTGCTGGACTAACTGAATAATCATTATATGCCTTTTTCTGACGTAAAATTAATTTTACTAACCACTTACGAAATCTACTATTTGGACCCGCGGTGTTTAGCCATCTAGCAATCTGTCTTTCATCGTCGGGACCTCTATTACCCATAAAAAAACCACAATACCACATGACCCAACCATATGGATCATATTTTGTGATCCAACCGTTATCTTCCCAAAATTCCAACGTCGTACCAACTTTTACTTTATATTTATTTATATTTTTATCATAATCTTTCCATTGTCTAGTTAAATGATCTTCTGGTACATTACGCCACCATGATGTTGGATAATTATGATGTAGATTTTTATAATGTTTTTTGGTAATATTTGAATAAATGGGCCTCCAATAAGTTCCTCCAAAACTGCCCATTTCGAACATTTCTTTTGGCGAAACATTTGGTCTAAAATCGGGACGGTCATTAAAAATATATTCGCCATAACTATTTTGTTTTGGCATATTTATATTATACCACTAGATATTAACTAATGATATATTTAACTGACATTTCTGGTAGCAGTCCAGGTAAAATTGAAAAACTAATTCTGAGTAGTTTAATAAATATACCAATACACATTATACATGTACCGACGTTCATATTCTCATTTAATAAAGTTACAATATCTTTCAGACATTCATTTGGAATTTTATAATAAGACACAAATTGACGAATTTATCAGACAATTTAAAGTAATAGCTCCCATCTGCATTTTAGCCGGCGATATTGGCTATCCATATTCGTCAAGTTATCAATTCTTTTTGGAGCAGATGAGTTTTAAATTCAATAAGGTATTTCTCGTCCATGGCAATCATGAATATTATCAATTGAAGGAAAATAAAAATAAAACGATGTTAGATATAATCATCAAAACCGAGCAAATCGTAGCTGGTATGCCAAATGTCCATTTTTTGAATAATTCGTGTTATGATTTAGCATCATATCGCTTCGCTGGAACTACTTTGTGGTCTGAGCTAAGTGATCCAAAGTATATAATAAATGACAAACACGTAATACATGAGTATTCGATGGATAAAATTAACGACCTACATGCTAGAGCAAAACAATTCATACATGACACCACAGAAAAAAGCATATTGGACAAGCAGGAAATAATTATGGTAACACATCATCTGCCAACTTTAAAGGCAATTCATCCTAAGTATAAACGATATGAAAATTATAATCAATGTTTCGCATCGGAGTGCAGTCATTTAATTAAGCCACCAATAAGAGGTTGGATATTTGGTCATACACATACGAAAATGCAGTTCGTCGAAAACGATGTATTGTGTCTGGCTAATCCGATTGGTTATCGATATGAAAATAATCCGATCAATAATGAAACGATAGATATATAGAAAAATATTTTAAACTAGGTGCAGTTGGCTTTATTAGATATACACAATCTGTAAATCAATATTTTCAATTTCTTCATACTAAAAATTGAAAATAATACCTTATACATCATAATAAGATGGTATATTAACATGTCTACAACCAAAATTCTCGACAACTTAGCATCTGTCTCATATATGCACATTAATTACATCAATCCGTTGATAAATCATATTAGATCTCATAAAAATAAGAAAAATGCACAGGCTCTTTTACATCTCGCTCATCATTATGAACATGTAGAGAAGGATTATGAATTAGCTAAAAAATATTATCTAATGGCAGTCAACAAAGGTAACCGTAATGCAATGAACAATCTAGGAAGATATTATAAAGATGTAGAGGAGAAATACGAACTAGCCAAGAAGTATTATCGAATGGCTGTTAACAAAGGTAGTCGTAGTGCGATGAATATAATGGGATCATATTATAAAGAAGTAAAGAAGGACTATGAATTGGCCAAAAAATATTATCAAATGGCTGCCGACAAGGGACATGCTGACGCAATGTATAATTTGGGACTTCATTATAAAACCGAAGAAAAGAATTATGAATTAGCCAAAAAATATTACCAAATGGCTGCCGATAGAGGTCACAGTAGTGCCATGTATAATTTAGGATTTCATTATAAAAACGAGGAAAAAAATTATGAAATGGCTAAAAAATATTATCAAATGGCTGTCGATGAAGGACATATTGACGCAATGTATAATTTGGGACTTCATTATAAAAACGAGGAAAAAAATTATGAAATGGCTAAAAAATATTATCAAATGGCTGTCGATGAAGGACATATTGACGCAATGTATAATTTGGGACTTCATTATAAAAACGCAGAGAATAATAAATTGGCTAAAAAATATTATCAAATGGCTGCCGATGAAGGACATACTGATGCAATGTATAATTTGGGAGCACTCCACGAACATGAACAGAATTATGGGTTGGCAAAAGAATATTATCAAATCGCCGCCGATAAGGGCCACATTGATGCGATGTTCTCCCTAGGATGCCATTATTCTAACGAGACTAATTATGAATTAGCCAAGAAGTATTATCTAATGGCAGCTAACAAAGGTAATGTACTAGCGATGAATAATTTAGGAGCACACTATGAAAATGTTGAGAAGAATTATACTCTGGCGGAAAAATATTATACAATGGCCGCCGAAAAAGGCCACACTACTGCAATGTACAATATAGGAGCTCACCACAACAATAACAATAATTATGCTCTGGCGGAAAAATATTATACAATGGCCGCCGATAAGGGCCACATTGATGCGATGTTCTCCCTAGGATGCCATTATTCTAACGAGACTAATTATGAATTAGCCAAGAAGTATTATCTAATGGCAGCTAGCAAAGGTAATGTACTAGCGATGAATAATTTAGGAGCACACTATGAAAATGTTGAGAAGAATTATACTCTGGCGGAAAAATATTATACAATGGCCGCCGAAAAAGGCCACACTACTGCAATGTATAATATAGGAGCTCACCACAACAATAACAATAATTATGCTCTGGCGGAAAAATATTATACAATGGCCGCCGATAAGGGCCACATTGATGCGACATACAATCTGGGAGCACTCCACGAACATGAAAAGAATTATCTAATGGCAGCTAACAAAGGTAATTTATTTTCATAGTGTACTCCTAAATTATGCTTTGGCAGAAAAATATTATACCGCAGCTATCGCCAATGGCAGCGTCGAAGCAGTTGACAATTATAATAAACTTCGTTCGAGGCAAAATATAGTCGATGTAAAACCAAGTATCCTAGAAGTTATAAAATCATATTTGCCACATATATGGTAAGTTACTAATATGATGTTATTTTATTATATTAAAGTCGATAAATTAATTTAATTCCAATCACGCAGATGTAAGTCAAATGCATCTTTTTTAGCAGCATCTTCTTTCATACCAGATTGCAATCTATCTTCAACAGTTTTATGATATTCATTAGATTCAAATTTACTGGCACCGGCTTGTATATGCATCATGCCACCTAAAACGGCGCCCGAGACGCGTACAGCAGGTTGCGAGATAGTATTAGCAATTGTCGAAGTAACACTGGCAACGCTGTTAGCAATAGGTTCAGGAACGTATCCTTGAACTACATTATCAATAGACTCTTTAATGTTATTACCAGTTGAGGGCGCGAGCGACGCGGCAAAAATATGTTTAGCCGCACTATTAACATTATCAGCGGCTTCATTTGATCTTTGCCATTCCGCTCGATTTCTCTCAATCGCTACATGATCAACTGCTCTACCAGGATTGTATCTATCTTCATCTGATCCATGTGAATAGGAAATGCCCATGAGTAAGTAATATATAATTATGATAATGATCCACAGGCATTACAAATATCAATTTTTATGCGCCATAAGTTGCAAAATTGCATATTCATAAATTGTCCCAGTCGAGATAATGATCCTCTAATAATACGCTGATCATCATTGTTTGCTTGTTTTACAGTTATATATTTCCCTCCTGTTAGAACACCGGAAAATAATTGATCTATATCATTTGCTATCGAGAAAAAAATAGAGTTGAACCAGTCAATGGAGAGAAGAATTATTTCGGAAGAAATCATATATGGTCTCAAGCGGTAAACGAATAAAAAATAAATGTATTCAGCAAAATGGTCTTTGCCGTTATATATCAAATATTGAAATGCATATCCCTTATTAATTATATCAGTAAATTTAATAACATATTATCTATATGAAAAATTGTCACATTTGTAATGAAGAAGTAGAACGAGCATGGTGTTACAATTATTGTATAAAATAAATAAACGGACGTCTATGTTGTAGATGTATTGATACCAAAAATAAAGTAAAGCAGACTTATAAATTAAGAACAAACGACCTCGATAAGTTATCCAATATAATTGCCGATAAATGTAGCCGGAGTGGACCCGTTCCCCACAGAACCCATCACAGAGAAAGTGACATACCCAAACCATACAAACCAAACAGAGCGCAATTTATTTATATATATCATCAGTTGTCACATCATAAATGTAAATCATATGCATTATAATTATATTTTATCATACTTCACCATTATATTTGCGTTTCGATGTTTATAGGAATCGATGTAACTATCCTTCGGAAAAATGCTAAATGTATTGTATTAGTGGCTTGTAGCAATATAATAAAAAATGAAAATTATAGTTATTGGAGAGTACCATTTTATTAAATAATATACATGGGATACGATTCTATTCTTCGCATCGCTATTGATTTAGATTGGAAGGACGTGAATAGCGAAATAATTAAAGATATAAATATAAACATGCCTATTGCTATAAAAGATATTCTTTCTCGAGTAAATAAAAAAAATAATTGGTGGTGGCATTCGTTGAATATAATTGGACAAAATTGTCAATGGAGTCAAGATGATTTCGATATTAACCATATATGTGATTTTACGATGTTATTTCCACAATACACCTTCTTGGTATATTGGCACGTGTTTAGCTATGAAACATTGGAAATTTATTCGATCAAAGGTAATGAAGTTAAAAAATTATCGGCCGAAAATCATTCTATAAATATCGATATTGGTTTTGGATGCAGCGTACATAAGCATGTACAACCAAAAGACATTATAATTAACATGGAAATAACTCATTTAATTGGAGGTCCTGATGTCGAGGAATGGATTGCTGATTTGTGTGATAATTTTGATGAAAGTTTAAATATTAAAGATTGGCCATAATATAAAATGCTATCACGAGCATATGTATCAAAATTCATTTTTATAATAAATGATCTGGCGCGGAATTTAATAAAAAATAAAATAAAAACTTATAGATACATAATTTTTTACTACCATCTGTTATTGTTATTTTATTTTTAATTTTAAAGATTGTGATAAAATTGTTTTAAGCATAAATTCACGATAAAATATATAAGTAATTATTAGGAATGGATAACGAGAAAAATATATCTAATCTTAATACGTCTATGAATCCTACGAATGAAAGAAATATGCATCTACAAACAACTAATACAAATGAGGTAGATGAATCTAAGCACAATGAGCATAATCGCAGTCAAAAAATAACACCATCTGGTAAAAAATTATTTGATTTTCTGTTTAAAAATAAAATCGATAAATTAGACGGGAGAAAGTTCACACATACATCGCTAGGTTATCCCAAGGGTTCATTCGAATTGGTCGATGATAATTATCGTAAATTCATGGACATGTACTGCAAAGCATTAGCTGATAAACACGATCTGTATTTATCGGAGGCTCATTCGCCACAGGGGCCAATATTAATTGACATCGATATTAAATATCATTTGAATGAACAAAATGATACACATCGATATAGTTTATCAGATATCGAATTATTAATGCAACTGTACAATAAATATATATGTAAATATCTTAAAGTGGCGGATGAACATCTTAAAATTTATCTATTAGAAAAAACAGGGCCGTCGTATATTGGACACAAGGACGATAATAAGTATTATTATAAAGATGGAGTACATATAATGTATCCGGAAATATGCACACCAGCGAATATACAGCATATTATTAGAGACAATGTGATAAAGGAACTAAAACAATATAATCATTGGCAGCATTTATTAATGGATAATGATTTGAATGATGTGCTTGACAAAGCGGTAGTAGAAAAGAATAATTGGCTGATGTATGGATCAGGTAAGCCACAGAATGAGCAGAACAATTATAAACTATCCAGGATATATAATTATGCATTAGATGGCACAATGACAACAGATACATTGGACGATTTAAGTCCAATTGAAATATACGAATTACCGAAAACATTATCAATCAAAAAGTATAGCGCATGTGACATAACGGAATTAAATAGTCCGTTTGACTGGAGTCAAATAGCAGAAATGTATCAAGAAATAGCATATCGTGGCAGGAAGAAGCCAACCGCAATCAATGCTGTAATAGAAAACGAGATCAGAATTGCTAAACGTTTAGTTATGTTATTGTCACAAGATAGAAATAACAATTATCAGCAATGGATAGATCTAGGTTTCTGTCTGCATAATATACATGATAGTTTATTGGACACATGGGTAGATTTTTCTAGTAAGCACACATCATTTAAACCAGGAGAATGTGAAAAGATGTGGAATGGATTCAAAGATTATGGCTTTACAATTAAGTCACTACATTATTGGGCGAAATCTGACAATTCACTACAATATTCCGACTTTATGTTGGAAGAGCAGAATGATGTATTACGAAGATCGCTCAGTGGGACATCATATGATGTTGCCAAAGCATTTTACGAATTAAATAAATATAATTATGTGTGCTCGGATATCAAACATAAAAAATGGTATGAATTTAAAAATCACAGATGGATAGAAATAGATGACGGATATACAATTAACCATAAATTAAATGAAGATATGGTTAATACGTATTTGAAGTTGGCACAAATATTTGCAAATAAGGCATTAACTGTAACGGGGGAGGAAAAGGATTCATTATTGACTAAACAACAACAATCGCTAAAATTGTGTAAAAATTTACGGGAGGTACCATTTAAAAATAATATCATTAAAGAATTATTAAATCTGTATTATGATGTTGATTTTACCGAGAAAAAGGATGAAAACAGAAAATTACTTGGTTTTAAAAATGGTGTATATGATTTCGAGAGTATGATATTTCGTGATGGTCGACCAGAAGATTATATTACTATGAGTACGCATATTAATTATATCCCATATGATCCAAATCATCCGCTCACAATAGAAGTATTAAACTTCATACGTTCAATACAAGAGGATCCTGATATGGCACAACATTTGATTGATTTTTGGACTTCTTGCTGCCAAGGCGATATACCAGATGAAAAATTTTATATATGGACAGGTACAGGAGGTAATGGTAAATCGTTATGTATCAATTTAGCACAAAAATCATTTGGTGATTATGCCGGTGTATTACCAATTGCCATGTTGACGAATAAACGACCGCCAACGACATCCGCATCGCCGGAATTAGCGAAAATGAAAGGTAAACGATTTGCGATGTTCCAGGAGGCAGAACTCGGAGATACAATTTATGTCGGCCATATGAAGGAATTAACATCAAATAATGATAAGATTCAGGCTCGTTTCTTGAACGAAAATCCAACAGAATTTTATTTGCAAGCTAAACTGTTATTAACATGTAATGATTTACCAGAAGTATCCTCCATAGACGGAGGTACAAAAAGACGATTACGTATTGTTGGATTTGATTTGAAATTCGTAGATAATCCAACATTATCACATGAAAGGCTAATAGATAAGAGAATCAAGGATAGATTACCATTATGGGCGGAATATTTCATGAGTATTTTAATTCATAATTATCCTAAATATGCCAGGGATGGTATTACGGAACCAGAAAAGATCATGCTTATGACGAAAGAATATCAACTTAACTCGGATATGTATTATGAATACACATCGACACAGCTCATTAAGACAAAATCAATATCAGATTTGGTCACATTGCAAAGTTTATATGATGATTTTAAGGTATGGTTCAAGAGTTCAAGTTCGGGTAAATGTGCGATTAAATCGAAGGAGTTTAAGAAACAGATATTAGAAAAATTACCAGAGATGAGTAAAGCTGGTAATCTCACCGGTTATAAATTAAAGAATGGTGTTACTGATTGTCAATTTTTAATAGAAGAGGAAGAAGAGAAAAAAAATAAACGAGAAGATAAATCAGCCAAAAAAGTATTGGACATATAGAAATAAATTTATATCTGCTTATTTTATAATTAATGCTCAATAATTATGTAATTATATTCTTTATAATCATTTTGATATATGTTATATTCGCCACTAATGAAACGGTAGCAGAATACATGTTCGATGAAAAAGAAAATTCAATCATTAGATTTACAAAGATAGGCCTCACTATTAAAGATTCTACTATTTTATATGACACACTATTTGTCCATGATGATGATTTGACGTTACCTTTGCACGTTATAGTTAATCGTTTAAAATTGACTGTTGCGGCAGATGCTATATATAGCGTAATTTATAACATCATATATGATTACGGTGTTAGGAATGGTTTGCCCTGGACAGATAAATTTGCTAATTTGCATTTAATGACTAAAGAGCGGTTACAAACTATAGTAAGATATAATAAAGATGTACCAGTTGATTTCAGAGAGTTTATATTAGGAATTCTAAGCGTAGACCAATACTATACATTATATGACATATTAAATTATGGTTCATACAATTCATCTATTGAACAAATAATACATAGACACCCCTTGTTATATGCGTATAAGAGATATATTCACGTTAACGATAAAAATAGATATACTATGACTTATCAGAATATATTAGATGAGTTAAAAGATGTAAATGATACAATTCCCATAGAGGAATTAGCTAAAGCAATATATCAAAACATTTGCATTACTTATAACAAAACGGATAAATTGGTAGAAGTTTTAGATAAGTTATCTATTGTAGATAAAGATGTGACTATGATTGCTATAGCAAAGGGATTGAATAAACTGTTATTATATATAAGTCCTAATTATGATTTAAATAGTTTATATGATATAGATCTCAAAACAATCAATAATTTATTATTTAGTGTAAAATATTATAAATGTTTGGCTTATTTAAAGGATAATTTAAATGTAGACGTCAATAAAGTACATATATTATTAAATATATTATATAGAAGATCTAATGTATTAAATGAAATCGCAGTTAAAGATGATACATCTCTTGAGATTATATTAAGATCGGCATTAGGACTAGATAAATATACGGACATTAACGATATAATAAAACATATTAGAACAATTATCAAAATAAGCCATCCGAATACTTCATATGATTTACTTCTCGTACGCGTCACACAACAATCAAAATTAGGTATTGTAGCCGAAATGCTACTGTTTGGCCAATAAAATAATTTAAATTATCAATTATTATCTAAGTTGATATTACGTCGACTTAGATATAACAAAGCATATAGTTACATCTAATGACGTCCATTAAATAAAAAATTGATTTTTATTCATTTAAGTATATGGTATGAATAATATATACATACCGTAATGGCCGCAATTCTTGACAACTCTGTTAGCTCTATTTCCACAAAGAATGAAAAATATCGAATCTCTGATATTAGTGAATTACAAATCGAACAGGATACTGAGCCATATGTATTAATTGACATGTCGGGATCGACGTACAGCAGTTATGATGCCCAAGTCGGCGCATCTAATGTTTTAGATATGGAACGTATGTTGGCATATCATACGTTGAAAAATGCGAATATTGATAAAGCCAATATCATCTTTTGGGACAGTACGTATCAATGGATCAAAGTTGACGGGATAGAAATGAAAATGCCGGTAGATATCAAATATTTGCTGAGCGATACGACCCAGCCGTCGGGTGGTACTTATCTGAGCAAAGTGCTTAATGCACTAACATATAATGAATCAAAATCAGTTCACGATGTATATATATTCACTGATGGGGAGACGTGTGATAATAGTTCTTGCCTAGAAAAAGAGTTACAACGACTTTTCCAAAACAATGTCAAATTACATATATATACTATAGAGACTAATAGATATGATTACCTAAATGCCAATTGCAACGTTGGTAATACATTGTTCAGACAAGTTCGAGATATGAAAATGACATCGAATATATTTGAGTTCGTTTGTCATAATGAGCATCACGGATTGACTAATGGATTTAGGAATTATTATAATCCTCGTGTGCCAGCAGATCACGTATTATTCAGAAATAACGTCATCCATAAGAATGATATCGTCGGCCTACTTAAATTATTACAAAATTTAGACATAGGATCGATGTCAGAATTAGAATTGAAGAAGGTAACGTATGATTTAATTAATACCGTCTGTCAGCTCACCAAAGGAAAAAGCATCACGATTTCTAATGAAATTATTAGCTTAATCGCCAAGGTATTCGTAAATACACCCGTTCAAGATACCATATTCGATACATTAGTTAACGATGTAACCGATGTCAAAAACGGTGGTGTTAAAACGTATCATGAATATCGTAATGCAAAGACGAACCGAAATGAGAAAGCACAATTATCTCTTTTTGAGAATGTCAAAAAGAGCATTTCGCCAAATAACGATGTATTTATTTCGTTTCCAGTCGCGACCACACAAGGCAAATACATTATCTTCACCATCAATGGTAAAGATGTAACAGAAACATTATATGTTAGAAACAAGACATTTGCGGAAGGCTGTTTCAAAATACAAAATCGCAATGTGCCGGTTCTTCCGATGAATTGTCAAATGGGCAAAGCCGAAGTGGTCAGCTGTATCCGACGTTGGATTTGTTCGGTATATTTCTTGTACAAACCACATTGTAATTCAGAAGACATGGTATTATATCAATTTTTAGTCGATATGTTATGTATATATTTGTCGGATCTAGATGAAAATATCAAGAGTGCATATGTCGGCTTGGCAAAAATTGTATTACAAGAGATAAGAGATAATAGCGATGAAACTGAATATGATTATTTACTTAAAAATAAACCATCTTTGGTATATGGTGGAGAACAGGCATTTAATAATTTAATGAAATATTGTATGAAAGTAAATGGTATTGCGGGCACTAGTGTCGGTCTTGTCTGGTATGCAATTCTGATTGCACTAGATGATCAACGTCTATTGACCTTTCATAAGGATTCGTTACAACATGTATTTGAGCATGAGTCAGTACGAGTAGGTCTAGAATTAAGTAATGCAGACAATCTTATTTCCTATCTAAAGGAGCATGTCGTCACTAAAAAGTACATGAAAAAAGAATTATGTAATCTAGCAGCAAGTTATGAATATACATGTTATATTACACGTGATTCTACACTTGAATCTGGCGGATATTCGATATTGCCACATGAACTTGCACCAGGAATTGTTTGCCGACCAAAGTACGTCATAAAGAAAGAAATATATGATGCAATGGATGACGAATATAAAGTGTGTCCGATTTGCAATGTAGATTTATCGGCAAATAATCTATATCGGTTTGTGCCACCGCCACGAACGGAATCTACTGAAGATAAAGAAGATGAGTTTACCCTGGCAGAGCGTGCATTTATATGTAATACTCATGAGATAGTTACCATTCCAGATGATATGGTAAATTATATTGAGGATGATCGTCTTGAGTTGATAGACACATTAGATTTTAGCACTTTATCATATGAATTTAATAAGCCAACAATAGACGATAGTTTAAACAGCAAACGTATCGCGATAACGAAGACAGAAGATTTCAATACCATGGCCGGTTACCGGTATCCTTTTTTGTCGAAGATTAATTTTGACAATATGATAATTGGTGGGGGTTTTTGTCGTTCTATTTTGTTAAAGCAACGAGCGAAAGATATCGATTTCTTCTTCCACGGCTTGGCCGGTAATGAAGAATATATCAATCGGTTCCGAACAGCATTACAAGAGCTAACTAGTGCAGTATATAACCATTATAATGAGTTAGACAAGGGATTAGCCGAAGAGGGTGGACCTAAGCATAACATCAAATTTATGGCTATGTTCAAACCTTTATTCAATGTCTTCGAAGTGGTGTGTATTAAAGATCCTAACAATTTCATCACAGAAGGGTTTACACTCAAACATTTCGATAAATATCGTTTCAGCAGTTTGCACACGCTTAATGAACATGTAGTAATAGATGTCAAGAAGAATACGGTTACTACGGATGATAAACATTTTATTGAAAATGAACTGGACTCTCTGAAAAAGGACATGTTATCGAATTATTTTGAGGACAACGATAAATCAGGCGTATCAATGATGCATCGCTTCCAATTCGTTCTGGCGAAATACACCGATAAACTCGATGTTCTAAACCATTTTGATATGTATCCGTCGCGTGTCTGCTACGATGGTAAAGTAGTAGAGATGACAACCAAAGGACATTTTGCATATAAATATATGGCAAATATCTTATGTGAGAAAGGATATAGTACGATGTATGATAGTAGAATATCGAAATACTTTTCATATGGATTTTCGATAGTAATGGCTCCCTTAGACATTAATAAAATACCGGTGCCACAAAATAGAATCATTTTAAATGATCTTAAATTCAACATTCACACCATTGAAAATAATAAAATCATCGTAGAACATGATTCTAATTTGGAAGATAAACTTAAATCGAATGCCAAGTTAGAGCGTCATTGCAAAGAACAGGGCATTTCTCTTTATAAATCGGCGATGTTTTGTTCGCTGGTTTCCGTGTGTAGATATGCTGAGGTTAACAAAATTGACTATATTTTCACAAACAGTCCGATGATAAACGACGGTTTGGAATTTAAATTTGCAGAGAGGACTTTACCGACCAATTTCGTCGATCACATTGTATCACGTATACATAACTATGATTGGTATGGTAAATTACGATTGACAGATGCTACTAATAATAGCAATATGACATTTGCAGACAAAATCGACACTGCACTAAATGCAATTAATGACTTAGCAGAAGGTGGTAAGATTGTTATTTACGGATCTGAAAAAGTGAACGGTTATTGTAATGCATTCAAGATAGACCAAGGAATTGCCTTTGTTGGTCCTTCATCGAAGTTACTAGCAAAACAATACATGTTAAAGAATAACGAATATGTATCATTAACACAGGAATTACATAAAATTACTGGAGTTAGACAATTCATTTGCCGTAAATCAGTTGATCACATCGAACAAAATGCATATTCATATGAAATATTGCTAGAGGGAAAACTTATGAAACCTTATCTCGATATAGAATGGAATGAAGAGAGTGGAGAAGCATTTAATGAAAGCGAATTCCTCCAGAGACTGAAAGACGATATTGTTACAATATTCGCCAATCACTATAATAAAGTTATATCTGGAAATGATATATATATGCTGTCATCGTCTGTTGACAAGTTACGATCATACCACGTAATTATAAATGCTAAAGTTGACGATAAAACATTAGTTTTCGAAAATAATTCAAGGATAGCAGCAAATTCGGCATATAGTTTATGTTATTATTTAATGCAGCATAACTCAGAATATGTTGAAAAACTAGATTGGCGAGTATATTCATCCGATAGAGAATTTAGAATGCTAAACTCTTACAAGAGCCCTTCTGATAAGCGTCAACTAATTGCACTAGATAATGTAAATGATTGGAGGGATTATCTTGTAACTTATGTAGACACAAATAACGTTGAAATATTGTCGTCTAAGATTGGATATAATAAATATATTAAAAAGAACAAGGTTAGCAAAGTCAGACGAGACATTCCTGATAGTGTTAAAAGTGCAAGCATCCGATAAGCTAACTAACGATCAGTAGACCGAGGTTGGCAGTGATGAAGAAAACGAGTAACTAAAATTTGATTTTTAATTTATTTAATGATATTATTAAATACATGAAATAAATGGTAGATGATATAATTACTCTTGACGATGAAATTCAAACCGCTATAGTTGACTTGGAGCGGAGCATTAGTCAAGTAAAACATAAGAAGGAAAAAAAGTTACTAAGAAGTAAATATAATGAATTAATGATAAAATTATATGCATATCGTAGTGCGATCCAGCGTATTGAAGATGCAAATCAAAGAAATATATATAAATATAAGTACAGTTCATATACAGATAAATGCAGTAAATTTGATAATAGTATTACGACATTAATAATTAAAAAAAATCTTAATATTGAAGAAAAAATTATGAGAGGAGATAATGCGGATGTATCTGCAGCACAAGTTTTACAAGTGGCAAATAAAGCACAAGATGATATAAACGATAGTCTAAGAAAGTCTTTACATATTGGCATTACAATTAAAGATGAACAACATGAAGTAATGAATACGATCGCAAAACAGACAGAAAAAATATATCAAATTGAACACGGTTTAGAAACCGCAGGAGGAGAAATAACCAGAGCTAAAAAGGATATAATGTGGTTTTTTCGTCGATTAATGCATGATAAATGTTGCATAATAATAACATTTATGTTAGTAATCGGTACGTGCGCATTAATCGGTTGGAAAATATACAATAGCAAACAAACAAACGATGGCGCGTTGCCAATTAACGTGACAATTAACTAATATTTGAGCCTATACTAATGCAGTATATGCATCTCCTTTTTCATTTACATTTCTTATTCCGTAGGCAGAAATATAAACAAAAAAGTTGAGCCTATACTAATGCAGTATATGCATCTCCTTTTTCATTTACATTTCTTATTCCGTAGGCAGAAATATAAACAAAAAAGTTGAATTTTATTATTTAAGTACTTAAATAATAACTAATGTTTATTTATAAATGTACACTTGTCGCTATTGCACATACGCACTAACAATTACGAAAAATACGACTGCATTACAAGAGAATATCATAGCAATAACAGATCCAAATGAATACGTTAAAATGTTTGTCAATCGGAAGAAGAAAACTGATAAAAGTGGTAATAATGCAATGAATGTTGATTCAGCGGTGGAATTAAATTTCGAATTAAATGCGTTGATACTGCAACTGCAAAAATCAAATATTAAAGAAGATATGGCTGCTACTATTATTGAAAAATACAATATTATCAAAAAGAATACCAGACCAAATACATTTTGTTTGAAATGTACAAAGTGTAACGAAATATTTATATTGCCACCGGGTATTATATCGACAATTAAAATTAAGCGAACTGCCACAATTGGCGCGGTGGAAAATCCAGAAGAAATAGTAACTGATCTTACATTGGAAAGAACTAAAAATTTCATCTGTACAAATAAACAATGTGAAGAAAATACCGCCCCGATTGATAAAGAAGCAGTATATTACCGTCCAAATCCTGAAGAGTTTGTAACTAAATTAATATGTGTAAATTGTTATAGCATCATATAAAAATTGAAAAATATAATTACTACTTAAATATATATTATTCTTATATACATATGCCACCAAAAGAAAAAAAGGTAGTCGTAGCTAATGATGAAGAATCAGAAGAGGAGACAGATTCCGATATTGAATCTGAAGAATCATCTGATGTACCGGAAGACGAAATTCCAGAAGAAGCAGAATATGATGAAGATGGTAACGTTTTGGGTGAGGATGATGATGAAGGTGAAGATGACGAACAACCGGATGAACCAGAAGCCAGTGATCATGAAGAGGATAATGAACTTGCGGTAGATGAAGCAGTAGCAGATATAGAAGATGATGAAGTGGTAGAAGAAAAAGACACTGGTAATATAGATTTAATGAATTGCGTAATTGATGACAACGATGATGACATAATGGTCGAACCATCAAGAGTACCGGACGAAGAGCGTCGTACGATCCCACGTTTGACAAAGTTTGAAACGATTAGAGTATTGGGGACAAGGACAACACAATTATCGCAGGGTGCTCCACCATTAGTGAAGAACGTAGAAAATAAGTCACCATTTGAGATAGCGACGATTGAATTACAAATGAAAATGATACCATATAAAATCCGCCGGCCATTACCAAATAGGACATATGAAATATGGAAATTAAAAGAATTAGATCTATAAAATTGAATAGTATTCTTAATTAAAACAAATTAAATTAATGCAACAAATATCTTACATTAATTTAATGTTACGTACTAAGAATATAGTAATTCATAGTGAAAGTGATGACAATTTATTACTTATCCGAAAGCTGCAAGTCACTTTTTATTCATTTAATAACCCTTATGAAATGTATGATGGAACCATTGAGCTGAATAAATCGGATCCAATTGACATAGATATCGATATTAACTCGGAGTATTATCATCCCGCCCAGGTAATTGGTCTCGATAACTATCTGGATATCCCCGTCAAAGTGCCAGATAGACTAAGAGATGGTAAGAACGTTAACGTCATTTCATTTACTCTGTTGGACGATACTGATACACCAATTAATATTAAAAATACAAAGGACAATCAAAGCGGAGCCACATTTTATGACAATCTCATTTTCATCAGAAATTTACATATGTCTAATTATTATTATAAAATACATTTGGATGGAGAAATATCACCATTTCCTTCATTAGATAAGCACGCAGCGGAAATAAAAATCGTCATTAATAGATTGAAAAATATATTGTATATGATATCGAATATATTCTGTGAAATGTTAGTAATGGAAAATCCGGTGATTAAATCTTTGCAAATAAATAATCGTCAGGGGGAGTTAGCACAGGTAACGTCTGGAATGTTTAACGGATTGGCCGAAGGTAGACCATCGTATAATATAGATCACCCGGATGATAATCATGTACTTAAACTAAATAAAATCGACAGACAGGCTGAAATAGGTTGGGATATAATGCCTTTATTAGCATTACCATATTCCGCCGATTTGGGCAATAACGGGTATCATATCATAGCAGATACTGTGGACAATACAGGAAAGGAAATTATATGTGATCATGTATACACTGATTTAGTATTTGGTCAAACCGCTACAACAATTATGCCGCTCGCATTTACGTCACATTATAATTATCTAAGAATTATACTTGATTGTTTGGAAAAATTTAGAATATATACTCATGAGCCATTACTAAATGATGATAGTACATTGGCAGACAAAGAAATAACTTTAATTAAAAAATATTTAGATGTTAATACGATATATAACCATATGGTAAGAGTATTACAAGATGGAGTAATGTGGATAACGAAACAACCACGGAGAAAAGAGTATTATGAAATAAGTTATTTTCGTAATAATTCACGGCCTGTTAAATTTTATGTATCCATAGCCACTAAAAAAAATAATGATGTATTGACGCAGCGAAAACTGAGCGAATTGGCGGTAAAATTCAGCACGAACAATAAAGTGTATGATAAATATATGGTCGCTTTTGATGAAAATATATTTTTATTAAACATCTTGCCACAGTTATATAATAATAATAATGAAACACATGCTAGACAAGGGGAATATTTGGCACCTGATTCGGACATTGTTAAACATTTATCTGGTAGCGATAACAATGTTATGAATAGATATTTTTTATCAATGTATTACTTTAGAAATTTACCGTTATATCCAATGATCCCATTCAGAAAAGAAGAAAAAGATGTATATAATTATCTTAGCTATTATAATGGAAGAAGGCTATTGAGCAAATTATTATTTGCTTTACAAGGTTTAGAATTTATCAGCAGAGGAACAACACAGAGACCATCTGGAAATAGTTTTTTCAAAGATAAATTAGAGCTGTCATTATTTTTATATGATATGATTGCTAGTAACGAAATGTTGCATAAATTAGAACGTATTTGCCTATTTTATGCGATTCGTGGCGAAATTAATATTCTTAATATCCAATATGACAAGACCGATTTATTACATAAGTATGTGGATATAGGCTATATCTCATCTAAAATTGTAGAAAACTACGATAAAATTGGAGCTGAACAAATTGTAAAATATTATGGTAATTATTTTACGTCTGTAGATCTGGCTGAGCTAGTCAAATACATTCAGCAAGCGCACGATCCAGACACACTAAAACTAACAATACAACATCTACTGAAGCACTTCCCTGGAATAGATGATGATATAGTAAATAAAACAAAAGAATATACTCAGGACGCATTTAACGCGTTACCGATCATAACACTAACTATTAATTAAAAATTATAATAAATCAAATACAGTGGAATAAAATATTTGTTTATTATATGAATAGTTATCGATTAAAAAAAGCAATAGTAGATACATCCAATAACATTAATATGGAAGGAGGTGCAGTAACTAATGTATTAGTAAAGTTCGTCTATTTTAAGGCGATAAATGTGATTAGAGACAAAGGTAAAATACCTGGATATATATATGAAGAATGGAAAAACATCTACATCGTTGATGATGAATTAAATGCGTATAAAATGGAGGATGGAATAGTGGACGACATGTACGTGCTGGCTCTTAACCTACCCGCCAATAAAATATTTAAATTTAGATTTTTACGTGACAAATATTTAGAATTTTTAGATGAAGATCCGGATTTAATGGGTATATATGGACCAGATGCATCGGATACTAATGTCAACGAATCAGGGACTAGATGGCGTTACATTATTCCAACCAGAGCGAATCAATTATATGTATATTCATATGCTTTACCTTATTTAGATATTGATGTCAAGCACACTAATCGCGACCTGTTCCTGACAAATGTATCTCGTCGCAAAGGTTTACAAATTAAGAAGACTATCAAGGACAATGTCACTATCCAAGAAGAAAAAAAAATGAGGATGCTTAACTATTATAAAGGTGAATATATAAAAGATCTCGATATAGAAAAAGTTACATTAGTTGCCGGTAAATATGGATTGTTGAATATTATAAGACATAATTTGGGGCACGACACCGCGGAAAGTACAACTGAGAACGACAAGTATAAAATTAAATTTTTTAACCATATGAAAACAATTGTTCCGAAAAAAAATGATGACATTGATGATATATATAAACAATATTATTATTATAGTTGTAGAGGAGACAATCTGTATCTGTATTTAAAACATTATGTTATACAGAAAGTGAATATACTTACAACGCAGTTCGAGGGTATAGTCAGTGATGCAAAGATAGTTGGTATGATAGAGCCTGAAAAACTAGATACCAATCTTGCCCATATCAGTTCAATTAGTAAATATAACTATCGTTATTTAAATACACATCCTCATCTGGAGCGATTCTCTGCTGGCCCGGGAGTGGGGATCGAGCCGGATGAAAAAAATGCCTATCAGAATCAACAATTATGTTATAGAGTGTATGAAACGTCGGATAATTTTTCAGGGTTTGAAATTAGCACTATATTAGGACCATATTATATCAAGATTAAAAATTGGACTGGTCGTTTCGCAATTAGTGAGTTGACAAAAACAATCGACAATTTATTAACAAGAATGGCCACATTATCCAGGATAACTTTAGGAAATTTCGGCAGCCTTCCACTGACAATAGCAGAATATATTGAATTTTTCAAAAAATATAAGAGAGTTTCATTAGAATATCAACAAAAAATAGAAGTGATCAAATTATTATTGGAATTAAAAGATAGAGATATATCCACTAGTGATCCGACAATTGTCACAATAAAGTTAAATATGGCAGATAAAGGCAGCGTTGTATTAAAAAACGATAATAATTTCGCGGCACAACAAAATACCGAAATCGTAAAAGAATTATATACAATATTAAAAGCGTTTGATAAAAATAAAAATGATCCATACTCATGGCGCACAGATCCCGCTACTAAAGGATATTTAATGGATGTCATGCATGATCATATTTTAACTCTGCAATGGATTGAGAAATGTATTATCGGCCTGTACATAAAACTGGAAAATAGAGGTGGTATATATGAACATGTGTTGGGGATTTCAATTGGGCCAGCCATAAGTCTCAACGAATTAATTAGAACAAACGCGGGTCTCATAGATAAAAATCAATTTTACAAGTTTATATTGACTATTTATGATCGCGCAAATGGAGGGTTCGGTAACTTCTTGAAATTACGCAACCCAGCCGACACAGATATAGATATAATTGAAGACGGATCTGTAGGTACTGAACGACATATTGTTACCGGGGACGGACCAAACGAAATCACATCCCGTCTTGTTGATACCGTTTTGTTGCCATTATACGACAAGGCATCTTCTATGCAAGAGGCTTATAATCAGCCACCGTTACCTGATAAACACATGACCGATTACTTGGAAATCACTTTTAATAAATTATTAAACGATAGTCATCAAATTAAAGATCATACCATGAATCGAGTTAGTTTATTCATGTCAATGTTTAGAAAAGATTTGGATCGTTTGTATAATGCTTTCTGGTTGGATCTTAACAGTATTTCATTGGATAAGTTTTTGGCATCACCGACTATAGGTAGAGAAAATATCGCGAAATTATATGTAAAAATGATTACTGTATTTTATTTTATGAAAAGTTCAAATGGTCGCGAATTAGATAATATGTTTGGCAACGGGGCATCATTGGCCACGGTGCCTCTGGCCGATAGACCAACTTTCGATTATTATGATTTCATTAACGAAAATGTTACATTTGTTAGATTACAGCAGATCGCCAAATATTATAATATGCTGCCCTCTTTTAATATTAAGATGGATATGAAGTATAGGGACGCACTTGCCGAGATGAACTACCATATTCCGTTATACAATATCATTGTGGAAACAAACTCGGAAGTCACAGGTAGCGGAGCCGAGCTATTCGACCCCGCCCAAGTAAGCAACATACCCCTGGGAACATATGCAGATGGTACGGATGGCGACACTCTACCACAAGTGCTGCGGGATGTAATGGGTCTGATCGAAAATGATGAAAGATTCCGCGATAAAATAGATGAGATGTATAATAGTATATTAGGTCGCGGAACAAATATCATACCAACTACCAACCTTACTTATTAATATTGTAACTATATAAGATATCCGCTATTCCTTTGTCTATCACCATCATGTTAACGTTTACACAATACACTTTAACATTATAATCTACCGGTATTAATATATTATCAAGTTGTAGAGCAATATTATTGAATAATGAAAAATTACATATACCAGATGGTTGCTGTTCTTCTGGTTTCAAACAGAATGTATAAGTGTAAATATAATTACTAGGTATACGTCTATGATATTTATAAGGTTGAGCCAATCTAAAATAACTAGCTGCCATATTTCTTGTCCTTTCCATCCCATTTAGCAAAATTCTGCCAGATGTGAATGTTTCATTTATATTATTTTTATTCATAATCATTCTGTTCTTTTGAACACCATAATTAAACCAATCATTGCTCATGCTATTATCTACATTAATAGCAATGTCATTTCTTTGCAACACCCATATTAATTCCTTCGCCGGTAACTGAAACGCATTTAAATCGATCTTAGGATGTTTAACAGATTTGGAAAACGATTGAGTAACATAGCGTAATTGATCTATGACATATGTTTGACGCTCATTTATAAATTTGTCTCTTTCATTAACATCCAAAAATATATAGTCATTATATACACTTGCGGAGAAACCATTTATTGGTTTAGCTTTCGCATTTGGCACATTTGATACATAACATTCGTGAAAATCACGCCATTTAATTCTAATAATTATATCTTCATACATTAAACTTACTACCGGCAATGCTGCCCCAATGTTCCTGCAAAAATAAAAATTTAATGGTATTATTAATGACATGGCATTCGGAAAAGATGTGTATGAAAAATTATTAGCCTCCTTTTTACCAATCATTTCATTGAGGCCGGCGCGTTTCTCTGCCGATAATGCTAATTCCGACCATAATTCTAACCACTCCCCCGTCTGTCTATCAATTACCTTGTCACCTATCTGTAATTCAATATATTCGATCATCACATGACCAATCGCATTTGCCCATGAAAATATCGTCTTATTCGATTGTTTATTACACATATCACAAAAACATTCTACTATCCCTTTGACGCAAACATTACTTTTCACTGTTTCTACAGGCATGCAAATAGACGGCAATTCTACTTTTAGAAATGTATCTGCTAGTAAATCCCCGTGTTTTGCCAAACGACATTCACTGACAGCGCCAAATTTGCACGACCCATTAAAAGGTTCTTCAAATGTTTCTATTGCATAACATGTATGTCGACGAAATACATGTTTAAAATAACTTATTTCTGGTATGTCTGTTAATAACGAATCCATCACCCCCTTCGCCACTAATTGTATTAATCCACCGGTCATTTAATAATGGAAAAATTATTATTATATATTTTTAACTTATAAGCATCAATTATCATATATTATCTGTTTGCAACTCTTAATACAATTTCCTGATAATAATCCGTCTTTATAGTCAAATTATATATTACCGATGACAACTCATGTGAATATTCAACGGATGAATTACATTCACGATTTGATGCCAATACAACATGTAGATGTAAATGATATGTAGACGGTATATAATGAAAAAACATCTTCAATATATCTCCACTATGGCCATATTTTTCCATAATTACTTTAGTGGCTACGTCTTTCATATGTTGTAATAATTGTACATGATCCCCTCGTAATGATCTTATCGATCTTAATGATTTATCCGTGGCAAATACCAATATATGCATTTTATCTTTGTCGATGCCATTCCATGTGTAATTAGGTATCACTATCAAATGATCATCTTTGTATATTATATTATCTTGTTCGGCAGTGCCATCTAATATATTATATACCCATCTATCTTTATCGGCATCCCGTTGAGCGAGTAAATTTAAATAATCGTCATAGGTTTCATTACAATATTGTTTAGTAACTTTTTCTTTTCTGGTCTCATCGGAATCACAAACTATCAATTCACCGGAACAATTTAAATTAGCTTTATATTTCCGGTATATATCATTAGAAAAAACACATTCGCCGACATCGATTTTATCTGACCAATTCCCATACGGTATGAATGTGATTATTTGATTTTCAGTTTTGTTAGACACTAACATGACAATAAATATGTTAATTCTACCATTATATACTATTCATCATTTAAATAATCAATTTTATATAAGAGATAATAACGATTGTCAATACTATAAAAATGGTAAATACACATTTATTTTTAGGTTGCCTCCAAAATTAATCGCATTTAATTTTTTGAATAACGGGGATTCTTTGAAGAATATAGACTCAAATAATACATTAGTTACATATAATCGCCGCTACATATAATACATCGATCGTAAATAATTATTCATCGTCAGATGATGATACACTTATAGCTGATTCATCGAGTAATTATGATAATGATAATAATGAGTAAATTTGGAATAATTTATTTATGCTCTAATTGTATTGTAGTGAACAATATGATTAAAGTAAAAATTAAGTATAGACCGACCAACAAATATGAAAATAAAACATTCAAAACTTATGATGAGTTGCTTGATTCATTGTATTTGTCACTCGGCCAATTGGACAAGCCATCTGATGAATTGAGTAATTTAGCAAATTTAAAACGTATACCAATGTTTGATATATATAATCAGAACATTGTATTGGTCAATTCAGACGAGGTATATGATAAATTATTAATATTTCACTATCGTCCTATAACAAATGATACAATTAAATTAATGACAAAAAAAAAATCAGTCGAATTTTGCAAAAATTTCAATTTGACAATCCTTGAACAATCTTTTTATAAATTAATATATCAAATAGGTAATGCACCAACTAGTGAATTAACAACATGCGTACGTCCTTCTTTTTTACCAGTTCTACGTACTACTACGCCTTATTATACCAAAATGGAATTGATATATTTGGCGTTAAATATGAATTTGAAATATGAAAACGAATCGAAAGTAGCAGATGTATGTGACGCTGTCAGAAAAAATGATATATCGAGTGATGACCTGTTAAAACACCAAATATACATCAAAGAGAATTTAGCCGACAATTATATTAAATATTATTCTTTTTTGGGGTCGTCTGTATTTAATTATTATTTGAGATATCCGGAACAGAACCATCGAAACCCGCTGTTAGAATACCATATTAAAAATTTTAGAAGTATATTAATCAAATCACCGGAATGGGATAAATCATATTATTTATACAGGTGGATCAAAAGCGATGAATATCTTCAAAAATTAAATCTTAAAATTGGCGATATATGGAAGGACACAGGTTTTTTATCCACTACTAGACAAGCATTTGTCAGTCGCAATAAAAATTATTTTGGTTATATACTGATTAAAATAAAAGTCCCCGCCGGCAGACAAGGATGCGGCTTAGCAGTTGAATTCTATTCCCATTTCCCCGAGGAACAAGAAATTATATTTCCGCCAAGTAAATATAAATTAATATCTACCACTAACACTGCATATCATCATCCAGATGAATATGTTTCTGAAAAAGTAACTGTTAAATATGAATTCGAATGGATCGCACATCTATCAGATGATGAATATTTAGACAAGACGTACATGTTATCAGAGTTAGAAATACCATATTTCGCAGTTGATGCAAATGACTCCCAGTTATTAATCGAGAAGAATTTGGAGACATTTTTGCGACAGTATAAGGTGAATTTTATAACAACTATCGGCGAAGAACAAGTAGTATTTACCGTAAACAAACTAATTACAGAAGAACCATACAATCATATGTTTTATTCCAATTATATAGACAAGAATATGAGGCAATATGTCAAAGGGAAAGAAATATTTCTAACATGGCAAAGCAGCAACGGTAATATAAATTTACTGATCGAGATAAGTGCAGTTATCAGTGTAAATTATTATTTTAAATATAGTGGGATGCAAACAGAATTAATCGGGAATTTCACATATGATGATATTATATTATTTATATGCAAATTAGCTAACTATTTTAATATTGAATCGGTCGTAATCAATTCAGACTATAAAAAATATTCAGATATTATACCCTCTTACATTCCAATCAGTAAAAATATGACATATCATGATATTCAACTATATATATCAGACATTAATTATTTTAATCAATCTTTGCATTATTACATTAATACACTATATTGTGGTAAAGACTATACATCATCATTTTCACATTATTTGACAAAAAACGAATACATATATTCTCAATTACAAATAGTCAAACATATATTAAACACACCAGTAAAGGAATTTATTGAAGGAATGGATAGGAAAATGAAATTAACTATTAACGAATCATATGTAGAACTATTGTTTAAACTAGCAAATAAACTAGCAAATAGCAAAGCGGCAAAAGAAATATTACAAACTTCCATCAAATTTGCTGCTAAACAAGCCAGAGGTACAATAGCAAATACAAATGATACTACTATTCTTGATCTATATATATATATTATACTTAATTACAACTATTTAATACCTTATCTACATTCATACATAAATGAGGAATATAATTTTAATCTAGCCAATATAACATACGTCCTGGATTGGCAAAAAATATTAAATGTTAGTAAAGATATTTTTTATACTGTTCCAATGCGCCCAATGGATATTAAGATAGACTCTGATCTGAAATTAATTAAGGTACGTAAAGTAATTAAAAAATATACACTGGTCGATTAATTTATTATTTATAGAAATTATTGAAAAATGTCACATTTTTTGCAATAGTTTCTTGCATGTGTGACATCTTTTCAGCGAACGCTTGCTCACTTTCCACAATCACTGATGCATATTTTTGTTCGCTTTCTGTTGCTGTTATAATGTTAGGAGTATTTTGAAGAGGAGTTCCATTTATGACCAACTTATTTATCGCGTTATTTGTATTCGTATTATTTTCTACCTTAGCAGTTGTATTATTTTCTACCTTAGCAGTTGTATTATTTTCTACCTTAGCAGTTGTATTATTTTCTACCTTAGCAGTTGTATTATTTTCTACTTTAGTAGTCGTATTATTTTCTACTTTAGCAGTTGTATTATTTTCTACCTTAGCAGTTGTATTATTTTCTACCTTAGCAGTTGTATTATTTTCTACTTTAACAGTCGTATTATTTTCTACTTTAGTAGTCGTATTTTCATTCATTTTTTTGTAAATAATAAATACAGTTATCATAATGATGATAATAAATACTAATAGCGGCCAATAATCGATGATATTGAAACTCGACGATTCTAATTTCGACATATCTATAAATGAATCCGAATCAATTACGCGATTATCATATTGACCAGCAAATTGAAGAAATGAATTGTAAGCACTATACATATAACTTATATACAAATAAAATATTTTGTCTGTTATTAATGAATTCATATTCCGAGAGTGAATATATGGATGTTAAATTTAAAATTAAACCGAAGCCAGAAGATACATATAACATTGACGTAGAGGTAAAACGTCAATATTTTAAAATAATATTCCTACTGGCTATAGCATTCATAATTATAATTTTACTAGTTAAGGAATATATTGCCTACCTAAGAGTTATCAAGACAATGTCTATCACGGAATTTCTACAAAATAATTAATATAATTATGTATATTCTAAATATGGACTAGGAATATAACCATATACAGCTAAATGATCATAATCTTGTGCGGTCATAGTTAAATATATTTTGGTTTTCCTTCTAATCTCATTAATTGTATAATCATCTATTTTACAATCATACATTAGGCCACGTGCATAAAAATATAGCGTATTATCGCCATTAAAATATAAATCGTATTTAACTTGGCGTTGATCATATTTCGTCACATATCCGAACCCTACGACTGGATCCATTATATATTAAATATATATTAAACATTTATATGTGTTTTCGCCTAATAATTGAATTTTTAATCGATTATTCATATTAGTCATTTACCTAATAACTTACAGATGAATTCAATCTATTGCTGCGATAAATATGGCGTGATAGGCAATGAACAGACTAATGATCTCGTTTTTCGTATTAAGGCGGATATGCAACGGTTCAAACAACTAACGGCCAATAATGGTGATAAAAAGTCTGTATTGATAGTTGGTCATAATACATTCAAAAGCTTAAATAATAACCTATTCAAGGATCGACAATTATGGGTTTTATCAAGGACGAAATATGAACACATAAACGAAGATAATGTGTATTATTTCTCCTCTTATGATGATATTATTAATACTTATACGATGAATAAAGATAAATATATTTTTTGGGTCATTGGAGGGAGCCAAATATACAAACTGTTTGAATCAGTAACTGATAAGATATACGAGACGATTGTATTAGCAGATCGGACTGGTGAACATGCTATTAAATATATTAGACCGCACTATTTCAAAGTAGTAAATACTTCAGAAATTTACACAGATTATGATATGATAACTAATGAAGAAGTTATGTATTACTACAATGAATTAATAGTTGATCACAGTGAAATGAATCACATTAATACAAATATTATAATGAATAATAATGAAGGTCAATATCTTAATGTGTTACGAAAGACATTAGGACAATGTGTGAGACCAAGTAGAAATGCGAATACATATTCATATTTTGGCGAACAAATCAAATTTGATCTAAGAAAGTCATTTCCGTTACTGACTACTAAAAAAATGGCGATTAAATCCATTGTGCATGAACTATTATTCTTCATTCGCGGTTCCACTGATACTAAAGAACTAGAGTCAGTCGGCGTTAATATTTGGAAAGGAAATACTAGCAGAGAGTTTTTAGATGAAAATGGGTTCAAAGATAGAGCAGTCGGAGAGATGGGACCAATGTATGGCAATATTTGGAGACATTTTAACGGCCAATTAGACCAATTCGAGAAATTATTCCATGAAATTAAAACGAAGCCGAATTCGAGAAGATTATTATTAACCACATATAATCCATTACAGGCAGATGAAGGTGTATTATATCCGTGCCATTCCCTAATTATACAGTTCTATATCGAGGAAATCGATCAAAACTCTAAATATTTGTCCCTACAAATGTATCAACGGTCTGCAGATGTCTTTTTAGGTTTGCCGTTTAATATCGCATCAATGGCATTATTTTTACATATTGTATGCAATTTTTTAACAGACGATGCGAATGTATACGTCCCTAAAGAAGTGATAATTAGTTTAGGAGACGTGCATTTATATGAATGCCATCGTAATCAAGCAATGGAACAACTCAGGAGAATACCGTTAAAAGGTTGTCAACTACGAATATTAAATAAATATGATAAGATAGAAGATTATAAATATGAGGATTTTATATTTGAACAATATAAATCATATCCGATGATAAAGGCGGATATGGTTGCATAATTACTTCTTATTAAAGGAAATAACTATTATTGAGTTACCATTATAAATTACAAATTCGTCGAACTGGTTAATATACGCTGTTGCATTATTCGATTCATAATCTCCAGTACGATCGCCAAAACCAGTAACAGGAGCGCCATTTTTTGTTATGGTATATATCGTATTACCATCTGATAACTGGCCGGTTGCTATTGTATAGTTTCTATGTTTCCATTTCTTAATTAATTTTACTTCTTCCCCGTTATGTGGTATAAATGACGCACGCTTTAGTCTCTCTTCAGTCACCGGCTGCAAATTTCTATATATTATATCTATCGGTATTTCATAATTTATATCAAAAGGTATGAGATTAAATGTTATATTAGATTTGCTTTCAAGTCGTTTGAAGTTGTATTTTGATATATCATGCTCTTCTGTGTTGAATACATAAAAATATCCTGATGGACATTTAAAAAAATATAAGGATGAAGTACAACCTATATATGTTAATTTTTTGAAATTAACATCTTCTGCTAGATCAGACTCGTTAAAATCTTTAATCAATATTTTTTGAATTTTTTTATCGATAGGAGCGACAGCCATGATATAATTAGTTAATAATATATAACGAAACATTATTTTATATGAATTAAAATGTATTGTTTGCTGTTGAAAAATTAAATTATAAAAATATACGTAAATTAGTACATAAGTAACTCTTCATTTTCTAAACTATTTAAACTTTCATATTTTGTATATTTATATGTTGGATCATAATTAGCAATCATTTTATGGATAATTCTTATTTGTTCCACTTCATCCAAATATTTATGTTTTATTTTGTCTTGCTCCTTTTCATACATATATCTAATTATCATATGCATTATTTTCAAACTGCCTCCAATTATTGATCCCAATCCGGGTATTAGCGAAATAAACGAATAAAATGCTAACATGTAATCACCTCTGGATAAATTTAAAAATAACGATATGAGTTGATAAGGACCGACTATACTTTGTAAATCATCACTAATAAATTGTGTAGGAAATATACTAATTGCTGCTATAGTTACATCTATAATATTTAAAACTTTAGTATATATTGTATCATATGTATTAAAAAGGAATCCGCCGGTTTGCACAGTGAAACTGCGATTACATTTTTTAAATGTATAATTCATAAGATTTAAATATTTTTTGATATATGTATGATTATTTATCAAAAGTAGCAATATTTTTTTGGACATATTGAATGTAATATTTGGAAAATGTGTTAAAAGATAGTTATGGAAAAATCTGATAAAATTGTCATAATCTGCATTACATTTTTTTAAAATTTGAATATTGGCATAATATGTTGTGAGTATATCGCTGGTAATAGCGTTGAACTTCTCCATACTCAAGCGTAGAAAAAAATAGAGTGAAATAATAGAAATTCATTATAGTTGAAAATGCGCATTTTCAAACTATACATATAGCAAATAGTTGAAATTAAAATTATATAAACAGTATAAAAATAAATATAGGTAATTTATTATAAGTATGGCTTCTTTTTACAAAATTGACCAATTACCTGTCATCATAGAAAATATTTCCCAGATGGTGAAAACATCGGAAATCGAAGTTACCGTGAATCGTCTCCAAGGTATCACCGTAAATGAATATATGGCTTTAGTCAAACATCTAATAACATTATCTGAAAATGGCAAACACACGTTATTAAATGAAACTACTTTGGACGTTAATTATAATTACGACAATGTTACTAATAGCACGTATAGAATAACTATCAATGGGGTGGATAAAATAAATAAAGTGATGAGTAGCTTAGCTATTAGGAAAAATCATAGCATATTTTCTATTTTGGTTAACAATATTTTGAAAAGTGGCAAGACAGACAACGACTTAACTTTAATGGATAAAGTTAAAAATAAATCTAAAGTAATTGATATCAAAGAATATGACATCAGAATTCGTATTGCCGATGAGCTACCCGTTAGCAGCGAAAAAATGGAGGAATTAATTAGATTACAAGAAATTGAACGACATAAAATAATGTTTCGTTATAAGGAACGTCTATCATTGATTATTCCAATCGATAAAAATTACGACATACGAGTTGATCTAACTGATATCAAAGACGGAAAAACGATTAACAATTTAGCGGGAAATTCGTCAAAATATGAATTAGAATTAGAAATAATTAAAAAAAATAACACGACACTTAAAACAAAAGAGGCAGAAGTAGTTGCTAATGCTTTATTTGAATATATACATCAAATGCATACACTATTACACAAAAGCAAAAGAATAATCACCACCACTGTTAGAAACGAAGTGCTAAAAACTATGAAAAGACTAATGTATGGCAATGAAAACAATAATGCGAAAGATCTACCTGCTATGCAGTCAGAATCACTAGAAAATCAGCATGTCGCCGGTGAATTAACTACTAATTATACGGTGACTGATAAAGCAGACGGAGAACGTGAATTCATGTTAATTATGAATGGTAAAATATATTTAATATCGAATAATCTAATGGTACATGAAATTGAGTCTGGTCACTATACACGGATAGATGAATATAATGGATCTATTATCGACGGTGAATATGTATGGATAGAAAAATATAAAAAATATTTATACTTGGCATTTGATATGGTAATGTATAAAAATGCCGATCTAAGACGCGATTCAATGTTAATTAATCGTTTGACAAAATTAAATGAAGTATTAACTAATGTATTTGGTGTAAAAAGTGTTAGTATTTTACAGGAGACCAAATCATTCAGTCTTGATGAAATTAAGACGAAATATACAAAATCAATAATATCTATGTTTGATGAAATGAATAGTAAATTAATGACCGAACCGATCGTAATCATGGGTAAATTATTCTTCTTCACATCTGGTTTATATCAATCAGAGTTATATTTATACTCAACATTAATATGGAATACATATGTGTCTGACTCAAAAGCTAAATGTCCATATACCTTAGATGGTATGATCTATACTCCGACCAATCAAATATATACGAGAGACGCGACAGATATTAGGTTTAAAATTTATAAATGGAAACCATCCAGTCACAATTCGATTGATTTTTACATACAATTTGAAAAAAATCCCGATACCCAACAATTATTAAATGCATACGACAATTCAATTGGCATAGTAATGGATGATAATCTAGAAGGTAATGAATTAGAAGAACAATTGAATACAGATGTAAATGCGGGAGACTATCGGATGGGGGATAAATTATATAGAATATGCAATTTGTATGTCGGATCGAAGAAGACGGGTATTGAGCAGCCGGTTTTATTCGGAAAAGACAACAATTTATATTTAGCATATTTGTATTTACAGGATGGGGAAGTTAGGGATATCGAGGGAAATATTATTCAAGATAACACAGTAGTTGAATTTGCATATAACAATAATCCATCTATAGAACATTCATACAGATGGGTACCGTTACGTACCCGTTTTGACAAGACGGAATCTGTTAATAAGTATAAACGTAAGTATGGTAACAATGAGATGGTAGCAAATAAAGTATGGCGATCGATTACAAATCCATTTGAGATAACGGATATTATGTTACTAGCAGATGAAAAAACGTTTACCGAACATATGCAAGTAGTTACGCAAAAAGTGACCAAGGAGACGATTATTGCGGAAAGAAGAGAAAACAGTTACTACCAATTGAAAACGGATTTAGCGATGCCCATGAGAAATTTTCACAATTTTTTGAAGTCCAATTATATTTATACTTATTGTGGTGAAAAAACACTTAAAACTGGCTCGAAGAGATTGTTTGTACTGGATGTAGGTTGTGGCAGAGGCGGTGATGTACAAAAATTTTTCCATAGCAGAGTGTCAGGTTTAGTAGGCATTGATCCGGATGCAGAAGGTATTAATTCGCCAGCCGACGGCGCCATTTCTCGATATCAAACGTACAAAAGAAAAATGCCAAATATGCCAAAATATATATATATAATTGCGGATGCCGGCGCTGAATTAAACGCGGATAGTCAAGAAAATGCAATAGGTATCCACTCAGACTCTAATAGACAAGCGCTAGCGGATGTTTTTGGCAAGGATGCTACTTCTGGCAAATATGAGCAGTTTGATGTGTTCAATTGTCAATTCATGTTACATTACTTGTTTAAAACTGAACAGACATGGAAGAACTTCTGTTCAAATGTTAATAAATATCTCAGAGAAGATGGTTATATTTTAATAACTGTAACTGATGGAAAGCGCTTAGATTCGGATTTTAATGCGAATAGTGGTGTTGTTTCGCATTATTATACCGATAATGGTAAGAAAAAACTATTATTTGAATATAGGAAATTATATACAGATACAGATATTAAAAAACCAGGATTAGCAGTTGATTTTCATACTGCTATGTTTATGGCACCAGATGTATATCAGAAAGAATATATCGTAGATCCGTCTTATTTGGAAAATGAATTATGGAAGAATTGTCATTGCAAGTTAATAGAGACAGATTCGTTTGAGAATCAATTTAATTTGTATAGGAATTTCTTCGATAATGTTGCACCATATGAGGCGGTCAGTAAGACTAAAGAATATTTCATGAAAGCAAAAGAATTTTATAACTTTGATAATGAAATGAATAGAAGTTCGTTTGAATTGACAAAATTGAATAGATATTTCATCTTTCAAAAAATGCGTTAATTATAGTTTACTACTTAACTCCATTATTTCATTTAATACCCCTAGGCATTCGCTTATGAAACTATTATCTACGCGAACCATTGATTTTACTGCCTTCAAAAATTTACGTTTCTGATCATCTGTCATTACCTCAATTATCTGCTCTGCTTCGATCCTTAAACTACGATGCTGATTAAAAAATCTATCGAATTCTGCTTTTTCCGCCGGCGATAATGCTATTTGAGCTACATTATCATCGGTCTTTCTCGCAATGTTGTGTTCTCTTAGCGCATCTACATACTCACCTTTTGATTTATTTCTATTTTGTTCTACATTTAAAATATATTTTGCTTCGACACGTTGATTAGATGGTATATCGATAGCAGTGGTAGGTATTATACCGCTGTCAATAATAATTACTATCTTACGGGGGTTATCCTTGGTCTTCGATTCATGTTTCGCCTTCCATTGAATAACGGCTTCTTTAATGATTTCGTATGCATTTATAATACCACATGAATGATCTGGAGTAGAATATAGGTATATGGCAATATTATCCTTGCTAAACTTATCAGCCACTATATTTTCGTTGTTTAGCAGCGCATAGTTACCTCCGACGTTTTTATCGATGGTATAATCCAATATTTTGGTGTAAGCTTTTATAATCTCTTCGCGATGATATTCTTCTGAGTATTTTTCATGCTTACCAGTTATAATTTTAACGTTCTCAGTATCACATTCAATGGGAAAAATATGATATATTCCAGATATTACTACGGTACCGCTCAAATTTGGTATTTGCTTCTCGGCATGTCTATATGTCACATATGTGGCATAATATCTGGTTCTTGCAATGTCTAGTTCGAATTCACCGTATATATGCGCGTCAGAGGTGTTAAATTCATAGTCTGTCAGAGGCACATTTAGACCTAACTTAATTAACGCATTATTCGGGTATGCATTATCGACCGCCAAATAATTATTAAATCGGCTCGTCATAAAGAATCGCGTAATTTCAGGATGTTTTTTCAATACTTTCCGATAAAATTCTGTATTATTAACATGTGTCGATTTATCAGATGGGTTATAATGTGATTCCATTATATCAACAATATCATGATTACTCTTAACATTAGGTATACTTAAATTAGCCAGATCGACATTTACATTGCCTGTATTGCCTGTGTCATTATTAGCAGGTTTATCATTATTGACATTTACATCACCCGGCTTGTCTGTATCATTGTTAACTGGCTTATCACAGTCAGCGATAATTAATATTTTAATATTGTGTCCACTTTTTAGGAAGTCCTTGGAAAATTCGTCGACGGCGCCGAGCAATCCTTCACATGTCCTGGTTCCTTGGTATATAGCACCTGGTACTGATGCTAAATGAATGGCTATATTATCGTACTTATTTGCGACGGCCCGTCCTAACATATCTTGGAGAATTCTGAGGTAATATGTTTTCACCAAAGGTATTGTATCCGGTTCATGCTTCTTATCCAATAGTGTCCAATTGATACCTTTGATATGATATACACCTTGTATATTTTTTTTATGGTATAATCCTTTATTATTCACAAAAAGTACAGAACCAGCATACATATTATTCAACGCGTCGGACGTTTTTATTTTTTGTTTCTCATCTGCTATAATATGAAAATATTTATCATTGCCGGACAAATTCGACACGATAGCAGGATCACCATCTATATAGCGCAGTTCATTGTATTGTGAATTATATACTGTACCAATATTCTTCCGATCAAAAAAATGCTTTGCATCACGATTTTCACTTACGGCTTCGCCAATATTTGAAATTGCTTGGTTCGTCCCAGAGCCACCGGGACGAACCTCCTGATTCACTCCATTTGTTAGATAAAAATTAGTAAAATCCGAAAATTGTTCGTAAAATTTACTATTAAATATATCTGTCTTTGGATCGCCGCCTTTATATTTTAGATATTTGACTTCAATTGATTTTTGCTTTTCTTCCTGATCAACGGGAGCGGTTGTTCTTTCGTATAATAGAAACCGGCCACCTCCCATAATATCTTCTTTATATTCATCGATAAGTTTATCGGCGACTTCTATCTTATGATCATCGTTCAGCTTATACCATTTTTTATTTATATTAGCATACGTATAAAAATGTGCTCCGGGATATACAATAACTGCTTTTAATACATATGTATTATTATCTACCTGTATTGTATCGTCTATTACAAGATTAATACGGCTGTGTACGCTCCTCTGTGTATCAAATAATATAAATTGGCTTGTCTCGCTAAGACGCATCCTTTTGCTTTCTTCCTTTAGTATAGCGCTAACAGATTTGCCGTCGGTAGTCGCTATTGAATGTAAATATTGAAAATCATCATGTCCGTTGTTTATTGTATCAACTGTGTTACCGGTTATTTTATATCTTAATTGTTTAGATAATACACTCGCTAACAAAAAATTTTCACTTGAACCCACATTATGTTCACTTATTAACGCATGTGTATAATCGGCTGGATCACCCGTCTTTCCAAACTTGTAATCATAGTTTTTCATTATTTTTTCCAAATGTAGTTTGCAAATGTCTACCTTCCTATTTCGTTCTATTAATGCATCAACTTGTACTGGCGCTATTAGGCGCAACAGCTGTACCATTGCAATATAAAAACATATATTATTACCATTATGTATTTTTTCCGGCACCGGCACGTTTATTGTTGTCGGTATACCTGGGAAATCCCTCTTATATATACCACATAATGGTACATGGTCAGATGAAGGATCCTTATGTTCAAAAACTTTATATAATAATTCCGGTCGCGAATGTGTATCATACTGTAATGGGCGATAATATGTATCTGCAATAAAATCAGCTTTCTCCGTCGGAGTAGAACAGTTTGTATTCTCACCTTTGCATAATGTAAGTGGTTGTAGTTTATCCTCATTTGTCAAAACTTCGCGATTATTTACCCTTAGACCGTTTATTGTGTTGTCAATATCTTGGCCATTAAAGTCCCCGGCGACTATAATACGTTTAACATTTCTAAATGCTTCATTTCCAGTTTTATTTATAACGGCCATAATATGTGTAGATATACCCGACGGGCGGTGCCCATGTGGATTATGTAAATTAATAAATATAAATTCTTCGGTTGCATCAGTTGCGCCATATAAATTAGGCAATTTAGCTTTAAATAAAAATATCGCAAATGGTCGTCTATCAGTTTTGTTCTTACGATCGGTATACTCAAATATACCATCAACCTTGTGTAATAACTGCAAATCATTCTTATAAAAAGTTGTTATTCTTCCCATGCCAACCGCGCTCGTGTGTAACGTATATGTATATTGTGCATTGGCCTCTTTTAATATCCTATTAGCCACGCTATAACCCATTTCCTGACATGCTATGATATCAAATATACCAGAATTGAGTCGTAAATTATCACGAATGTTACTATAATGAGGTTCTTTATCTAACGATTTATATAGGGTGTTATACGACAAGATCTTATATGTGCAGTCTCTGAGCGTAGTGTTGCCTTCTATTTTACGTTGTAATATGTTATTAAGTGCAGCAAATGTAAATACATCCGCCCCACCGTGCATTTTATACGATAATTCCCCTATATCAACATAAAATTGACTTAACATGCCTTTATTACTATGTAGATAAAAATTGATAATTATATTATTTATTTACATTATAATAAACCTTTTTATTTAACATATGCAACATACCCAATCTTGCGACATATTAGCTCTCGCTGCTATGGACAATATCAGTGATTACTCCTTAGTATCTGCAGATAAAACCTATAAGAAAGTATGGCAGATTGATCCGATATGGAAAATGACCTGTGGACGTATTGATTCGAATGAAAATTTTATTGAGGGAGAACAGAACAATGTGACAATTAAATACAATTCGAAGGCCAATATTCTTAAATATACCGGTCCTTTGAAAAATGGTAAGAAACATGGTGAAGGAGTTGAATATTATGCAAATGGCGACATTTATCAAGGTTCTTTCGAAGATGATTTTAAACATGGCCAAGGGAAATTATATTTCAAAAATATGTCCTTGAAATATGCAGGCGAATGGCGTAATGATCAATTATTGGGCTCATTCGTCGGTTATCTAGTAAATGATAAAAACGAACAATGTTATTATGGCCAAATCAGTAATCAACAAGCTAACGGTCTTGGTGCGCGAATTGCCAACGGTAAATTTGTCGGTTGCGCTATCTATAAAGACGGAGAGCACGAGGAGGCCCTGGCATTTACTGAAAACTATATTCCTCGGATAGTCAGAAAAAATGCAGACATAAATACGATTAAAAAATTAATTGAGCAATTTGTCAACGATGTAAATCTGGATAATTTAGCGTATTTAAAAAAATATTTTATTCCAACGAAGTCGCCATCAATCGACGTACAAACATATGATGAAAAAGGTAATCTCGTAATAGACGGAACTATAAAAATAGCCAGTAATGACATCAAAATACATGGAGAAGCTATATATAATCATAGTTTAATGCGTATAGAGGGGACTTTTGAGGATAGTTATTTCATAAAAGGGACTATTGCGAACCCGCTTACCAGGGAAGTACTATGTGAAGGTACATTCGATAAATTACACATAAATTTTCTGACAAAAAAGACTGATTGTCGCAAACATCTAATCACCGGTACGGTCACATGTATGTTTAAGTTACCCGGCGATCGTACTAAAACTATGTGTAAATTCGAAGGAACTTTTAAAAATCATACTTTTGAAAGAGGCATTTTATATAAAATGGTGGATAATAGACAAATTAAATATTATGATGGTGAGTTCGATACAAATACGCAAGTTTTTATCGAAAATATGGGTACAATTGATAAGGCACCGATCGCTGGTGAGGGCATAGAATATTTTGATAATGGTAATACATGTTATTCCGGCTCGTGGAAAAATGGATTATATCATGGTTATGGACAATATTATAATCGAGACAATTTTGCTATGGAATATATTGGCAACTTCGGTAATGGCATCAGACACGGCCAAGGGGTCATATTAAATATAGACGGCACTATAGTATACGAGGGTCAATTTACCAATGGGGATTTTTAGTAGAAAAGCCTTAAATATATTTGAAGTTTTTTTTTATTGCTAATAGATATAAAATAATATCAATTTCATACTTATAATGACTAAGACTTCTGCTGATACTGACTTTGATCTAAAATTGTATATGGTTCCCATATTAAATAATAAATCCGTATTAAATTCCGACTTCTCTATTACGACGGCCAAATTTACACCGCAACCACGTTTTAATGTCGGATTTCACTATTATATACATCAATCATATGGACTTTTTAATAAAAAAATTGAAGAGCTCGCCTCAAAAACATTTTATTGGGCAATGAACAGTTTTGAAGTGCTTCTATCATCTCAAGAAATTAAATACGAACTGATAGACAAAGTAGCGTTATATCTTGATAGTGACAGAAAGGAATTAGAAAAAGTTAACGTTATATTCTATCAAATATGGGAAATAATGGTTATATTTAACATGATTAATAAACATGTTAATATAAATATTAATTCACCATTGCAAGATGATATTCGTGTAGCAGTTGATTATTATAGATTAAAGTTAGCAAACAAAGCGAAAATAACATATAATACAAAAGACAGCAATATCGCTATTATTACTGTTAATGAGAGTAATAATTTGCTAGAAAAGGAAAGCCATATGTATGTTGCCCTTATGGAAAAAATAACAGCAGCATTGCATAATATGAATAATGGAGGCAATTTGATCGTTAAACTGGATGACACATTTGAATTACCAACACTTAAGATGATACAATTATGTAAATGTTTATTTGATAATGTATACATATACAAACCCTATTATTCGCGACCAACATCATCAGAGAAATACATTATTTGTACAAATTTTGAGGAAAAATCATATAGTAAGATAGCGAAAAGCTTAAAGAAAGCAGTCGATGAGATGACCAACCTCGGTGATAAATTCGTGGTCGACTTCATGTCTGATATTGAACTCGACAATAAATTAACGAGCACATTTGCATATATTAACAGCAAACTGTCGGGAATAGAGCACAAGGCGAAAAATAAAATTTTGGGTTATATTAAATCTGATAATTATTTTGGCAATGAGTACCAAGAAGCAATTAAACAGCAGCAAAATGCGGTGGAATATTTTTTAACACATTTCTTCCCGATTAATAACAATGATTATGTAGATATACTAAAGCACTTCATCAACACAATCAAAGAAAATAATGATAAATTAATTAAAATGCATACAGAAATAAATTAATTAATAAGTTAAAAAGAGATTATTAAAATATAATAATTATATATGAGCGAAGAAACTGTAAATATTACAATTGGGCCGGAGAACAATGTTGAATTAGAATCAGTCAAGGTTATTCTATCAACGATAGATCAATATAAACGTAAATTTCTTTTATCGAATAAAATGACAGTTGAACAATTTGATGAAAGTATGAGTCACTTATTTCCGACATTCAAAGAAAATTATCCAACATTATATAAGATAACGTTGCAACAGATTGATATATCATTAGCATACATCATGCTCGATAAGATGATTGCTATTAATAACGGCAAAGAGAATATGGATGACGTACGTAATGATTTGGGAGAACATTTAGCAAAAAAGTATGTGTATCCGGCAGTAGGTAAGCCTCAGAAGAAAGATGTATAAATAATGTAAATATTATACAATATAATTTATTATAAATAATACGTTTCCAACATATTATTTATATATATTTATAATTATATTAATGTCTGGTCTAAGCGCATTCACACCCAAAGAAATATCAGAAATACCATTAAATATTTTGCCATTGCTACCAGTAAATGAATTTGATCATTTTAATGCCGATCAAATACAGGCATTTACCTCCGAACAAATTATGAAATTGAGTCAGAATCAATTAAATATACTGTTAAAACAAATCGGCCTGTTAACTCCGGAGCAAATTAAGGTATTAAATTTTAGTAAATTACGATCAATTCAATTGGCAAATATTAGCAAGATGCAAGCACAATATATAAAATTTAGTCAATTTAATGATTTACCGATTTCACAATTAAAATATATTTCTAAGGAAGCTTTTCCTGGTCTATCAAATGACATTATAAGTAACCTTACAGAGGCCCAATTTATTGCTTTACAACATAATATTAAATTATTTACACCGGAACAAATTGTATCATTAAATGCAAATGCATTGCGAATTATAGATATTTATAAATTCAGAAACTTAATGCGTAATGATATGGTTTGTTTAACAGATGAACAATTAGCATTCTTACCTAACACACTTATTGATTTATTGATGCCAGATGATCTTGTTAAATTTACTCCGAAACAATTGGAAATAATGGTAAACAGTCTCCCTAAAAGTAATAAAGAATCTGATAATACAAATCAAAGTACTGTGACAGAAGCTGTGACCGCTGTGACCGCTGTGACCGCTGTGACCGCTGTGACCGCTGTGACCGCAGCCGTGGCTACAGAAACCGTTCAACAATTTACTAGATTAGCTAATGATGGAGAATTCGTTGAAACAAGCATAGAGCCGATTAAAGAAGGTGCGAGTGATGCAGTTAAAGAGGAAGCAATAGAAGAAACTAGTGACGAAGTATTTGTTGAGCCGACAAAGGACGATATATGCACAGAAACAATTAAAGAAATTACTGCTGTACCGATTGAAAACGATGAAGTAATAACAGTCGAAATGACTAAAACAGAAGAATCAGTTAATGATGACGTTTTCATTGAGCCGACTAATGGAACACATACAGAAACAATTAAAGAAATTACTGCTGTACCGACCGAAAACGATGAAGTAATAACAGTCGAAATGACTAAAACAGAAGAACCAGTTAATGATGACGTTTTCATTGAGCCGACTAATGGAACACATACAGAAACAATTAAAGAAGTAATTGAAGATGCGGCTCCGGAAGAAGTAAAAGTAGAAGCGGCGGAAGAAATAAAAGAGGAAACAACAATGGAAGAAACAACAACGGAAGAAACAACAACGGAAGAAACAGCAGTTGAGGAAGTAAAAGTGGAAACAACAGTGGAAACAACAGTGGAAACAGAAGAAACAACCGTGGAAGCAACCGTGGAAACAACAGTGGAAACAACGGAAGAAACAACGGAAGAAACAGCAGAAGAAACAACCGTGGAAACAGCAGAAGAAACAACGGAAGAAACAACGGAAGAAACAACAGTGGAAACAACAGTGGAAACAACGGAAGAAACAACGGAAGAAACAACCGTGGAAACAGCAGAAGAAACAACGGAAGAAACAACAGTGGAAACAGCAGCGGAAGAACCAACGGTGGAAACAACGGAAGAAACAACAGTGGAAACAACAGTGGAAACAACGGAAGAAACAACGGAAGAAACAACCGTGGAAACAGCAGAAGAAACAACGGAAGAAACAACAGTGGAAACAGCAGCGGAAGAACCAACGGTGGAAACAACGGAAGAAACGACGGAAGAAACAACAGTGGAAACAACAGTGGAAACAGCAGCGGAAGAACCAACGGTGGAAACAACGGAAGAAACGACGGAAGAAACAACAGTGGAAACAACAGTGGAAACAACGGAAGAAACAACAGTGGAAACAACAGTGGAAACAACTGTGGAAGCAACAGCAGCGGAAGAAACAACAGTGGAAACAGCAGAAGAAACAACCGTGGAAACAACGGAAGAAACAACAGCAGAAGAAACAACCGTGGAAACAACAGTGGAAACAACGGAAGAAACAACAGTGGAGACAACAGTGGAAACAACTGTTGAAGCAACAGCAGCGGAAGAAACAACAGTGGAAACAGCAGAAGAAACAACTGTGGAAGCAACAGCAGCGGAAGAAACAACAGTGGAAACAGCAGCGGAAGAAACAACGGTGGAAACAACAGTGGAAACAGCAGAAGAAACAACGGTGGAAACAACAGTGGAAACAACTGTGGAAGCAACAGCAGCGGAAGAAACAACAGTGGAAACAGCAGCGGAAGAAACAACAGTGGAAACAGCAGCGGAAGAAACAACTACGGAGGAAGAAGTAAAAGTGGAAACAACAGTAGCAGTTGGAGAAGAGGTGGTAGCTGCAAAAGATTTTTCTGATTTAATAAATGAAATAGTGGTACCATCGCACGTCATTGAACGACCAGATGCGACAAAGCAAATTAAACCAATTACAATTATAAAACCTATTAAACCAATTGCCGCAATTAAAAATCCAACTGAACATAGTACATTAAATAAAAATGTCTTGTTACGTAAAATCGGTTAATAATAAAATAAATTGCATTATTAAGAATGATCAATAATACATTTTGTAGAACTTTACAAACAGGGGCGGGGGTTCAATCTAATCAATATCAAAGATCACAACTTGACAACGATTCAATTATTAGTAACATTAAAGAAGTCGAATATTACGGATACACATGCCCGACTGCGCGCTTAATATTGATTCCGATCGAAAACGCGACCATATTTTCATGCAGTATATATACCAATGCCGGCTCTTTACTAGAAAAAGATGATGAATTAGGAGTCGCTCATTTTTTAGAACATATGACCTTCAAAGGAACTCGCAAATATCCTAACAAATCGTTGACTGCAATATTAGATATGTTAGGATCTATGTACAATGCGGCTACATCGTATGAAAGTACTGATTATGAACTACATGGATTGCCATTTCATTATAAACAATTGTTAGATATAATGATAGACATGTATCATAATTCTATTCTTACAAACGAAGATATGGCTACTGAAAGAAACGTTATTATGGAAGAATACAATATGTCTTTGGATAGTGTTGGGAGGCGCCTATTTAGCGGCTTATTAGATTTGATAACAAAAGAAAAATACAAATTATATGGTAGACCAATAATAGGTACCGAAGAAACTATACTCAACTTGGAATTAGAAGATCTAATCCGCTACAAAAAAAAATATTACTACAAAGATCCAATTATGATAACAGTATCTGGCAAATTCCTAATAGAAGATGTATTACCACACATCGAGCAATTAATGAAATGTACATTCACAATTGATGATAGGCCGCTTAAAAAAAATGATAGTAATGATAAAATTACACCATTTAGATCAAATACAAATGTTAAAATAAGTGATAGATATAAATTTATCAAAGCAAAAAGAGAACAAACAATTATTACAGTAACTTTTCCATCATATAAAGCGCACAATTCCAATTTAAAATATGTAGCGGTGTTATGCGATATATTAACAAGCGGTATGTCTGGTAGATTGTATCAAATTATCAGAGTTATAAATGGTTTGGCATATAATGTATCGGTTGATTATGACGCGCTACATGAATTCGGTACGTTTACAATTTTAATGTCAGTGCAAAATAAGAACATTATTAAGGCGCTACAACTGTTATGTGATTCCTTAATACAACTTGTAACAGAAGGTATATTCGAACATGAACTAACAAAAGCAAAAAATCAATATATGACTAAATTAATGATGATGTATCAACAGCCAAGTAGTTATTTTTCATTATATACAAAACCGTTATATTATGGCTATGAAGTTAAAAATGCAGAAACTACTATCAAAGAAATCGATAAAATAACTGTCAATGATATTAATAAACTGATTAAAAATATCATTAATTTTAAACAAATGTATATAGTCATGTATGGACCTTCTAAAATAAAAAATAAAGAAATAAAAGAACTAATACTGAACGCGTACAATAAGTTAAATAAATAGACCTCTTTGTCGGCTTAATAATTGAACTTTATTTATTTTATACGTATAATAATGTATATGTATATAATTTGATGAAAAAATCCAAGTTCAGCAAAGGTAAGTTTAAACCCTATGTTGTCGACAGTAGTGCTGCCCAATATCTAGTTATTGTCGAGTCGCCCGGAAAGATTAAAAAAATAAGATCTTATCTCGGATCAGAATATATTGTAATGGCAAGCGTCGGTCACGTAATGGATCTGCCCAAAGAGACGCTAGGGATCGATATTGATACATTTACGCCAAAGTATGAAATATATCCAGATAAGAAAAAAATTATAGCAGGCCTTAAAACTGTCCTCAAAAACAACCCAAATATAAACGTATATATCGCATCGGATGGTGACAGAGAAGGCGAATTTATTGGTTATAGTCTGGTCCAATTATTAAATCTGAACAGTTATCATAGAATAATTTTTCACGAAATTACTAAAGAGGCAATTACTAAAGCTATTAGCGAAAAGACCGATCACTTAAATAATAATTTAATATGTGCACAAATGTGTAGACGTATGATAGATCGATGTATTGGATATCCTGTTAGTAAAGAATTATCTAGTAAAATTAAAGGAGCATATGCGGCTGGTCGTGTACAATCAACTATCGTTAAAATGATATATGATAAATGCAAAGAAAGAGATGATTTTATTGCGAATATTCAAAATAACAAGTCTACCATAACGTCTAATATGACATGTACCGCCATTTTCTTAATTGAAGGTCATGCAATTAACTGTAATATGTACTGTCATAACTGGCAAGTCAAATGTAATGAACGTATCATGATGCATACTTTAAATGTATTCAAAGAAATAAAACCAAATCCGCATATTGAAAATATAAATGAGAGAAATACATTAACATGGCCAAATAACCCATTTATAACATCAACTTTGCAACAAGACGCATATTATAAATATAAATATAGCCCGGATAAAACTATGATAATTGTACAACATTTATATGAACGCGGACATATTACATATATGCGAACTGATTCGCCTAACCTATCTAATGACATCCTATACCAAACGAAAAATTATATCGTAAATACTTATGGCGAACATTATCATAATTATAAACAATATAAAGCAAAAGGAAATGCACAAGAAGCTCATGAAGCCATCAGACCCACACATATTAATGTAACCAATATCGAAGGAGCATCTGATGAAGAAAATAATATTTATGATTTAATATGGAAAAGGACAGTTGCGAGTCAAATGATACCATGTATTACAAAAAATACGGACATTACGATTAAATACGCAGCCGAAATTGTCTTCTCCGAAGTGAGCACACATCTGCCACATTTCGTTGGAACTATATCAGTTGTGACTGAACCAGGATTCAAGATATTGTATGATATAGAACGCAATGATGAAGATGTTTCGAACGAAGAATTGAATGAAAACGTGACTTTAAATATAAAATTAGATTCAAAGGTGTCATTCAAAGAGATGACAGCAAAGGGACAAATACCCGCTATACCCACATTATATAATCAACCATCTATTATAAAAACGTTAGAAAAATATGGCATAGGCAGACCATCAACATTTGCAACATTACTTAAAAAAATAATAGAATATAAATATGTCACGATCAGTTTCATCAAAGGATTCGAAATAACAGTGTCCGAATTCAAGCTGAGTAAAAACTATATAACAAATAAAGTTAGGAAAAGTATTATTGGCGGTGAAAAGCAAAAGTATATTATCACTGATTTAGGTAAAGAAGCAACATTGTATTTAATGCAACATTACCCATCACTTATGAATTATAAATTTACAAGTGATATGGAATTAAAATTAGATCAAATTGCAGAAGGTAAATTACATTATATAAATGTAATTCGCGAATTCAATCAAGTTACTAACATCAAACTAAACAGTAAAAAAGTTATCTAAATTACTGGGACCATAAGGTTGCATATATGTTGTATTTTGGCCGGTTTTATTTATTAAAGTAGATAAGTTTATAGAAGGATCAAATAATGCGAAATTTTGGCTATCTACATTCTCATTGTCAGACATCGATTTAGGTGTTAATTTGGGGCCCGAAGTGGTGGTAGGGGCTGGTTCGCGGTTAGATGAATTATTCATGACAGAATATTCATTAATGATTGAATTTTGTGTTTCCAATAGTTGTTCATATTCGCTAATTTTCATTTGATATTTTTCCGCCATAATTTTATATTTTTTAACCAATGATTTATATTTTTCTAGAGGTATACAATAGTTATTGACAACTAATCTATAATACAACGCAAATAGAACAAATATAATACTGATCAATAATAATAGTTGTTTGATGTTCAGATTTACATTACTGTTTAATGATAGATACATGACTTTAATTTAACACTAGATAATTATTTTACTACTTCGTTAAAAATTAATTATCTTTTTGACTATTAGTATTAAATGAGCTTAGTGGATGCTAATTTTCGTATATATATTGATAATCTTATTAGTAGCAATGTTCTACCGAATCTTAATGAGAAGGAATATAATATAATTATCAAGATGTTGGTTATACTTATTGATTATATAGCTTGTAGATTCAATTTTGATCTGGCAAATGCAGAACAATATATTTATCAATTAAAACAGAACAACAATCGTGACTTATATGCGATTTTTAATTTATTATTGCCATATATTGATGATAAAGGTGGGTCATTTGAATTGCACAAAAAAATACATGATTTAAAAGATATAACGATCGCAAAGGATGAAAAATTAACGGAAGGTTGGAAAAAACCAACAGACAGAGGACATAATAATATCAGTAAGAATCCGTATATTATTTCAAATTTACAATTCAATAGAAATATTATAAATATAAATTATTTAACGAAGTTTATCAGCTCTGGAAAAACAATCGAAGATCCGCCAGCTGAGTATTTTAAGTTCCCAGACAAAGACGAATATTTTCATGAATACGAATTATCAAAATTGGATTTGATGTGTAATTTCTATATACTTCTAAATACCGTCGATCAGATATCAAATAAATTATATGTTAATTGGTTAAATATACGGCCAATTACCTGGTCTTATAAAAATAGTTCATTATATAAAAACACTTTTAACTATGACGAAGACGGTAAATTAACAACAGTTATAGCCGGCGAAAAACATGAGTTTGGCTGGTTTAATCCGATTTTAATAGATATTGATTCAATCTATCATACACAATACAAAAATACATATAATCAGACGTATAGTCTATTATCATATCGAGGGCTATCTGTCGGAGATTTTTACAACATGATCCATCACGAATTGTACTTCTCTATTAAAAACTTTAAATGGTTAATATATGAATATGCAGATACAGGATCCAACGAAACTAATATTTATTGGAATATAATAGTTGACAAATTCAAAAATATTGACGAATATATCATGAATGATTATGATTTCGAATACATTGCGACTCGGTATAGTGATATTATTACACAATGGACATTTATGTTAAGTAGATTAGCGGACCCAAGCGAAGACGAACTAGATATTATCTACAATATTTTATATTTTTTCCAAAGGAAATATTCGAAAATCAAATCGTTGGAAAGTTATGTTAGACTAAATATAAACGATGGCGGCGATGATGATATCGCACTTGAACAAATTGATAGAGATATAGAAATATTATATAAAGACAAAGAAGAATCGCCGATAGGTAGAGACGAAATTATAAAGTCATGGCAATCATTAAACGTAAAAGATTTTTATAATTTCATAAAAGAGACGATTATAATGTTTAAAAAAACATGGTACGGCTATAATATAATTACGAAAAAGAATAAATATCCACAGTTGACTGACGGATCGATCATTCTTAAAAATATTACACATCAGGTAACTTATAAAAATATATATAATTGGGCAAAATCGTTATTAATATATGTATATAGTGGTGAAGGTGATCTAACAATTGTCGCGGAAAATTTAGCATATTACAAAGATTATTATTGGCACATGTTGGGTGATCATGATTTATTTGATAACTATAAACAACTAATCAAAATTAAATCAGAAAAATTGAATAAATCATTACTCATGCATCATTACAATTTCTGTAATGCAATTAATATGACTAATATGCCAGATAACACTAAACATTGGTTTAATATTAGACGTGTATTGAAAAATAAAATTTATAAACATTTACCATTGTCAGAGAACTCAATCAAGCGATTAAATACTGGTATAAATGAGGCAATTCGACGTAATTTGACCGATATAGTATTTGAATGTCTGCTAAACCGAGGTCTATTGAATGAATTTGTCATTGATAGGGAATGTACAGATAAATCATATTTAGGTTCCATGTTCGAGACTATTACAGCACGTCGTATAGCGGCTGCTAAAAGGAATATATTTACAAAAGATAATATAGAAAAGTACAAAGAATGTATATATTATTTGACTGAAGAGCCATATGGCAAATTAATCCCGCGTTACGAAAAAGGTCAATCCAAAGGAAAATCATATTTCGATTATTTACCAGAGGCGGCATGGTGTACGTTCTATGCAATGGATTGGGTTTCACAAATTAATTTTTATCATCGATATATAAACAACAGAGTAATATATGTAACTGGAGCCACTGGTGCGGGTAAATCAACACAGGTACCAAAATTATTATTATATGGATTAAAAATGATTAATTTTAAAAATGATGGTAAAGTGGTATCGACACAGCCGCGTACCAAACCAACACAATCCAATGCAAAAAATATATCAAATGAGATGGGAGTGCCAATCGTTGCCTATTCGCCGGCAGTGGATGATGAAATGAAAACTAATTTAGGTTACATACAATACAAAACAGCAAAAGTATCGCATCTACAACCAGATAAATATAATTATTATTTTAGAGAAATGACAGATGGTTCTTTGGTAAATGAATTATATAAAAATGCACTACTTAAAAAAGTTATTAGAGTTAACGATGATGATACATATGATAGAAATTTAGAATTCAAGCCAGAAAATATATATGATATTGTCGTAATAGACGAATCGCACGAACATAATAAAAATATGGATTATATACTAACAATGATGAAATATACCACGTACTGGAATAATTCGCTCCGATTGGTAATCATATCAGCCACAATGGACGACGACGAACCAATATACAGGAGATTTTATAACGGTATTAATGATAATTTTTTATATCCAAACAGCATCTATAATATGACTAATCATTTTCATTTCGATACCCTCGAAGGCAGTGACAAACATTCTACAAACTGCAAACTGGACCGCATCGTAGTCGATCGCCGTATTCACATTTCGCCACCGGGAGAAACAACTCAACATAAAATCGACGAATATTACTTAAGTCGCAATACCAAAGATTATCAAGATGCCGAAACAGAAGCAATCGATACTGTTTTACGGATCGTAAACAGCGGTGGGAAAGGTGATTTATTATTATTTTCGATTGGTGAGGCACAAATTAGAAAACTGGTCAGTATATTAAATGAACGCACACCCGCAAATGTAATAGCACTGCCATTATTTAGTGAATTAAACGAATTTTGGTCAGAACTAGCTGAAAAAACGGAAAAAATAAAAGATCTTACAATAGATAAAAGCGAACTTTTCAATGAAATTGCTGCCAAAGGGTCCGCTACTAAGAAGGTTCCTCTCGGTACATACAATCAAGTGATTGTGGTGGCGACAAACGTGGCGGAAGCGTCAATTACTATCAAAAATTTAAAATATGTCATTGATACTGGCTACTACAATTCAGTCACGTATGATAATGTCAGTCGGTCAACATTGGTAACAGTTGCACCTATTACTGAAGCCAGTAGATTACAACGTAGAGGGCGTGTCGGACGCGTTTCAAGCGGCAAAGTATATCACATGTATATGAAGGATGCCAGAAAAAATGTAATGCCATCCTATAATATATGTAACAGCAACATTCGCAATGATATATATCAAATGGCCAGGGAACGACATGATGAACAATATTTAATAAACGTAAAATATACACAATTTATTTTTCCAACTATACTGCGCAATAAAACCTTTCAATCCTATGACATGAAAGAAAAACTGGGGCGACATACTAGGGACATGATACCATTATCTTTGACATATGGCACAATAAAGGTAGATAATAATGCAACTGCCGAATCAATTGATAAAATAATGCGAAAACAAAACACATATCATCGACTGCAGGTATATAAAAGCAACACATTCGCAGATGAAAATATATTGTTCACATATTCTGGTGAATTGTATTTCGCCGATTATACTTTTAGACACGGGAGTTATCTATATAATATACATAACCGTAATATTACTGGCTATAGTTTTACTTCTATTATAGATATGACCGGTACATTCCATCTAATTCATCCTGCTGAGAATTTAATTACCACTAGACATCTATTAACCGGTTTGATAGATTACGACCAAATGAATATAACAGATCGCGAAAAATTTGTTAATAAAACGTTTGCATACATCAATAACCTCATATCCGTTAAATTTATTGTACCATCTATTGTTCGCACACATAGTTATATCGCGAATGATGATTTTTCATCAATATTGGACCATAACGAATCTACTACTGAAATACAACATCTTAAACTGCCGGGGAAATTAGTATCATATGACGCGAAGATAAATGACCATGAATTGCACACCATAGACGGATCACGCAGAATATACCACGATGTTACTAACGATTATTTTGATAAAACAGTTTTCTCGAAGAAAGCATTCTATGTGTATGAGAAACTTAATTTAACTACTATTGATTTGAAAGATGAAAATATCAAATTAGGATGTCTAATTGCTATTATTTATAGTGTATTGTACGATGTTAATATAGATGTACTTAAGATAGTAGCCGGTATTTTTGCTTTTGGTCCAGAATTAAAGAATTTCATTCCACAGCATACCGTCAATGGAAAATCCAGATATAACCTATCAAAAAATCCATTAGATCAATTTAGAGATAATGATGGCGATTTGTTCGTCTATCTTAATTTATTCAATAAATTAGAATCTGATCTAAATCTATCGTTGATCAGAGATAAAAGCCAAAGTACAATTAGTAATAATGATTTACACTCTTTCGAACATGATAGAACAAAGTATTTCGCCATTAAAGAACGAATATATGAAAAAATTAAAACAAACGATAAGAATCCATATGATTATTCATCTAGTTATGATTTATCGCTGCAAGATTATATACTGCTACAAAATTTGGACCAGAAAGGAATTTTATCAGATAACGCTACCGTTGATAGCAGAGCCTATAAAGATTATATGCAAGATAAAACAGCACGGTTACGTTCGATTATTAAAACTGAAGAAGAAACAATAAATATCATCAAATGGTCGATGAACAGGAATGTACCACATGATAAGGTGAAAAACATGATCAGATATTACACCGATATGCAAAATAGAATCGCGTTGGACAAAAATTTATTTACTTGGTTTAATAAATTAAATATAGATCCAGATGGATCACGTAATGAAAGGATAATTAAATGTTTCATACATGGATTTCTGGAAAATTTGGCACACTATAATAATGAAACTGATAAATTGGTGGACACATACAACGACGTGAATATGAAAGTAGCGTCGATATATCCAGGCAGCAAAAAAACCGACACTACAATAATACCATATAAACATATCCTATACTTATCGAAAAATAATAATGGTGAACCCGTTAATATGAATAAAGCAAGTATCAATATGTTATTAAGTATTATCCCAGATATTATTAACCCATATACATTACAGAATAATGAACCATATGTGAGTATTGATGAATTATATGTCAGAAATTACTTTATTGATGTCCATAATAATCATGATCAACGTTATATCGAAAAATTAGCAATACACAAAGATATCGATAACGACCACAAAATAGAACAATTACGCAGAGATTTATCGTCAGATACGATAAATAAAGAAGATAAACGATCTATTAAAAAGGAGCTAGAAAAACTTGAAAAAGAGGAAAAGAATAATTTAGTTAACTATTACCGAGACTATATAAATTACATTAAGAGCAATAAAAAGTAAAATATAATCTTTATTTATAATTAATGACTGATATACTAAAAAACAGTATTAGTTCAAAACGTTATAACTTCAATCCAAAAATTTGGGGACCCCATGCATGGTTTTATCATGATACTGTTGTATTGTCGTATCCGGATAGACCAGATCAAACAACAAAAGAAAATTACAAAGATCACTTTTTAAATATATATAAAACTCTGCCATGTCAGAAATGTCAATACAACTATCAAAATCATTTAGCAGATCGACCATTACGTGATAATGATCTAGCAAGTCGAGATGCATTGGTTACTTGGTGGGTCGGTATGCATAATGCTGTTAAAAAAATGCAAGGAGAAAAAGAAATAACGGTGGAAGAATTCTTAAAATATTATGCGGACCAATATAGCAAAAATAGAGTTGATGATTCAAATACCACCAGAGCAATAGTATTTATGTGCATGATTGCTTTATTATTTTATTTAGCGAAAGACTTTATGATGTTGAAGCGCAATTAAAAATAATAATTAAACATTCATTGAATTTATTTTACACTGTATATCTATGAAAGAGTCACATATAGAAAAATATTTCATCGACCAATACAGTTTATTTTACGAATGTTTTTCTGAATGTTCACCATCCGCTAAAATGACAATAATTTTTATTAAAATTATATCAATATTACTCATTTTATTTACCTTGTCCGGTGTTGTCTTGCCAAAACATCTATTATCTTTCCATTTCGCAGTCTGTATACTATTATTATATTTTTTTGAAACTGACAACCTATTCTTAAACAGATGGATGTCATCCTGTTTTACTGTTACTGATGATGTGACGAAAGAAAAAATAGACAGTATATCTACACAAAGTCCATTTTCATTACAGACCTGCAAAATAATAACATTATTGGTGCTAGGGATTGCCATATTTAATTACATATATCCAGAATGGTCATTTAATAGCATATGTATGAAATCATATAATTATATCAGTTCAACTGCAGAAACCCCTAGCAATGACCAAAGGATAGCGACTGAGTTCAAACTGACTAAACCATCCAAATTTACAGCGGAACCGGCGAAACAAATACAACCCGTTAATAATGATATAAATAAACAACAAATTGATCTAGATACATTTAATACGCCGCAAATTAAAGGTGGAAATATTACTAATACAGATGTGATTGATGATGGTAACGACCTGGCGATATTTGACAAAACATATCAACCATTACAATTGAAAATATCCCGTACAACTGCGTCCAAAGATGTAAAAAATCTAATAGCAAAGAATAATGACATCATAATTAAATTTTAGTTCTAAATTAAAACTAATTTAATTAATTTCGGCGTAATGTTATGGAGCTATTTGAAGTAAATAAATATTTATTTGAACATATTAAATTGCACAAATTCGAAGAGGTTATACAAACAATTAATAAATATGGATCTGAAATAGATTTCAATATTCGTGATAGTAGCAACACTTATCTTATACAATATGCTGTCATGTATAATAATATAAACCTTGTTAAATTAATATTACATTTTAATTGCAAGTTAGATTTTATCGACGCTGACGGCCACACTATATTATATATTCCAATTAAACATGGCTACAATGATATAATAAAATTATTAATCGAAAATAATGATATTATTGGTGTACCGTTGATTGATATAGTAGATAAGTTAGGCTCACTTGCCATCCATTATACAATTTTGTATGATAATAATGATGCATTCGATTTATTAATGGATAATAATGTTAATATAAATAAGACAGATATCAGAGGCAATACGGCATTGCATATTGCTATTAAAAGAAAAAATTATTACATAGTAGAAAAAATACTTAAATGTACAAGAACAAATCCCAATATACAAAGCAATATTGGTGAAAGTCCTTTGCATATTGCCGCAAATTATGAAGACGAAAAATCGATGCAATTATTATTATCACTACGAAAAGATATATTAGTTGATTTGATTGATTATGAATATCAGATTACCCCATTGATGTATTTATCAACACTGAATAATATTTCATTAGTAACGATGTTGTTAAACGCTGGCGCCGACCCAGAAATACAGGATTCATTAGGTAATTCATCTTTACATCTAGCCATTATTGAAGACAACGTGCCGATTGCTAATATATTAATTAGCAAATTTAATAATTTTAATATTATCAATATAGACGGTATGACGCCATTACACAAATTATTGTATATTTACAAAGATAATACGAATAAAATTAATCAATTCAATATCGATCAACTGTTTAATAAGACGAATATCAATATGCAAGATATTGACGGTAATACTATATGGCATATATTAGCAAAAGATGGTATGTGGATTAGATACAAATATTTATTAATGAATAAGAAGAACAACATATTTATTAAAAATAGCAAAAATATCACGGCATATGATATAATCACCGAAAAAAGTTCTAGCAATTTAGAATTATTAATGGAAATCATCACACATAGTTATTATAATTTACTATTGATAGGTAAAAATGAATATCTATTAGATTGGGAAAATGATTGTGCAAATAAACTAAAGCCAATTAAATATTGTTATGAAAAAATTAGGGAAAATGTCTTGAAGAATAAAGTCTCTATACCGGCGAAAAAAACAGCCTATTGCAATGTAAATATAGAACATATCGACGATGTTGTAATGTATTCTACCTTTACTGGTGTGGCGATAGATATTGTGGCTGGCCTGTCTCTGTTACATAATAGCAATAGCGGCGAAATAGTAACTTCATTAAATAACAGAAACATTGTCCACAATGAAGAGATAGATCAATATTATCGCCAACTTGGTATTAAGAAAAATAATAGCGACTTTTTAAATTTTGAAATAGTATGGTTATATCAACATATATTTTTTATAAATGATCTAGATACAGTAATAAAACTTTATATTAAAAATAACAAACGTTTATTGATTATACCGGTAGGTATAGAACTGGCCAATGGTGCACATTCGAATATGTTAATATATGACAGAAATACAAACACTATGGAACGTTTTGAGCCTAATGGTGCAGATGCGCCACCAAACTATAATTATAATGCTAAACAACTTGATAAATTAATATATAACTACTTCAAGAGCTATTTCCCACATATGAAATATTTAAGCGCAAAAGATATATCACCAAAAATAGGATTCCAAGCATTTGAACAGGTTGAACATTATAAATTAAGACAATTGGGGGATCCAAATGGATTTTGTGCCGCATGGTGTATATGGTACGCTATGCAACGTAGTAAACATCCAAATATCGAACCAAGTAGACTAATTACAACGCTAATAAAAAAAATTAAATATAATAACTTTTCATTCAAAAATATTATTAGACGTTTTGCAAAAGAAATTACAGACTATAGAGATGACTTATTAAATAAAGTTGGACTAAATATCAATATGTATTTAAATAATCAATACGATGCTGATACATTAGAAAAACTAGCAAGTTACATAATTAAAAATTGAAATATTATCGCATTGCAATCAATTCATAATTATTATTATACATATTACTTATGGGTTGTTTTGGTAACATTCATATTGGATACATCTTAGATAACGATGCTATTAAACGTATATATGAACATATATTTAAAGAAGATTTTGAAACTAGTGAAAACGATGCTGTTAAACGTATATATGAACATATATTTAAAAAAGATTTTGAAACTAGTGAAAATGAAGAAGAAAATGAAGAAGAAAATGAAGAAGAAGATGAAGAAGAAGATGAAGAAGAAAATGATGAAGAAAATGAAGAAGAGAATGAAGAAGAGAATCTAGCATATATGGATGCATGTGAGCACATCAGTAGCTATTTTAGTAAAAACAAATATAAATTCGAAGTAAATGCAGTCGGTGATGAATGTTCAGATTATGCAATAATATATAAAGAAATTACTAGCGATGTTGCCTGTCCAAATGATCGATGTAAGAATAGTTGGTGCAACGATCATGCAGAAATATTTAGCCTCGAGCATATACTCAATAATGCTACAAAAATTAAAGATGCATTCGCTGAACTTAGCAAAGTAATTGGTTTTACAATCGAGCCGCAAATTATTGGTTCTGGTGGACGATGTTAACTAGAATTTCATTATTTCAAATAGAGGTATTTGAATAATATTTCAAGTTATAGGCCAAGAACATAACTATTTCATCTAATATCGTTAATCTGTTGGTATGATACGGCCGGATGATCTCTTTGGCTTCATCATAACTTAACCAGGCAATATCACCTATCTCCATTCGTTGGCTTGGCGAATTTAGAGCTACCGGCTCCATTTTACTGATAGACAAATAATACCAATGTTTGTAATCTACATTGTTGGTGCCGGTTAAAGTTTCATTTAATAAAAATATTCGATCCATCACATTTATTTTATCTGTTCTAATGCCAGTCTCTTCGGTAAATTCTCTTACCGCACAGTCAATATTTTTCTCATACAAATTTCGTCTGCCCTTGGGAAATCCCCATTCTGGCTCATTATATTTGATATCTAGCTTATTTTCCATTATTAATCTTTGTATAACATTGTCCGCTTTCAATAATTCGAATTTCATCTTTGATGTGTTATATTCTCTTAAATGTACTTTGGTATATATTTGTACATCTCTATACGACATATTATGTATATGTACTTCATTTAGTAGATTTTCATCCAATGGCAAATTGTCATATTTACCATCCCACATATCATGCCAAATTTCATCAAATGTATGTGTTTGTAAATATGTCAATTCATCCGGCGTCATCTGGTTTACTAAATATATAATTTCTTCTTCATTTGTCTCGCTATATCGTCCCTTTACAAATTCTATATAACCAACACTATATTTGCGTCTAATCATAAGAAATTTAACATTTTTTTTAGCAATATTTACGTATGGTTCTATTTCACTTGCATTTGTCAAATGTCCATTATTTTTTTCATTAAATTTTGTCAACGATATATTTTTGATTTGATAACCTTCTCTAGTATAATTCTGTAATACGTTTTTCATTACATATTTATTCATAAATGAATTTGTAAGTGTATCATCATTCAAATATAAATTAATGATACCGATTGATATAATCGGTTCATTGCATTTTTTGCTATTGTGACCGTTTTTTCCACAATTACTACAATATGACCTATTCTTTTTTTCCACATTCGCTCTATTAATTTCAATACAATCATGAAATTCTTCATCGATAAGTTGTGATAATGTATTCATGGCTTGCTTGCTCCTACTAGAAAATATACATTTATTTTTAAATCAAAATAAACTTAATACACAATGTATTATTTATTATATATCTTGTATGAATGTTTCTCTTATAGCCGCAGATTTGATCGGTACGATACCCTCATCTATAGCATTGTCTTCATTCATTTCTATCACTTCATCATTATCAACCAGTACGGCATCATCCGCTTCTAATTCTTTAAACATAAATCCATTTATTTCATCTGGTGTGGCAATATCATAAATTTTCGCGAAAGCAGCAATATACTCTTGTCCCGGAAATATTTTATGATTAGTGATAGTCACTTTTATATAGTCACCAATAGCCAATTCTTTATTAGTCTTCTTAGAAATAATTTTATCTGCATTTTGTATTGTAAACACATTTTGGTCAATATTAGTCTCTGAAATTTTGATTGAACAAGTTAGAGGTCCGTTCGATGCCATAATTACTAGTTTAATTAAATTATCTATTTTACAAACAACATTGCTACCAATCGTAGGAATACATATCCTTGCATTGTAAGTAACCTTGAACTGAACATCCCCTGAAAAATCTTCCGACCGCATTTCACCGTCTTCATATTTCGTTATCTCCCGAACTTTACTCACGTAATATGCGCCGGAACATCTTTTTTCCACTTTTTGGATTAAATTATTTTTTAGATGTATATATATATCAGGTGTGATTTGTCTAGATTTGATAGGAACGATATCATGAAGCTGCTTATCGACAAAAATTTGAGTGAGTGCCATATTATTGATAATCATTATATTTTTTAAATGACATGGGCTAAATAATTTCAATTTTTCTGCAAATAATATATATATTATATATATACATGAACTCAACTATACCTGCTATAGTGGGCCTAATTGCTGCCTATTTACTGATGGGGAGCAGAGAAAAGAAAGAAGATAGCGACTCTGCCACAATTTCGTCATTCAACCCAAAAGTCGTATCTATCGAACAGCCAACATCGACTCCCACAACATCTACTATCGGACAGGTCGGCGGTATGAGTATATACCACATGGTATAATAAATAAAAATTATATACATATATATAATTTTTAACTGTTCGCTCTACTATTCAATTATGCATTCCCATTGGCTATTTACCTTTTTAAAATTAGCATTGGTTAATATATTATTATATTCTTCTAATTCGCTACTTTTGGTGCTGATAGTAATTTTGTATCTGGCAAACGATTTATCACGAATTCCTTCAAATATACCGCCTTTAATATTTTCACTTTTGTAATCTAATGATATGGATATTTTAGATTGTAATTGATCCATATTATATTTTATTCTATCTTCTAAATTAAACGGGAATGGATATGTTGGATGGTTTAATGGGATTATCATATACACATATTTATTTCCGTCTTTAACAGTGTTAAATTTTTCCAAAAATAATAAACGATTTCTGATAAGTTGACAGATCGACAATCGAGTATCAGCGACATATTTTTGCATATCTTTAATGCCTATTTTTTCTGCTATTTTAATTAACAATCCTTTATCTTTGCTAGTATTACATACCGCACCTTTCAAACTGGGGATACCTGTACCGCGTTTCTTCTCTAAAATTTTTTCTCTTCTAGGTCTTAATTTAAATACATCATCTGTATCCTCTACAATAGATTTTAGTCGAGAAGAACCTTTATCAATAATGCCGATATATATAAATTCTTCTTTGGCGTTATAATATTCCATATTTGAAAAATCATATGTAATTTTTTTACCGGACAGTTTTAATTTAGCGTCATTATCATGACTAATTTCATCTATCTCCTCATACTCATTCGCGTTTTTAATAAAATTAAATACTGTTAAGTCGTTATATAATTCGGATTGATATGTTGACCGGTACCACATGGGTACGTCTTCATTTTGATCGAATGGTTGGAAAATATAATATTTTTGTCGATAAATCAAATAACCGGGAACATTATATTTATCATATATAGTATTTTGGAAATTATTAAAGTCATTTTCCGTAATTGGTGTCAATTCATGTAATGCTTGATACAAAAAATAACTATCAAATAATTCTGCTTTTTCTCCGCTATATGATGCAACTATTTTGTCATTTAATTCTTTCAATGTATATACATATTTATATTTATACAGATCCTTAATTTTTTCCTTTACATAATTCACTTCATTTCGTTTTAATCCTGCCGTAAATGTGGTATAATCTAATTCATCTTTTGATAATTTCTTATATGTTTTCGTTTTACTATCATATAATTCTCGGTTCAATTTATCATCATAACATTTATAAGTGCATTTTTGGAAATCGCATGCACTTGGACAAATTTGAGCATGTTTCTTTTGTTCCTCTGATAACTTTAAATATTCATGTGGAGTCAGACAATCCTTATATTTATCTGCTTCTTCTGGGAAAATATTGCCATGGTAATTTAATGGACAGTCGAATGCCACTTCTTTAACCAACCTTTCTAGTTGCTTCACTAATATATATTTAAATTCGGCTTTCCTATACATTTCTTCTTCCGCCGAAAGAATATTATTATTACGACCACCGTTTAATGATACCACATACTTATATATTTCTACCTTCGGATACGGATTTTGTTCATTTGTGATTTGATAATGAACGCAGCGCCGAATAGCTCTGCCAATTACTTGATGTACACGCCCAAAATTATAATGTACGTCCAATAAATGCACTTCTTTGATATTATATAGGGTAATACCTTCGTTCATTACTCGCGAACCTAATATGATTTTAATATATTTACCGTCTTTGTTATTTATATGATTAAAACGAGATTTAAGTAAATGCATTTTTGCTTCTGGTATTTCATCTTGTGTTTCCTCGGTTTTACCTGTAAATGTCATATAAGTAGCTGGATGAAATTGTGTTTTATCAGTGACATCAGCATATCGCAAACCTGTTAAAGAGTCGATAGTATCATCTTGAATGTTATAATAACCTGATTCATTAAATTCTAAATAGCCATTTTGCGACAGTACTTCTTTAAAGAGTTCGATACCCATTTTAACCAAATTTGAATATATAAATACTGTGCCGGATCCTTTATCACCGGTTACCAGACGATTTATATTTGTTAAACATTGATAAAATTTCGCGGAAAATTGTTTTAAATTTTCCATTTTAAAAATTGATCCGCCTAATGATTTACGTTTATCATTGTCTATCAATATCTCATTAATATGTTCTTCACTCCCTTTGATGAACTTATTATTGATCATTTTTAACAAGTCCGTCTTATTAGTCTTCAATTGATTTCTAATGTTATTTATACCTTCTTCACCGGAATATCCCTGGATGTCAGTCTTCTCTTCATTTAAACCGGGAAATATAAAGTTAGCAAGAGATTGTGATTTTCTATCTAATGCATCATCTGATACTTCCAATATTTTTAAATATGCATCTTTTTGGAAATCTTCCATATAACATCTGGTCATTTTAGTAAATATCAGACCGGGAGGTATTTCGCCCATATCAACACCTTCTGCATAAATCAAAGGATTTGCTCCACGGAAATGAGATATATAACCGTTTAACATTCTTTTAAGATATTCTTGACCACCTTCTCTGAATTGCATATCGGAACCAGATCCCGAAAATACTTTATCACGTTCAATTTGATCATTTTCAGGTCTCAAAAAGTTAATTAATTCTATAATATCATCACCTAGGTTTTTCATAGGTGTAGCAGTCAATAGCAGTACTCTTAGATTTTTAGAATTTCTTATAATTTTTTCAACTGCTTCACCATATTCGTTACCTGTTAGGTTATGTGCTTCATCTACTATTAATAATGTATCGTCTAATGAATCGATTTTATCAATCGGCACATCACGAATTAATTCGCCTTCTGCATTTTTTTTATATGTTTTTATTTCTTTTTTAGTACCGTCGGATGATTGTTTATACTCAATCTGTTTTTGGCCGGATACTTTTTTTTGAAAAGAACGAAATGACATAATACGATAATATTGAGAAGCCAAATGTTTCGCTTGTTTTACTGCTTTTGCCCTCTCTATTTCATCAAAATATCCCATATTTTGGTTATAGTCCTTCAAATATGTTTCCTTAGCACATTTTTCGACAAGTTCTGTTTTCCATTGCTCTCTAATAAATGGTCCGGAAACTAAGATATATATTTTGGTGTTATGTTTTTTAACTTGATCTTTAAAATTTTCTGCGATAGCGAATGCAGAACATGTTTTGCCGGTACCGGTACCATGAAATGCCAATACTCCGGTGAAGGGCGTATCAGGATTTAAGAAATTGCTTAGGAGTGATTGTTGTCCCTGTAGTTGGAATTTTTCTTCACCGCATTCTTTGTCACGATATTGTTTAACATCGTGGTAATTGACGATTGCATCTCTACTTGGTAATTTATTATTATAATATTCTCTCTTACGATAGATCTGTCCCTGAAAATCTTTATCATTTGTATCTGGATAAGAATAGCTTAATTTTAAAAGATTGACCAAATGGGAATTATCTTTTGAATTATCTTTTGAATTGTCTTTCATTAATATTTTAGTAGAAAATTACTATATAGACAGATATTTATTTTTAAGTTTATATACAATTTATAATAGCTATGACAAATATAATGAACAATTCACAGACAATCGATCCCAGCATAACTATATCTTCAACGGAAATGAAACAGATCGCCAATACGAATTTAAAAAAATACAATACTGGCGATAAAAAATTCATAGCGACACGTATTGAAAAAGTTCCCAATAAAAAAATATTGGCAAAAATATTTCAAATCGTACACACAAATAATGGCAGATTTGTTGAAAGTCCAGCCGGTATAACTCTAAATTTAACTAGTATGAGGGATGAAACTTTGGCTCAAATAGAACGTCTACTAGACCTATATGATGCTGCTATTAGTACTAAAAACTCTAAAATGAATAATGACAACACTATCAAATGGTCAGATAGATTACAAAATCATATAAATTCTGAAACAAATGATATTGATGGTGAAAAATTATCGAACCAGGAGAAGATGTTTTTAAAACGTCAACAGAATGTCGAAGAGGTAGTATTCTGGAATGGCAATCCATCATAGGCGCTTACTTATTTATCGTTTGTTCAAACATTATTTAAAGAATGTTAGTATGTATGTTAATATATTAACATATTGCATTATGAACAATGATGATCCTGTATTTAAAGCGAAAGCGTTGAAGCAATTAGTAAAGATGATATCTAGTAGTCAGAAAACATCTCAAGATTTTTTAGTGACTATGATGAAAGACAATTATGACAATGAAGAGTATTGGAAATATATACTTGAACAAGTGCCAATGTCAACTGCACAAATTCTGAATAATATACATAATATTAACTTAGCATACTTAATTAAATTTCAACATATAAATGATGATTGTTTGACCCATATTAAATTTATGACAAAAATATTAGAGGATGATTTGGTAAATGATTTGCTCAAATATAGGAAAATACCTATTAAGACGATTGAATATTTTATAGTACATGGTGGTAATACAAAAAATTCTAAAACATTTTTCTCATTATTATCATCTAATCAGCATCTACCAAAGGATTTTATCGAAATATATCAAGATCATTTAGATTGGGAAGAGATAACTATGCATCAAGAAATGACATTAGATTTTTTAACGAATTATATAGATAGAATAGTATGGAAAAGATTGCCGTTAAATACGTCAGCATGCAGATTGATTAATAACAATACGATAAAATTATTTGACAAATATCCTATATGGGATAATATCGGTTGTTTATCGGGGGTATCGACGGATGTAATTTTTTCTTATTTTGCGGTTTTAACGAAAGAATCCATCATTACATTGCTTAAAGTTAGAGAGTTAACAACTGAACAAATCAAACAAATTATATATAAATATGATGATATAGACATATGGACATGTATATCAATGATATCAAATCTGGAAGATGAAATAATTGATAGATATAGTGATAAACTAGTATGGGACGAATTATCAACAAATTATGATTTTAGTACGGATCAGCTAAATAAATATAGTGGGAAGATTAATTATGAATTATTATCGACAAATTTTAATTTTAATAGCAATTGGTTGGCAGTAATAAAGGCCAATGGTTTATACGATAAGTTAGATGTAGATTTCTTAGATAATATTGATGCATTGTAATTAGTCTATATAACATTTTTTGCTGTAGATAATATAAATAATTTTATAATTTATATTATGAGTACAGACAAACAAGAATTATATCGATATTTTGTGGAAAGTATACAAAAAGTCTATAATGTTAGCGAAAGTGAAAATGAAGTTGAAAATTTATTCAAAAGTAAATCAACTCGGGAAGTTGAAGATATTGTATTTCTATGGTCATTAGCCACCGATGATATCAAGAATATAATCAAAAATGAAAAATATAATAAATCTGATAAAAATATTGGTCTCAATATTAATCTAAAATATAACATATTACATGAATTTTTAAGATTGATTAAGGTGCCGAGTGTGTTAGAAAAAATGCATCAATTGTTCGAAATAGCGGAAGATAGGGAAATACATAGTGCGCTAAGCTATAATAATAATGTTGGTACAGCCAAAACAGCTAAAGCATATTCCGATTTAGCGAATATTGGTGTGATTAATATGGCCAATAGTAGTGAAAACAGTGAGGTTATTAGTGATGATGATAGTGGATTATCCGGTGGTGCCAAACTGCGTAATTCCTACATTGATGCATTCAAAAAAGTATATACTGACTTTTTAGACTATAATAGCAGAAAAATAAGCGGTGACAATGACACTATGACGGCCGCTCTCAAAAAATGGGAAATATCACAAGATGATAATGAAAATGGATACCCATATTCATTTCTACAATTTATCACAATTAATAGTCATCAGGAAGAGATATATAATCAGCCGATGATTGAAGTCTTATCACTTGTCCTATTTAATTTGTATCTGGAATGTGCTATATATCAATATGAAAAAATGTATAAATGGAGCGTATTATGTCGTGAATTAACATATAAATTGGGTACCACTAAGTATAGTGATTATAACGCATTTAAACACGACATCAGCACATGGGCAACATATAGATTTAAACTTAACGAAATAATTACAAATAATATATCGGCTTCTAATGTAAATGTATTCAATAAAGATGTAATACATGATAATACATATGAATACGTAGATTTAACGTCGCTGTACCAACAAGTTGATTATCAAAAACTACGTCATTTATCGAAATGTAGACATGAATTAGTTACAGCAAAACAACACACTTTGAACAAATTTGTGGCGGAGAATATTAGTTGGAACGATTTCTTGTCTAAGGTAGATAATGTTTTTAAGACAGGAAAATTCTATTTAACAGATAATAATGGAGACGATAATTTTAATGACAATCCTACAACTGTTAGATATAATATTTTACAGACGATACATGCATATGAACAGATTATCAATACTATGATTAGCGAGCGTCGGCAATATTTAAATAATCTGCGCCAATATCAAATAAATGATAATTCGTTTGGAAAAATTGACGACATTTACAAATACATCATCACTTTCCGTCAATTTATTAATCACCCTTTTACATTCCAATACAAGGTTACCGATTATCGTCAATGTTACCATCTCATGAATGAAAATACAATGAAAGTTATTTTTGAAAAATGGTTAAAAATTTCAATTGTAATAGACTACTGTAAAAAGAATGAAATACCGTTAACGCACGACACAGCACCTGACGACCACATGACAGAATTACTTTCTACGATTTTATCAACTAACGTTCCTATGCAACACGCTGCCTTGAATGATAATAATCGTCGTATAACAATGCAGCGTATATTAAAAAATATTAATAAAGCTAAAGTTGAGCTATCGTCGTTTAAACTGAATACAGGTGATTTATCATCCGAGATTAAAGATATCACTATACGTATATTGAAATCATTTAAACAAAAACCCTTTGATATACTGTCTAGTACACCACAAAATATATATGACACATACAACCATCAAAAGTATAATGCTGTGCTTATACAACTCGGCCAGCTGATAAGAGACTATCATCATAGTAACGTATTGGCTACAATAAGCAATGCTCCACGGGCAGCATCACCAAACTATTATGACACCAAGATTTCATCACATGTAGATATAATTAATAAAACTATAGCCAATCATGCGGAAATAGTATCGCGACTCTTAAATATCCACAAGGAAATGAAAGAAAGTTTCGATAAGTTTATAATATCATTAATGAATTATCAAACCGCAATACAAAAAATCAGAAAATATATAGATAGCGCTTCGGATGAAAATTGGACAAAATCATATGTAGAAAGCGGATCAATGGATGGAAATGATTATTTTGATTATAATTTAGTGGCCGAGAAAAAGACAAAATCTACAAGTGCATTAATGGATTTAAATTTTGGTATTTCAAATTTGTGCATGTATATTACAACTGTATTGCAAAATTATAAACGAACATTTGGTGAAATTAAGGCCGTGACAAAATCGTTGGAGGATATTGGCCGAGATATAAACATGCAATGTTCAAACTTAGAAACTGGATTACGCGCCGAAGAATCCAAGCATACGAAACGGGGCAATGATCTTGCACAGATACACGCCGAGATCACACGACGAAATGACGTTATTGAGACAGAATTAAGTCAAAATACATCACAAAATCAGGATGATTTAATAACAGAACGCGATGCAAATCGTGAAAAATTGATAAATATTAATGCGGATATATACGAAGTAAAGGGTATTAAAAATTGTATCGAACAATTATTAAATGGCGATATAGTTAATAACATGAATGTATACGATAAACTTTTTAGGATATTGCGCGCCACTCAAGAAGTATATATGTCTGCGGATTTTAATTATCATAAAATATATTTATATCCAGACAATAATACAGAGCCATTTTTTGCATCAAATATTAAGGAACGTTTGAAATACGAATTCTCATTAATACAAAAGTTTATAGCGATAATTCGGCGTTCAGAAGGAGAAAAAGATGATGTACCCCAAAATTATGAATTGCATCGTATCAAATTAGGATTAATGCAGTTAGATGAGATATGTTACCAAAACACTCCATTTGTTAGACATGGGATACCTGGTGTCGTGGCAGAATATGATATGAATAATATGTCAAATTCATTAGAAATGGTATTCGGAGAATTATTTAGAGAAAAAGTTAGAGGTGAACAATTGGGTTACGAAGGTTTAGATAATCCGGATAAACCATTGGACAATCCCAATCCCGCATTGATTAATAACGATATTAGATGCGAAACATACGAAAAAATGCGCGAGAATTATATGTTATATAGACCTACTGAATATAATATAAAATTATTCAGAAATGAACAATATACAGTTGACCAAATTACTCAGAAACATTTAAATGTTTCTGTTTATCAAATTATAGAAACGCTAAATAACAACCCAATTTTAACTTTACTAGAAAAACTTTACGGTCATTTGCTGGCATTAAACGAGGTGAGACCTTTGCCGCATATAGATGTAATTTTAGAAATACTGAGACTGCCGCAATATTATGAATACGGTAAAATAACCATGAATAATATTGCGCCCGTAGCGCCTACTGGAGCGTCGGGTCAGTATAGTAAACCAATTATAAATGAAACGGACGAACGTTTTGGTGTTTATATGAAAAAATATCTATTCGGTAATGGCATCTCAAATACATCTCGTGAAGTAAAATTAAACAAAAATACAAATGCTGTACGATTACTTAATTTTGATAATGACATGGCGCGATATTTATATGATAATCTAGGTACAGTGTCATCGCTGGACCCCAATAAATTCATAATGCAATCATATGATAGTAATAATAGAATCCATTTTAATATCGGCAAATTAATTAAGACACTTGATGAGGTAGATATAAGTAAATTTATCAAGGTATATTACAGAATAATACGTAATCAATACGTTAAAATTTATCCGGATACTTCTGTGTTTGCTTCTAAAAAAATACCATTTGAAGATATACACTTTTATAATGTATCGCTCATAGCCCTGTATAACGATTCATTTAATATATACCCTGCCGGCTACTTTTCATTAGGCAACGTTGCCGCCGGAATAAAAGAATTAGTCAACTTTGAAAACCCATTAAATGACATCGTAGTACAAATATTAGAGATGACCAATGGTACTATATAACAGGATGAGTCCGGACAATATCTAATAATTGAACTTATCATTCAAGCATCATTATTCAATGCTTTCCTTGTTTCTTATCAAAATAAGAAAAACATCAAATAATTGAACTTCTCCTTTTCGTCCAAGCATCATTATTCAATGCTTTCCTTATTTCCTATCAAAAAAAGAAAACATCAAATAATTGAAAAAATAATGAGATAAACATTATACTATTATAGATAATATAAAACCAATGGGGATTAAAGGACTTAGCAAATTCATCAAAATATTCGCTCCAAATGCCATCGAAGAGATAGGCATTGATTCATTGAAAAATATGACTATCGGATTTGATACGAGTATTTTAATATATCAATTCGTCATCGCTGTCCGTGGACATGGAAAAGATTTAACAAATAATGCTGGCGAAATAACATCTCATGTACACGGTACGATAATGAAATTAATGTCATTTTTGAAGAAACAAATAAATCCTATATTTGTTATAGATGGTAAACCACCAGATATTAAACTAAATACTTTAAAAGAACGCGGGAAAATTCGTCAAATGGCAAATGACGAATTAACGACGAATACAGAGTTGGATGAAGAACAAAAAAATAAATTATTCAAACAGAGTGTAGTGATTACGCACGAGCAAATGAATGAATGTGTGCAAATTCTTAAGAAATTTGGCATGCCCACCATCCAGGCTAAACAAGAAGCAGATGCTCAATGTGCATATTTATCTAAGATTAAATTAGTTGATGCAATTGCATCGGAAGATATGGATTTATTAACGTTTGGGACCGAAGTATTATTAAGAGATATTAGTAAAGAAAAGATAGTCAAGTACACGTTATCCAAGATACTTGCCGAGTTAAAAATATCGTATTTACAATTTATAGATTTATGTATATTATTAGGTTGTGATTATTGTCCAACAATAGATGGAGTGGGACCAAAAATCGCGTTCCAATTAATTAAAACATATGGAAGCATAGACAATATAATAAATAATATACCATATATGAAAAAAAAAATAACTGTAACGGATATATTTAAAGAGCGTTATATTGTGGCCAGGGAATATTTTTTACAACCACCGATATATACTCAAAATGAATTTCCCGAAATTCGCTGGAATAGTCCAAATTACGAAGAAATTAAACAGTTATTGGTCACAAAGTATTCATACGATATCAAATCAGTAGATAGATTATTATTCAAACAATTAAAGGGTGGTCACTTGAAGAATATAGCCGATAAAAATGTAATGCAAGTGTTCGTCGATAGGACATTCACAAAATGGATCCCCGATGAATCTATATCACAAACAATCGCAGATGATTCAGACTCAGATGATTTTATAGATTCAGACGAAAAATCTGTAGATGCTGCAGTTGCTTTGTTCGGAAATAAAGGTTAAGAAATAATAAATAAAAAATATTAATTTATAATATATATAATAATAGGAATGAGTGATAAAATAATGCAAGCAGCATATGATTGCAAATATAACGGTACCAATTGCAGTCCCAATATTGTTCGTGTAGTTAATAGAGCCGACCGTCAACTACCAATCGGTTATGCTATTAATACCAGCAAACTAACTACTGATTGGCAAACATATATACCTAAAGATTTCCAAGCGGGTACATATGATGCGGCCGGTAATTATCAGGCCCAACATTAAACAAACATATAATTGAACTTCTCCTTTTCGTCCAAGCATCATTATTTGACACATAGATGCGTCAAATAATTGAACTTCTCCTTTTCGTCCAAGCATCATTATTTGACACATAGATGCGTCAAATAATTGAACTTCTCCTTTTCGTCCAAGCATCATTATTTGATAGATAGATGATAATAGTAATACTATTATCATCTATCTATCAAATAATTGAACTTCTCCTTTTTGTCCAAGCATCATTATTTGATAGATAGATGATAATAGCATTACTATTATCATCTATCTATCAAATAATTGAACTTCTCTTTTATTGAGACAGTAAATTATTATATAGTATATTAATAGCTTACATTATGCCGATCCATATGCATACATCACAAAATAACGTCCGTATATCATTTAGTCAAATTAAAAAGATATTTAATACCGATAATTTTGTAATTATATTTTCTCTGCCCAAATGTCCTCCATGCAATGCCTTATTTTCTATTCTGAATAATTATGATGGTAATGTAGTCAAAATAAATATTGAGAATGATTTGCATGAGGCAGATTATAACAAAATCTATATGGTGCCTTTTATAGTTCATGTTAATCAAGAACAATTCAAAAAATGGATGGATGACGATTACTTTTTAGATTGCATAAATGACGAAGAAAAGTGTGTATTGTATGTAGATAGGACTGCTAAATTCTTAGATAGCATTGGAATGTCTGAAGAATTTTAATATATAAAAATTGAAGCTATATTACTTTATATATATTAGATTAACTAACATATATAATAATGGCTAATAAACGTAATTTTCTAAGATCTCTATATCGGACTAATAGAGATGCATTCGTGCAATTATCCACAGAGGATGCAGAGATACATAAAATATTAAATATCAAAAAAAAAGACTTCTCTAAGATAAAAACTACTTGTAGATCACGAAGGAGAGTATATATCAAGTATGCTAGAGTATCAAGTAAAGCGCAACGACGAAATGGCAGTCTAAAAAAGCAACAAAAATATATGACACATTTTTTAACCAATAAATTAAATATTAAAAAAGAAGATCAATATGCTATTAGTGAATGTGCGTCTTCTTGGCATAACATACCCGCAATATTAAGACAAATTACGCACAAATTCAGAAATATAACAATATGTTTCACACGATATGATAGATTTTCAAGAGATGTTGACCTCTTTGTGGCCGAATTATGGCCGGCTTTTAAACAAAATAATATTAAATTACAATTCTGCAACAGTGGTCACGACATGGCACAATATTCCACATCGGGTAAAGGTTCCAGGGCCGCGAGACGTATATTGATAGAAAAGATTAAAATATGTCAAGAAACGAGTAATTCGATATCAAGAAAGCTCAAAAGATGGCATAGAAGGCGTTAAAAAATTGAAAAATTAAATGCCATTAGGACGGATATAAAAAGTATTATTAAACCCATGTCGTCAAAAAATACGATTCGTGTTCTCTTGTCGGAATTACAGGAGAATCAAGCAATTGCTCAACTCGCTTTCCTGGGCAGCGTAGCAGCAGGAAAAAGTACAATTAATAAAGCCTTAACTGGCGAGACCACTCAAAAACACACCAGAGAACTTATTAATGGATGTACCATTAATATGGGCTATGTTAATATTAAAATTTATTATAATGCAAGTAGTAAACAATATCTCATCAACCCTAAAGAAAACGATAACATGCAAGGGTTCAAGTTGTTGCGACATTTCTCGAGTGCGGATAATCCCGGACATAACGCGTACATGTCAACATTAATTACAGGTATTAATACGGTCGATAATGTTATTTTTTTAGTGTCTGGTACAAACGGTATCGAGCCACAAACAAAAGAACACATGAAATGTTTTAGAACAACTGGTTGCAAAAACTATTGTTTTGTCATTTCAAAAGCCGACCTAATTCCTACCAAAATAAAACTTGATCAGCTTCATAAAACAGTGAATCAATTTATTATTGATGAAATTCCAGAAGAAAGCGATATTGATCTGCCACCTGTTATCCCATTGTCAGCACAATCTGGTACGAACATGGATAAACTAATTCAATACATCGTCGCTTCTCCATATCCACGTGCATTGGAGAGTTCAGTAAATTTACCTTTGATGATGCCAGTTGTGAGATCATTTGACATCAACCGACCTGGTGTCGACCCGGCAAAAATGACTGGTGCGACCATTGGTGGTGCACTGATGCAGGGATTTGTGATGCCCGGAGACATTGTATGTTTATTGCCAGGCATTGTCAAACATACAAAACGAGGATTTACATGTATTCCATTGCATACACAAATTGTGGAGATTCGTTCAGATACCTCTAGTAAAGCATTGGCGATCGGCGTACCAGGGGGATTTCTAGGATTGCGTACAACATTAGATCCAGGCCTTGCGAAGGCAAATGGTCTTGTCGGTCAGGTATTGATCAAAAAAACAAATCGAGCAGCGCCTTTTCATATTGTCATGTCATTTACTATGACGTACGAACAATTTGCAGATGATCACATTAAGGAACAACAATCATACTTACTGGCAATTCATTGTGCAACTAAAAGGGCAACTCTCGTTAACAAAGATGATTCGCATTTGACTTTTCAACTTGATGAGCCAATTGCGTTGATGGTTGGTGAAAAAGTAGTCGTCATGACAAGTTCGAATGCAGAAGATGGCTTATCAGTTGAATGTTACGGTAATGTCACACAAGTAATTTCATCTGATAACATCGAAGTGAAAGACCAGCCAGATATGAGAATAATGGCCGCTAATGATCTTAGTGACGTGATTGACTGTGTTGAAATTGTTAATGATTTGGAAGAACCACCTATTTCGGTTGAAGATATTATGGAGAGCTTATATGATTTTAATAACACGACTGACAATATGACGTTTTCCTCTTCTACTTTTTCGATTGATTGCCCGCAAGTCAATTTGCAAAAGACAGACACATCTATCACTATCACGAATCCCAGCGAAATTTTCTCCAACTTTACAACCGATGCACATTACAAGATCCAATTGTATGGGGAGTTCGCAAAATATATTCAGACTAATATGGATGGTCTCGGACGTGGAAGTGTTGTGATCGATCATGTTCAAATTGGTTTCCATAAACTCAAACACGCACAGCGAAAATGGTATATTCCACAATTTAACAAAGAACTCCGTAATTTCGTTGCACTAAAATTCACGTGCAACACTTGTAAAACGGTCGGCTCACTGTTACGTACAGAAGTAAACGTATGTTGTCGTAAATGTAAGGCGGTACAGAGCGTATTTGGTAATTAAATTAATTTATCTATCATTTAACCATCATAAAAAATTGAAATTTATATACTTATTTATATCTAATATAAGTATATATTGAAAACAATGATTCGTATGTACAATAGACTGCCCAAAGTTGGCGAAACAGTCATCGTCAAGGTGACAAATATCGATCGAGAAAATCAATTGCATGACTGTATTTTGTTGGAGTTTGGAGGCATTGCCGGCAAAATTACACGTACAGAATGCAATAAAAAAGATGCCAGAACAATCTTTAAGAGCTTGAAAGAAGGAGCAATTATCCCCGTTAGTTGTTCTCAACTTCCACCAGAAGGCGAAGATACATTTGTTGCTTTGTCATATCCCAATCTTGATAAAGACACTATTACCAAGCACAAAAGTATTTATACTAATATTATGCGCGTCGTTAACACACTTACGATGATGTTAGCTGATAATGCCGTGTCAGGTAAAGATTCAGGCGCTACTCCTCAGGATTTGCTGACAGATAAACATATTTATCGCAAAGTGTCATCCATGGTCGAGGAAGTTGTCAGTTCATTTGACTCATTGGAAGAATTGTCAGACGCTTTTTTTGTGGATACTACAGTGTTACACGCTATGGCTCCATCATGGAAGACTTGTAATGAAGTGACAGCATTTAGAGAAAAATTATTAGCCAAATTCCCGTTGCCAAAAAAGACGATTGCAATTAGGTTCGAATACAAAACATACAATTGCATGGGTATGACGGCGATTCAAAACATGTTTAATGATGTTTTGACAGTCGCTAAGGAATTCAATCCATTGTTGCAAATTACTCTCGCTACTGAATCGCCGCCGATCTACCGTTTAACAGTCAAAGGTATCGAATTGGAGAAATTAGACTATACTGAGAACGCAATCAAGCAAATTATTGGAGCATTGACATCGGATTTTTCTGATGCCAATTACTTATCAACGGAACTATTAGCATAATTAAATACATTTTACTTTATTTTATAACGTTAATTTATATGTTACGTGATAATATTTGGCTTTTATTTGCCCTGTTACTATTTATAATTTATTTATTTAAGAAAAATACTATTACAGAGGATTTTTTCCTTTGGAATCTAGCTACCAGATGGCCAAAACTGCCGTACGACCTTCGTGGTAACCCTTATTATTATTTACACAATGGTAACGTTTTTTCAAGTAATTATGTTAATTTAATATCATATCCAGATGTACAATATTATTTACCATATTATCATAACGGTATGATATATTCCGCAAATGGTCAATATCGACCAGACACTTTTGCTCAATTATATCCCACTGTACCCATCATATATCCGACATATGATGCTCCTGTAGATTGGCTATCCCTTGAAAGAAATGGCCTAATATCTAGCAAAAAAATTGAAAGTAAAAGTATTTAATGATATAACATTAATTATTATTATATATTTATTATACATATGGCGTCAAACGTTCAAGGAGTTCCCAGTAATAGCTTAAATGAATCCGCAGTCGATCTCGATCTTGACTTCGATATAGAAGAATTTTCTATTAATTCATTTCAGACAAAATCACAAGAGGAACAAAGAAGCATCTATTACACCGTGGCGGCGCTATTGAATAAAACTATAGTTCGTATGCGTGCATTAGACGCTCTACGTATTCGCATGTTGGAATGTGTAGGTATGGAAAATGTTGCACCAGCTGCAAACGATTTCGCAGCTTCGGCCGTCGCTGTTCCCCAAGGGGTTAGTAACGTAGCATCCGTTGCATCGCCAACGACAGCAAAGCCACCCGCCAAGCCACGCGGTAAAAAAGCTGTCGTCGAACCAGCGGCTGCCGCAGTGCCGCCACCGGCAGCCGCTGCACCAACTGCAGTTGCACCAACTGTAGTTGCACCAACTGTAGTTGCAGCACCGGAGAAGAAGCCGCGCGGGAAAAAAGCAGCAGTAGTTACACCTGAAGCGCCAGCAGTAGCGGCCCCAGCAGTAGCAGCTCCAACGGTGGTAGCTCCAACGGTAGCAGCGGTAGCAGCCGAAGCGGCACCAGAGAAGAAACCACGCGCAAAAAGAGCGGTGGCAGCGACTGCTCCCGAGCCGGCACCAACTGTAGTAGCTCCACCAGCAGTTGCTACAACCCCGGTAGCTACAGTTGAAACTCCCAAAAAGCCACGCCAGAAAAAAAGCGCACCAGCCGCATAAACGGACAAAAAAAGAAGAAAAAGAAAAAGAAAAAGAAAAAGAAAAGAAAGTAAAGAAAAAGAAAGAAAATGATGGGTGCTCTGAAAAAGAGCTGCCAATTGCAGAAGTGTTTATATTTTTTCCAAAAAGTCATGGTGTAAGCCAATGGTATAGCAAGAATACGGCTCCCACGAACAATAATGGAGCAGGTCCGAACCGGTGTGTAAATAGTACCAACCAAGATGACGAACCGGATCAAAATCAAATTGATAATGACCCCAAAAAGGATGACGATGGCGGCGAAGACAAGAATGATTCCAAAAAAAATTGATAAAAATTCAAATAAAAGAGGATACTTTTCATTTATAACTTATATGACAGACATCAACAATATAGTAGTAAACATTGATGAAGCCTTGTATAATAAAACATTCGCGTCTATGATGGAAGACATGAATAACGCATTAGCCAAAAGGAACACACGCAATGTATCACACACAAACATAATATATCGCATAGACGCGGGGAATACCGTTAATTGTTCTAGACCCAACTGCAATAAAAAAGCGATGTTCAAGAATGCGACAAATAATGAATACTTATGTTGGTATGATGCATTTGTCTGCAACAAGGTACAATAAGTGTAGTATCCTCTGTTATTAGCCCAGCATCCTCTTTTATTATAGCTATAATAAAATTTGAGCTTATTAGCCCAGCATCCTCTTTTATTATAGCTATAATAAAATTTGAACATTTTATTTATTATCATAATTACTTGTATATGTTAATAAACAAAAATGAGACGTTCCATTGAAAATTTCGAGCAATTAACCATGTGGCTGGCCCTTCGGAGGTTAGGCTACAGTAATGCAGAAATTGGCACGATTAATGAACTAGAACACGAACAAATTTGTCCACATTGCCATCCAAGTGATAATTTAGATGAGAATATGTGTGATGACGAATACGACTATTCAGAATTAGATCTAATGCCTGATTTCATCAAGAAAAATAAGAACAGACAATGTAATAAATTTAATTTTAACCATAGTGCAGCAATCATTAACTCAAATAGTAAAAGTTTACAAGTACTTTGTACAGGTCAAAATAAATCATACGTAGACGGATCATCTATTCACGCCGAAGTTGACGCAATTAATCACCTACCACCTCGTAAAAACTGGAATAAACGATTATTAATAGTCGACTTATTGGTTGTGCGTATCAGCAAATCAGGTAATTTAGGTAATTCTGCTCCATGTATTCATTGTTTGCGTACGATGACCCATCTACCTCATAAAATGGGATATCATATTAATAAGGTGTACTATAGTAATCCGGAGGGACAAATTGTCCATTATAAATTAGATGACCTAATCGCAATAGATGAGATGCATGTAACATCATATCATCGTAGTAATGGGTTTAACATTAAAAATTATTTAAAATGGCGTGCTAAGTATTTAACGCAACTGATACGGAAGAAATCCAAATGATCTAATATAAAATTGATAATATTATACTTAGACACATATTTTTATTTATATTTAACATTATGGCTAAACATAGCAACGGTTATATACTATGTCATGACATGAGTAGGGAATATGATATCATACCTGTCGATATCAATAACCTTAGATATAATACAATTTCAGTAATATACCTAAATGATATATCTACTATCACTTTCGCTAATCCAATAAAAACTATGGTGACATCTATATTTAATAATCATAAATCATCATATCGTATTGAAATATCATCTGTCACAAATACAAATGCAAATACAAGCCTCGAACACATGTTCAATGAAAATCATATGTTATGTGATTTGACCGATATGAACAAGTTAAAAAGTGCAATCAATGGATCTTACATTAATCCAGCTTGTGGCGATATCATTATCATCAATATATTAAATAGAAAAGATCAGACAGATAAAGTTATAAAAGATATTATTGAATTTAATTCAAATAGTGATGACGATATTATCCCACATAAAAATATATACACCATTTATTTCGACGATAATATTATTGATACTAAGTATTATGTATATTTAGCAGCCAATATGATTATTAACAATAGTGATGATTTCGATATATATAACCTTATTGAATCAAACTTATTATGTGGCCATGCAACACCAGTTTATCTTAAAGGACAATTGCTCAACGTATCAGATTACAGATATTTACCACATTATAATACCCTTTTTATTATGACGTTAAAGAATGACCCGTCAGAACAAGATAACGCTATTAGCATATTTAATACAGATGCATTCCAATATCCAACAATAGATATATTGGATATACATATAGTAGCTTTTTCAAATATGTTAATATTTATACCGGATGATTACATGATACAATATGTAAAAAAAATAAACAATATATATAGGAATGCTATTAAACAATATTATTCAAAAGAAAATTATCTGCATGGTGTAACAACGGATCACTATAATTTTAAAATCAAAAATGTAATGAATAAATTAATAGAAAATAAGAGCGTAGATATTCCACCTATGGCAATAGATCCTTATAAAAAATTAGCCATAAATTATTCTTCAATGACTGACTTTACTTTTGATGAATTGCGCTTTGTAGATAAGTCTATGATGAACATATTTAATAATATTAATGCATTGGATAATTATAAATTGACCATACTACAATGGTCAAAAAATTATCAACCAGAAGCAAATATCCCCACCAAATATACTGATCAATATTTATCAATATTGTCACGCACATCATGGGCAGATGAATTATCATCATATAATATATTGGGTTTAATATTGTCGATTAAAAGTCCAAAATTAGCAAAATTAGGTATAATTATGGATCGTATCGAAATTAATATCGAGTCGAATAATTTAATTTCTAGTGAACAAATTACAGATGCACAAGAAATTTATCATGAACAATATAGACATTATGATGATAATAGAAGTAGCGAACGTGCAATTACTGGAAATATATTAGGAAGTGGAAATAGTATTTTGCCTTTGTATATAAATAATACACACTGGCTATTAGCAAAAATACAAATGAATTATTGCATGGGTATACTAGTCAATCAACATCCATTTGATTATTATAAAAAACATTATGAAATATATGCTATGACATTATTAAATTACTTCGAAAAAATGATCAGCGATGTTAATGAATTACATGATAAAAATATAATCATATTAATCCAGCTTATCATAACCAGCAATATAATCTTCAAAGATGTGTTTAATTATAAAATTAACGACAAAGAAATAAATGACATAGAGTCAGTAGAAAATATACAATGTTTATTAGGGAATACGTTATTCACCTACAACCCGATAATCAAGAGCAAAAGTATAATGCTGCGAAGACATCATAAAACATTACTTTTGAGCGAAATATGCAAAATCGTCAAAACAATTCCATTAGCAACTATTTTCGCAAAAAAAATATCATCAAATGCAGCAGCAAAAATGTTAAACACAAGTGAGTGCCATATATATGATATTTTTAACAGAGATATTATAGACACATTCTTACATAATTTAAATAACATCGATCATGGCCCAATTAGTAAGCTAATATGTTGGCAATTAACCGAACAGTTGTTAATGGATATTAATGTAACTAACCATCTGAAAGCAGTTATGAATAATAAATATGGATATATAGCAGATGATACTATTAAGTATTTTAAAGATAATTTAATGACTATACATACTCAATATCACAAAATTATGACACACAAATATATGATATTATATGATGACAAACATGCGGCTAAAAAAATACTATGTATGATTATAAATATTATGTTAAAGGACAAAATGGCGATTAATAGAAACTTTATTAACTATGGAGAAGAGGCGTTAGATAAATATTATAAACAACTTGCGTCAAACTATATATCGATAATTAACAAATAAAGAAAATCCTATAATTTCATATAGCTTCATTACTGCTTTTTTATTTTATAAGTATTAATAATGAAACCCATCATTCTTTATTTTAATCATATCGATGATACGCCTATGTCATCATATATGAAATACGATGATATTAACAAAACATATATCTACGATGATTTTTTCGACACCTTAAAAAACAAATACGACATCATTATACCGGATATAAAACACCATCACGTATTTCAGTACAGTAAAAATGATCAACAACATAGATCCGCATTTGGATGGCCTCTTAAATATGACAAGATCGATTCGTTATCTTTTGAGGATTTAGATTCGACGAATGTCATTCAAAAAATACATACCAGTTTGAATGCGAATCGTAAATATATATTAATGGCACATGGTGATGGTATTTATTTGGCGATGGAATTTATAAGATTATATCCATATCTTGTCGACAAAGTGATATCATTAAATGGGTCATGGATAGCAAGTGATATATGTAAAGACATACCTATTCGACTAATAAAAGATCAAAATGAATTAACAGATATATTCAATAATGTTCGTATAAGTACCGATAATGAAATATATTGTAATAGGATTATCGATCATATACAATCATATTGTATAGCGAAATGTATACAATATAAATATGAAAATTTGATTAAAAATATCAATTTTATTTCGTTCAAAACTTTCCACGAGTCTGTTTTCCAGCCAAATAGAAGATTGTACAATGAAAATTTATGTATTGAACATCAAATTTTATTGAATATCGATAACCATCAATATAATTATCAGGCAATATTTATGATAAATGCACCTTATTACATGTGGCATGCAACTCGCTATGAAATTATAATTTCACATTTTCTGAAAGAGCAATTATTGGCAGTACATCAATCGAATATGCAAAGCGGAGGGAGAGAAATGGCATTTGACGATAAACAGAAGCAAAGTAAAAAAGGTATATACAGAATATCATATTTTGACGCCAAAGATCTGAATAAAAAGGGAGAGGCCAAATTAAAATTCAAATATTACTATCTTAAAAATAATGTTGAAGTTACCGAACCCGCCGAATTAGAACGCATCAATAAGTTAAACTTAGCTCCCGCATATACAGATGTATGGGTATCAGAAGACCCTTCTACCAAAATACAAGCTACTGGTTTGGATGCCAAGGGCAGAAAACAATATCGCTACCATAAAGTACATGTTGATAAATCAACAGATGAAAAATTCGTAAGATTATATAAATTTATTAAAAATATACCAAAATTAGATGACCAAATGGCACAAGATCAAATATTACCGATGTATGCCAAAAATAAAACAATTGCTCTTATGCTCAGTCTCGTGAAAGAGCTTAATATGCGTGTTGGTAAAGAGTGCTATGCGCAAACGAATAAGTCATATGGTATCACTAGTTTGAAAAAGACACACGTGACGATTATAGATAATAACACTGCCAAATTTAATTTTAAAGCAAAAAGTAATAAATTAGCATCATATACCGTCAAGTCTCCCGAAATAATCGCTGAACTAAATCAACTACTAGAATTGCCAGGAGAGAAAATATTCCAATATATTAATAATAGTGGCAATATATTACGTGTAACTGACGTGGATCTAAACCAATATATACAAGATACTATGGGACCAGACTTTACATGTAAAGATTTCCGGACATATGCGGCTAATTTTTATTTTATGAAAGCACTTCTCTCAGAGACTAGGAAACGAAATCCAAAAGATACTAAAACAATAAAGAAGAATTTAAACTTAGCACAAGAGAATACGGCTTTTTACCTAAGACACACCAAAAGCATCTCCAAGAAAAGTTATACTATGGAACTTATACGTAAAATGTATGAAGAACAACCTGAATGGTTCGTAGAAAATAAAAACAGACAACCTTTGAATGTTTTAATTGACATATTAAAAGTTCATATAGATGATGTTAAATCTAAACATAAGACTGTAAATAAGTAGTTGATGTATACAATAAGTACAAATATATATTTACGTATATAAAATTAATAATATGGTAACGATCATATACTGTAAAATACAGCGTGAACAGTATAAATATCATCAACGGGTCATTTGTTAACATTAACACGCCTTTGTTGGCAGAATGTGGCATCACTATTGAGTAATATTTACTAAATTGTCGTAAAACTATACTATAGACAATTACTATATTATCAGCGATAAATTGTCTAAATTTATCGCTATACATAATAATTACAGCTAGCATTGACATTATAAACATATTAGTAAATCCCGCTTCATCTGGTTGCGACATATAGCATATATGTTGTATGATGACGTAGCAGATTAACGCGAATGAATTGAATAACATAATATTTAATATTAGCAAAACTTTAAATATTAATTTATCGATAGATGATATATAAATGAATATTTTTCGTTACGTCACTCGAAATGTATAAATCCGATTAATTATCGATAGGAACTATTGTATATATCATCTCGTATCCTGTCAATGGGAAATATAATTTTACTTTATTCTTTACTGGTATCTTCAACTCTAACATCAAATTGTAATAATATAATAATTGTATTATATAACTGCCAGGTACATAATTGCTGAGCGAACATTTAATATCCGCCAAAGTTTCATTTTGTGTACTATATAAATCAATAATTCCGTTCATATTCAATCCATGTAATGACTTCTGATATACATCATATTTTTGATCTTTTATATATTTATTTATGTCTTCAAACCATTCATATTCATTATCATCAGTGAACATACCTTTTTTGATGTAATTCATTATTTGTATACTGTTCGAATTACCACCGATAAATGCAGTTATTAATGAATTATCGAATATTATTTTATGTCTAATACTTCTATCAGTCGTACTCGCTAATAATTTATTATTGAAAGTTAAATACCTTTTAACATGTTCTGGCACTATCATCCTTGTAAATGGCCTCTGCAAAAAAGTTAATATATTATTTTCACTTAATATTTTTTCATCATTTACCATTCTATTTAAGTGATTATATACAGATAATGCTTCCTTTTCATCTATATTTATTTGTTGCATTATATTCGTCACTAATGCTTCCGCCGGAGCAGCTGGCCCATTATTAGCTATCTGTCTAATAATATCAAGTAATGTATTTGCATCATATCCATACAATACTCTATATATGTTATAATTGTAATTGATGTATTCTACTATTTTTATAATACTAAGGTCTGGATGATATGCGGGGCTGTTTGTTACCAGCCAACCAATGTAATGATCTATATAATTGCCCAATAACATCGGCAAATTACTCGTAATAGATGATAATTCTGTCATCACTTTTAAATTACAAGAGGGGGAACTGACGCTACCCTGGATACATCCCGTATTTGAATTAGAAGAGAGATGTTCTTGCAATGCGTCAGTTGCGACGCTGGCCCGAAGACATCCCGTATTTGAATTGGAAGAGAGATGTTCTTGCAATGAGTTATGTACTTTAACTTTCTGACAAGTAATTTTATAGCGCTGTTTTATATTCTTATAATCTTCTTCTGTTAAACGTTTAATAATTTCGGTCACACTTCGTCCTATATATCTATTTTTCGGCAATATTGTCGGCTTTATCATTTCGGTCGGCTTTGTATATATTACATTATCATCAATGATCACGTCTAACAAATAATTAACTTGATAATGATACGTAATATATAACTGTTCCTTGCCTCTAGTAATTGCAACATACATTAAATTACGTTCTTCATCTGAACTATAAGTATATTCGTCATCTTCTCTGTCACAAAATTCAACGTTGCCGGCATTGATCAATATAACTATATCTGCTTCCAGACCTTTGACACCATGTATTGTTGACAAGACCAATTTACCTTTCATAATATATTTACTTTCATCTAGTAAATAATATGGTACGTTATATTTGATAAGTAAATTTTCGAAAACATTTAACGCTAGTCTAAATCTAGACACAATTAGAATTTTTTTATTATTTTTATTTGATATAGTATTAACATATTTAATAATATGTTTTAGCTCATCATACAATGTATTAAATCCATTTATTGTTATTTTCTGTATCGTATCCGATGATGCAGTCACTTTTTTCGTAATGATAAATTTATCGTTTGCTTCTTTTATCGATAAATATTTATTGGCAAAAGCTACTACCTCAGGCGAATTCCTGAAATTCTCCGTTAGTTTATATTTTATTATTCCTTTCTGACCATCTATATTAACTATATTTTTGTTAAATTGATATATCGATTGATCCTTATCCCCAAAATATATAACCATACAATATGAAATTTGTTGAATGAGATTGATAATGTCATATTGTTTTTTATCTATATCTTGGAATTCATCTATAAATAAATATTTAATATTCTGAATTATTAAATTGTATTTCTTTTTGGCTAATATATCGGTTAATAGACTTTTAAATAAAGATAATAATTCATCCGGACAATAGAAATTATTACTCGCATTTAGTTCTTTATCATATATAAATTTAAAAGCAATTGCATGTACAGTACCTATATACGGTATATCATTTGTCATCATCGTTTTTAACTTGCTACGCATATATTCTTTTGCGTTTCGTGTATATGTCAACAGCATGATTGAGTCCTTATTGACATTATGATATTCTACTAGATATGCAATTGAGCAACATAATGTCAATGTTTTTCCCGAACCGGGTATTGAATCAATTAAAATAATCTTGCGTGGTTCATTAATTGCTGCGATAGATGTGACGATATCATATTGTTCTTTAGTTAAATTCATTGATTTGTTTTTTTCGCGGCTGCCGTCGAAATATAGCGAATACATACTATCAATTTTGTATTTAATGGTTAAATGAACACTAATTATTTAATAATTATACTAACTGTTTATAATTAAATTTATACTAATCATCAGATCTAATATCTGAATAAATTCTGATGAAAAGTTATTTAATCTATTATCTATCAACGCCAATTTCGCAAATATAGCCGCTTTCTTTTTGTCAGATATCTCACTATTCAAATAATACTGGAATAAATGACCAATCAAAAATAAACAGTCATAACCCTCACTTATTATATTTTCACATTTATTATATATCTCTTCTTGGACACTTGCTTCTAATGGCCTACTCAACAACATAACTATTTCATTTATTAATATTTGCGGTATTTCCCCCACTATCTCTCTTATCATATCTATTGTTAAATTATATATGTCAGCTACATTACATAATTGTTGTATTATAGTTATTGTCTTTCTTAAATCTCCTAATGTATAATTGTAAATATATTGAAAATGTTCATCCGCTATATGAACATCTTTATAACCCTCTGCCAATAATATTTTATTTATTATCATTTTCGAATGTTCGATGTCAATTGGTGAGAATGCAAACCGGGTACATCTTGATAGTAATGGAGGGTATATTTTGGCAACTTCATTACAAATTAATATGAAACGTGTATTTTTTGAATAATCTTCCATGACTCTACGTAACCCATCTTGTGCATCGTGCGACATTACATCAACTTCATCCAAAATAATAATTTTAAAAGGTGCTATGTTCTTATCTAAATCACCTCGATTGATGGCCAGTTCAGCGAAATTTTTAATACATCCACGCAAAAGTTTCAAACCCCGTTCATTCGAGACATTAAGTTCCAATGTGCGATTTTTATATAATTTATTATTTTCTTCTGCAAACTCTCTATCGTTCAAATTGGGAAAATCTTCTCTTTTATATCTAAACAATTTCCTAACCAAAATTGAAATAGCAGATGTTTTCCCAGTACCCGGGGGGCCATGTAACAATAAATGAGGAATATTTTGTTCGATCACTGCGCCCGTTAAAAATTCTTTTATTTTCTCCTGGTCAATAATAGTATTAATAGTTTTTGGTCTGTACTTCTCAAACCAAATAACATTATTATTCTTCTTCATTTATTATATAATTTAGCTCTTCATTGTTTAAATTATAAAAATTTCAATTATTAACATAAAATGCAAATTATTGAAATTTTAATTTATTACTGACTAATACATATGACCTTTATAGATATAAATAATGACAAGTGTCACCGCCGCTAAACCAGCAAAGAAAAAAGTTAAAACCGTTCATCGGCCATGTCCTATACATACAACTTTTGAAATAATTAGCGCAAATATTGTCGCTGACGCTCATTTATCCATATATAATGATAATTGCCCAGTTTGCAAAAATGATGTCACGGCACAATGTCCAAATTGTACCGGCACTGATAATGAATGTAAAAGTGTTCTGGGTATTTGTGATCATGTATATCATGGGCATTGTATCCAAGAGTGGTTAACTGCCGGACATACTACATGTTGTTTAGACAATAAACGTTGGGAATATAAAAAACATGAAATGCCTGTTAGCAGTCATAGAATTGTCACTCTGAAAGACCAAAAAGTTGATGATAACAATAAAAAACAGAAAAAAGTCGATATATCTGATTCTGACAGCTCATCCACAGAGGAATAAACATTTTACTTTATAAAAATTGATAAATAATATCCATACATGATAAGATAATTATTAAATAGCAATGCTCAGAATATATAAACCAATCGGTAAAACTTGCGGAGAGGTAGTTGACGCAATTCCACAAAAAGCAGCGTATTGTGGCCGATTAGATCCAATGGCTCATGGTCAAATGTTGTGTCTAATCGGTCCTGAAGCCGCAAATGTGAAAAAACATTTACAACATGATAAAACTTATGAATTTAGATTTGTAACTGGTATTTCTACTGATACTACAGATGTAATGGGTCTATTTAATAATGAGAATTATCAAGATGAAATAGATTTAAACGATATAATAGAATATATTAAAAATATGGCTATTAACAAGAAGTTTCCTCAAAAGTATCATAAATTTTCATCATTCATGCCAAAAGAAAAAATCAACATTTCAATCGACACATCCAAAAGAAAACCGCTATGGTATTGGTCAACGAATAATTTGATATGTCCAGATTATTACAAAGATGTTATGATCTATTCATTAAATATAGATCATATCAAAGAAATTAAATTAAAAGACGTTATTACAGAAGCATTGCATAATTTACATCAGGTGACAAATCCGGGAGAATTTCGTCTAGAGCAAATTATTTACAATTGGCAACACATTAATGCCGAGCGCGAACAGACATTGACAGAATTTAAAATTACTATTAAAGTTTCATCCGGGTTTTACATCAGACAATTCGTACAAGACATTGCAGATCATTTTAAAGCCAAATTAATGGTACTAGAAATACATCGGTCATCTGTGGATACGATCAATATTGAATAATTATTATCTATGCAATCAAACAACATGTACAATTACGTTTACCTATTTTGGCTATTTGTTTCGCGATGATGATTCCGTCCAAAAACTTTTCTACTTCATCTAATAATGATTTAATTGATTCCTTTTTAAGAATATTGTTAACTTCTAAAGCTGATATAATTACTATTACCAATGATAGTACAAAATGGATAACCATATTCTTAACATCAGCTTCTTTATCATTTATTTTCTCCATCTGATCAGCTATCAAAGTCACAGTAGAACTAAATGCATTTGATACAAATTGTACGATTTCAATTGGCTCTAATATACCATCTGCCAATTTGGTATTTATATCGTTGCAAATTTTTAATGATATTTGTACTAATTGATCCTCATATTTGCTACATTGTTCTGCTGCATTATCTGCCATTAAACTGGTAAGTTTATCATATATATTTTTAATATCTGAATTATTATCAGTCATTTGCTTCGATAAATCATCAAATGTTAATGCTATCCTTTGACCATCTGCTATTTGTATGGATAAAGATCTATTCAATTTGTTATATAGAGTCGTATATAGTGACATTAGTATTGATATCAATTATAATATATTTTAATTTTACTATTTGAACAAAATCATATATTTATATATATTTATATATATTTTATATTGAAAAAATTGAAATTCAATCTCTACGGTCATCATACTGTTATAACAATTAAACCGCGCCATATGCAATGAATCGTCCTTCCTCAGCACTATGCTCTTATTACGGCAGGGAATCTGTCCGTGAAGAATTCAAAGAATTTTGTCTGCGAAACTGGTCCAACTTTTTCACGGAAGAAGAAGTTCGCAACATGTTTCACGATGAAACATACTTAATTAACCAATTACAATTTAACTACATGATCAAACATTCTCTACATCATTACCTTGATCGTTATTTACCAAAATACATTGCTATACTAGCCAGTGCAAATGAAAATGCAACGGATCAGTCTTTTTGCAAACTCCATTTTGGTATTTCTGACGAGGGGATCATCGAAGGCATCCCTCTATTTCTTACTGATGATATCGTGTTTGAACAATTATTTTTCAATGAATATATTCATCACTGTTTCGCTAACCGTATCCGAATCAAACATAATGACAATTCACCTGCTCCGATGACCATCGATGATATTAAACAACTGGTTCATATTGAAATCGAAAAATTAGACGCAGATAATATTGATTGTGACAATACACATATCGATCGATTGAATCATTATCTGGGACTCAATAATGCTCTCAAAGCAGAATGGGACAGATATGAAACACAGTACAGGCAATGGTTTAATGACATCACCGCCTATAATATTAAATTAAAAGATTTGGTCAACAATCGAACTGTTCGGAATGAATTAATCAAATTCATTTCGAATTGTAATGCGGGATCCGAATGTGATACAGTCATTGAATTTCTAGAATCAGATGAAACTATTGATTATGAAATTACCGTGCAGACGATCTCTGATATTGGAGAGAATAAACAACATCCAATTTATTGGACGTTGATATACAAAGATTACAAAATCGCCGAAATTAGAAAGTACAAACCTGTCGCTCCATTTCATAAGTTATCAGATTTTAATTATTACGCATTTGCGCAACATATGTACAACATCCGGCCATATTTATTAGGACAGGGTTGCGCCTTTTATAAAATTACAATTAATATTCCATCGCTCAGTGGCGGGTTATTATTAGAATATTTAGATAATAACAACGTGTGGCAATCTAAAAAACGTATTATACGCGGTTCCGAACCTATTACTGTTGACAGAGTATAATTATCTTCATATATAATAGCTTATAAATTTATCACCTATCTCATTCGGTATCAATGTACAACCATTTACAAATATTTTCCCCGTAACATTAGTTATACCATTACATATTGCCCATTTATGCATGATGGCGTCATCTGCCGCCAATGTATTACCAAATGAAAAATTAATATTTACATTTATATTATCCAAATGATTACGTGTTTCATACTCTACTTTATTATTTGAACTAGTGACGTACTTCAATAAATTGTACCTATATGTTAAATACAATGCTAAATATATCCTGTCATATATTGACATGTTATCGGTCTCTGCTAATAATTCGTCAGGAATTAAATTATATTTTTGATTTATTGATATCAAATCAGCATCCGCTATTCTATCTAATACCTTCGCAAATGTATTTTTTATTTCATTTACATTTTCAAAATAAGATAAATTTAATAATTCAAGATTCTTACCCATCTCATAATAGTTAGTTAATAAATTATATAAAAACATATGATCTGAATAATTTACAATTGCATCTGCAAAATTAGCATTAATAAATGCCATCCTATCTTGTGGATTTGTAGACGGAAATCTAATTAAGTTATCTAGCTTATTATCCATTGCAGCTATAATACCTACCATTGAATATATCATCGGCAAATTTAACATTCTGCCATAGAATGCTAGCATGGCAAGCTCTACCGAATAGTTACTTAAATCATGTACTACTTTGCCAAATCGTGTCAAAGTGCCCTGATACGGTAACCATGATTCATATGTTGTCATTTTCCCATATTGTATATCTGAGTAATATAAGCGTCCAATTTTATCTATTTCATTTTCTGCGGCAATTTCGGCATCATCATATTTTTTTGCTTCACTCTCGCCAAATTCAAATGCCATGCCTTCATCATCTCCACCATTTTGATCAGCATTCAATTTAACTAATTTAATGAGGTTATTAAAATGTAGATAACGAGCGGCCGACATTATTTGAATTGGCTTTATTGGACTTATTAAGTTTTTACATAACTCAATCACATCGGATATATATGTATGATACCTCATAAATGATAAAAAATGTCCGTTCATATTAGTTAACACTATTGATGGACTTGGATATTTATCTAATTTATTGAATGTATCTTGCGTATACAAATGATAGCATATTCCTTTTTGCAATCTTCCGGTGCGACCCATGCGCTGTTTAATTTGTGCCTGCGTAGTATAACGTTTCTCAATCACATTGATATATTTATTATAGTCGAAATAACTTAATAATTCCAATCCGGAATCTATAACATATACGATACCGTCCACTGTTAATGATGATTCGACTACATTAGTGGCAAAAATTATTTTTCTCTTATATCTACTGTCTAATGCACGATATTTATCTTTGGCCACCGCTAATTCACGATTAGTATCAGACATTTTACCATACACTTCAGCACAATAAAATTCATCACATATCCGCGTGTCTTTAATCTGTCTATTACATAATGCCTTCAGTTTGCTGCAGCCGATTTCTGTATCTTTCTGTGATGTGACAAACATTAATATATCTCCTTTTACTTCGTCCTCTAGTAATTTTAATATAATAGATATACCAATATCTATATAATTAAACATATTAATTTTGTCATGTGGTGCCATCCAAATACTTTCTATCGGATGGTTTGACTGTCCAGTTATCGATATATGACCGAATGTTATATCATCTTTTTCATAGAACGTCTTAAATATATTTGCGTCGATTGTAGCAGACATAATGATCAATTTAAATTCCGGGCGTTTTTTAAGTACGTCCTTAAGAAAATATAATAATAGGTCGATTGGCACTTGCCTTTCATGTACCTCATCTATAATTACAGCATTATATTCGGGTAATAATTTATTTTTCAGAAGCTGGGTTAATAATAGACCATCTGTTGCATATAATAATTTGGTATCTTCACTTGCCATATTTTCCGGAGAATTTCTAAACTTATAACCTACATGATTCCCCAAGGGAACATCTAATGTGGCAGCGCTGTATTCTGCATTAGATATGGTTGTTAATATTTTCGGATTGGTAATAATTATTTTACTGTTACTTGTAACAGTATCTACTGTTTCAGTTTCAGTTTCAGTTCCAGTTTCAGTTTTTCTATTTTTTAACAACAGGTATTTGAGAGCGAATTTCGGTATTAATACTGTTTTACCTGAACCAGTGCCAGATATTACTAATGTAACTTGGTTATTTTCTAAACTTTCGAAGAAATTTTTGATTTGCTCTTTATGTTGGTATAATGGTAGTTTCCCCCATTTTTCTGCTTTCTCTCTGTATTCACCACTATATGATTGACCCGTTATAAAATTATCTTTTTCGCCATATTGATCAAGTGGATCATCATATGATATTTCTTCCAATACAGAATCTTTTTTTTTAGATTGTTTAGCTTTCTTCGCAGGCATAAATTAAAGAGAGATAATAAAATTGTTTATAAATATATTCCTAATATTCATTCGCTATTATTTTTGAGCCATTTTTAATTTTAGTACGCTCATCCATTGGTAATAATAATAGTTCTAGCGATCTAATATAACATGGCCTTTCATTATTATCCGCTGTCGTAATTTTCTGTAACAACTCAATCGCTAAATTAATATCATCATCTTTCCAAATATCCATCATTTTATTATGCTTTTCAACCTCTTCCTGTGATAATGGTTTTGATACATAGTGATCCAATTTTTCTGTTATTTGTTTTTCATTTTCATCATGTAATCCTGCTTTAGTCATATAATAATCGATGATGAAAAGATAATGATCTATACAGTGACCAATTACATGATGACTTGAATAAGTTTTCTTTAGTTCATTTAATCCCTTTTTGGCGAGTGTGAAGATAGTATTGATTTTTGGACACTTTTGCATCCTATCACCATTTAATAAATATTTACACGCTATATCTATCGGTGTATGTAAATAGTGAATATCGTCTTTATTATCACCATTGATATATCTATATATACCTGCTAAATATGCGGGCTCATGGAATGAGACTTTATATTCACCGATTGAGAGTTTAGTTCCCATAGGTTTATAAGTATATATAGCTAAACGTACTAATGTAGATAAAGGCTCAACCGTTTTAGCCGCAATGGATTCGTTATTATTAATATTGCCTGTTATCAATGATTTAATATACGGTGGCAAATTGTTCATATTATTATATGAATAACATTATTTTATATAATTTACTGCGAAAAAATTGAAACTTTATTGTGTTACTATCTATATTGCTATTATTATCGAAAACACAAATGCTCGAACAAAATACAGAATTCAACATCAACGACATGCCACATTCCAATCATGGAATGTGGGAAGCATATAAGACGATTTATAATGAAAATCAACGAATGGCGGCTCGTCTAGTAGAATTGCAAGAGAAACATGATAATTGCAGCAAAGAAAACGAAATGCTGCATAAGAAAGTGGAAAAAAAAGAAAAATTAATCGAATATTATATTAATACATTACATATTACTACGATTGAACTTTCTAAATTAAAAGAAGAACAACATAGCAAAAATACAATAACAGTTGATACTTTGCATAGACAACTCCGTCACGCAGAAGAAATTAATGCGGAACTGATTCAATCTACAGTAGATCTTACGACTAAATTAGAGACAGAAACAGCTGCAGTTATGGACCTTACTGCAAAATATCACAGGCAATCCGCACGATTAGATCAAGCAATTGAAAGAGCGATTGATTTGGAGAACATATTGCTGCAATCTAATAGTTATATGGATGACACTAATGATGTGGACGAATAAAAATTAACAAACAATTATTTTTTTATACTACTAATATTATGTCATCTAATAAAAATAATTGCCAAATAATTAACATTAATGCTTTGAACGATTTAATTTTATCTGATTATACATCTAATTCAGTATTTAGAACAACATGGTTATCGTTCAAAGGGTGTGTAGACCAGTATGATAATTTACATCACATTGCCAAATGCAAAAATAATAAAGAAATATTATTAGATTTTTACAAAAGTGCTTTTATTAAAGCGAAAGAGATGAAAACTAAATTAACAGAATACTATTCATCCGACAAAGATAAAGAGCATATCATAAGATGTAATGTCAATGAATTATTAGACAAATTTTTGGTTATTAACTTATCTCACATGAATCTACTTTAATTATTGATTTATTTTGTGAGTAAATTATATGCAATATGAAAAATATAATTCAACTGTTGGCGATATCGATCCATTACGACCGACCAAATATACCGAAGATATAACCTATAATTATCATTTACGTAACGTTAAATATATGCCAACTAATGACGCAACTATGCCGCCTAATGTTATTCCAAATACTGAATACAATAATAAATGGAATGAGTTGCTACTGGCTTATAAAAGTATCCCCAGTAATTTTGTAAATGATTTTAATTCAATGATCGTCCGTAATGATAACGGATATTATGATATGGCGAGAAGTAAGTTAAATTATCCGATGGAAAATTCAGATGTATTATCTGTTTATAGAAACGAACTAGCTGATTATGTAAACTTGTATAAGAGGAGTCAGGATGTAAGAAAGAATATAACGAATCAAAATTTACTAATCGATTTTGATAAACGTGTCAATGCATTTACTATTCCGAGAATAATAGAATTAAATAACATTATAAAAAAATTACATAGAGAAAATAATGTCATAATGGTTGATCAGATACAGATTAATAACATTATAATAAGTGTTATTGCTATTATTTGGTTGTTAATGATATTATATACTATTCTTCGGAACAATAGTAATTATATAAAATACTAGCGGTCAAAATATCGTATTACTCGTTTCTTATTTGTATAAAATAAAATATCGTATTACTCGAGTTACGTTTAATAATAATATTTTCTTATATGTATAAAATAAAATATCGTATCCATTTATATATGTCCCAACTCGCAAATAAAAGCGCATTTTCTAATATGGAAATAGAACAGAGTAATGAGCGATTCATTGCTAATCTTAAAATTGAGGCAGATAAGGGAAATATTTCTGGTGATACTGCTAAAGATTTATTAATAGCAGCTATCACATTGCAACAATCATTTGCTGCGTCGCAACAAAAAACTTCAAGTAATACATCTGCAGGTAATGCCGGCGCTATTAACAGTGTTGTTTCCACTGTGACAGAAGGCTTTAATATCTTACCATATTTAAATACTGTGCAGATCCCACTGATAACCACCGATAAGATCGCATTATTGACCGATGATCAAATTAAATTAATTACTACCGTCAAATTACAAGTTATCACCACCACTCAAATCAGCGCTCTTGCTACTACCCAAGTTGATGCATTCACGACAAATCAAATCCCATTGCTTACGACAAACCAAATCCGTGCATTGACCACTGTACAGCTTCCGGTATTAACAACTGCACAAATACGCACATTAACTACAAGTCAAATTCCGGCACTAACTACAAGTCAAATTCCGGTATTAACTACGAGCCAAATTCCGGTATTGACTACAAGTCAAATTCCGGCATTAACTACAAGCCAAATCCCCGTACTAACATCGGTTCAAACACAAGCGTTGCTCACTACACAAAATGCCGCTTTTACTACCACACAAGTAGCAGCATTTACTACCGCACAAGAACAATACTTCACAAGCGATCAAAGTGCCCGCTGGTTGCCTTAAGAGATGATGGAACGTTTTTATATTAACGCATTAGTATTAATATAAAACTAAAAATATATATTCTTTATCGGCCGCGCGACATCAATTGATAGACGATATATGCGATCAAAGCAAACATAATTATATTCAATAATGAATCATTTCCTGAAGATTTCCTTCTGGCAGAACCGGTTGAGATAACCACTGATGCATCGTTCACAGACTTAACCACAGTTTCAGCTACTTCATTGCCGGATTCTTCAAGCGGGACTGTAGCGACGATGTTAAGTTTAGTGGTATTAGGGCGCGGACCAGGCTCCGATTTTACATCAACTGCTGATACATTCTTATCTAATAATTTACTGGCTACTAAACTAGCCACTGAATTTGTTAAAACTTTACTTTTATTGGCTTCGCATTCTGCACACACGGTTACATTCACATTCTGTGTACCATTCTCTTTCTTCTGTATATTCGCATCCGCAGTTACTATATTATTTTGTTTAATATCAGTTGCACCGGCTGCTTCAACTACTGCTTTGACCTCTGAACTTGAATGTGTATCAATCAATGTTTGAGATGCTTGTTCGAAAGCTTCTAACATATTATGATGGATCGAACTCGCAATGTTGATCTTGCGTCCATTTTGACCAAGTAAAGTAACATTGGAAGGTCTAACATATGATTTTTTCTTACCATTAGTGAAACGTTCTGGTAGCCTGCTCATGAATCCTTCAATTACTTCTTTAGTTACCTTATTAGAAATTTCTTCTTGGACGGACTTTAGAAGTTTAGTAGGTGCTTCTACTTCTAAACTGACTTGATGTTGTCCATCGCCAATTGATTGTTCGTTACGCTTAACTTCGACTAAATTTTTGGCACTTTCTTCCACGGCCGGTTTAATTAATTGTTCCGCCATATGATTAATTGTAGCAATTACAGCATTATCGTTTTCTGATTGAATAATTACCTTACCACTCTCTGGCTGAACTTCCACTGTCGATTTTTCCTCAATTACCGATTTAATTGCTTCTGCCGCAGCAGTAGTCTTAGCTGCTACGTCCGGTTGTTTAAGAATTACACTGGCGGCTACTTTTTCTTGTGTCATCTTTGCATCTACTTTATCCATGGTAGCTGTAACTACATCTTGTGCCACTGCTTGTACTTTTGTCTCGCTCATATTAGTATTTTGTCTGCAAGCTTCTGTCACACATTGTTCTACAACTTGTTTAGTTTCTTCCTTTGATGCGAGAATTTCCGGCTTCGCTTCAATTTTAGCCTCGACGTTTGAGGCGGCTTCTTCGGCTACAATTTCTGCTTTACCGGATTCCGGTGCTGCGGCTTGTACTTGTGCCTTTGCCGCTTCCTGAACTGATTCTACTACTGTCTTTTTGAGTTGTTCGGCCTTAACATCTGATAATTTTTCGGATTTAACTTCAGATTCAACTGTACCAAATAATTGTTGACCAAAGGCGACCACGTTTGACATTATATTTTGTTCTGCTAATTTGGCAGTTACTTCTTTAACCGCCGCAATTAAATTTGTCTTCTCGACAGCGTTACCATTGGCTGTTCGTTGTGTTAGCAAGCCGAGAGCGGTAACCGGTGCGACCTCTGCCGCGGCAAAATCTACATTAGCTAAATGAGCTTCACGTTTATCGGCTTTAGAACCATAACCAACTATTGTTACTTTAGCAGAGGATGATTCATCACTTGATACACCTGTATCGGAAGATGGAAGATCAACGTTTGTTAAATTAGCTTGTACAGTGGGGGGGAGTAATAAGACATTGTCATTTGCTGGTGCCAAATCTTTATTAATGGCAGCTATAGTAGATTGTTTTTCATATTGAGTATATGAATAAGATTCGACTACATCGAATAAAGGTCGTTGATTCATACGAGACATAAATTATTATATAAGAAGAAGAGAGAAAATAATTACGATAAAAGTATATTTATAAAAGAATATTTATAATAAAATATAATTGTTCATTAAATGGAACGTGACTTATTATCAATTATCATTTCATTCTTGGCACTATTTATATGTATTTACTTTTATATACATTTTAACAATTACAAAGACACTAACAATTTAAAAATTATTGGTAATAATTTATTATTGTCTAATAACGCTCAAGTATGTAAAGATACTAATGATAAGGTTGGCTGTCAGCCGATTTTAACGCAAGGACAATTAATTAAATATGATGAGAATAAAACAAATGTCTATATCAATAGAAATACATTATTATGCGACGATGTTAATGATATTGATTCGTGCACCTGTTTAGTTAAGCCATGTACATATTTTACCAAATTATTAACGAGAAAAAACGAACAAATTAAATATATAAACTTCATAGATAAACCTGTTACATTCTCACCAGGCGAAGGTTTATATTTTTCAGGACGCTTATTACCGAAACCATTGATTAGCAATTCCAGCAATACATTCGCTCTGGCATTTTTTATAAATATTCATAAGGTTGATGCAAATGATCCACGAATATTATTATCATATGGAAATACATTTAAATTATCCGTTCCCCAGGTCAGAACAGATTGCTCAAGTGATTTGCATTTACAATTATCTGGCGAAACCTTCGCCGAAAGCTGTTTAAATGTATATAAAAAAGAGGATGATCGATATTATAAATGGATTCATATTATCATTCAAGGAAAAAATAACATTTTGGAATACTATGTTAATGGTAACATAATACATCATGTAACTTTGAAAAATAATTATAATATAGGTACAATTGATGATTATATAATTATCGGATCAAATTGTCCCGGAATAAGTGTCAGTAATATGTATTGGTTCAATAGTATGTTAGATGGAGATCAAATAAAATATTTAGTCAGAGATAAATCACATTGAGGTCAACCTATCAATATCATGGACGCAGCCGTTTAAGTAATTAATTATAAATACTACCGCCAGCATCAGACCTTTCATACCATAATTTTTCTTAAGATACATGGAATAGCCGGAGATTACTATGAAGCCAAATATTATTCCGTAATACAATATTTGTCTTTCTTCTTCTTTATCTTCCGTATAATACGTAACTGAAGGTGCCAGTGATAGATCGATATGTATAAATTTACCATAATAAGATGCAACTATGTAATGACCTAATTCATGGATATAAATAGAGATAATATATATGGCCAGGCCGATTATTAATTCTTGCACCGGTATCTTCATACTTAACATGAGAAATTTATATAATATATAAATTTCTTTGTAATAACTATCATTTAGCTGAGCTGGATTGTTTCGCTGTTCGATGGTGTAATTTGGATACCTACTACTTCAGTACCCGGTCCTTGTGGTTGACCTCTGAATTGACTAGTTGGATAGCCCGAAGATCGTCCGAAACGTGTTTGTCTAAATCTCTTAAATTCTTCTTTGCTATATTGTGGTGCGTTGTTCTTAAGGGCTACATGCCAAACTGAATAAAATACCAAAAATGGGATGTTAAATATACCTGCTAAAATGACCGCCCCGAAACGTAACCATGCACTTTCAACACCTTCAAAATAATGATATGCTAAAATCATAGCAACGATGGTGCATAGAACATATACAGCTGGTGCAACGAACTTCGCTTTACGTTGTTTAATATTTTCCATTGTCTCTTTCACATCAGATCCCTTTACTTCAGATATGAGACCCTTTGAGCTCAAGAATTGGCTAATAGCGTTAGTGTATGTTAACAGTGATGTCATATAAGACTATATATAGAAAATAATTTTGAATTAAATATAAACGAATTATTCTAAAAGAATAATTTTTATATTTATGGAAAAAATAAAAAATGACACTAATGACAGTAAACGATTCCTTTACCAATCTCTGGTCATTTGGAAAGAAGCATATTTATTATATATACATAAAAATTGAATCTATTATTCACTGCCAATAATTGATATTATTATATTAATTATTTATTAATGGACCATAAGAAGAAAAAGAGTAGTAAAAAGAACACGCTACATGGATTTTCTTTCGCAGCAAACAAGAAAACCGACAATAAGGAATGTAAAAAAAATTTCGCTATTGACGACGGCGAAGATTCTTTCAATAAAATAAAGTTCTGGCAACATGTCGATAATGATACATGTGACGAATTGTTAGATGATATTAAATCAGTAGAAGACAAACTAGCAGGATTACATATGAATTACGGTATACCAATTGAACACCTGCCGCCAATAGAAATACATATTAATTCGTGGGGTGGATCCGTATTTGCCGCGTTAGCGGTCGTCGACTACATCAATAGTAGTAAATACAAATTCGTATCAATTATTGAAGGATGTGCTGCATCTGCTGCAACATTTATATCTATTGTTTGCGATGAACGAAAGATCACGAAAAACGGTATGGTGTTAATACATCAATTATCGGCCGGTGTTATCGGAAAGATGGCGGAAATGGTTGATGAGATTAACACTTGTCACAAGTTGATGAATATCATTATTACAATGTATCGCGAACATACTAATGTGTCAGTTGAAAGTATCAAACGTATATTATCCCGCGATATATATTGGAATGCAGAAGAAGCTCTTAAATTAGGAATCGTCGATTCGATCATAGAGCCAATTAAGAAACCACGACGCAAATATGTTAGAGGTCAATATACCATCTCGACAGAAGAATTAGAAACGGGTATGCTAAATATTCAACATACATTGTCAGATGACGATAATAATTTAGCATCATTGATAAATACAATTCAAACAAATAAAGATGAGGGAAAAGAAAAGGCGCCGACAAAGAAAAAAAAGACTGGTAATAAGTAATAAATTACATTTCTACAACATTGGATGTTTTAAACCTTTGCATCAAAATTTCTTCATCGTAATATAGATTTTTTCTTAAGTCGGGCTTTTTCGCAATATTTATTTATATGTATATCTCTTCCTTTAACAGATAAAAATTTACCGCCACAATATTTACATGATATTCTTGGTATCGGTCCTTTTGGCGTAATATCAGTAATTATCATTTTTTTGATATGCATTTCTAAATGTGTATTGTAATGTCCTTTATGATCAAAAACTTTATCGCAATGTACGCATGCATACATAACTGGCATTTTTCTTTTTTTAATAGTGTTAATAATGTGTGGGTTTTCTTCATTCAACTCAAAAGTATCCTCATTATGTATCATACAATTATTTTGCTCTGTATTTTGATAGATTCTTTCAATTATATTATTAAGCTCTGTTTCTTGGCAAAACCTTAATATAGTGTCACTTTTTTCAATATTATTCTTCGTATTTCTGGATAGTATTTCTGTTGCATTACTTTGTTCTTTAGAAACTCCTAAATCGTGAAATTCTTGATTTTTAACAATATTTCCAGACAACATATTAATAATATCATATGCATTTTTTGTGCCCATTGATAAATTACAACTTGCACATAACGGCATTAAATTAGATGGTACTGTTTGTCCTCCATGTGCCTCTGCCATAATATGTCCACAATGAAAAGTTAATTGTGTAATATCGGATAATTTACAACATGGACATTTTGCCTTACCACATTCTTCGCCAAAATAATTGTTCCACACTATCCTTTTTAACATGATACTAATATTAGTTTTATTTTTTACTTTAGATGTCGCTGACATTAATATGTCAGTTCTTAATAATTTATTGCAATATATATTGTATTTCAATTTTTGTTCCAAAATTATAACTCAATTGCATTTTCTGCGGCATTATTAAGAACTTCATTACTTAATGTTACAATTTGTTTATTACGTTTTAATTCTTTTATAATTGTCTTAAAAGTTTTTATCACTAGTTCTCTATTATCATACATAATAGCTCGTAAATCTTCTTCTATCATTGCTTTTGTATCAGAATTATTTTCTGAAATTTTTTTAATTAAATTGTTAATATTGCGTTTTTGATTTGAATCTAATTTTATGTTAGGATCAGTCAATATGGAACATATATCCGACCGAGATTTTAATATAATATAATTAATTATATCTTCAAAAGGTATTTCTATAAACTTTTCTCCATCAAATATCATTGCATGATTATGTTTCTTCTGATCTAAATACATATTATGATTTTCTGGTAATTTAGTATTAAAATGTTTATAATGTGTTAATTTGGTAACTGCATTGCCACCTTGTTGCACAATGTGTTCTCTTTGTTTTATACTTAGCATTTGTTCAATCGCTATTTCTGTTCCAAATTTATTTAAATGTTTGCCAATAATGTCATTTACATTTAAATTATTGGTTGTATTATTAATTATTGTGTTGTTGGTGGTATTATTAGTTGTATTATTTATTATATTTACGTTTCCATATATATTGATCATTTGTTGAAACGTATACGTCGCTGATGTTCCATTATTAATTTCTTTCAATTCCTTTATCAACATGTCGCGTTTTAGTTTATTTTGTAATTTAGTTGTTTCATCCAATTGATGTTGTGTTTGCTTATATATAACAGATTCTTTGCATCTATCTGTATGTATTTGTAAATTGTAACGAGTAGAAAAATATTTTTTGCAATGAATGCATCTATGGTCTGTTATTTGTAGATTTTTATGTGTTTTTACATGAATATTAAATTCTTTTTTAGTATTAAATATATTGTTACATGTATCACAACAGTATATTGGCATTTAATATATAAAAATATATTTTATTCCTTTATTTCGCCAATTATATAATAAATGAATATTATTTTACTCTCAAAAATCACCTATATCTACATATATATAATAATATAGATATGATAATTAGCGCTAATAAAATAAATATATAATATAAAAATAATCTGATCATTGATCTACTAAATAATCACAGCAGATGATTATTTTTTTGGAAATTTTCAGCGATGTGAATTTATTATTTTTATTTATAGTATTTTTATCGATCGATATAATGGACAGAAAATCTTATGGAATAAGAATATTTTATGTGATTTGCTGAAAATTTCCAAAAAAAATCGGGCAAAATTTCTAAAATTTGGGCTGGCCGGAAAAAAATTTTTGCCCGGGGTGAGTATTTTTGCCCGATTTTTTTTGGAAATTTTCAGCAAATTACGAAAAAGTGTAAAATTATTTAAATAATTAATATCAAGGAGCAATCCTAAATATATTTTATATATGAAAAATAATGAATTTACATCGCTGAAAATTTCCAAAAAAATAATCATCTGCTGTGATTTTTTTTGATATACTGTTATTTAGATCATAATGGATTTTTTATATTACTAATGATAGATCATATTGAACATCTAAATCACTATATACCTTAACCATTTAATAAATCATTTAAATGTTTTATCATAAAAATAATTTAAATCAACACAGATGTAATATTTTTGGAAAATTTCAGTACATGTATAAAAATAAAGCTATCTTTTAGTATCTATAATATGATACTATTATTAATTATATTCGTGTAAAATGTAAATTACATCGCTCATTTTTGCTGAAATTAAAAAATAAAACCAGCGATGTAATTTACATTTTACATGATAATATATTCGTATATAGATTTATATACTACGCAATATCTCATTATTATATAATTTATTTTACAAATTTGCTGATTTTTTCCGAAAAAATAACATCTGTGCTGATTTTTGCTTTTTATATACAAGCATCATATATGTGTTGTAAATTGTATATAAAAATATCAAAACCATTTCAATGAATGGATTTTGATATTTTTTAGCAAAGCCCACTTTAGCTTAGCATTTTTCCTTGAAAAAAGGTGTAAAATCATATATATTAACCAATATAAAAAATTGAAATTAATATTTTAATCTGAATATTATAGTAACACAGATTAAAAATGGTTCAATTGACAGAAATTTTGTTGCGTTTGGCATATAAGAGTGATCAATCTTCAAAGTATGCGGTAATTATCCTTGATGGTAATAAAGTTGTTGGCACCGGCCACAATTACTCCACTAAGCATAGCTCCAATCATTGTTGCAGATTGCCAGCAGATCATAAATATAGTGAGCGGTCCGGCAATTGGGCGGATAATCCACAATGTCTTTTATGAGGCTAACAAATATAGTGTACATGCTGAAAAAGATGCGATTATGCAAGTTAAAAACAAAAACAGACTAAATAGATGCAAAATGATAGTAATTAAAATAGTAAATGGGAACATCAGTTGTGCGAAGCCATGTGAAATGTGTAAGAAACTGTTAAATAAGTATAAAATTAAAAATGTTAAAACGGTGGACAATGATAAAATCGTCTCAGTGTAATATTTGGTTTATTTATGTCTAATTATAATATAATAAATGCAGCATTATTTCAGGGATATTTACTTATTTTATGCGAAAAAATTGATATTTTAAAGGTTACGCAAAGATATACTTATATATAGACAAATGTCATTTCTTAAAAATGTCAAAGGGGCAAAACATATTGTCCCCACAAATGTCGTCCAAAATAATAACGCAGCCGCCGCTGCCCCCCAGCCGACCGCGACTCGTCAAAACACACAAGCCAAACGTGGCATTGATGAAGAAGAGGTACAAGGGGCTAATGAAAGCAAAGCGAAGAAAAATAATAAGATACGTATTGCTGGAACGGTGCCCGATGAATTGAAGGCTGATAAAGTGATGTCAACTATGTATGCTAAGTTGGGCGGAACGATTCACATTCGTAATTATGTAGGTAAGCAACATACTAAATTTGAGGAATTATGTAATAAAGCAGAATTGATACGTGCATTTTACGGTGTAATGGGTTGGCAATTTCCCTCGCCAATTCAATCGATTGGTATACAACCTGTTGTTAATGGTCGTGATATAATCTGTCAAAGCCAAGCGGGAACCGGTAAAACTGGTACTTACGTAACCGCCGCATTGGAACTTGTAGATGAATCAATTAAAGCATGTCAAGTATTGATCCTTTCGCCGACGCGTGAGTTGACCATTCAAACATTTGAAGTTGGCAAAAAACTTGCCACGTATATGAATGTATCAATTGCATTACATATTGGTCGCTTGCAAGTGCAAGAAGAACAACAGGGAAAAAAGTATTTGCATAATTTAAAACAGAACAGTAATGTGCAGCCGTATACTGAACAAATCGTTATTGCCACACCCGGCCGTTTGAATAAATTACTCAAACCAACAAATCGAAATAATGAATCTATCGATCCATCTGAAATTAAATTAATTATTATTGATGAAGCAGATAAGATGTTGCAACATGGGTTTATGTCGGATATTGTGGATATATTTTCTATGATGCCGCGCAGAGTGACAGAAAAAGGACAGACCGATGTCCAGGTAGCATTATATTCTGCTACTTGGAGTGATGAGATCAAGGAGATATCTAAAAAATTCATGACAAATCCAGTCACGATTTTAGTAGATCAAGAAGATGTTGTATTGGAAAATCAAAAACAATATCGAGTAGATATTAAGACACCAACAGAAAAAGATACGGTATTGGCTGGTATTTTCGAAATGTCGAATATCGGACAAGTAATTGTTTTCTGCAATAGAAAATCAACTGTCCAATACGTCGGTAAAGTAATGAGTGATCTGAAGATTTCATATGGCTGTATTCATGCAGATCTGACGCAAGAAGAACGTAATCAGACGATGGATCAATTCCGTAATGCAGAAATTAAAGTATTGGTTGCTACGGATGTCATTGCTAGAGGCATCGATACAGTTGTGCATCTTGTCATTAACTATGATATTCCTCAAGATGTCGAGCAATATGTACATCGTATTGGTCGCACAGGTAGATTTGGAAAAGAAGGTGCTGCACTTAATATAGTGTCGATAGAAGATCGACCAAAGATGATCGACATTATTAGCATGTATAAGCTACTGCTGTATAATTACAACGATTTCATCGAAGATAATAAAAAACAAACGGAACATGTATAAACTACTATTTTTAATTTATTAAATCTAATCTAATCTAATATAAGTAATTGCTATATATACTATAAATTTCTGAATTAGACTTTGACAAAATAATTTTATACATTTATATTATGACTTTAAAGTTTTATTCTGATCAAGATTACGATAGGATTACCGATCAACTGGATAATATTGTCGGTGAAGCAACTATTAGAAGTAATTCATTACTCGAACCAAAACAAACTGAATACGACGCTATTAGAAAAATAATAGTCGATTTTATTAAGACAGAAAAGGTAATCGTATACGGTGGCAGTGCTATGGATGCTATTATTAGATTGAAAAATAAGGATGTCGGAATTTATAATCATTACGATCGCGCTGATATTGAATGGTATGATCCTAACCCAGTTGGATCATTAATCAAAATCGCTAACCGTATAGATGATGCAGGTTACAAGTATATACAAATGAAGAATGCTCAACATGAAAATACATTTACCTTATTCACCAATTTCATTCAGTATTGTGATGCAACATATATACCTCTTAAATTATTTAATGAATTTAAATATATAGAAATAGATGGTATCAGATATATCGATCCAGAATATGCATTGATAGATTACAATAGAATAATGACAAATCCGCTAACTTCATATTTCCGGCTCAATAAAGTTGTTAAACGCATGAAAATGTTGATGCAGAATCATCAGTTTGAATTTAAAAATTCTAAACCAATTAAATTTGAGCAGATGTCGGATCACGGAGAAATTATCGATTTTATCATGCCAAAACTAGCAGATAAATATAAAGACTTACTATATATTGGGCAACTTGCATATCAAGTATATATATATCCAAATAATAAAAATATTGATAGTAAATCTATAAATCAAATCGAAATGATAACCGACAAAGCAAATGAAGTAGGTAAATTTATTAAAAGTCAATTATATGTTTGGTGCGAAAAAAAGAAGGCACTAAAGGACTATGATGCATTATTTGATGTTAAATTTTTTAATATTTTTTTTCAATATTGGGATCGTCGGTCAGTCATATATTATAAAGGCCAACCTATATTTACCATTTTGGGTAACAATCACTGTTGTCTTCCCTACAACACATTATCAACCAGTTTTGGCGATCTTAAAATAGGATCTTTCATTCTAACATTTAATTACTATTTAATCGGATACCAATATGAATCTATTTTAAAGTATGGGTTTTATTTTGGTGATCGTCAATTAATCAATTCCTTGCTGACAGCGCGTAATGAATATTTATCTAATAATAATAAAACAGTGTTAGATCAGACTATATATAAAGAATTTATATTAGATTGTGTTGGTGAAACTTCTGATTTTACTAGAGAATATTTTTTACGTCTTACTAAAAATAGAGACCAAGGCATACGTACTCAACTAAGTTATGACCCGAAAATAAATAGAGGAACGTACGTAGGTTATAATTTCGAAATATGTGATGGTTCAGAAATAAGGGAAGAAGATGATGATCAACCAATGAGCAATTAATTATAAAAGAATAACTTTAGTAATATAGCACATTATAAATTATCGATGACAGATTTATATTTAATTTCTTAACTAAATTTAATGGCATCCTTATTTAATATTATTTATCATCAGTTCGGTGGCGATGCCGAACAAGTGAAAAAACCTGCAAACAGTACACCTGAATTACAGACTAATACGCCTCCAATGTCTTTGCCAGAGATCCAGACTTATCGTAATCCAGGGTGGCTACCGACACCTGGCAGAACCGTGGAAGTTACGGATCCGGATGGTAACACTTTTGCCGGACTATATGTTGGTAACATTTGGAATGAAACCGCAGGTGTGATAGAATTGAAACATAACTCATCTTACACAGATCCTTCACTCAAAGAATTTAAAATATATAAACATGGTAGAGATCATTTTTTATTATTACCACATTATAATTGGTCATACATTAACAATAGTATGAATAAAGAAGTCAGAGATAAGGTAGAGAATGCACTTGCAAATCAGGAGCAAATATATGATACCAAACGCGGCATAGGTAGGGGAGCGAATATATATAATCAATCAAATTTGAAAGTTAATAGTGTAATTGAAAGAGATGCACATTATGTTAATTTAGTGCCGAATTTTAATCAAAATACGAAAAAATTTGTCGCTACACAGCGTTTATTAGTACGCACAGATAACAGAAACAAAATTAATAAAAAAGTATATAACCATTTTCAACATTTTAAAGTAAATTTAACTGATATAACTCCCGACATGATTATAGATGCAAATAATCCATATTATAAACCGACTTTGTCATCTCAAAGCGTTGATTTTTCAGCGGAAGAGATATATAATAATGAAAATGGTTTCGATACTAATTCATCAGGTCCAGTGCCGATATCATCAACCAATGCAGCGTTATTGATGGAAAAATTACGTTCATTCGAACCAATAAAAGACACAGATATTAAATTATCTGTTAATAAAAATATTGCTATTAATTCACTAATAGCAGATGCGGAGGATGAACTAAACGAAGGTAACCGTATTATAAAACAATTAAAGCGAATGATGTCAATGGATACATTATTTACAGATATAGTGTTTAAGATACATGAAGGTTATGTATTTATGACCAGAAGGGGAGCCATGGTGCAAGATATAGTGACGGAAGAATTACTCGGTATTGATTTAAATTATTTTAGATGGCAAATAGGGAAACCGATAGATTATCATATGCTAAAATATGTAATATTCCAAAATGAATATCAAAAATCTATTAAAATTAATATGAAACAAAAAATGGAGGCAGACGCGATATTAGGATTAGAATATATTATTGGCATACAATGCAAGAGCGAATATCAATTATGGACATTAAAACGACTAATTATGATATGGTATTCTGATAATGAACTTGAAAACTTAATTCGTAAAATAAAGATATTGATAAATCATTATAGAGCAGACCCGTCACATGATTTTAATGTGGTGAATGGTATACTACCCATGATCACAATATATCCACGTTATGGCGTTGATAATGCACGCATATTATTATCTAAATTGGATTATTATTTTTCATTATATGTAGAGGATAATGAAGATGGTAAGCCAATATATATAACGGATGCAACGCCGACATATTTTTTAAAGAAAAATAACTTAATATATTATTCGAATGGATCGATTGATTTAAAAGCATATATAAAAGAATCACTAGACAGTGCGACTAAACCTACGAACGATACATTTGGTACCGATAAGTCAATACTAATGACAGCCTAAGCAGTAGTTTTTTTGTCCTCTGTATTAATATCTGTTTTATTATCATCTTCATCTGAATTATTATCATCTTCATCAGATACATCATTCGAGTAGTTAGAAGTGGTAGTATCTGAACTTTTGTCTGCATATATATATGCAATAACTTCTTCGTTCATTGCATGATTCATAATACTAAGTTCTGTAAGTTCATCAAGGTCATCCAATAAACCATGTAGCATACGATATGTTATTTTCATTTTTCGGTTGATAAATGTAAATTGTTTAGTTACGGCATCGATCCGGTTGGAGACATCGTTAATATATATAAATATCATACCGAATAAGAATACATTAACTAACATCATTATAGCATTAGTGGCACAAAATAATTCGTAAGGACTAGTTAACATGGTAAGTTACTATGATTATTTTTTAATGTACAAAGACATTAAAAATCAATTTTTTAAGGATATATAAAATTTGAAATTGGCTTACTTTGGATATAATTTAAGTGATAAATCGTTATCATTTGAATTATATGCAACAAATAAACAAAAAAACGAATCCTAAAAATAAAGTAGATTTTGACTTATACGAAACAATTAATTCAACTACGTTACAAGATGATGAATATATAAATCCTTACAATGAAAAGAACAAGTTAATAACATTGGAAGACATAAAAAGAATATTTTCAAAATTTGACATAGAAATAGACCCGATCAGAATAGAATTATATATAGAAGCTCTTACACACAAATCATATATTAAGAAAGAATATTATGATTTGCATAAAAATGATAGTAAGCCATCGAATGCGTTGCCTTTATTTGATAATTCATATGAGCGCTTGGAATTTGTGGGTGACACAGTAATTAAATCAATTGTCGCCAGTTATTTATTCGTTAGATACCAGGACCAAGATGAAGGTTTTATGACAGCCCTTAAGGCTAGTATAGAAGATAGAGATTCATTAGCGATATTTGGTAAAAAATTTACATTGGGAGAATATGCAATAATATCAAAGCAAACTGAACAGAAGGACGGTAGAAATTCTAAAAAGTTATTGGAAGATTGCTTCGAAGCGTTTATTGGAGCATTATTTTTGGACGTCGGTTTTGAAGTATGCCGTAGGGCGATATGGATATTATTAGAGACGGAAATAGATTATTCCGAACTGTTATACAAAGATAAAAACTACAAAGGTCAGTTAAATAATTTTTATACACAAAACAATTGGCCAACACCTAAATACAAATCCATGGCGATGGAAACGATAAATGGTATTAAAATGTTTATAGAAGGCGTTGAAGATTTTAATGGCAATGTGATAGCACAAGGTAAAGCTAAGTCTAAAAAAGAAGCACAAAAGATAGCATCAATGTTAGCATTAAAACAATTTGGTGTGATTAATGAGGATCAAATGATTAAACATCCATCTGATGAATAATACATTTTGTCATGTTATTTGTGATTATTTTTTTATATAACATATTATAAATATGCATAAAACAGCCATTAAAAAACAAATAGATAAAATTATGAATGATACTATGACATTGCCCAGTTTATCTGCAGATAATGCGGCATCTACACCATCAGCATCACTTACACCATCAGCATCACTTACACCATCAGCATCACTTACATCATTAGCATCACTTATACCATCAGCATCACCTATAATATCCGCAGCGACGAAAATCAATAGAATACCGGCGGAACCTGTAATTCATCAGAATGTAAATCGAATGCAAACTGCAGATATAAAGCAAGCATACACACAATATCAGGATGTAGAAAAAGTAATAGCTGACTATGAAAAGTTTCAGGCATCAGTAAGTAAGATTATAAAAGATGAAGAATTTAAACCACATATCAAAAAGGCAAATGATATAGCGGAAACAATATCAGAAACTATTGATAAGTTGAAAGCGGAAAGACACAAGTTATTGGTGAATATAGCTGAACTTAAGTTGAATAATAAAAATTGAAATATAAATTATTAAGTTATTATAAGCAATTATATGTATATTGGCTTATAATATGAGTGTCATAACAATTACTTTCAGTGAAGCTGTTGAAAACCATGTGGGAAATCAACAAATAGGCCAGCGGCTAGAAGTCGGTTTATCAGTTCAACAATTAAACGGAATCAAAGAGTATTATGATCGCCAAGGATTACAGACGGAAATGATAGATCTATCGCCATTAATTAATGGCTTTGCCGAAGCAAAAATATTAGTTATTAGGAATTATTTGGATCGAAATGAGCATCATAGATTGTATAACACTTTATCTAATTTAAATTGGGACAAGAAATGTAAGATGAAGGGCAAAGTGGTAAATAAACATGCCAGGCACAATTTATGTTTCGCCGATTTTGATCAAGTTCCCGATTATGATCAAGGCCAAGGAAGAGTATACAATTTCAATCAGCTACCTGAATTAGACGCAATTAGAAATAATTTATCCGATTTACTTAATCTGCCGGTTCCAATCAATGCAGAGGGTAATAACTATTATGATGCAAGAAAATGTTATATTGCGTACCATGGTGACCGTGAGCGTCGTATTGTAATTGGTTTGCGATTAGGTGAACAATTTCCGTTATATTACAAGGGATTTCAAAGATCAGAGCCAATATCAGAGCCATTGGAGATTATGTTAAACGGCGGCGATATGTATTTTATGTCAGATAAAGCGGTGGGATATGATTGGCATAAGAAAATTATTCCAACCTTAAGACATGCTGCTGGATTTACAGTTAATTAAAATCAGTAGCGGATATGTATCATATTTTTAGCATATATAAGAGTAGCACTATAGTTGAACATGATGAAGTATAAAACTCAAATATTACAATTATTATATTTATTTTGCTCAGCCATAAAAATAAATATAATTTTATTATTATGTCGGAAACTCAAAATAACTATGTTAATATGACAATCAATGGTCGCTTATTTCCTTTATTTATTCTACAAAATTTTAAAAAATACCGTCTTAAACCCATCGTAAAAGTCGAAGGTCAAGACCCCTGTGATGTAAGTGATAAAGAACAAATTATGGAGCTCCGTGATTATCAAAAATTTATTGGGACATATCTCGATTACCGCTCACCTTATCGTAATATTTTACTATATCACGGTCTCGGATCCGGTAAAACAGCTACGGCAGTCAACGTCTATAATATGCTCTATAATTATACACCTGCTTGGAATGTATTTCTTATCATACCTGCAGCTTTGCACAATCAACCATGGCTAAAAGATCTTAAGACATGGTTATCACATGAAGACAATGGCGGAAGATGGGATAACATCAAATTTATCCATTATGATGCTCCAAATGCTGATAAGGATTTCCTAACTAAGATGAAAGAAGCGGACAGTGCGAAGAAAAATTTATTTATTATTGATGAAGCACATAGATTTATCGTCAATGTATATAATAACTTAGTAAATAAACAAGGTAAACGTGCTCAAGTCATATATGATTATTTAATAAAAGATCAAAAAGAGAATGATACAACAAGAATTATATTAATGTCCGGAACGCCAAGCATACATAAAGTTTACGAACTGGCATTAATTTTTAATTTATTGCGCCCAGACATATTCCCGACTAGCGAAGTCAAATTTAACGAAATGTATATCGATCAAGTAGAGGGAAATAAATTAAATCCTGAGACAATGAATATGTTTCAGCGACGTATATTAGGGTTAGTATCATATTACCAGGGCAATTCATCAGATTTATATGCCAGAAAAATCCACCATCAGAAGAATTTAGTAATGTCAGATTATCAATATAGAATTTATAAATATTATGAGGAAATTGAAAAGAAATTAGAAGCAAATAAACGCTATGGACAAAAATCACAATCAGTATATCGCTCTTATACAAGGCAAGCGTCGAATTTCGTGTTTCCACTAATGGGGGATGACATGTCCGGGGAAAACAGACCTAGACCTAGTAAATTCAGATTATCAGAAGCGGAAGTAGAAAAGTTAGCAGAAGGACTATCTGAACAGGATGTAGATAAACAAGTCGCGGATAGATATAAATTATATTTGGAAGCGTTGAATAAATATATAAATACATTTGATTATTATCTAGCGAGACACAGAAAAATGGATGAAGCAGATGGTCTATCATTAGAACAAGATATACATGCATTCCAAAATGAATATAAATACAAGTTCAATGAATTTTGGACTAATTATAAAAATAAGTCGAATTTACTCAGGGTGATGTATGAATGTAGCTGTAAGATGACGGCTATTATGTTTAATACATACAAATCGGCGGGACCGATATTGATATATTCAAACTACGTCAAAATGGAGGGTATGGAGGTATTAAAAATATATATGAAATATTTTGGTTTTGCACAAGCAGAAGAAAATAATGGGATAGATTATCACAGATACATTGAATTTACTGGTCTGATTGATAAAGAAACGAGATCGCAAAATGTTACACGTTTTAATGACATTAAAAATAAAGATGGGTCACAGATCCGTATTATCATGATTTCAGCAGCTGGTTCTGCGGGTCTATCCTTGAGGAATGTCAGACAGGTACATATATTAGAACCACATTGGGATGAAGTCCGTATTGAACAATTAATCGGTCGTGCGGTACGTGCTTGTTCACATAAAGATATTCCCATTTCAGAACGATATGTAGATGTATATCGATATAACGCAATTTCGAACGGGCTAGATACAACTACTGATCAAGAGATTCAAGAAAGTGCCGTGGCAAAACAACAAACCATTAATACATTCCTTCTATCTATCAAAGAAGCGGCTATAGACTGCGAATTATTTAAGGAGCATAATATGATCGACAATCAATATAATTGTTTTAAATTTAATCTTAAATCTTATTTTGAAAAGTACATCGGTCCAGCCTATAAAGAGGACGTATATTATGATAAAAAAATTAATAACGGTTTAAATTCAGTAAATTCATCTGTGAAACAAATTAAAGCAGTTAAAATATCAGCTGTTAAGCGTATAGATAATACATATACAGCACCGGCTAATTATTGGTATGATGTTGATTCAGGTGTTGTATTTGATTTTGAGTTAAAATATCCAGTTGGAAAAGTATTTTATAATGAGGGTATACCAAGTAAAATAGATAAAAATACATATATTATTGATCATGTTATAGTCATACCAAAGATTGCCAAAATATAATATATAAAAATTGAAATTGCTTAGCTTTGAATTATATTGAATGATTTATAATAATTACTAATTAGGGATGACTTCATCTATGATACAAAGCGATATTAACACAATTGCACATACTATCAATACCATCAACACAAGCACAAGCTCTGGTGTTATCAACACCACGGTTAACAATGATATTGACTACGATGAACATGACGAAGTTCGTAAAGCTGTAGCCGGACAATTGCTTACATATGAGCAATTTATGGATCTGGCGGGGATGCGTGGAAAGACATTTGTAAAATTCATCAACAGTGGGCATACTCATCATGATTTTAAGTATAAACTTGGTCTGAATGAAGATATTATCCCATTCAACCCAACTGGACAATGTTCAAGTGGCGGCTTGTATTTCACAGAAATGAAGTACGCTAAACAGTGGCGCTCATATGGCGTTAATTTGGCAACGATCGAATTATGTCCAGATGCTCACTTTTACATTGAATCATGCTTGACTAAATTTAAAACTAACAAATTTATTCTAAAATCGATGGATCATCTATATATATCACATCTTAAACATTATGCATTGTCTACTTTGCGTTTTGTGATGTCGTATAATTGGAAACTATTTGAAAATATCAGATTTTCATCTGCAAATCAAAGCGAAGTAGCGGTTTTAAATAATAATGTGAAGCTACGAGATCCTACAGTTGAAGAACAACTGTATAACCATGCAATTATTAGTTATGATCGCACAATACTGTCTGATCCTCAACATTTACTAATGAATCAGTTCAATATTAATTACGAAACAGATCGAATTAGGACATTATTTGGTTATGTTTCGACATATTCGGACTTATGTATTGCAGGTGGCTATATGGCAATGCAATATCTCCAGAGGGATCCAAAGCAATACCCGAACAGTGACATTGATCTGTATATTCTAAATACGCCGGATTTCAAAAAGACATTAGCAGCAATATTAAACTTCCTCGACATCTGTTTTGGAATTAAGACTATTAGCACATTTGCTTTTAAATCACGAGATGGAACACAGAATTTGGAGCCAAAACAAGGAATATATAATGTTACTTGTAATAATTTATCGCGCACTGTTCAAATCATCTGCACTAAACATACGAATATTGCTGAAGTACTTAACGGTTATGATGCTGGCTATTGTAAAGTATGTTATTATTTGGGAAACACATACGTCACACCAGATGCGAAATATGTCAAAGATACTAATATTACATATTTTTACCTCAGGGATCCACAAGTTAAGCGAATCAAGAAGGCAATGAATTTGGGATTATTTGTAATGAACACGCTTGATTCTTATGGTGAACGACCCAATACAACATTTGAGCATATTACTACAGCAGAGGAGGCTGTAAAACTGGCAAAGCAAATATGGATCCGCGATGGGTATACCAAGATTTAATTTTTTGCAGCAAAAAATTGAAACTATTAATAACTAATAACTATTACTTTATTTTATTTTAACAACTATCCTTTGGAACATGTGGTACAACAATATTCCTAATTGGCATACGTATAATTATATGAATATCATCAATGCAACCAATACAAACAAGACAAACAAACCATCAGCCAAAAGCAACAAAGAACTATACTTATATGGTGCTTTTGCTGGTAGTATCGCTGCTTTTATTACACATCCTGCATATGTTATAAAAGTGGATTTACAAAAACAACGTACTCCTATTTTTACTCGTCGACATCTATATAATGGTGTGACTTATCAAATGTCCGGAATGGCATTAGAAAAAATGCTGGTGTTTGGTATCTATAATCATATCATCAACGATTTTAACCTCGACAAAGACAATATATATCATTCTGCTGCATCGGGTTTTGCATGTGGTACATGTGCATCTGTAATGACAACGGTTGCCGACCAATTTACGATAGCCAATCCAATGAAATCGGTTTCGAATATCAAATATATGGATATATTTCGAGGATTACCATGGACATTTGCAAGAGAATCAATTGGTTTTGCCATCTATTTTACAGTATTTCAACAACTGTCAAAATATTATAATAAAGAAAATAACATCGTTAAAACTGGCCTCATTGGAGCTGCAACATCTGCCATTGCTTGGTCTGTAATATATCCAGTAGATACCATCAAAACTCATATACAATCACATAATAACAATTACAAATATAATTTACGATCGTTATATAGAGGATTTCATTTTTCACTAGTCAGAGCAGTACCTTTTCATACGAGCTGTTTTGTAATCTTCGAATGGTTAAAAAAAGAGAACTAATAGTTATGAGTTCTGAATGTTAAACTCCATCGTGGTAGAGTTATATTTTTTTCAATAGGGATTTCATGTGTGAACTCATCTTGAAATCTACCGGTCATAATAATCAATCCTTTCTCAAATGTTGGCGTCTCATATACAATATCTGTAGTTATTTTATTTCTAATTCTAAATGTTCTATTTACACCAACAGATATTGATGCAACTATACCATTTTCTAATCCTGTTTGACTATCAGAGTGTGCCGATATATATTCAGTTCCATCTGCGTAGTAATTCAAAAGTATTGCATTGAATGATGCTCCAATATCTCTATTAATCCTAACCATTATATTGTTCATAATCGGAGTTAACTTTTGCTTACTGATAATTTGGCCACTATACTTATAACCTTTAACACGTCGATCATCTGTAAAAAAACCGATGCTACGCTGTTGATGTGCTACCTTGCCATATACATGGATAGCTGGATGGTATAACAAATATGGAGATATAGCTTCATCTATATTTTGTGCAATATTAATTTGTTTTATCTCATTACATTCTGCATCAGTTATCATGTCGGGAAAATATAGTAGTTTAGAATGATCAGATTCAAATAGTGTTTGCATTATAATAATAAATAATAAGTAGTAACTATTTAACTAAGAATAAAATTATCAATTATTTTGATCAAAACAGGTTTTGATTAATGTATATTTTCAGACTGGATGGATCGTTTTGGAAACCGAATATTAAATCCATACCATTAATCAAAAATAAGGGATTTGGTATGATTCCGCTATTAAATTTAACTTTAAATTTTTCTTTGTCTTCTGTATTCATGTTGAGATATACTATATTATCGGGAGTTAATAAATATTTTTTAGACATTTGATTACGTAACTTAGCGAAAAATAGTTCTTTTGCATTATCAGTAGTAAATGGGCTGTCCAATACTAGATATTTATTTATGAATAAATCATAACCACTGGCTTTTAAAGTATCTAAATCGGCGGAAAATGTTAGCAAAATATAGTTTATTAAACCCTGAGATGATGGTACTGGACATACAGCGCATTCTTTAACAGGCGGACATAGAGGACAATTTGGACAAGAAAATCGCCCATAAGTATACCAATGCAAAAATGCCAACATAATAATAAGAATCATAATAATATATGATGACCACGAATCTTCTTCCATTACTAATGAAATAGATAATTAAATTAAGATAATAAATATAAAAAGTAATAAAATAAAAATATTAATTTATTGTATGGCATATACATTGATCAAGAAGAATTCTCCAAATTTAATTGATTTTCAACTTATGAAAAAGATAGCAAAAATAAATAACATCGACGTTAACACTGGTGTATCATTAGATAAACCTACTGAGTTCCAATTATTGTGTGAAGAAGTAAAAAATTGTACATTATCTTGTATTCGCAGAAATTGGTTAGTGATTCTAACAACGTCGATAATATTATATTGTTTATATCGTCGTTATCATACTGTAAAAGAGATCAAATTACAACAAATGGCGGAAGCAGAAAGACATAAGAAAGCAAAGGAAGAAGCAGCTAAAAAACATGAAAAATATATAAATAATTTACGCAACCAATATGAAAATTTCGATGATTCAAATGCTAAAAAACAAATCGCGAAAGAACAACCAATAAAAGTCCAATCAGTCCTGGCAATAAATGAAATGAACAATGGATATGCACTATGGTAGTTAATAAAAACTGAATATATTAATCACTGCTAGTAACAAAAATACTATAACATAATATACAATTATCATGAATGAACAATTTGTACCATTACCAGATGCTTCGATATTATATCGTCTTTATTTTCATGCAGAATATGGAACTGACTGTTTATTAATTATGGGCCGATCCGCTCAAGGCAACGATTTCATATTATCAAATTATTCAAAAATATTCCAAGATGTAACAAAAAGCTCGCCATTAATAGAAAACATAATATGGTTACATGGTCATGGACCAAGTCCACATTTTATATTATATTATAAACCAGAGATTGCATCAGATGTAAAATCTAATACAACTTTTATTAACAACTTTATCAAAAGTAAATGTCCAAATAAATCGGATAAGTCGATGGAATTGATTTGTTGTAAGATAGCTGATGTTGTTAAAACAGATATACCAGGGATGGTAAATATTTCGCACAGTAATACATTGACGAAATTATTACAAAGATAATAAAATAATATCTGTCTGTGTTATAATGACTTGGGATAAACATATATATGTCACGGCAAAATTTTTAACTTTATTTAGCTGTATAAGTATCGCACTATCTAATGTAAATTCTAATTATAATATGGTTAATTTATTATTGATAGATGAAGAATCACGAAAATATTTTTATATTATTATAGGACTACTTGCCATTTATTTACTATTGCATCCGCCAAATATATATAAACCTCATTTGAATATGGAAAAATCGAATCAAAATGTAAAATTATTAACGTATAACATCAAAGCGTCGGAAGCAGAAAATATTATGTGGTGGGTAGCAGATGAACAAGTTGACAAAAATACTATCTATGATAATAGTGGTATTTCTAGTGTGATTGAGGGTAATGCACAAATAGTGGTGGCGATAAAAGAGTCGGACAAAAATAAATTATTGCATTATCGTGAAATACATGGCGGTTTATTAGGGAACGTTAAATCGATCTATCTACCTTAACCGCTTAATAATTGAAATTATTAGTGATTAGTTGTATTAGTTTATAACGTATTATTATGACTGAGCGAACATTAACCGACGATGAAAAACAATTATTACGACAATGCATTGCTTATGAAGTAGAATATACTAAAAAACGAATGAGTGGTTATATGTCGTTACGAGATAGAAAAAGAGATCAAGAATATACGATGGAGCTTAAAATAGTAGGTAAATATATTAATGAATTGTCTGAACTGATGAAAGACAATCCAGAGCCACTGATTGATACATTGCATCAACAATGTATCACTAATATCAATAATAAATATAAGGAATTAGCAGAGTTATATGATATGGAAATTGCAATAGACGAAATGGAACAACGTATGTCTGAAACAAATGATAAAGCAGAGTATTGTACTCTTCAATATAGCTTGCGAGATATGAGACGAAAATACGGGAAAGCAAATATATACGTTGTTTTGACTGATTTCACTACCACAACACCGCGCGGACATGGTTTCAACGGTAAACAATTTCTTTCCGAAGGACCGAAGATCGGTAAAGAAATCTATTTATTCCGAAGGACCGAAGATCGGTAATAAATTTAACCCTTGTTCCAAAGGATAGTTGTTCGTTCTTATAAAACTTGATAGTTTGGTCAACCAAACTATCAAGTTTTATAAAGAACTGGTGCAACTATCCTTTGGAACAACGGTCGGCTAATATCTAACATGAAACTTTATTCGATAATGAAAGATTTTTTAGAAGATGAAGATGATTAAATTGATATAATTTATTTAAGATCCATATATATTACCACAATAAAATGTAAGGCCTTTATATATAATCTTAGAGGCAAATTTTCCATTAATTAATTTATCAAAGAAGTCAAATATTGTACCATCTCTGCATATTATAGTATATAAATTAGTTGGAAATATGGTAGTATCTTTATCTCCTTCAATACAGCCATCTATGTAAAAAGTATTATTAGTGACATATAATGTAATAATTTTTTGTTTATTTTCCATTGGATCAGTATAACGTGCTGTTATAAAAAAACGCCCGGAATTATCCAATCCATACATACAATGATTTTTGGGAGAAAAATCATCTAAATGTATCGATCCATGGTTGACATGATTGATTTTTTTCATTTTATGTAATTTTTTGTGTGGAAAGGCAAGCAATATTATCTCTGGAAAACCTCTGTATGATAATTCTTTTCTTACCTCTAGTTCAAATTTAGTTAAGTCAGGTTTATACACCACGCCATATTCATCATAAAATGCCTCATCCAATGATGTTGTCGAAGATGCATTTGAAATTGACTGCGTTTGATTAGACGTGGAAGAAGGATTTACCGACTTAGTCCAATAATTACCCATTAATATATAATACTAATAATTGAAAATACAATTGGTTAATTAAATTCAATACATAATATTTAATAAAATGGCGGATATAATTAACGTAGTACACAGAATAGGATATAATGTATTTTATCTATACTGGAACATCAGTTGGCTTCCGAGAAGTATCAGATAATACATGTTGGTAACAAGACGATTATGATGTCATTCTGTTCTATGATAGCATCATATTTGATTGACAAATACGATAGTAATGATATAAAAAAAAGATGGTTGCATATTATAATGCTACAATAGCTATGATGGTGGTTGCAGCAGTACATAATTTATAAAATAACCCATTCTAATAATTGATTAAAATAGGTATCATTTGCGGTGTGCCATCCTTTGTGGTATTGTATCAATTTGACAGAAGAATGTACTGCTTTCCATACTAATTTATTTTTAATTTTTTCCACAACGTAACACATTAAAGCACCGCATATATAAAATATCATATAACTTGCTTTAACATATATTATAAATTAATTTATTAATTTTAATTTACAATTTTCGACCATCTACAATGACTTTCATTATTAGCTGTTATAGCATTTATAAAAATTGAAAACATATCACATTAGAATATAACATTATTACAGTATCATTAATTATGTCACAAGAGTGTTTCAATGAAGAATTTACTGTTATATATGGATGGGCTATGACAACTGCAGAAATAGATGAATTTCTAAAATATCTAAACCCAGAGTATGATGATGATAACGATAGTGCTCCAGAAGATTTAGTCACATATATAAACAATACGAACAGCCAAAAGTATGAATATGTATGTCATGACTATAATGGTATTTGTTTTGGCATTGATGTCACCAAACATTTCGAAAAGCTATGTAGGTATGGCGAACCTAAGTTTGGCTCTGTACAAGTACATAGATTTGATTTGGATAATATTGCCAAAATCACAGAGCAATACAAATTTGAAGAACGTGTAACATCGTTTTTCAGTGAAAACCCTTCACTTGTATTTATAACAAAAGAATATTAATATATTTCGTTATGGAAAAATTGAAATTGTAATCATCTGCGTTAGACAACTAAAGATAATATACAACACAAATGGAAACGACTACACACGTTTTGTTCTTTGGTGAGAGGTCCCGTTTTGGGGAATTTTCTAATTTTTATCCATGTCAATTCGTGGATAATGACGGTTTGCAATACAATTGCTCCGAACAATACTTTATGAAAAAGAAGCAGGAAAGGTTTGATCCAACAAATGTAAATTTGGCCAGTCAAATTCTCGCGGAAACAGATCCGAAAAAAATCAAAGCATTCGGCAGAAAAGTTAATAATTATGATGATAATGTGTGGAACGGTATTCGTCACAGGGTAATGCTCGATGCAATTATCTTGAAGTTTTCACAAAATCCGTCACTTAAACGCAAATTGCTCGCTACGCATCCGAAGATACTCGTAGAAGCGTCCCCGTATGATAAAATATGGGGAATTGGCATGACTGCTCGTCAAGCAATTGATGCGAATTACCAATTTAACGGCTTAAACTTGTTGGGTACCGTTTTGATGGAAGCTCGCAGGATGTTACAAGACTAATAATCATTAATTTATTATTTTTTAAATATATCATATCGTATGTGGTCTTGTTCTACACTTAAATATGAACTATGATAATGTAAATCATCTTTGTTATATTGTAATGCTAATATACCGTCTGGTCTTAATAATTCTTTTGCCAACTTCTGTATACGTCCGAATATATCAACTGGACAATATTCGCTGATGATAATATGAAAAAAATTGCGTTTATATCCGGAGATATCTAGCGATGGACTAATGGTCACATTAAATGACCTTTTTTTTTGATTATCGATTATTTCGTTTCCCGCATAGTAATATTTAATTTTTGATCTGTTAGATGGAAAATGCTTTTTAATTATATTGGCTAGATCACGTTTGACCTCGGTATCCGGATCGGTGGAAATAGTACAATCCGATAATTCTTCTAGTATCTCTTTTTTACTGTAGCCTGTAGCAGTCATATGTATCATAGTGCCTTTCCTGTCGGCTGCACATAAAATCAAGACATTTAACTTGTTTGTATTTTCTGATTCTGTGCTGATATTGGCAATATCAAATAAGGCAGATGCTGCAGGCGCAGTACTTGTAACACCGGATGTAGAACTAGTAGGATTCGGCATTGAATTTGATGCTGGTATATAAGACATATAATATATATATAAAATAATTCACAAATAACAAATATTAATTACAAATAGTTTGCAACATTATAGATACGACGCGATACGGATCACAATTACTTCCTGGGCGTCGATCTTCAAGATAACCTTTTTTCTCATTGAAAACATTAAGTGGTATTCTTATTGAAGCGCTACGATCGGACACGCCATATTTGAAACTATTATAACTGGCTGTTTCATGTTGACCGGTCAACCTTAATTTATTAGCTTCCGAATCACCATATTCTAGCAAATGTTCGTGATGTACTTTACTAAGTTTTTCGCAGGCGTCGATAATATGTTGATAACCATTAACTTCACGCATTCGTTTGGTTGAAAAATTGGTATGACAGCCGCTACCGTTCCAGTTCAAATACGGTTTTGGATGATAGTTGATGTGTGTATCAAATTGTTCACTTATTTTATTGAGAATGAAACGTGACATCCATAAATGATGTGCAGCTAAAATGCCAGATAGCGGGCCAATTTGATACTCCCATTGACCGACTGTCACTTCCGCATTTGTTCCACATATCATTAATCCAGCAGCCAAACAATATTCAAGATGTAATTCCGAAATATTGCGCCCAAAATTATGTTTGCTCCCGATGGAACAATAATAGGGGGTAGCAGGCAGGTTCGTAGTATTACATGGTTTAGTATAGTATTCCTGGCCGACCATCATCATTCCACTCGTCGCCCCAATCGGCAGACCTGTAACATTATCTATAATAATATATTCCTGTTCAAAACCGAACCAAGATTCATTTTCAGACGTCCGTTCATTAATTGATTTACATATATGATGATAATTTGTTACATGAGGTATGCCATCTGTATTTAAAGTTTCGCATAAGACCAAAAAAGAATGGTTAGTCTTATAATTGGTCTTGCGAAATGGATCATTGCAAACGAACACTGGTCGCAAAATGACATCAGAACTGGACCCAGCTGCTTGGCCAGTTGAAGAACCATCGAAATTCCAATCTGTTACCAGTCCGTTTTCATCCTGATGACGTATTTTAGTTATATATCGCATATCAATAACACCATGGTGCACTTTGACTTTGGAGCGTAAATTATTATCAGCATCTATCCAAATATATTCGTAAATGGCCGGCATATGTAGTATATAACCATTCTACAATAGAGGCAAGGATAAATAACTTCAATAATTTTACTGGATCTAGTAGAAATTATTGAAATTAACAGAATTTAAATATAGTATAGGTATTATGGATATATTAACAATGTTAGTGGTCAAACGCGATGGACGTACGGAAAATGTCTCTTTGGATAAAATCTTCAAACGTATCGAAGATTTGGTGAAAATCCCTGGCTACGAACTATCTTCTGATTTGAGTGTATTTACCGTCTGTAAGAAAACGATCGATTTGATGACAGATCAAATCTCTACTGAAACATTGGATAAATTATCTGGCGGAATATGTGGAGATTTAATTACGACTAATTACGATTACAGTAAATTAGGTGCCCGTATATTGATAAGTAATTTAATAAAGAATTTGAAAGCGAGACATAATGTATCAACATTCGCGGAGATGACGAATTTGATAGCTGCAAAGATACCGAATTATTTGAGTGAAAATTATGTAAAATTTGTAAGATACAATGCAAGTAAGTTAGATGCGATAATTAACAATAATTATAATTATATGTTTGACTTTTTCGGTTTTAAAACGTTGGAGCAAAGTTATCTCATTAAAGATAGGCTGACAAATGAAACATTCGAAACACCACAGACCTTATGGCTACGTGTTGCAATCGCGATACATATGGATGTTAATGATATGGATAATGAAAATAATCTCGAACAAATCAGAATTAATTATAATTATCTTGGCAGGGGATTGTTTACACATGCTACGCCTACTTTGTTCAATGCAGCTACGAAGGTACAACAATTGTCTTCATGTTACTTGTTGGGAACAGATGATTCAATAGAAGGTATTTTCAAAACAGTAACAGATTGCGCACATATAAGTAAATGGGCTGGTGGAATTGGCATTCATATTTCGAATATCAGAAGTAAGGGGCAAACGATTAAATCCACAAATGGGCAAAGTTCGGGGATAGTACCCATGTTAAAATTATTAAATGAAACAGGAAGGTTTGTAAATCAATGTTTTACACCTGATACATGGGTATATTCATTCAATGGACCTAAACAAATGAAAGATATCACAACAAACGATCATTTAGTTACTGTTGATGGTTCATACAAAAAAGTAAATCAAGTAGTAATAAATGATGTAAATCAAGAAATATTGGAAATTAGAGCATCGAATACTTTGTTTCCAGTACGTGTAACGAGAGAACATGAAATATATGTGATTAGAGGTCAGAAGAAAATGACAAATATTTCCAATATTATTGGAAAATTAAATAACCATACAATTACACCAGAGTATATCCCGGCAGCTGAATTATCAACAGATGATATATTTGGGTATCCGATTCCGACATATGTAGAAGATAATGATATTACTGATTTGGATTATTACAAATTTTATGGTATGATGTTGGGAGACGGTCATATGTGCGAGAATAAAACGGAATGTGGGATAACATTATCTGTGAATAAAAAGGAAGAATTGGTTCGATTCACGCAAGAATATTTAGCCAGGAAAAATGTACATACTTGGACAAATGCACATAATGATTGCGTGCAAATTAAATGGACTAATATTCCGGCATTACAATTGAATAGAAACATGTTATATGATGAAAATGACGAAAAGCGGATCTGTGCTAGTTATTTGCACTTACCAAAACCAAAAATATTAAAAATATTAGAAGGTTTATTAAAAACAGATGGATCAAATCTGAAAGAACTATTATATTATAGTAGTTCCCAATTATTAATTATGCAATTAAGATATCTATTTTTGAGAATGGGCGTATTGACCGCAGGATATGTTAGAGATTATATTGGAGAATCGCATGTGACAGTACATGGCAAAGAGATTACAACAAAAAAATTATCCTATGTATTACGAATACCAAAGCATCCAAATTTATCAGATATAATTACATTTACACCTAGCCAATACTTTAAATATTTTGAATGGAATGGCATGTTATGGGGGAGGTTGAAATCGATTGAAACAACCCATTACGTAGGGCAAGTCTACGATTTTAATATGATAGACAACCACAATTATCTCACAGATATGGGTCTAGTGCATAACTCAGGCAAGAGAAATGGTTCAATCGCTATTTACCTCGAACCCCATCATGCCGATATTATGGATTTTTTGGAACTTAGAAAAAATGGCGGTAATGAACATGAGAAATGTCGTGATTTATTTTTGGCCCTTTGGGTAAGTGATAGATTTATGCGTGCAGTTGAAAATGAAGAAAAATGGTATTTGATGTCAGATGATCAATGTCCAGGATTAACCGATGTGTACGGGGAAGAATATGATAAACTGTACCAATCGTATGTAGATGCTGGTAATTATGTTGGTGTAGTTGACGCTAAGACAGTATGGCAGAAAATGATGTCGAGCCAAATGGAAACAGGGACACCTTATATATTATTTAAAGATCACGTAAATAGAAAGAGCAATCAAAAGAATATAGGAGTAGTTCGATCATCTAATTTATGTGTACATGAGGATACCCAAATATTAACAAATAAAGGTTACGTTAGGATAAAAGATGTTAAAGATAGAGAAGTTGAAATATGGAATGGCGCAGAATGGAGTAAAGTAATTGTACGTCAAACAGGTGCTAATAAAAATCTCGTACGTGTAAATTTGTCAAATGGCAGCTATTTGGATTGCACACCCGAACACAAATTTTATGTACAAATGGGATACAAACCTAAAATTATAACAGAAACAAATGCAGCAAATTTACGCCCGGGTGAGAAATTAATTAAATATGAATTACCCGATGTAACGGATTTTGACGAAGGAGATGATGAATTTAATTATCCATATACACATGGATTTTATTGTGGGGACGGTACAGATTATGATAATTATAGCAAAACTGAAAAATATGCCAAAGTATATCTGTATGGTGACAAGAAAGCACTTATGGAACATATAACATACACTAATCCTACAGAACCAATCATTGATCCTCAAGATAGAATAACGTTAATATTGCCTCGAGATATCGCTCCAAAATTTACTGTTCCCCTTAATAAAAACATAAATATAAAATTGAGATGGTTAGAAGGTTATTGTGATGCTGATGGTATCATATCAAGAAATGGTACTGACGAATCATTGCAAATCGGGAGTATAAATAAACCGTTTTTATTGAATGTGCGTTATATGTTGCATACATTAGGCATTGAATCAAAAATAACGTTATCAAGAAATGAGGGTTTGCGCACGATGCCCGATGGGAAGGACGGAAGCCAAGAATATGTATATAGATTATTAATAAGTTCAAGTGGATTATATAAATTGGCATGTATGGGGTTTGCACCAAAAAGACTTAAATATGAAATTAGAGAACCGCAAATATGTGCGGAACAATTTGTTCAGATTGTAGATGTGGAACCATCATTCCAAAATGTGGATACATATTGTTTCACGGAACCAAAGCGTCATATGGGGGTGTTTAATGGCATATTAACTGGACAATGTGCGGAAATTGTAGAATATTCAGATGATAAAGAATATGCGGTTTGTAATTTGGCTTCAATAGCCATTAATAAATTTTACGATGTAAATACAAATACATATGATCATGAACAATTACATGTAGTTACTAAACAAGTAACATACAATTTAAATAAAATCATAGACATAAATTTTTATCCAACAGCAGAAACTAAATGTTCTAACCTTAAAAATAGACCTATTGGGGTAGGTATACAAGGATTTGCTGATTTATTATTTATGATGAAAATACCTTACGAAAGTGACTATGCATTGAAGTTATCGGCAGAAATATTAGAAACTATATATCATGCATGTATGGAAGCATCAAACGAATTGGCAATAGTATATGGTCCATATCAATCATTTAATGGATCACCAATGTCACAGGGACAATTCCAATTCGATATGTGGAAGGATGGACATACGCTGTTATCAGATCGTTATAATTGGAAATTATTGAGAGAATCTATTATGATGCATGGTACACGTAATTCTTTGCTCACAGCATTGATGCCAACTGCTAGTACGTCACAGATTTTAGGAAATATAGAATGTTTCGAACCAATTACGAGCAATTTATATTCAAGATTAACTCTTTCAGGTAACTTTGTCATTTTAAATAAATACTTGCAACAGGATCTTATGAAATTGTCTCTTTGGAATGAAAATATGCAACAACAGATTACTTTGAATTATGGTTCGATACAAAATATAGACGTAATACCAAAGGAATTGAAAGAAGTATATAAGACTGTTTGGGAAATTAAACAGAAGGCAATAATTGATCATGCACTAAAACGAGGTCCATTTGTGGACCAAAGTCAAAGCATGAATTTATACTTTGCCAATCCGGATCCATTAAAATTAAGGAATGCACTATTTTATGGATGGCGAAATGGTATTAAGACAGGTATGTATTATTTGCGCTCACAACCAGCAGCTAATGCACAACAAACAATTAGCAAGGAGAAAAAGGAAGTTAAAGTAGCGGTCACAGAAGTGAAAGAATGTATCATGTGCAGCTCCTAAAGGAGCCGCAATGCTACCATGTGTTCTGCTTAAACACCGTTGTTCCAAAGGATAGTTGCACCAGTTCTTTACCGATCTCTGGGTAATAAATAGATTTCTTTATAAAAGTTATAAACTTTTATAAAGAAATTGTTTACCGTTTAAGCTTAACATTTTTTCGAAGGAAAAATGCTCGGTATAGCCGAGCCAATTTATTGCGTCTATTATATTTTATAAAAATGAGACAAATCTCTTATTATATCACGAGGCACAGCCAATTTCAATAAGCGAAGTATTGAGCTGGTCACATATAATTTCATATCGCCTTGGCAACTGAATCCAGTATAATCGCATTCGCCGATATAATAAATATATTTCTCTTTGTCATTACACATAATTCTTCCTATAAATTGCCAAGGTTTTTCATCTTTCACGCCTTCAGAAAACCAGTAGACGCGAGTAATATCTCGAGGCAATACGACATTCGACATATTAATTCTTTCTGATTTCATTTTATTATTAAAGAGTGTCAAGCATATTCGGTTATAATTGTAACGATCCTCTTGTTTTGTATGTTCAGGTAGGTAACTAAAAGGATATTCAAACGATTTCATGAAATCATCATGATTAATATCGGTAGTTACTAGTTTTTTAGCCAATGGAAGATAAGTCATATAGTATAATATAGTTAGCTAAAATAACATAATATATATAAAAATTGAATTATGTTCATTTTATTGGTTAATAAATGAAATATATTACACTAATGTCTTATCTTCCATATCCGCATCCACATTTGCAACATTTCAACGATCAAATAGTATATTTACCTACACCTTATGGCTACCTGCCACACTATTTAACGCATGCTGGGCCTGTACCTATAGATATATCACAATTCGTGACCTATCCAATTATTGCTAACCGGCTGCGACGTCCCGACTTCCAACCTATTCAACATACCTATCTTGCTCAACACATAGATAATGTACACGACGTACAACCTAATGTATTAAATATACGAAATCCCAGTATAATTGATCCAATTGGCAACATCCATCATCACAATACAGAAGACGTATATAGGTAAAAATAGTTATAATTTTTCTTTATAATAATAAAATATACACATTATTATTATGTATGTTGATATAAGTGATTTAACAGGGGGCAAAAGATCGGCAGATCCAGTTGTTATAAATATTGCACATTTAGAATTACGCCAATCTAATATTTCGTCTGCTGGTCTGGGAGTGTTTACACGAAAAAATATTGTCAAGGATGAAACTGTCGAAATAGCTCCTCTTTTACTTATCAAAGATGATTGTTTGTTCCAGGTTAAAAAAAATAATATTTTGGATGATTATGTGTTTACATCTCCAGAAACTAATGCCAAATATTATGGTTTGGCATTAGGATACGGATCGATGTATAACCATTCAGATGAACCAAATATAGACTATATTTTTGATCATGAAAATAAAAAGATGATATATAAAGCAATAAAAGATATAGAAAAGGGATCTGAATTATATATTTCGTATGGTAACAAATGGTGGAAAAGTAGGAAACTTTCACCGACGTAAACTATATAATTTACAACATCTTTAATTTGTTATTGATAACAGTGGAAATGTGGTCCATCTCTGCATCTGTATAGCGTAGAGTATAATATCTATTAGATGGGTAAGAGATAGTTTTTAAAAATTTTACTTCCCTTCGTGTCAAATATGCTCCATAATATCTGATGTATTCTACAAACGATCTATAATTATATATAATTTTATTAAATAATTTTCCAACAAATTTTTTAAGATCATTATTATCTTTTATTTTTTTGCAATATGGCGCATATGACTCTAAAAACCATAGCGCCCATGCCGAACAATAACCGCGTGGGTCCCCTAGTTTTTTTTCCGAAGGATCTGATTCTTTGGACACTGTTTGAAACATAAAATTTGGCATATAATCTTTAGGCCGGTAATATATATATCCCGGCATGTACTGGGAAATGATTTTTTCGAATGCATCATCAAAATCATTTCCCAGGGGGATGTTACCATGTGGTTCAAAACGGAAAACGTATTTGTAAATAGTATTATATATAATCGTATTTGCATGGAAATACAAATGTATAAACCGTGAAATGGTCAACGATTGAAAGTATATAGGCTTATTTTGCTCATTGGTATTGATTTCTTGAAGATTATTTGTTTGTATATAATTTGCTGTACTACCAAACCAAAACAACGCATAATGATTAAATATGTATGGGTGTTTGTAATAATATTTAAGCCGGCCATATATTAAATTTTCCTCGTCGGTCGAAGGATTTGTGACAGTGTATGGCAACATGTCTGCTTTTAAGATGCCAATATTTCTGTGCCGCAATAATATATCATATATATGTATATATGAGCTATTATTGCCTCCCGAATAGGCACCGATGTCCACTGGTTCATATTCCAATAAAATAACGCTAGTATTATCAGCTTGATTTGTACGGATATGTCCATTTTCATATAGTGTTAATATATAATTATTTATCACGAATTGATCGGTTGAATTGTCAATCATATCAAGTACATTTTTCTCGATGGGTTCTAACTTTTTATTTCTCTTTACTTTTGCCAATATATAATTAACATAATTAGGCCCTAATAAGTTATTCAATATGTGTTCGAAACCACTTGGATGATTTTTTGCAAGTGATAGTGGTGTTATATCGGCTAGATCTTTTTGCAACCAATTAAGTCTCTTATTTACTAATACTGTATAATACAATGATGGGTCGTCTTTAAAATATTTACTAAATAATATATGTAAAAAGTTCTGCTTGGCGACATTTATCTTATGCAAATTATGTGATTTTTTAAGTATTAATATTTTAAAATCAATATCATACTTATCAGTGTCGTAGAATACACGGTTTGCATAGCTATTCATATACTTATCATGGATAGAAAAATTAATATTGTCTATAATTTTAATAAATATTTGTCGTATTTCATTGCAGCCATATAATACAGATAAAAATGGATTCATCGTAATGTCACCATAGTAACTTATATAATTATAATCCGCTCCATGATGAAGCAGATACTCGCATAACGTAACATGTGACGCTTGGATTGCTGTCACAAGGGATGTTTTCTCACATGTATCTATTTCATTAATTACATTTCTATCATTGTTAATCATAATATCCAACAATATTTTATGATCATTTGATAGTTCATATTTGACTTGTTTATATTCTTCATCCGGATACGTCGCGAACGCTTTACATAAATGCCATATTACATAGCTAAATATCGGCAACATATTCCATTTGGTGGCTTCTGGATAACGTTCAATTATATCTTTTATTATGAGTAATAGTTTATTATCGGGTAGATTATAATACCTATTGACCGATGTTAATAGAATCCCGTATAAAACTTTCGTGGAAAATTTAAACTCGCTAATTCGTTTCCATAACAGTATAAGATCTGTAACATCAATGTGATGAAATATCCATTCAATCAAAACATTTCCAGGAGTTACATAGTTTACCATGTACGTTTCGTTGGTCCTACTTGGCATTTCTTTTTCCTCTATTGTCGCTATTTTTTCTAATTTATCATCCGACAATATGTGAATTATTGTTAACAAATAGTCAAAACTGTTCATTCGTATTAATTCAAAATAATCCACATATTTTTCATCCAATAATAAGTTGTCTTTATCCATTTGCATTATAATTTGTTCAAAATCAGCCATTGTAACATTACTTAGGGTAAGTAGATTTACAAAAGGAATCTTGAATTGACCATTAACTAAATTTAAAAGTTCTGCGACGGATCGTTCTTTGATATAGTCTATTTGTTCACCAATATTATCAATTTTATTTGTGTCAATCATACTATTAAGTAGATATTTTTATTCTATTTATAATATTTTTCATCTCATATTAGGTTCTTTATATTGCATGCCTAATATGTCGAATAACTTTTTTTCAGATGTAATTGGTGTAACAAGTGTGCCATTTTTAGTTAAACCATATTCATTCAATTTATAACCCTTTTTCTTCGCCAGCAACCTCATTTCTCTATTAAATTCATATGGTCCCGTAAAATATACTAATGCGGGAAAAAACGATTCGACTGCCATCATTCTTATGTCTATTCGTCGTATTAAATCGTTATCTGATAATCTGCAAAATCCCATATATTTGGTTTTATCTGCCATAGTTAAATCATCAACTAAAAATTTCTCTTTGTGTAAAGCATTAACGACTTCCATTAAATGTGATGACTCATCTACATCTTTTTTAGTAAATACATTTTCATGAACCAACAATATATCCACATCATTACTTGTAGGGGATTCGCGGCGGTATGAACCGCATATGATAAATATTAATTTGTCATCCAATTTAGATAATATTCGGTCAATTTTCATATATATATGATCTATTTCTATTCTTGGAATATTCATTTTATATATATCCACGTATTTCAGACCTAATTTAATTTGATCATTTACTTTTATTATATTCATATCTACTTTCTTTTTAAAGTCTTGCAATGATGTTATATTATGTTCCTTGATCAATTTGACTGCCATTTTGTCGCCGATACCGATTACTTGGGATAATTCGTCTATAATTCTTGGGTTTAAATTGCTGAGTAACGATTGTAAATACGAAATTTCTTCTAATACGCCACTATTTAATATCTCAGAAATACGTGCCACTGTACCTTTGCCTATACCTGGTAACTTCATTAAGTCTTTCACATTGTTAGCATTTAATGTATAATCGAGAGTTGATATAACTTCCAATGAATGCGTTAACTGTCTGATGCGAAAAGAATTTATTTTTTTAACACTTTGATCCGATTCGAATTTATTGATTTGTTTTAATAAAAATATGAGTTTTTTAAAATTATGAATGATATTGTCGTTCATCAATTGAAGTCAATAATTAATAATTATATAATAAAATAGGATGAAAAATATTTATGTATTTTCCATGCAAATAATTAATATAAAAGCATATTCATAAAATAATTTAATGAGCCTAAAATTATCTGATCAAATAGATGATTTTTTTGTTGATAATATGATTAATCTTATGAATTCGGATCAGGGCATTAATACTTCTAATATTTCACTGACACGTAAAAGTGCATCATATATTGACAAATTACCCGTTGATCAATATTTCCCCTATAAACAAACTGTTAATTATGACAATCTTAAGATAGATGCAGTCGGGAAGTATAGTATAACATTGCCGGATAAAGCAGACATGATAACAAAAATGATATTATTTTATTGCAGGAATATCACACAAAATAAATTAACTATTACCGATGCGACTGCTGGAGTCGGTGGTAATGTATTATCATTTTGTAAAAGTGGAATGAATGTTAACGCAGTAGAGATTGACACTGAACGATTTGAATATCTGAAACATAATATATCCCAATATGGATATAATACAGCGTTATTTAATAAAGATTACTTGGCGATATACGAAACGATTAAACAAGATATAATTTTTATTGACCCACCTTGGGGCGGTTTATCTTATAAAGAAGCCGATAATGTAACGTTATCGTTGGGAAATATGCCGATAGAAGAATTATGTAATAATATTTGTAATAAGAAATTGGCAAAAATAACTGTACTCAAATTACCATATAATTATAATCTAAATTATATGAAAAATGCCATAAATTCATCATTTAATATGTATAAATTAAAGAACATTCTACTCGTAATGATATTTAATAACTAAGCATGTTTATAGTCCATTACAGATATTGCAATATTTGGTATCCATCTTGCCAGCACAATATGAACATGCTAATGGTTTAATTTCATCTTTTAAATTTAAGTCACCGTTCATGAACGATACTTGTCGATCACTTTTAGGACAATCAATATTTTCATTATTATTTTTCTTCATAGGATAATCATGTAAATCTTCTCTGGCATATACCATTATATACGCCGATTCTGTCACAACATTATCTATCCGACTTACTTGCTCATCGTTATAATTATACCATTGACCATCTAAAATATTTCTACTATAACAGTAATAATGCCCCCCGCCCAAAATACCAACATGGTTAATAACTGATATCAGTGTATATTTTGTATTTGTGTCAAGATGAGAAGGCAACTCACTATCAATATATCTAGCAATATCAAGGTCTTCAGGAAATTCAATAAAATGACTCTTTTTAGTGTTAGTAAGATGATCAAACCGTTTGAGACTTAATATCAAATATTTAGGGATGTTAAATAACGAGCTGCGTTTCAGAGATTTATTATTAGTTTTACAGAAATCACATGTTCGTTCAAAATCCAATAGCTCTTCATTCAATGTGAGTTTAAGACAATCATCCAAAGTATATTTAGAGCCACGGTCTTTTTGTGATAGTGCATCTATAGCTTTTTTGCGCCTGAAGCTATTAATGTAATGTTCCGGAACATTATATGTTTTATCTGGATTATTTAAAAATGGAAGATGAATTTCTTTTATTTTATCTTGGATATCTTGCTCGGTGAATTTATTTTCTGGTATTTCTAACATCAAACAATAACTATCACAATATGTATGAGACATATATTTACAATTAGTACATTCTAATGTGTCTATCTGACCAACTGCGAATAGATCATCTATTTTGGAATGCTTTTTCGCATATTTCCTTTTTAGATATGCCAACTGTTTGTAACGTTTCATATAACCTGCAGCAGCATCTTCTAATTGCCGTAGAACTACTGATCTATATCTTTTTTCATCTGAATCAGGGAGTTTATTGATGTTATCCGACTCCATTTCGAACAATGCGATTGTTTTGAGTTCGTCACGTTGATACAATGGTTCAAGTGTGGTTTCTTTTGATAATTCATCTTCAATAATATCTAATAAAACGACAATACATTCATGTGCATCTTGTTGATTATGTGAATTGAAATCACCATTTTTTTTACCCAATGCTTTTTTAAAAGAGTTTGGTTTGATAATTTGTTCGTCATTATAATACGCCCACATATGTCTGAATAATTTTTCGAATTGTCCCGAAATCTTCTCGGAGCAATATGCCGCGATTCGATCTATATTAATAATGTTATTTTCAAGTTCACCCTGACATCTTTTAACATTAGTGAACAAGTCATATTGGTATTGCCTTTGTAGAAAATAATTTTTAAATTCAGGGATGTTACTAAACATCTGTAATACAGAATTTAAATAACAAGTATTGCCTAAATTGACCAACCCGATTAAACCTGGTCCAGCAGCTACAGTAGGTGCGGGCGGTTTGTACCCAACATTACTCCTGTACTTGTTATTATCTGCATATGAAAATTTTGATGGGACATTTTTATGTAAATCTACTTGTGCAACTTGTTCATTATTACTATTCGGTTTTGGAGCATAATTACGATCGTAACTATATAGATGCATGTGATTAGATAATCGCAGCGGGTCCAGAAGTTGTTGAACATCGGTATTTACGTCAGCCTGGATATCGTCTAGATCGGAGTTATTATACATACGTATTTTAATTAGTATTAGGAATATCCTTATATCAAATTAAAAATTCAATATTTATGCATAATTACTGAATACAACATATCTGGGACCGGACATTTTTATCCGACAATTTGAGTAATTTCGCATATTCTCCGGTCTCGTCAAGTGTCGCAATATCAACATGCGTGTTTAGCGTTGTCGGTGGATGATATGAAATTATATCATCTGCTGGTTTATCACTCACTGGTTTATCACTCACTGGTTTATCACTCACTGGTTTATCACTCACTGGTTTATCACTCACTGGTTTATCACTCACTGGTTTATCACTCACTGGTTTATCACTCACTGGTTTATCACTCACTGGTTT